GCTTCCCTTGAACTCAAGCCGCACGTAACATAAATCAGGCTTGACAGTCAGGAACGGATTCGCTTGTCTTGCCGCCATACGAGTCTCCGAAGTTAGAGCAACTTGATAGCTGCCGGTACTTTACATTTATCAAAATCTTTTCCCATAGTCAAGCGCAGTTTTCTATAATCACGCACTACATCGACGAACTTACGATGGGTAGTGACAGACCTACCCAATTCCCCGGTAGCATAGGGGCAACCGGTCAAGGTTCCATTGGGCCATACGCTAAGTAAATTGATTCCCTCGCCGCAGGGGTTCTTAACACGCCCGTTATCCCTACAGGATGTTAGACATCCATCAATAGAAACACGGTCTTGGGGCATGATACTTGTGAGCTTCTTCATGGATTCTAAGCTACTACCTTTGTACTCCCTACCTAATGGCGGCTTCTCCATAACTACATACATGTGATGAAAGAGCGGACCTCGGCCATATAACCTCTCGAGCCTCATGAACTCAGAGATCCACGAGGGATCAAAGTCTTTGTTAGCTAAGACATTCAGGTTGATGAGAGGCTTAAACCCCGAAGTCCAGACGGGCAATGATTTGAGATCGTTTATAACCTGTGGTATATAATCCAGAGTCTTATAGCTGTCAATGCTCAGAGATAGAATAGTCGGATTAGCTACAATGATGTCATCGATGTAATCACGCCAGCTACCAATGGATACCGTGACATTAAGATCAGTGTCTGTTCGTTCAAATTGATGTTCATTAAGACTGCGCAGGATACTTCTAGTCCTTAAGTCTCCCATCGATCCCAGCTCATTTGTATTAACCGAGATCGAGACTTGGTTACAAAGGACCTGGTCTTCGGTCAAGCACTGTTTTATCCAGTCGCGCATCCAAACGATAGAGGATAGCTCCGGTGTCTGGGATTTCTTTTCAAAGGAAGTAAGATAGCAGGTGGGACAACCTACGTTACACTTAAAAGTCGGATTGAATATGACATGGTTAACCGTCACATACTCGGAATTGTTTATGTTGATCAGATGTGTCATAAGGGTTTGCAAAACTTCCTTTTAACATCCCCTATGAGAGCCAGACTATTCTTCTCTTAGGAGAAAGTAAAAAGAAAGGGGACAGCTTCCGCTGTCCCCCTCTAAGGTCGTCTTTTAGCTAGCAGTAATAATACCGTCTAGTAAAAACACAAACTATCTGGTACCCCTACCTAAGCAAACCCCTATCTCAGATAGGAAAAAGCAAGATAACTTAGCTTTAGCTCCCTGCCACTTAGGACAACCACAATCGTCTTGTTAGTCGCACCAAAAATTAACATCAACAAAACCAGTACTTTAAGAAGGCACAAAATGCAATATTTAGTCGCCGTTCTCTAAGTGCTGGTAGTCAGGCAAGGGAAGACAGTTATCACCAGTGATTTTGGTATCAATTACATCGTTGCCACGCTGGAACACCTGCAACATCTTGTTGCATTGGCCATTGTCAGCGATGTTATGGGTCTCCCATTCAGTCTCGCCTGTCTTGGGATTAATAATGATTTCAATTTCTGCTACCGGCATGTTAGCCTCCTTGTTTTTCTATCAGAAATAATGGCAGTTTTTAATAGAATAGAACTGCCAAACTATTAGATTCGACTACGGGAACGTTAACAATCTGAGGTACAGCGTAGAACCTTCAAACTGAGCGTAAGCCAATTGCTTAAGGCTCAACCAGAAAGATTCATTTGCTTCACCATCGAGGACTACGTACGTACCGTCCTGTCCATTGGTCTCACACTTATCAGCGTCACCATCGAACGGACCGGAAAAGACCTTAGCTTCATCACTGAAACGCTTAGCGTAACGAACCGGTGAAGTTGAGATCTGCACGCAAGTCGTACCGGAAGTCGGTAGAGCAAACGTCGTCAGAACCACACCAGCGGGACCCTGTGGTCCAGTCGGGCCTTGCGGGCCGGTTGGGCCGGTTGGGCCTTGGGGACCAGTTGCACCAGTCTCACCCTGTTCACCCTGGGGACCCTGTTCACCAGCTGGTCCTTGTTCTCCAGCCGGACCTTGTTCGCCCGGTGCACCGTTCTCACCAGCGGGGCCTTGCTCACCAGGAGCGCCCGGTTCGCCAGCAGGACCTTGAGGTCCAGGTTCACCGTCGAGGATGTCACCGGAGGTGCCATCTTCGCATTCAATGTGAACGCTGGCCGTATAAGCCAATTCACCTTGAAGCGGGGTTACGGTACAACTAGTACCATCTTTGCCGTTTGCTCCGTCCAGACCATCCTGGGGACCAGTGGTCTGAGCGAAAAATGGAGCGCCGAAGGGCAAGTCATCGGCACAACCTTGAGCTAGCACGCACACAGCGGCTAACACCAAGCTCAGTAAAACGTTCTTTTTCATCTCTATTCTCCTGCTACGGGTTAAGGTTTGGGGACAACACTAAAACTTATTATTCTTCGGAATACAATGCACGAGCTCTCATGCGAATCAAACCATCTGCTCCAACTTCAGCTTTCTCATTCTCGTAAATGTAGAAGCTCTGTTCTTCCACCTTGGCAAAAGCTTCAGAGACCAGATAGTTCTTAGTCAATTCCGACTTGAACTTCTCAGGCTGCTTTACCACGGCGTGCTGAGAATAGTAATGATCCCCGACGATGGAGATCGTACCATCCTCTTCTTGTCTCAGGCCAACATGACCGTCGATACTGATATCAACGCGACCACCTTCTGAATCATCATAGGCGCGAGAGATTTTACCACCCTCTTTATACTCAGTAATACCCATGCGTTTCAGGGCACTCTTCATATAGTCCATGTTGTTCAGCTTGGTCTTTGTTTTTGTCCAGTGTGACATGTTATTCTCCTCTTAATGAGACGACTTTTTATTTGTCTCTTTTGGTTTCAACTCAATTGAACCTAAATCTTTTTCAATATCTTCAAGACTCATTGTAGCTCCTGAGTCTGTCTTGATAATTTGCTTACCCAAACCGGCTTCAGCTGCCGCTGAGCTAGAAGCATATACGAACCTACCTCGTGCAGAAGTTCTGAGCTCCTGAACTTTTTCACCCATAACCTTATAGAGAGGCTTTGTTTCCGCGATAGCATTCTCTAAATGCTGCTGTGTAAGTTCTTTCGCTCCTCCTGCAAAGGCTGCCACAAGCGCTGCCTTAACACACTTCTCGATCTCTGCACCGGTATAATACTGAGACCTCAGAGTTAATTTGTCAAGATCATATTTCTTAGGATCACGACCAGGGTGACCTTCTCTAGGCTTAGAGATATGGATTCTCCATATTTCATGTCGTTCCCCTTCTGTGGGAATATCCATGAAGAATGTTTCCGAGAACCTACGAATAAACTCCGGAGGTAACAACGAGAAATCATTAGCTGTTGCAATAACCGGAACTTCGGTTTGCTTTTCCTGCATCCAGGTTAAAAGGGTACCAAAGACTCTGGCCAAGGTACCTGAGTCTGATTGGTGGGAAGACTTAACGCCACCCACGGCTTTCTCGACTTCATCAATCCAGAGGATTGCAGGGCTCATGGCTTCGGCTGACTGGATGGCTCGTCTCATACCTTCTTCGGATCCACCAACGAGGCCAGTCATGACCTTACCAATGTCCAGACGCAGAAGCGGCAACTTCCAGAGGCTAGCTAGCGCCTTAGCAAAAAGCGATTTACCGACACCTGGAACACCGGTAAGCAGGAAGCCAGTTGGAGCTTCAACACCAAACTTCTTAGCTTCATCACTGAACGCCTTAGAATATCTAAGGAAATAATCCTTGGCGATATCCATACCGCCAATGTCTTCGAGTTTGACACCAGCCTGAACACACTCGAGGATCGCAGTCTTTTTAACGAGCTGTTCTTTCTCTTTACGAATGTAGTCAGGGAGCACCCGGGTATTACGTATGAATGATGTTGCCAAGGCGTTATTCAGTTCCGGTACGGTCAACCCTTGAGCTGCGCGAGTGATCTCGTAGATCTCGTCTTCAGTGTAAAGAGTGTTGATCTTAGAGAACGCTGAATCCTTGCCTTCTTCTTCAATCTTTTCTCGGATACTACAGGCAATGATCTCTGTTTGTTCCAACGTGATCTGTCTTAGGGTCGCACGATCCGGAAGATTATAATGTACGAGAACGATATCTTTTTCCAGTTCTTCCGGTAGCCCAGCGCCCTTGGCACCAATCGTTGGTGCAGTAATGATGATGGTCTTAAGTGAGTTACAAAGATCATCGATCATATCCCTAATCTGTCGGACAACGGGCGGGACAAAGAGCTGATGGAAGTCCTGCAGAATGAAGGCAACACCATTCTGATTCTTTTCTTTAGCAGCACGGACCGCCTTAATAGCGTTCAGAGCCTTGTCGGGTCTCGCGGTACCAGCCATCGGGTCATCCCCGCTATCAGGAACGCGGACTGCCTTCTTGCGGTTCTCGAAGGTCATAAGACCGAGGTTACTGGTCCAGCAAAAGACACCATAGGAAACACCTGGGTCGTCGGCTACACTAGACTTAAACTCGTTAATGAACCGGGTCTCTTCGTGGGTTACCACGTAAATGATAGGAGTACGGGCTTTAACCAGTGCTCGAATTTCTTCCATCGATTTAGACATATGCGCGGTTGGTAATACTGGAGCTGTCTGTTCTTTAACCTCGGACTTGCTGGCCATAACGCGTTCTCCTTAAAGGGTTACTTGATCTCTTTTTTAACAATCCTGGCTTCTTCAGCGCCTAACAAAACCATTGCACCTAGGACAGCCATAATTTCTTCAAACGTATATTCATTAGGATTCGTGCCGGGCTTGTCTCCGGCATATACGTGATAGGTTTCATTCCGACCTTTCAACTTCAAATACTTCCCATCACCATCCCAGGATTCCCGCAACTTAACTAGCTCATTAATTTTGAGCAGATCCTTTAACTGTTCTCTTTGAAACTGGTCTTTACATTCCTCAACATAAGCTAGAAAGGCAGCCCTGAAATCTTTGATGGCCTCAATTGCTTTGAACTTCTCTTCAATGTCCATCTTAGATGGAAGCTTAAGTTCTAGCAGGCGTTTGTTAACACCCTGGAGATTCGATTTGAAACTGTAGATCTTCTCGTTCGCAGATTCTCCTACTACAATCATGAACGGGTGGATCTCAATACGATAAGACCCTATGTCTCTAATGGAATAATCCTTACGACTAAAGCCAGACATCTCGAGAGCCTTATCTATTGCCTCGCTATCTGATTTAGATAAGTGATTACCATAAACATAAACAAACATTAGTTCAAATCTTCCTTTTTGCCAGTGGGCTTGTCACCCTTAGAGGCATCGTGTTCACTCCAAGCTTTACGGAGCGTGTCTTCGGGTATGCCAGTCAAGGTAGAGATAGCTTTGATGTCATTTTCTTTTGACTGAGCTACCGCAAGATCCACTTCTACATCAGTCATCGGAATCTCCGTAACCTCAATAGAGAGATTATGCTTACGCATAAACTGATTAAGAGTATACGCTGTTGCCATCATGAATGTCGAGTGTGTTCTTAACATTGCTTGATGTAGCAAGAAGTATGCCATGTGTGGGCCTACCAACTGAACGGAGGCGCTTGCCATAACAGAACTCATGAGCGGAACGATCTTGCGACGGATATTATTATCAGCGTTCTGCAGCTTCTCTTCCGTCATTTGATCACCGATGTACTCGGCCACCTTGGTAGCGATCTCGTCCGCTTCGATCTCTTCCTTCTCCTGAGTCTGTTCATTGACGCGGAAGAACTTAACAATGACATTCACTTTGCGCTGAACGTCGACAGTTCCAAGCTTAGCTATATTCTCTTTGGTCGGTTCCATGCGAGGTCTCCTACTCTGGGTTATAATTTAGACAATGCTTTCGCAAGAATTTGTTTAACAACTTTGCGAAGCTTTCTTTGTTCTCTATATATAGAGGGCAAAGCTACGATGTACACAGGTCGATCGTGCGTATTGAAAGAGTTCAGTGTATCCCATAACGACGCCCTCTCTCTTGAGAACTCTTTGTCATTAAGGATCATATGAAGCTTAAGATTAGCCATGAAGTCATCTATGTAAATAAAGATAGGTCTCTGATGTGCAGACAGGAAACTAGCGAAATAAGACAGGACCTTATAGAGAACATGATAGGTGATCAGACCTCGACGGGTATGGAAGGTCTCCTCCATGACAAATGGTTCATCGAACGTTGGGTCATCTATCGTTGCAACAAATGCTCCGAGTCTGCTCTTCTGATCAAGGGCGGTAGCCAGACGTACCACTATACATCCATTCTTTTTAGCTTTACTGGGAGACAGTGCTACCGGGGACCACACCGCCAGGCGTAGTCTTTGCAACAACATATTAACCATGGGCCTATTACCAACCTAGAAGTTTACTGATAGATGCTTCAAAAAGATTATTGATAACCCGAGTCTCAGCGAGATCTGTGAAGAGCGAGACATGCGTATTTTTCTCAGGCTCGGATTGGTTCTTGATTGTGAAAGACCAGAGGTACGATTTACCATCCTGGCCCAATGCAAGCTTAAGTGAAGAGTAGTGTTCCTTGGCTCTCTCCGTCCCCGCGAACTTCGCGTGAAGCAAATTGGCTTCGCCGTCTTTGAATCCCTGGAGGAGCTTCCCAATGTCGTTCACATTGAGAGCGATCGTAGCCTTCTTGCTCCAGTCATACTGACGCGCACCTGTAGCATTGGCTGCCTCGATAAAGATCTTTCCCTCTTCCATCACCGGGATCTTACCTTCGGCGACTTCACGAGGAAGCTGAGCGGGCTTAAGGTTAAACTGCATTGCACCTTTACCCTTATAGACTGCGTATGTTGCTGGACGAAACTTATTCATTATCTGGTCTCCTTATTCGTAGTGTTATCCAGATCGGCTAGTGCAATCTGGGTTTGCAAACCATTCAAAATCATGGTGTCCCCAAAGGCCACCGTTTCCTTATTGAGATAATACTTCTGAGTTAAATCGTCTATGGACGGAAGCTGTGTGTAGCCTTGAATAGACATACCGATATCGATGAAGAGCTGGGCAAGAATATACACAGACTCAAAGCGAGTCATGTGTGCTCCATTGATAGTCTCAAGCATCTGGTCTCGGACCTTGATGCATTTCTTTTTATCTATTGGCATTATAATATCTCCTACTAATCAGTTAATGCTTTGAATCTACCTCGGGGCCAGTTGAAGTCTTTAAACTTCACACCTTCCCAAATCCTAACTTCTTTAAAGGGTTCAAATCCGTACTCGTTCAATACATATAAGTGGTCGACTAAACTATTCTTAGCAGGAAGCTCGTCAGTAGTAGTGAAGACTTGCGGGCGCAACTGTTTCGGATCAGCAAAGTGTTCAGGATACCACTTCCCTTCGTCCTTGTGCCACCAGTATACAGTCTTATGTTTACGGGGACCCGCTCCAGAAGACGATCTACCGTAAGCATCATGCGTGGTATCGGCCATACTGAAAATCACATACGTCAGTACAACAAAACCTCAACCTTCTCTGTACTCACGCTCGTAAAACGCGCCCATCATCTCCATCTACTCTCCACTTATAGATGCCCGTATCTGTGATCACTACATCTACCGGTCCGTACCATATGTAATTCATTGTTGCAGATGAGATCATCTGACACGAGAAGCCGATCGCTATTTTTGTTGCCTGAGGATTAGCATTGAATAGAGCAGAGTAGAATGGACCCACCTTCCGAAAATTCTCGATGTCGGGATAAGCTATGTAACCATTCGGTGTGAACGCTGCTGCAGAGACCAAGATAACATCGAGTTTACCTTGGGGCTTAGTTGCTCTTCGATTGTTTTGTGGTACCCAGAGCTTCTCCGGCCAGAGGGCCTTAGAGAAGGCAAGAGATGGCTTGCGTATTGGTGGGTTGCATTCGTCAGTATAATAGGATACTACGTCTGCGGATTGGAACTCATGATTTCTACAAAGAAAGTCATTGATGTGGTGGCTCTGTTGTGCTACGTAACTGTCGGTTAAACGCTGGGCCGCTTCTACTTCAACGCTTATTGACTGCATGACACGATCTCCTAATGGTTAGAGTGTCAAGGTAACAAGACGATCATAACCACTAGAGTGTCATAGTGTCAAGTTTCAAATAAGACTATTAAAACGAGACTTAGGTCTACTTCTAACCTGAGCATCGTCAACCCGGAACCACCTATATATCTGCACCACCGCCGCCTCACCCAGTATCTCTACCACCTGGGCAGTGGTGAGAAAGCGGAACTTCTTTTCAGTAACCAGTTCCTGAATTTTGAGAGTTGGAGTACCAGCTACACCCCACTTACCCTTAGCCAGATTTTGACTACTGTCGGAGTGCCACTTCATATAGTCTGAGAGTATAGGATTAGCTAGAGCAAACCCATTGGTATCAACTTTCTTGTATCCATCTACAAACGCAGCTGGAATAGGGAAAGCATATAGGTAGGCTTGAATACCCTTACTTTGGGTCTTGCTTTCGTTGTATATGAATCCGAGAGTCTTAGACTCGGAGGCTTCTTGGTTTAACCTGTCCATGTAGTTCTCGAAACTGATAACGAACTCTCTAGCAGAGAGTAACTCGTCATTAGCAAAGAACTTTTCATAGGTCACAGGTCCGAAGATATTTTTACCCATGAAGTTAGAAGCGAACTTATTAAGATCAAACTTCCAGCCTTGGGGACTACCCACGTAATGACCATCACCATGGACCGGTTCGGGTCCAACAACGTAAGCGATCTGTTTGTTTGGATCTATGTAGTACTGAGCCTGCTTGGGATCAATCCATCTGGCTAGGGGGTCAATGAACATACTATTTACCTTTGATTGGGGTTTTGTTTTGGCAAATTTTGTTTGACATTATTCGGAAACACATCTTTCAGTGTGGACTTATTATGTCCGCCAAACGGTCTATTGCCTTTGTAGTTCGGAGAGGGCTTACGATCTTTCCATTTAGGCTTAGGATAATAGGTGGGCTTACGATCTTCAGGAGCTACGTATTCGTACCGTTGTCTTTGGACAACTGGTTTAACTTCTACTTGAATCTTATCGAGACCAAGCTTCTTAGCACAGAGCGGGCAGACTCGAATCTCTTTGGCAATCTCCCAACCATTAGATATCTTCTTCATCATCTTAGCATTCTTGCCTCTGTTCTTAACTTCCTTCTTAATGATCTTGGTTTTGCCACCGCCGATGAAGATCTTCTTGGTTATAATACGAGGCCGCTTGACCATATTCTCATAGGTCTTCTCCCTCTTCTCAGCGATCATAGTGATCATAGAGGTACCGGGCTTCGTAATATATTTACAACCTACATTCTGGCACTGGTACATGTTTAGAACTCGTCATCCTCCGAATCTTCTGAATCAATAGGAGGCTCAGGATGCTCCTCCTCATCTTCGTCTACGCTAACTTGCTTAGGACTTCTGACACTGACAAGATAGTCTACCAGTTCTTGTGCTGTAAATAAAGGGTCAAGTTCAATACCAGCTGCTTTTAATGCTTCGGCTGACTGGCCCTTGCTACCATCAACGATGGCCAAGATTTTGACAATCTTAAAGTTATTACGGCGTTGCTCATTGATGAAGTTATTCTCTTGGTTACCCAGGCCAGTGAAAATGGTTGTCAGCATGGCCGCTTCGGTACCCTCGGCGCTGCCCTCACTAAAGTGAGGACACTCAAGCTCGGTACCCATCGCATGAGCAACGGTCAATAGAGAAGAAGCGAGCCAAGTGGAAGTCGGATTCTCCGGCACATCTAGCACCGTGGATGGATAGCACCTGACAGATTTTTGAAGCTTCTTATGCAAGAGCAAAGAGGTGTACCACAGGACTTCCTGTTGGTCAATGGCTTGGTCCAGAAGCTCCGGGTCTAGTTCATAGGTATCTGGAGCGTCCACCTTGGCACGAAAGATCTCTCGAGCTAGGAGGGACCTAAGAAAATTAGATAAGATTACTGCTTCATCTTTAATAACTTCGGTCATTGGGAATCGCCTTTCTTCTTGCGGGGTTTCTTGGCTTTCTTTTCCTCTACACCAGTCTGTAGCTGTACGGTAGGCAACTCTACAGGTTTAGATGTGTCCAAAATTTTATTGGTTTGGAACCCTGCAGCGTTCTTATGGCCACCACCCGAGCTAGCCAGGCCAGCGGCGACTAACTGTTTAGCAATGATACCTACATGCACCGCGTTAGGGTCTGTATTAAGAGACCGTAAGGACCAGATGTACTCTCCATCTTTATTGACATAGTACGTGGCACTAAACGGGTGGTGCTTAGCGAAGTGATTACCCATCTCTGACTGATAGATCTGGGTATTAACTATAGGTATCTTGTGGGTGCCTATAAAGCCCATTACCGCACTCTTCTCCATGCGGTGGACCTGCTGCTCAACATAGCGCAATAGGATCTTCCCATCCTCTATTAGGCGCTCACAATCGATTTTATCCCACACATGGAAGTCATTAGCATATGAGTTCAGGGCATAGCCTACCTCCTCACTGAAGGGTAGTGAGAACTTCCAGAGATCTCTGTCTTGAACGTATAGGAGTAGGGGTGGAGGGGGTTCGGTAGGATGGAAATGGTTCCAGGCCAGGACGGCGCCGGACTTAGACATGTCAAAGGTGGCAAAATCTAGACCTGCCAGTTCCTTTTGAGCTGTATCATGATGATCTAATACCAGGAGGCTCTTAGCCTTCTTGTGCATAGCTATTAGATCTTTGCGTGAATAGGAAAAGTCTACGATGTAGACTTCACGACCGGTAACATCGGGGGGAGGACTGCCGAACTTGACAGGAATGTAGTCGGCCTGATCGCCTAGCTTACGCCAGGCAGCATAAGCTGCGCCGAATCCATCGGAACACCCAGCATGGTAAAGAATCATTGGCCGTAGTGCTAATTCGGACATCCATGGAATCCTTCAACAAAATTCATCTGACAATACCAGTAAGTGACACCAGTGTCATTTCGAAGCATTGTATATCAAAACGTGTTACGCTGTCAAGCTTCCGAACCGGCCACCTTTTCTATCAATGTTAACCTGTTCTTTCACTTCTTCGTGTAATCTTAAGGCCTGCTCTCTAAGCGCGATGGCCTGGGCTTTGAAATGGCTATTGATGATGACGTCTTTGCCAATCATTAGGCTGGCACTAAGTTCTTTAGCAATTTGAGTGTCAATGTCCTTGAGTAGTCTCTCTCTCGTCAAGGCATTCTCTTTCAGTTTGGCTGCTTCCAGCTGCTCAAAACTGATCTCGAGATGGCGAGCCAGTCTGTCACGGAGACCAACCACATTCTGAATGACATCGTTAACCGCAGCCGAGTTCTCGGTCACAATGTGGAAGTAGAACACTTGGACTGTAACAGAACACACCATAAGATTACGGCGACGGATCTCTTCTAGCTGACTTTCAACGAGGTCCTCGATATACTTCTTTCTGTCCCCGCTAACGACCAGACCAAAGCCTGCGTTGATACATGAGTTCTTAATAGCACGGTAGCTCCGGCTATAGAACCGCTCGATCCACTTAGTCTCATCACGGTCCCGGAAGTGTTTAGTCTCCCGCACCACCTCGCGCTCTGGCGCAAGCTCGATCGTCTCACGTTCGATACGCTTGGCTCTGTCAAGCTTGAAAACGGGTAACACAACGTAACAATCACTTGCTACTTTGTACTGCTGCTCTGTCGATATGGTAGTTGGCATAGAACCTCTTATGATTTAAAGTCAATTACTTTTATACGTTCCCTTGAAAAACCTCCGGCCATCCAAGCCTCAGACTTGGTAGAACGCAAAGCTTCCTGGAGTGAAGGGATGGTACCGAGATCTTCTATGACGTGCTGCTCGGCAACATCTCTAACTGAAATAACCTTGCCATCACTATTAGTAATGGTTGTCCCGAAGGCTTGTTCACACAGAAAGATACCGAATGAATTATGCAGTATCAATCGGTGTCTCACATCCGGCACATGAGCCTTCGTTTGATCCATCCAGTTATGGATTGGGAGATAATCTTCCGGTTTACCTCCCAACTTTCGGGCGCTATTCTCAGCGTGATTGTAGGGCTTCATTTAGTCATGCTCACAATCTTCCGTTGATACACCATCACGATCAACGGTTACTGCTTTATGGTCACCAAATTGCTCGTACACTACATCCTGAAGGACTTGTAATGTATTCTGAAGCTGGAGCAGTTCTTTACACATTTCCGGATGAGACTCGATTATCTGTTCTGGAGTGAGCTTCTTACCGAACTCCTCTTCTGAGAGATTGTCATTCTCATACTCATCAGCGTGCAGTAGGGGTTCATTATTGGGATGATCACTAACACTATAATTAATACCGTGAATTTTAACGTAGAGATATCCTACACTGAATGTGCAGGGGGATCCGTCATTAAAGTGCGGAGTATACTGGGTCCAATGGATATTTTGTATGAGAGGATAGCGTCTTATCAGCGTAAGAAGGGAGCGCTCGAAGATTTCCATTCCTTCGGTTATGAGCTGGTCTCTTTTGATGTTGAGCTCAGTTAAGCGCTCAACTAAACGTTCAAGCATTGACATTAGGCTATAGTCTCATCTGCAAGGACTTCTCTTAAAGCATTAGCCAGAGTTTGTAGGCGCCACATAGAACGCTGCTTCTCGGTAAGCTTATCGTTTTCAGCTTCGAGCTCTTGACAACGATCGACTAAGTAAACAATAAACTTCTCGTCTTCACTAAGTCTTTTGTGCTGATTTTGTTTCCCCTGTAACTCTAGGACTCTCGCTATTAACTTTGGTTTCATCTTCTATCTCCACAAATTCAATATTGTCAATTTTAATACGCGGATGCTCGTAAGTGTGCTCGCAGATGCTTCCCCCTTTGCTGGCAGGCTTCATCGCGCCACACACCTTGCACTTAGCGTAGGTTCTTTTCAGAGTATACCACGTTCCTTATAAAAGATTCCGAAAGCGATTTTTGTCAGGAAGAATCTCGGAATCAACTTCCTCTAACTCGCCGCAGAATTTTTTTCTCCATTTTGGATGCCTATAGGCTAAACCTATCGCAATACTGATCTCACCCTCATTAATATGTGTCCTAACATATTTTTGCCACTACCATCGCCATTGTCGCCCCAGTAAGAATCGTTCCTGGTGTGCTCGATTAGGAATGCGTCGCCAGTTGAAAGAAGTTGTAATTGAAGTTCTGGGTGTTGCATAAACTTAGCTAAAACAGCTCGGTACATAATACCATTCTTTACTTCTTCCCAATCCTGGCGTAAACCTCTCGTGGGGTCACGTCCCATTTGTGCCGCCATTTTCGGAGAGTTAACGGCACGAATCAATTCCTTATAACTCTCATCCTTGAACTTTTGTGCCTGAAAGTAGTGCTCGCTGGTTGGCCAAACAACACCGTCTATTGTAACTGGATAAGAAGCAAAGTTAGAAAAGCATCCGAAAGGGTCTTTAACTCGATAGAATTTTATGCTTTTCATATAATACCACACTCAAGCCGGTAAAACCAGTTCGTCAATGACGGGTGTTCCGTGCCATAGTCTTAGCTGGCCGTGCCATACTGCACCGGGTTCATCTTTTTTTCGCATCAATATATAATTCAACTGACGCCTCGTGCCAATACTCTCCGTATATAAGGATACTATACTACACCACGTACCGGAGTTAAAGTATTCACCCAGGTCCGGGATCCTCTTATAGCCAGCCTTATGGTTATGCGCCAGAACTACCAGGCCCTCGCTCTTGGCCTCTATAGCCTCACTCATCTCACGGAGAATCATTTCGGCCCTACCCTCGAGGGTGGACTGTCCTACGCTCTTTCTGAGAATGGAGTACGTCGGACGAAACTTTGACTTGACCGACATGTTCTTATTGAAGAGAGCGTTGTAGATTACAAACCATGAGATCTTTAAGCCTAGACCGGTAAGCCAGATGGGCTTAGAGAAGAGAGTTCGGAAGATCCAGGCAGGTATAGGGCGAACGACATCTAAGTAGGGACAGTCTTGTTTGACGGGATTTAATAGGTGAGTGATCCAGTAGTATCCCCATGGTGCATCTATAATCTGGGCTGCATTTTCTTCATCCACATGCCAGAGCGATTCACCCTGTTGCCCGTGTTCTATGTGAAAGTTATCTCCGATGTAGCGAAACTTGTTATACTCAGTATACCGTTCAGGATCTATCTCCAGGAGCTTGGTAAAGAAATACCTATGTGCTTCTGCGAGAGCGAGACCCATGTCATGGTTGCCCACGATGTAACGGAACTTATGCTTTGGATTCTTAAGCCACTTAGCGATAAACTTGAAAAGTCCCAAGTGGCCACGATATACTTTGTCGAGCTGGGCAATGACGAAGGCTGCCTCGAGCTTATCAGGGAAGCCACCATCGACTGGGACCTGGAGTAGATCTAGGAAGTCACCGTTAGCTACAAACTCAACCTCATCAGCACCAATCTTATCGGCATCATATGTAGTTAGGAGTTCGACGAGTTTGCCGTCTCGAGTGAAGTTCTCTAGAGAATTGAGTTGGCCATTCTCGAGATAGACACCCTCCCCGATGTGGGTGTCAGAGATAACAACCTTAAAGCTTTCTCCCATAGTCTTTATCCACCAAAGAGTTATAGCTCTTAATCAATTTAACATACTGAGCCATATTTATATGTCGAACCCAAGACAACTTCCCTAGGATATGCTCATCGAGATGCTTCCTATCTTTGGCGAAGTGAAACAGCTGGCCCTCTATGTGCTCACAATACCTCTTAGTGAGAGCGAGAGTCCCATCATTATAGACTATAAACTTATTGGAAATCAGTAAACGATTCTCATTACGGACAACAAGCTGAGACTTTTTATAATTAAGTTGCATGTAACCTAGAGTGTTCAGGATCTCTTCGACATGCTCCAGGATGTTTACAAAGAATTCTTTGGCATGGATTCTATCTCCACGACCAGAGAAAAGGATGTCATCTGCGTACCGTGTATATGAATTACTTTTGATCGAGCTTAGTGGACCGGTCCTATTCATCATTAGGGCTTGGCCTAGGTGTTGCATCGCCGTATCAAAGCTTTTTAATACAAGGTTAGACAAGAGCGGTGAACTGGGGGCGCCTTGCGGTAAGCCGCCTTCAAAGGTACACAGCTCTGCTATGTCACGCAGGAATTTATTGTGGTATCCAGGCGAACGCGGAATGCGGCGGTCGACTTCTTCTTTCAAGTTAACTCTGAGTGCCTCTGTTATCAATAGAGGATGACAGGAGGGAAAGAAGTCCTTGATATCAAGGGCTACAACAAAGTCCGCTTTAGCATGGGCTTGGAGATGAGATTTAAGACCACGCCCGGGAATATAGGCACAGGCACCAGGTGGATACTCAATATATCTACCATTTAGATTGGTAACTATGAACTCTTGAAGTTCACGTAGAGCTCCCAGCGGTTCACAGATCATGCGCTTCTTGCCATTGGGCTTGGGAATATATCGTATATGATACATCCCACGCTTGTTTGCTATGATATCGGGTATGGCAAAGCCCATCGAGTTAGAAAACTCGTAAAACTTAGAGGCATAAAGCATCCAGGAGATCCCTTATAATTACTTAGCGGGTCGAGGGGAAGGCTTCTGAGAGCGCTGAACGTTCTTGGCTTGGGGCTTTGTGTTACCATTAACGGTGGCCTCAACCAATTCGAATTCAACTTCCTCGTTCATCTTCAGAGTCTTGAACTCATTCTCTTCACTTTGAATCTCGGCGAAGTGGACAAAAATATCAGCTTCCACTCCCTCAGCTAGAATAAATCCAAAACCCTTCTTCGCATCAAACCATTTAACTTTACCCTTCATAAAAATTAAACTCTCCTTTAATTCTTCCTCCCCGATCTGAAGTTCCCCTCTAGTTAGAAGGGCTCTTTGCCAAACTCGGCTGCTGCGGAAGTAGTCTTTTTGGCCACCGGGGCCGGAGAGGATCCCTGCTCTTTCCAGGCCGCGAAGCTCTGGATCACACGATCGTTGATATTAGCGAGCAAGTCTTTGTCAGTGACGAACACCTGGTTGTACCACTTGGTATCCTTGCCCTGGCTCCGTGGGAACGAGAGGAAAGGACCGTTGGTACCGTCATTGACGGTGCAATGGACTTCTAACACATCATTAAAGGTAACAGTAACACCTGCGAGAATCTTGCCTGCGGTAACAGAACGAAACTTAAGATTAGTAACTTCGATCGACATAAAACCTCCGTGTTTAATTTGTTCCTAATAGGATATACGAATAAGCGTATAAAACCATTTTATACGATCTTGCGTATATTTTCAATCTAAATTCTCCGGTAACCAAGCGCTCCTAGGGGTCCGTTTACTCTGGAAACTCTTTCTCGCGGGCCTCTTATGCCAAATAGCTAGGATGACTCCCACGAGCGATATCACGTTCGCCAATACCTGCAACGTCCTTATGATTCTGCCCATGCTCGATTCTCATTTTTCTTTTTCGCTTAAGTGTGGTGTTATCTATTTTATACTTTCTTTTATAACTTCAATCTACAACTCTTGCGGAGCAAGGGGCGTAGACCGGGGCTACAAATCTAGGTTACTAAACCTTCCCTTGGCTTTGTTCTTTCTGGTCTTCCTAAACGGTTTGGGCTTATGTTTATTAAGCCTTACTTCGTAGCGTTCTGTGTGAGCCCTAACCGTAGCCTTGATCATCTGATCTCTCTCTTTGCCAGTAAGGTTCTTGACATCAGCTCTATTGGTAACGTGGAGGATAGCTTTCCAATCTATGCAACGATGAACCCTATTAGCAGTAGAAGGGTTATACTCATGAAACTTCCTGCACGCTAACATTTCCTGATGAACAAGTTGCTGTATCTTGGGGCAAAACCAAGCCACGTCCTCGTCACTATAGACCAAAGCTTGTGGCCTAAAGATACAGTTACCACAGAGTCTGGGGATACGTATGATCTTATTGTTCGACTCGGTTTTACTATTAGACACAGCTCACCCTATACAGGAGAAATTTTATAGCTTAGACTAAGCCCGACCAAATCCTCAAGCTCTAAAAATATAGCTCCAACTTCTTCTGGCGATTCCGTGTTAATCTCTGCTGTGCATTTCTCTGAGTTGACAACCGCATTCAACCTGTTGCCTAGGTAATAGCACAACTCACCGTGTAGTCCCTCACCTATGGCTCTGCCGCCTCTGCGCTTCCAGGACAAAACAACCTTGTAACTCATCGGTTCCTCCTAAATAACTACACGACGGTCACACATCGGTGACCACCGGTAGGAAACTTATTCAGTTGTAAAACCGATAATTTCGTCCTGGCAGGGATTCGAACCCCACTCCTCCCTCAAGCACATAGCTCAGAAGCTATGCCTCTTTGGGGACTGCACCATACAACACAGGTCGTTGTTATATTGCTCTATCCAAGGCAGTATAACCTAAAACAATTCCAAATACAAGCTTATCTAGTAGCTTTGCCACAATGCAGTACCAAGCGCTTCCTAGTAGTTCCAGGTCGGTTTCGGTTTGGGCTTCGGCTTGGTCTTCTTTTTCTTCTTGGCCATTGGATCCTCCTAGTTCTATATATATTTAATATATATTAAGAATGCTTAAGGAATTCAAGTACTTGCTTAAGATCTTTCCACACAAGCTTCTTGGCATCGGGATTCCTTAAAAGGTAAGCCGGGTGATACGTGTATGTAACAGGCCACGTAGCATAATAACTGAGGCTGCCACGTTGCTTAGAGATTTTGAAGTCGTTAGGTTCATTGAACCGGCGCCCCGCCGTGGCGCCAAGGGCGATAATAATCTTCGGGTTGACCAGCTGAATCTGTTCATCCAAATAGCGACGACAAGCTGCAATCTCTATAGGATCTGGCACCCTATTCTCAGGGGGTCGACATTTAACTACGTTGGTGATATAAACCTGATCACGTTGATAACCCATGGCTTCGATCATCTTGGTTAATAGATCACCGGCCCGACCTACGAATGGCAGACCTTGTTGATCTTCATTGTAACCGGGACCCTCACCAACAAACATGATGTCAGGATTTATAGGACCAGTTCCAAAGACAGTATTCCTGCGCGTCTCGCATAGTATACAGTTGCGACACTTGCTTACAGTGCGGGCTAGCTCGATTAGCGATTGTTCCGCGTTCATTACGGTACTAACTTATCGAAGCGACTGACCGCTTCTTCTTCCTTAGGACTAGTTGCTTTTGTAACCATATCATGAACCATATTTGCATCGAGTCTATGCCCACAGCGGGCACAGTTAAAGAGAGAGAAAATTCTGGTAAAAACTGACACTTGTTTTAAGAATTCATTCAGAGTATCTAGATGTTTACGGGCATCAGATTCATTCAGATTGTTTTGCTTAATACCTTCTGTAGTACATCGAATCATTTCGTGCACCTGTGAAATTCGTGGATTGGTATTAAGTTTCTCTTGTAAAGTATCCAGTACAATCATTAGGTTAACATAATGACTTATGCGACCTGCAGTACTAGCATTAACCTCTTTTTGGGCACGAGCCATGTGTGATCCAATGAACCTGCGAGCTTCGGCAAGCTGGTAAAGACTATTCTTTATATAACTCTCCCAATCAAAGAGAGGCATATTAGGATCTACAGCCATAATTAATTACCTCGCCTTAGGACCCCAAATATCTACTGGTGGATTAGAATCAAAAAGTTGCTCACCAACTCCCACAATCTGGATCTCGTCAGAAACACCTGGCTCAAACTCGATTTCAACTATGCCAGGCGTTAACTCCTCGATCTGCTGCAAGCTCACCGCCTTGCGAGGTGCCACAGGCGCATTAGGAGGAAGCTGAGGTCGCATGAACAGACGTAGACGGTGGATCTCTTCTAGATGTTGTCGCATCTTGAAGAGCTCTTGAGATAAGACCTTACACATCTGCAAGATCAGCTCTCTGCCTCGGATATCCCCAGCCGGGACGTGATTCTTCTTGCCTTTGAGAAGGCCGAACATCTTCCGGGGAGGTTCTTGCTGAGTATGAGCGTCCAGGATGGTAGTGACTCGTTCCATTGAATACTCGAGGAACTTCAAGTCGCTCAAGTTATTGTCGTCAATGAACGAGAGGTTAAGTTTTACTTCGGACAGGGGGTTTGTAAACATGTCTTCTTACTCCGTGAGGGTTAACGTAAAATAATCCCAATTAAGATCTGATTCTTTATATTTAACTACGTGCTTTTTGTAGAACTTTGGAATGAACGGTATGGGAACGGGGATCTCAATCCAACCAGAGAGTTCTACTCCCGGCTGCATGAACTTGCTATCAATGCTGTTACGTTTGAGACGCACTATGTATTGATTGCCATCGTTAACGGCGCGATACATAGCTATTGTATCTTCAAGCTTGCCCTCTTCCCCGCGAATATCCAGTCTACCTACTAATCTGAATCCTAGCGGTGCAGAGTTATCAAGACTCCAAGCTTGCCCGATGGCAAAGCCGAGAACAAAGATGCAGACAATAGATAAAAATTTCTTCATGATTTTATTCTGTTTTTAATTTCTGTGTCAACAATGTCTTTTTGTTTTCCCACTGAAGTCAACTCATTATACGTATCCCAGTCCATCTTTTTATCTAGTTCGTCCATCCGTCTACCTAGTGAGGCTCCTGAGTCACGGAGCTCGGAGTCATTCATGCTTTCCGCTGACGTCTTGGTTATCTCTTTCGTTATGTTCCCGCTCATAAGTCTGCCACTCCTCTATGATTGTATGGTAATGTGATGTACCTAAAACTGCTGCACCGGCCTGTAACATCTCCTGGGCAATTGCAAAAGATGATATACCTCCTGCAGCTTTGACAATTACTCGACCTTGACTTTCTTGAAAAGCTAAGTTAGCAATGAACTCAACGTCAACTGGCCTAGTCTTACCATTGACTCCCGTTGCAGTCTTGATTGTCAATATCTCCGGTATGCTAGCTAGACCAGTAACGAGCTCATGGAAATATGGATCACTATCTCTATCAAAGTGGGCAACCTCTATGATGGGAGTAACAACTCCGATCTTATTGGACCACTCAAGGCGAGACAGGATTTTAGAGAGTTCTATGACTGTACCGGTTCTAGTAAATTTATCTGCTGGATTCACAACGACATCGCAAATGTCTGCGCCCTGCTCGAGGGCGGTCTGAATTGCAATAGTCTTGGCATCAATAGAGTCCCAGCCATTTGGAAAGCTAACTACTGTTTTAATTAGAAATCGAGCTTCATACGGCAGATTATCTCTCGGAAACTTTAAGCGTAGAGTTCTCATGTCTTCTCTGTACTTAAAGGCGCGTCTTACCATGTGAGGTGGTATAACAACTGAGTTGAAGTCATGCAGATAAGCTGCATCACACAGGAACGTGACTTCTTCTAGGATCATATCGTGCTTCAAATTCGTAGCATCAATGCGCCTATTGAACGGTGCGTTCATAAAGCCACGGACATGTCCCTCGGGCCATGTGGGATCAGATTTATACGGCTCTTGTGATTCGTTTTCACGAAGATGACCAAGTAGAAAGGCTTCGGGGCTTAATCGAGCATCATTCATACTAACCTCGCAATAATCCTCTTACCCGCCCCTTGTCTAAACCACAAGGGCGATCTAAGAATTAGCGCAAACATTAGGATTTTGAATCGCAAAACGATTCCAGACAGTTTGGTATTTATCGTCCTTTTTAGCATACTCGCCTATCTCCTCAAGAGTAACACTCGCCGTCCCGTGCTTCTTACAGACGAGACCTGCGGCAATATTGGATAACATAAAAGCTTCTTTATCCTGCATTCCTCGACATAAAAAGTATGCAAAGGCAGCGGTGACTGTGTCACCGGCACCCGTAACGTCAACTACTTCATTAAAGATAGCTGATAAACCCATCTCTGCACAAATGCGTGGTCTTACTTCCGGATCAGGTTCGCCTTGCATATTTTTGCGTTCAAATATACAAAACTTCATTCCAGCTTCGGACTCAGTACGAAGTATACCACGCTCAGGTCTGAAGCCAGACTCTTCTATGGCGAGGAACTCTTTGAGGTTGGGAGTTATATAATCGATGCCCGAGAAGATCCAAGGATCTTTAACACGACGTGTGTCAGCGATGGTTAAAATACCACGCTCTCTGGCCTCTTCAATCAAGGGTTGGATGTTATCACAATTGAGAGTTTTCTTGTTGTAATCAGAGAAGATAATCGCATCTAGCACAAGGGAGCCATCGGCAAACTGTTCGAGCATATTGGCAATATCGTAGGGTTGTTTGTCTTGCAATGACAAGTGCTCATTGTCTATGCGAATCATCTGTTGCTGGTAGGTAGAATCTATATAGCGAAGCTTGATATTATTGCGTTTGGACGGAGGATCAACTATGAATTCTCTACGGACGATATCAGAATGACCAAGCACCTGTTTCATTTCGACGGTACCATAACCAGCCAAGATAACCTGAGCACCTAATGCAACAAGATTTGTTGCAACATTAGCGGCGCCGCCAGCTACATCTCTAGTGGAATGGATCTCAAAGACAGGGACCGGCGCCTCGGGAGAAATCTTGGTTACTTTCCCGTAAATATACCGATCGATCATAAGATCGCCGATGACAAGTACTACCGGTTTATTGTTTTCCATCCTAATTAAATCCCTAAAAATCTCCACATAATTCGGTCCACCAGTATGCGTATTTACCTCTGGTAATACAACCGCTCTTGTCTACACGGTGCTGATCTAGGAAAAGTTTTTCAGCTTCTTGGTAAGAGGCCGCTTCGACTATCAATCTAAGCTGCATTGAGCCCGGATTATCGGGATATTCGTATATCTTGAATATAAAAGAACTCATAAAGCCTTAGCTATACGGCTATTGGTTACGCTTGATTTGGTCTTTTAGGATTTTGATTGTATGAAGCTGAACTCGGATCTCCGTGACAGCCGAGAAGATGGCAAGTACAAACGCAGCGAGGAAGGAGCCTACTGCAGTATATGCTAGGGCGGGAATAGGAAATATGAAAAAGAGTTGTGCAGTTGCCCAGACAATCAGTGTAAGAACTACGACTAGAGATAACATATTTAGTTATCCTCCTTCTCTGGTTTTGGCTTAGAGGCGGCAACGCCCGCCTCGTATCCTTTATTATATTCAGACTGTTCTTTGGTATCGGGCTCAGTGTGCTTCCCGCGTTTAAGAAGCCACCGTTTGGCCTTCAATTCCTTAATTTCATTCTTTAACTTCTTACGATCGGTGTCGAGGCCTTGTAACTCCTGCTCAGAATAACCAATATCAGAATAAAAGTAAAGAGCCGATTCCATTCGGCTATACATATCTTGGAGGGTCTCAATGTCAGCGGCAAGACCAGAGTAATTCTGGGTCTTTACCATGGTTCTCATATGATCGAGAACACTGCAGGCTGTTTGATCTGTAGAGTTGATTGGGACCATCTTGACCCCAGAGGATTCTAGATATCGTCGGTATCGTCGGGACATTCACTATCATCTCTCTTTTTCTTTGTTTTACGTACAGGATCTTCGCCATACGTAACTTTTTTGTAATTTATGAACTCTATCATCTTCCGGAGATATTCATCCGGAGTGATAAAGCTAGATTTCATGATTTCGAGTTTTTGCAGACGCTCTACCAGGTCGAACCGCTGCTTTTGAATGGCGTCTTCACATTCTTTGAAAAGAAAAAGCTTCTTAGCAGGAGCCTTCGTCATTTCATAGGTTCATAGCCCTGAGCTACCGAATCCCTTCTCGCCACGCTCAGTTTCACTGAGTCGTGAGACTTCTTCAATTATAACACCAAAATCGTTTTTAAGCAATACGATTTGGCCTATGCGGTCGCCTTTTTTGATAACGAAATTTTTTTCTGAATTTGCCGCAGGCCGGGGGTCTAAAGCAAAGCCGATCTCACCCCTATAATCCGTGTCTATGACGCCATGATGGCCGCAGCTGATCGCATTCTTCATAGCTAACCCGCTACGTCCAAACAGGATACCAAAGTAGCCTGGGGGGAATTCTATAGCGATACCGGTGCCTATAAAGATACGGTCTCCCAGATGCAGAGAATCTATCTTTACCGCATCACGTTGACCGCCCCTAACGCCGTTGGCGTAGTGAATCTCTATGCTATGGGCATAGAGGTCAAATCCAGCAGATCCCTCGGTAGCCTTGGTTGGTAACTTGGAATCTTCGAAAAATCTAAAAACTTTCAGGTTCATCATATAATTAATGTCCCAAATCTGGTTAAGGTTTTAGGATCTTTAGCTAGGCCTCTTATAACAAAATCTTCTTGTGTGGCTACGTGCAACAAGGACAACGGACATTTCTCTGAATTTGCCAAGTTTCTAGGGAAAAAACGTATAAAACCAAAGCTAGGATCGCTGTAACTAAATTCTATCAAAATGCCGAGTTCGAAAGATGATGGGATCGTGTCACCTCTTGCGCCAGGTGGATGGTATACTACGGCCTGACCAAGCTTAAACGGTCCTGATTCTTTTATGCTAGCGTTTTCCTTCTCAATAACTTCAAGACACAAATTGCGGAAAAGAAACCAATCTTCTCGATCTGTCTTTGACCGTATATCCATTACCTTGGCCCTTACAGATTTACGCCATAATTCTTCGGTGGTTTGTGTCATTGCCCAACTTTCGGACGCCACCATCTACCCAGCTGCAACATTTGACAGAAATTAGAATGCCCTGCAGTCCAATTGTGTTTTAAGAATCCGCATTCACATTCTTTTTCAATAACCGGCGTAGGAGGTGGCGGTGGAGGAGGTAGGTAAGTCAGGATACGAGCTAAGCTATGATAGATTTCTACTTGGCCCCCATCTAAGAGTAGTAAAACTTGTCCAGGTTTTACACACCTAGCATGGCTCAAGTAGAAGGTACCGCTTGGACCTGTCAAATGTAATGGCATTGCATTAGTAGCACCACATGGGGCCTTGACTGGATTGTAATCCTTATGTCCAAGCGCCATCGTGTCCCAATCGTCTTCGGCTACAAAACAGGTCTTAATTTTCCCGGGAGAACTACGCTGAGCAACGTAGTTTTCTACAGCTGTCCAGTTCATCTGATTAGCTCCTCGCTGCGCTCGGAGCTGGTCTGGCTATCTCCCTTTTCGACTCTATAAGAGTCTTCCGGGAAATCTTGAGTGGAGAATTCTATAAACGTACACCCGTTGTCAGTGGTTCCCGTGAACCGATGAGGATTCATTGGTGGTAACACTAGGACCTGACCGATGGTCATATGAATGATTTGTTTTTCTGCATTGGTAGGATTAATGAGCTCGACATCCATCTCGCCATCAATCACGGTAAATGTTTCGTGCTTCAGGCGGTGCATGTGCATTGAACAGGATTTGCCTTTTTCGACATGGAGAATCTTACCGCAGTAAAGATCTGAATTGCAGAGCCACCTTTCCCACCCCCATCCTTTGCGTTCCATATGAACAGCATCGGAAACAATATGGGTAGGTCTAGCTGAGTCAACAAGTCTAGTCATGGCAACTTTCTCCTGTACTCCCTAAAGAACTTAACGAGCTTACCAGCGGTAGCCCTCGGGATGGGCAGACACCACATAACTTCGTGACGTTCGCCGTCCTCCTGTTTACACATGATGACGGATTTATCAGACTTACAATAGTCTATCCAAAACTCAGTCTTGATGCCCTCGTCTCGCCAAAGGACCTGTTTCAAGGTCAGACGTTTAACTCTGGGTCTCGTCTTCTTCTTTGACCGAAAAATCCGGCTAGTACTGCGATGCGTCAACCGCATCGTTCTCGAACGCCTAACTAATTTTTTCGGCATGGGAATTCCCACCGAGCTCTTTGATTCCTCTCCGAGCCTCTGCCTTGGTTAAGTTGCCTTTAGTAAACTCTAGACACGCAAGACACATACTATCTACTCTTCTTTCTTAGCTTCATCTTTAGAAGCGTGTATCCACTGGCTGAGACCAGTGCCCACAGCGGAAAAGAAAAGAACGAAAGCAAAACTGATCTGCATCTGCGGGACGAGCAGATCAAGCAAGAAATAAGACAACGCTGAAGACATCAGCGTGCTAATTGCCATATGTAAAAGTTTACCGCCCATGTTAGTCTGTCGGTGTTCCATCTGGATTGGTACTGAAAATGAAATTTTGTCTGTCAATGGTGCGAGCTTCCATGGCTTGGTAAATAGCTTCCATGGCATAGACATCGTGGCCCGGCCCCCAGGCGTCGTCGCCGTAAGTTACCATCAAGTAATCATACAACTCCTGATCACCAATTGTGCCAGCTTGATGTTCTACACACTTACTACACATTAGACTTTATCCGTCTCTTTCATACTCAAATTCCTCTGCTTTTGCAATTCTTCGTTTCTCAGCAACATCCATCTGGATAGCCTTAGAGGCAATATCGTAGATATGCCTATCAGGACGGGATAATTCTTTAATAGAGGCTAAACATTCTCTAAGATATCTGTTTTCGGCATAAACGTCAACAGTTTCCACAGTGACCAGACGCCTGACTCTTATCAGCTTAGCAAGGATCTTAGCCGTATTCCAGGCATCATCATCGCCGCGATGGTGAGTGCCTTCCATAGGAACGTCTATAATGGCACTTAGCTTCTTTAGGCCCGGGGCCTTCTTTAAGCCTAACAAAACTGTTGCCATGAGCTTAATGTCAATGTGACGGCCACCGAAGGGGGATTTAATCCCAAAGTCCAGGCAGTTTTTATCGAATTGATGTAAGTCGTAGGTGCCAAAGCTACTCCACGAGCGTTTCTTGGTTTTTAATTGATCTCTGAGTATTTGGCAGGCATCTTGGAATAAGATCCCTTCTCGGTCGAGTCTCTCTTGGGTGAGAGTGGTGAGCTCAGTGCAGTACTGGCTTACAGTTGATATTTGGGGTCTACATAGGAGACTAATTTTATCTGCGACTTCGAGGGTTTGTAAATCCACAGTACAACCGCCGATTTCGATGATTTCCATCTTCTCACCGCTGGGGAACTCGTTATTCGGATAACACGTCGCTTCAACGTCGATAACAACGATCTTGTCAAATGTTCTACCGCTTTCCTTGCCCATCGGTAAATCCTTCTTCTATCAGCTGGGATGTAGATATGTCTGGAGTCCTAGGGAATAGTAAAATCCCACCGACCTTATCAAGACCACCTATCAGTTCTATAAACTTATCTGGATCGTTAGAAAAGTCCTCGTTGCCTTTGACCATAAGGTCTGGTTTCAAACGATCAATCAACCACTTGAGATGCTCTAGATCACGTAAATAGTAGACTGCTTCTACCAAGTTCGTGGCCTTTACATTAACACAACGCTTCGTCCAGGAGTCAACCGGTCTATCGGGACCTTTAGCCGACCGGATAAGAGCATCCGAGTCTATGGCAACATGCACACGCCCATACTTGGCAGCTCGCTCAAGTAAAATCCTATGTCCGTGATGGAAGACATCAAAACAACCAGTTAAGAAAACTAATGCCCTATCTTGACGGCGTTGGATTGCTGGTTGCATTTTGCGCAGGTGTCTCTGTTCTCTCCAGCCCAGTAGCTTCTTTTCGTATAGCTTCTGATTCATAAGCAGTCAATTTTTCCTGTAAATATTTAAGATTGGGATCTTTTTTAAGTAAGCGCCACACTTCCTGCGTAGAAATAGCCCAACCCCGTGAAGGTCCTGGAGGAGTGGGCTTACCAAAGAACGACGGTTCTACGAATCCACCAACAATTAAAACGGCAACTCCTCGTATCTTCATATCATTATCAACGACGGGGCCACCCGAATTGCCGAAGTAAGTATAGGCGTCAATTACAAAGGCTCTAGCGTAGTATTTAGTACCTTCATGAATTTGTTTGATCATGGAGACGATGCCATAGTTAATTTGGAAATCGTCTGACATGGGAGCCGGGAATCCAGCTATATAAATAGGCTGTCCGGGGTAAGGCAGCTCTTTGGACATTCTTAAGAATGTCAGCTGCTGATCGAAACGAGAAATGGTCTTAAGAATTGCAAGATCCGTGTCTTTGTCTTGGGATAGGATTGTGACAGCGAAATAGGTCTTACCTATTCCATCTGGTCGCCCGAATGGGCTTCTTGTCGTAGAGGTTGCACGAGCATAGAGTTTACCGCCCTTTTCGTCACAATCATCTACAACATGTCGAGCGGTTAATATATAGGCATTATCACCGGGCTCGTGATATATGACAGCTCCGCTGCCGGACCCGAAGCCGGTCTTCATATCAGGCTTCATGCAAACAATTCTTGGAGTAGCTGAGGCTAGATATTCAAAGTCTTCACGTGAGGGTTCTTGGGCCTTTAGGGATGGGTCACTTAAGAGGAGAACCGTCATTAGTGCGGCGAGAAATAAATACCTCTTTATTTTAGGTAACGTTTCCAGATGGTATCCGTCTCCTTGGCGCCTGGCACACGCCAGGGATGTTCATTCCAAACATTGAGTAGATTACCGTTCAGGCCATCTAAGAAAAGCTACATTAAGATACTGAACAGTTTATCGGTAGGATTCAACCGCCTCTTCAGCAAGTTGAAACGACAGACTACTTGACAGGTCCGACCGTGGAGTAGAAGATTTCACTTCTGAGTCCAATCGCCGTAAACCGGCTGCCATCTTCACTGTATTAGTCTATTGCAGGACCTCGTACCTCGCGCTTTTCCAATTATTGGGTATCTACTCAATGCTTGAAATCTTTTATACAGAACTTCTTTTCTTTCAGCCAGTGTTATCTTTTCATTTCCAGGAATATCTACAAGGATCTTACTATAGAGAGCCACTCTTTCATAAAACCCTCGTCTGAGACCGGCTAAGTCTCAAAGCGACATGGACCTGGATGTTATACGTTATAAGTTAATAAAGCTAATCTTATACATCATAGGAGGTGTGTTAAGATATGCCTCCTTAGGTTTTGTAATTCTCAAGGCAACGCCTTGAGAATTACAAAACCTCGATACGTGGATACCCGTTGGTTACCAACGGGATCGACTCTACTTGGCTCTGGTTTCTTCCTCCATGTTAGTAATGCCTCGACCAAACGGTTGTATACTTTTGATAAACGGATTCGAGAGAATCCGTTGTCTTAGTGTTTCAACAAGTTCAAAGTCTTGACTGAACTTGAAGAGAAAGTTGTCGGGTGTAATACCCGTTGAATTGCTTGTTGCGTTGGGATCACCGGCAGATCTTCGATTAGCGAGGTAGGATGATAGGTCAGCTATCGCACGCATGGTAAGACCCATCTGAATAGCTTTGCCTTTCATTGGGTCCTTGACGACAGATACCGAGCATTCATGTAGAATGTTGTTGAGAGCGATACCTTCTTCAACGGTGAGCCCCTCGGGGAAATTATCGATGAGAATTTTTACCAGTTTGTCACTGACGGTGCCCTGGATAGGAAACTTATTTAACACGGTATCCTCCTAAAAATATCATAAGTTTATGACTATTATAGCAAGCTCAATATCTATGTGTCAACAAGGTTATCGATATATCGATATAAGATAGGTTAACTGCTTGTAGTTACAGCTAATTACGGTATTTAATGTTCTTCTCGAGAATTGTCGGGTAGGCCTTAGCAAAGTATTCGTTGGATACCCGAGTGAACGTGTTCTTGCGGCTGACGTAGGTGTCAAAGTCCTTAGATTGAACACCGGTTAACAAATGCTTAGGATAATGATCCTTTAACCAGGCTAAAAATTGTTCACCAGTTACTTCCGTAAGACTCAATGTTACAGTACCTTCGGGTGTAGTGACAGGAAGAAAAATGGGATTTTCAGCTTCGATCTTAGCGGGCAATAACGCGATAGCTTGATCTTCTTTTGGCTTGAGAAAGGTCTCGAGCGAAAGATCTTCCTGTTTAGTTTGCTCTGTCTTGGTTGGCAATACCGTGGGCGCTTCGGTTGAAATTGATGGCTTGTCTCCGAGAATAGGATCATTCTCGAATAGATCGTTGAAGAGTTCTTTGTCTTTCGAGTCTTTACCCATCATATCTTCTTCTCCCTTCGGCTAAACACCAATAACCTCGCAGTAGTCCTTATGGATGATAACCATGATCTCTTGATGAGCGCAAATGCCGCTCTCGTCTTCTAACAACACGGTCCACCCATCTTTTGGATCAACTTTGAGCTTATCACTGTCAGCCTTAATGAACATAGGCTCAATACATAGCACCATACCAGACTTTAATTTCTCATTTGCCCACCCGGTTGCCCATGTACACGGCACATGGGGATCCATATGAAGCTCACGGCCAATGCCGTGACCACCGTATTGGGTGGGAACCGTAAAATTATTTCTACGAGCGAAATCTCTTATGAATATCCCTATATCCATAAGAGTCCAGCTTGCATTGAGTTTTGCTGTCAGCTGCAGGAGACAGTCTCTCATAGCTGTTACCATTCTAAAACCCTCAGAATTAGTAACGATCATATCGAGAGCAGAATTCGCTCCTTCGATCAAACAAGAACTATCTACCGGCAAATACGACCTGGCTAAATCAGCGCACCACCCAGCCTTAGTTCTTAGGGCAATGTCGATGGTAAACGGTGGCAGAGGAGGCATCATCGTTGTAGCGTAAAGAGGCCTTCTACCTGGTATGTCAGCAGTGGTTAAAAAGTCTATGTTGCCAACTGGTACACCGTGGACCAAGGCAGAGTTTTGCGAGATACAGCATGTATAGTTAAAGGTCTTTTCAGGATCCTGGAAGTCAGGATAACCAAATAATACCGGATCCGCTTTATGCAATGATATGAAACTGGCAACAGCTTTATCGATATCACTTAGATCTATAGATTTGACACCATCTCGAAGAAGCTCTTTGATATACATGTAGGTAGCATCATGGACCTGGGACAGCGTCGCCGCTGCCTCTTTAATGTGCCCCAACTCTTCTTCGTTATACGTCGTACTCATGAAAGATTCTTTCCAATTCCTGTGAAAGTTCTACGAGTTCTTCATGGTCCAGTTTTTTAATAATGTTCGCAAGAGCGCTCTTTTGGACAAAAGCAAAAACACCTGTTGCATAAGACAGAAGAGAACTCTTCTTGACATCATGGAATGACAGTAGGCTAATCCCGTGATCCGTGGCGAGCTTTTGTGCCCGAAGCCAAGTCGCACACTCGAGGTTGTAGATCTCAATCACGGTCTTGTTACACAGGGGAACTCCTACGAATTCGTTCTCCCTATTCCATACCACGTGAGCGAGCTCATGAAGTAATACGACAGCGGTGTAATCTTCTTGTTCGTCTTGCCAAAAATCCTCGAACGACAGTAAAACTGCCGGATTGTTTTTGGTAACATGTGCGGCGCTTGTATCCACTCCGCCTACATAAACCGGCACTTCGTTTAATTCACATAGGGCCAAGACAGCATGGAACGACAGAGATTTCTTCATCTTCCGTTTCAGTAAAAAAGGCGATATGGCTCTGTAGATAAAATCCATAGCTTAAGTCTTTTTATACCGTCCTCGTATAAACCCTCTAAAATAATCTATTTGATTGTTCTTAGGATCTTCAAGAGCGAGCCCTAGGCAATCACTAAGAATCTTCTTAAATTTAGGACCAGGCTTAAATCCCATCTTAACAAGATCTTCGCCGGAGATAGCAAGATCCTTGACTGTCATTGGCACCGAAGTTTTCTCAAATTGAATGAGTTTACGAAGCAAGCACTTCATTGGCCATGTTATGGCAGGCTTACCTTCTTTAGCTCGGTTGCCTTTGCGATCAGCCATGCGCAGCCTTAACAAGTCTCTAGTGTGGGGTGCCACAGTTACGGCCCATCGTTTTATAGTTGAGTCTTTCGTGTCTTCGGCAAAGCGCCACATGTGGTGGCGAACTAGCAAGACAACCTGAGCAGTCCAATCACCGGGAAACTTTAACCGAGTCATAATAGCGTCGGCCTTGTTAGCTCCGACGACTTCGTGTTTGTGAAAACTCGCGTAACCCCTGACAACTCTTTTAGTGTCAGGTTTGCCTATATCGTGAAAAAGCGCAGCAAACCGGAGGATTGTTCTTTTCGGTGAAACCGCGTCAACAACTTTAAGTATGTGTGTGTAAACATCGTCTTTGTGGTACTTGTTTTGCTCAACGCCGTGACACTGCTGGAGTTCAGGGATGATGAACGGCAAAAGACCCGTGTTACGCATGGCGTTAAAAGCTTTGGACGGGAGAGGATACTTCATGGCCTTAACGAGCTCGCCCTGGATCCTCTCGGCAGAGAGCCCATCAATATCCCAGGCATTCTCTTTGATAGCTCTAAAGAGATCCTGGGAGATAATCATCCCGGTGCCATAGGCAGCAAACCTACAGGCTCTCAGCATACGGAGCCGGTCTTCTCTTAAACGCTCTTCTGGATCGCCTACAGCCCTCAGGCTGCGTTGCTTGAGATCAGCTTGACCTCCGAACGGGTCTATGAGGTTTCCGTTCAAATCTAGGGCCATAGCGTTAATAGTGAAGTCACGCCTGGCTAGGTCGGTTTCAAGATCGCTAGTGAATTCCACCTCTGCGTGACGCCCGTCACAACTAACATCCTTACGGAACGTAGTGATTTGACACGAGAATTTGGACGGCTCATGGAAAACAGAGATGGTTCCATGCTTAATGCCTAGAGGAATTACCTTATAGGTACCCTCAAACAATGTGGTGAGAAGCTCCGGTGTCGCTGGAGTAGAGAGGTCCCAATCCATGGGTACCTGCCCCGCGACCAAGTCGCGGACTGCGCCTCCTACGATGTAGGATTTCACACCACGCTTATCAAGAAAGACCATGAGGTCTTTCAATACAGTCGGAACTTTTTCGAGCATGTTAGCTCTTTCTTAATTGAACGATGGACCAGAGTCGCCCGAGGGATTATTGCGCTTCTTCATGAAGTTCATAACCCTTGGATCGACGGGCTGGAAATCGTTCTCTGTGCTTTCCACAAATTCTGTTGGAACAGTTACTAGAGTAAAGGCACCATCAGTATTGGCTATAACCCCATGCCTGATTGGCACCCTGCCCTCACTAAACATTATATTGAGAGCTTCTTCCAGCTTTTGTGCATTTGCGCACTGAGAGACTTTAAACGGACCTTTAGACATATAATAGACTCCTCATATTCGCTCCTCGCTGCCCTCGTCGCTGGGCGCGAGAAATTACTTTCTCTTTCTGTAATCTTCTAAATTGATAACCTTACCATTAGTACCAGTACCTTTGACAACGGACAGAGACGACAGTGGTGGCTTACACTCTGGTTCTCTGCGAACAACCTTCACGAGCTCGATAAACTTGATACAAAACTTGACAGTATAGAAGACTGTGAAGACCGCCAAGGCGGTAAGTAAAATAGATATTAGTCCCATGAGCACAAACGTCATGATCACTATTCTACCACCTGTATACCACAAAGATTCCCGTTGTAAGGCCATAATTCCCATCCAGCGTTATCAACTGGGGCGCTATTGGTTCATCATATAAACTGTTTGTTTCTCTCATTCCACTAAACCTCGTATAGAATCCCATGATATTAGGGGCAGATTGCCAGTACGGCTTCACGAACCCCTCTATAGTGATACTATCACAAGGTCTATATTGAAGTCCAGTGCCAATTGCAGTTCCAAGCACTGGTGCACCTGGGTATGCGAATGACTGTTCAATATCAATGAACGGATAGACCGGCATATCCCCTACCGGGATCAACCGAGTCGTAACATCTATGACAGGGAAGCGTTTGTTGAAATCTAAGGTGAATGGAACATAGTAGTCTCCTCCGGTCGACTTATCGTCTGGAGGAAGTACCTTGGGAATGTTTTGCTGTGGTGTCGTCGGATTAGGATCACGCCTAAAATTATTGGGCTGATCCAAGTGACCACCGAATGTCAAACCTTCATCGTGTTTGGTATAACGGAAGTCGTACCCAAAGAGCTGATAGTGATGGAAGTTAGGTTCACTTCGAACGGAAGAAGGTGAAATAAGCAAAAAGAAAGCTAGCAACGACAAGAATAGCCATAAACGTGTTGTCATCCATATACACCTCTAATTTAAGCCGTGCCGTTCTACTTCTTTATAAAGATACGGATAGCAGCTAATATAATACCACCTGGAAGCAAGGAAATCAAGGTCAACTTAATGACTTCTCCCCATAAGATACGGCGTTTACGGGGCGGTTTCTGTAAAGCCACTGTGATTCTCCTAGGTTACGCGTTATCCGCAAAGAAAAAGCCCCCGGCTTTCACCGGGGGCCTATCTCACGCTTGATTTAGTAGCGCTTACCGTAGCCACCACGATTCTCACGTGGCGCCATTTCGCGGGCTTCATTCACAGTAATCTCACGGCCATCAAAGTCCGTGCCATTCAACTGAGAAATCGCTGAAGCAGCTTCTTCTTCCGAAGAGTACTCCACGAAGCCGAACCCACGGCTCCGACCCGACTCTTTGTCTTTGATGACACGAGCCGAGGTGACTTCACCGAGAGCCGCAAAATGCGCACTCAGTGTTTGGTCGCTTACCGAGAACGGCAAGTTTCCAATATATAACTTCTTACCCACAGTGACCTCCTTATACCGCAAACCTGATGCACTGTAATACTCAGGCTGCTCTTACGAAGAGTGCCGATACAAGACACTCACGGTACTATACCGAAGGTCTTTTCTCTGAAAAGCTACTCTTACTTGTTTTACTTCTTATGATAGTCTCCATGCTTATACGCTTCGTATATAGCATCGGCTTCACCACTACCAATATACCCTTCATCTCTACAAAAGTCACATAAATCTTGCTCTAGAGACTCAGAATTTTCTTCATCTAGTTCAACATCGCATCGCTCACATACGGGATTCACGTTAGTATCTCCAAGACTACTTGTTGTAATAAAGATCTTCTCGTTGGTGATTGTCTAAAAGCATAATAAGCTTAGCCAATTCCACCCCACGAGTATCTTCGAGAGATTCAGCTTCTTTCATACAGACTGAGATCGTAATATCGTCTAACAATCCTTGATGCAGCACGGCATTGAGATTTCCACCCTTTTCGTTACCACGCGATTGGTAGTAAGATGCAGCCAAGTCTCCGACATGCTCGACTTGTTTTTGTCGACTTAGGTTCTTAAAAGCCGCTATCTCTTTGCTATACAGTGGCATCTTAGTATCTCCAGTGATGGAACCCGCCGCCCCAATAACCACCACCGTACTGGTAACCGTCATTGTGGTAGTGAGGACCAATAACTTGGCAGCTATTGAGATAAGGCTGCTGGACGTAGAGATCCCAGTCTCGAGGACGAGCCGAGGTCTTATAGTCCGGTCTTTGAGGATCTGAGTAATTCAGGTCTCGGGGGAGATCTGAATAACGAAGACCGACCAGGTCTCTATTCATGGCTGTAATCGTACAGCCAGACGAGCATAGTATAAACAACGCAAGCACTACGAATGCTACAATGCCAGCTATAAGCGTATCTCTTTGCATGAGCAAGTCAGGCCGTAGAACTTTTTTCTTAGACCTATTCTTTTTTCGTTTCATCTTTCTCATTGGTAACCTCCGGGGTATATGGGATCCTTACTAAATAACGGATCTCGATATATCCCTTTTCTTTGTTTCCTGCATCCAGCTTGTTATCCATCTGAACGACGCGGTGTTCAATAGTATCCCACTGAACACCATAAGCATTCAAGAATTCTTTAAGTTTTTCTAGGAATGCACCGATCATGATACTATCTAAACCTTCTAGCATCTAATTCCCGCTTGAGCCTTTGTGCTTCTCGCTTCCATTGTTCCTTGGCATCTCTTTGTTTACTTGCGTATTCAGAAAGATATGCCTTGATCTCAAAATCACATCGTGCACGTTCTTCGGCTGTAACCACCATCTTAAAATCAAAGAAGTGCTGGTACTCATGTAGAAGCGCTTCGGGATCATCTTTGAGATAACCCGCCTCGTTCTTAACTGGATTGTAATATCCTGAAGCTAGATCATCTGCAGCGCTACGATGTTCTTTCATCTGTTCCATCGTAAGTGCCGTGGTCTTAGGCCGTTCAAGCATTAGGTTGTAACCACAGCGACGCCTAAGAGTCTCAGGAACTGCTTCTTCGATTGTCTCAACGGTACTAAAGAATGCAGCCTTCTCGTCTTGGACGTCTTGCCAGGTCTGTATACGATTGATCGTTATACACCCAGAGGAGAGAACTAACATTAAACTAATTAAAACTAACTTTTTCATGACTCTATCCTTATAGGCTGAACCTGTAAAATATAATAGACTCTGTACCTGCCCAGGTGCCATAACGAGAAACAAGCTCGCTAGAGCATTGTGGGCTTAACTTATTTGCTAGCACATAGAAGTGCAGGTATTCATGTACCAGGGTTTTAAACTGTGATCTTAACACGTTCTCGTGTCCCGGACCCCAGCTCCAACCGTCTTTAACATAGATACGATTACCTACTTCGTCATAGCAACCGTTAATAGGGTCTACGTTGAGCTCATCGCTCTCTTCGACTTTACAAGCCTCAACTAGAGTTTTGGTGGGAAGATACTCCACAATGGGTGGCATAAGATTATAGTTGACGTTACAACGCGATTTCCACGGCTCTTTGCCAAGAGCACGGTGAATTACATGCTTTGCTGTTTCACGTGCCTGGAACTCTTTATCAGCCATATTGGCTAGCTGAGTTCTTACACTTACGCAACTTAAGGTTGCGCATAGAAACATTATTGCGCATAGTTTTTTCATAAGATTTTTCCCGTCAATAGATAACTTTTCAAGGCATAGACGCAAATATCATTTGCCTTGGCCTTATCAGCCTCCCAAGGAAGCTTCGTTCGAGCAACTGCCACATCAGCAGCCTCGAATAATTTCTTAGCCTCATCTTTCACTTTTTCAAGTGACCACTTGCCCTGCTTGATCTCTAAGAGTTCAGACGCATCGTTACGCCAGACGTTTAAGACACCGGTTTCTAAGAATTCGATACCCATTCTTAGCAAGCGTATGCAGTGTGCCGCGTTCTTGCAATTTCCATGTATTGATACCTTACCGTCTTGTCTGGTAATTAACGTCCCTGTCGGGACCTCGAAGCACACAACCCTCTGATTCTTGACTTTTCTTTTAATAACGTTAAAACCTTCTCTTTTTCCGCTACGATATGAGGGTTTTTTGTTGTAGCTTCTTATTTTCTTAAAGTTAATACAGCTGATTGGTTGATCGTTTTTAGATCTATATATTTGATACGTAGTGAGTTTTTTGCCGGTAAAACTAGATGGGCTACTATATGGCCCATTGGCCGCAACCGGTATTCCTGCAAGGATCATCACAGACTGTATATCGTCGATTAAATTCTTATTAGTACTATAATATACAAAATGACCTTTTTTATTTTTTGATCCATCTCCCGATAGAAGGGCTTTCCACAATATTTCTACTTGTCGCGTAGAAAGATTAAAAGCCCATTTAGGTAATCTTTTATTTTTTGATCCATGCCCACAATCCTTGTAGATTTGATGCGCAATTGGACCATGCAATATATAGACGGTTTCTTTTTTATATTGGTATTGTTTGATTGGGTAATTGAGCTTATTGATAATATCCCTAAAATCACCCATTTTTACTTGTGATAATCTAATAGCCTTGCATTTTTTAATGTTGGTTTTTCTGCTACGATAAAATTGTGCAGTGCCTTCAGAAAGAAAAAGCCCCATCAATGATAGATAATCATCCGATACGCCTTCGAGTTCTTTAGGTCGCTCATTGGGACATCTGCGTATATGATAATGCGATCTTCTTTGATTTAATATCTCATCAACAGATTTTAATTCCCATTCATTATTAGGAATATATTTATGAGAATAATTGTTCTTAGGATTTCTATGAGCAGTAGAAACTAAAAGATTATGGTTATGCGTAACGGTGCATTTAGATAAATTGCCTCTTATTGTATACAAATAACCAGAATATTTTTTATCGATTTTGTCGATATACTTGCAAAAAATTAAATCACCAGTTTTAATATCCACCGTTGCCAAAGAATCATTTGCATGAATATCGTCAAACTTCTTCCATCCGGAATCTGTTAAAAATTCTGTATCTTTCAAATAACAATCATAGCCGAACTGCTTCACCAGCTTCTTTCGCTTATCACCCATGTAGCCCTCAAAGGCTAGGTGAGTCATTTTGTGCATCTGAGCGTAAGCATAGCCAGTGAATGAGTGATAGAGGGCTTGACTCGAGAATATATCACGATTCTCGATCAGAGCCCGACCAGTAGGAGTGATCTTCTTATAAAGCTCCGGCTTTAACCAGAGCATACCAATGACGTTGGGATTGCTCTTGATCAGAAGAGACATGAACTTACGAAGCTCATGGAACTCGTAGTCCCATTGCTCATGCTGTATATGCTTAGACTTCTCAGCTTCTTTTTCGCTGTGACCGTGGATGCCAATATACTTGGACTCAGGAGCTAGGTAGACTCCCATCATATCCACATCGTCAATAGAGGTAGGATCCGTAGGCGGAACATACATACCGTGGGCATGTGAGCCACGATAAGCGTATAGGATACACCGATCCAGGTAATCCTGGATCTGGGTTTCGATATTCACTAGCAGGGCCTCATATTGCCAAAGCTTTGAATCGGGCCTTCGATATAAATACTCGATTGCTCGATTCGGGCTTCAGTCCAATTATGAATATATCTTAGGTTTTGCCGAGCAAAATCCAAGATACCATCGATATTCTCTTGAGTGTCAGCCTTATGAGCTGAGACTATGCTAAGCACTGTGGGCTTAGCATTCTGCGGATCGATAACTTTAACTCTGTAACCGTATGACTCGCTCATTTTTTTCTCCAAAATCTATCCTAAACTCCATTTACACTTTGGACAGGAGAACCCTCCACCGGGCTGGGAAAGTGGCACAGTGCCATCTTTACACATGGGACACTGACCTAGTTGTTTCCAATAGTAATCGAAGTCAGGGATCATATGCCAATTAGGATCTGACGGAGGAGTCTCAGTCGGCATAAGTAAATCCCTAGGATCTACATTATGCAAATTAAGATCGATCGTAATCTCGTTAGGATCTACCGGATCACCGGGTGGAATAATCACAGGCCCTGATGCACAGGACGCGCACAGGGACTTGGGATAAATACCAACGATTGCCTGGTGAGAGTAGCAACTAGAACAGATATCATAGATATCGTAGTATTTCATATTGACAAGAACTTTCACGTCATCAGGACAGATCTCGTGATCGTAGTCGACGGTATCATTCTCGTAGAAAGAAACACTACCTGAATCAACCAGGTCATTGGCTTCTTCGATTGCACCATCTAAATTGTCAGCCTCAACTTCTATGTCTTTAGCATAGTGTTGAGCCATTCTGACTTTTACTTTATACTTAGGCATATTACACCAATGAGGAGAATCGTGTTTTCTCTTTCCTTGGAACCGGCTGTTCGCCTAGCCTACGGCCTTTAGCGTGGCAGTCTAGACAAAAAACCGATTCATCTTGGTCTCTCTGTGCACCACAACCTCGACAACGTTGGTTACTCCAGAACGGACCATCATTTTCATCGTCGTCGTAGTGGTCTCTGAAATCTTGCGTTCCCATTAGAGAACTGCGATTACAAACAGTGCCAGTAGGATTGCGAAGGCCAAGACGGCCTTGGCCTTATCAACCCAATGTGCCACTCGTAACAAAACATTTAAGGTCTTAAGAACCGCCTGTTGTACGCTCGGTTCTACCAAGATCATTGGATATGCTGTTTCCATGTTTTATCCCCCTTATTTTTTCAATTCAGGTGGCGGTGGTACAACGTCAATGGTTAATCCATTCTGTTTGGAGAAGCCAAACTTAAGTGGGAACCAGACATCTACCTTCTTGCCGTTCAGGGTTACACCAACCCTAGAAACTAGGCACCAGGCAACCACCAATGTAACTATTAGCAAAAGCATTTTCTTCATAACCTATCTTTTAGAGTCCTAGACTTTTCTTCTTCCAGATAAAATCTCTTCTATATGTTGATAACTATCTGAAGTCTTAGTGTTAAGATTTTGACACAGGTCATAGATCTTAGTAGGACGATTGCCACCGATTTTTTCAAACTTAGACCAGCTGACATGCCCTCTGGTATAACCATCAGGGTTAATCTCTCGCCTTAGAGCTGCGGCAATGAGAGTATCAGCTACAGCAGTTGGGACGTGCTTACCTTTAGCAAGCTTGGTCCAACGGTCTAGTTCCGAGATCTTCTTCATGTAGACAACCGCTGGCTTAAGTCTGCTAGCAAGACGGTCTACTAAAGGGTTAAGGTTGGTTTTAGCTTTACCATTCATCCAAGCAAAATGCTTTGTCTCACCTTTGAGACCGGAGAGATTCTTGGCATTGTAAATGTCAAGACTACGAACGCCGATGGGACGTCCATTGGCAAGATCGTCTACATACTGAGGATGTTCTTCCAGAAGTCTACCTAGGTATTGACAGGTGCGCTGATAGGACTGTTTGCCCATCAGACTGGCAACGTCAAATCCTGAGCGTTTAAAAGCTTCATCTACAGGATTGGCAAGCTTCTTGGTGTAATCGAAGTTCTCATAGGCAGCAAGATGTTCCTTGGCCTGTCTAACGTTTGTGCCAGTGTTAGCACTGATGCGAGCCATAGCAATGCGTCTAGCATCTTTAGTTTTGCTCTGGAAAATAAAGATCTTTTCGCTGCCTTTAACCATGCCTCGCTCAATGGCCTCGATGGTAGCAACTTTGCGAGTGTGGCCACTCGTAATACGACCTAGATGATCAATCCCTAGGGGATTGCTTGCTTCGCCATTAAGGGCAAATCTCAGACCATCAGCACCGTATTCCAAGAGAGATCGAACCTTGTTCTCGTTAACCAGGGTCTCTCCGTTTTTGCCAGCCTGGATGGGGCTGTCGGGGAAACTGATAAACTCAGCGAGTGAAACCTCGAGTACTTTCACATACTCATTCTCTGCAAGAACTCTCATGGTAATTCTCCTTGCGATCAGTCTACGATCTGATCAAATATTGTTAACTTGCCTTTGTAAGAATCAAATAACACAGTACCCGGTACACCTAGGTAATTCACGATAGCCTCTTGGACATGCGGCGTCATCCTCTTACCGGCAATAACCTTTGAGAGGTCAGCCACATTGAGTGATGCGGCCTCAGCCAAGCTCTTCGCCGTCTTGTCAGCTAAGGCGAAGATAGCCTTGATACGACTAGCTTGGGGGATACCGCGATCTTTAGATTCAACCGCAATATCCAAGAGGAAATCTTCTTTTGATCTAAGATCTGAATCAAGAATGTCATCAAACATTTTTCTTTACTCCCAAATGCTTTAATTTTAAATATTTCTCGTGAATATCAAAGCCCATGGCTTCGATAAGACAGAGATCCTCGTCGCCCTCTGTAAGCTCAAATTCATCTAAGATCATGGCCTGAAACTTAGAGTAGTCTTCCTGATGAAGAGTATAGAGCTGTTTAATCGTAAACCTATCCAGAAGGCGAGTTAATAGGAATTCCACGTTGTATTCTACTTCAGTCCAGTCTACGCCCTTGTCGGCATAGTAGCTATAAGCAAACTCAGCATATAGATTTGACATCGCTCTATGGTACTGCATCTGACTACGCATGGATGGCTTAACTGAGCTCATTGATCCTCCATGATGGGAGCGATGATGTATGCTACTCTTTCACTAATTCTTAGTTGGTAAAACTGCATGGGCTCGTCCCTTTTATATGTTACAAATGGACCGAGCTCAGCATTCTCCGTCTCATCATAGAAGTCCCTACGATCTCTATCCCAGGATGAGAATAATCGAGTCTTCTTATTAACACGATAGACGGACACACTACTCGGATATTTCTCGATGTAGTATACGTATTTACTCTTTTTCATATTCCTATATCCATATCGGAGGTTTGCCTTCGGCCAGAACTACCTGGTAATACGGATTTAGTGGATCATCTACCAAGTAATGATTAGGAATGTCCACCAGGACAAAGTCTGACGCTTTCCACACGTAGTTCTTGGAGAACACAGAATCTTTGAAAGTATAGCCTACACCATTAGCGGTCTCTACTATCCACTTGAGATTCTCAAAGTGTTTCTTGGGATAATACTTCCAGAGCTTATCCCCTGGGTAGAGCGCCTCTTGGTATATGCTTTTCCAAACCTTCATGAGACTTCTTTCCAACCTCCGGTTCGAAGTAGATCTTGTGTCCGACTATCAGAGCGACGGAAACCTGGATGTCTAGGATCGCTGCTGCAAGCAGAGTCGTGGTTCCACCACCGAACAAGCCATATAGCACGAAAGATCCAATACAAAACAAGATATCAAAAGTCATTGCGAACCGCAAGATGAGTTTTTGTAACCAGGGGGGCATCTTCAAGAAAATGAAGATCAAGCCAATCAAGTTGAGCGATGCTAACAGGAATGATGTCGCTAACATGCTAGACCTTCTTCGATTACTATGATTTCTGAACCACAGGTTTCATCTTTGCACTTGCAATACTTTTTCAGTGAATATTTTATGTCTTTTAACGAGAACTCCAGATGTCCCTGTCTAGCCTCGGCATTGATACCGAGGTATTGGGGACCATAGACACCACCGCTACCGGCAGATTTCACTAGAAGCATCATCCAGCCCTTAAGCTTGAGGGCATTTAGTACAGCTATTGCTGCACAACTGAAGTGATCGGTTTGTTTTACAAACCTAACAGAAAAAGCCTGGCCCTTGACCAGTTTTCGTCTCTTGAGATTTGCAAGAGATCTTGGAAGCATAAGACTAGATCCCCAATAGGGACATCATCTTGTCCAATTGTTGATTAAGTACGGCTTGGGTCGATGACGATTTCGACATCGGCTCCTGTAGGGCGAATGATCGGATCACCGAGAGGTTCTCCTGGATTCGCTGCTGGAAACGTTCCACCTGTGTTACGTTGCCCTCGTGTGCCGAGAACGGAATCACTTCCGCTATCGACTTTACTGATTCCAGGGCTGACAGGAATTGGTCTTTTGTCGCTATTTCGTTTGGCATTGGCTTTTTTACCTCCAGCTATACGATTCTGTTTCTTCACTAATTCTTGGAAATCAACTTCAGAAACGTATTTCAGGTCTCTCTCCAGGAATCCACCCTCGAGGATCCTATCCTCTACATGAACATGGCCAAGGATATAACCTCCGGCCATGCGTCTACCAACTTTAAGTGGCAGGCCAGACCCATCGCGGGCTGTACCTGACACTGCGTATTTATTTCCGTCCACGTAAAGGATCCTTTGCAGCGTAACCCTGCATCTTCTCTAAGATACCTAGGCGTTCGTATATACGCTCAATGCGCTTAAAGTGCCAAGGCTTACGTTGTTTCTCGAAGCTTTCAGAATAGATACTGAATACTAGATCAAACGTAGCATCATAGACTTCTTGAGCTTCATTCTTACGCGTGATGCGTTCTTCTGGTTGCAAGATAAATTTGCCATTGTCCCAGTCGCCCCCGGTGTAGCCGCCCGTAATACCGCAGGTAGCTACGGGACCAACTGATGGATCACTAAGCCTCACCACAACGTCATTGTCAGAGCGACGCGATGCGCCGGGCAGTGCTGCCATCTTATCCAGTAGGGCTTTTAGTTCGGAAACTTTCATGCGTACTCGGGATCTTCAAAGTCACAGATTAAAATGGACTGAACAGTCCCGTCCTTATCAACGTAATAATCTATGTAACAGTCTTCAACTGCTAGAAGCAGTAGAAGAAGGATCAGTGTCTTCTTCACTATAGGTTCTCTTCATTACCCTCGCGTATGCTTGCTCCAGGGTTTTCTCCCAGGCCTTGAACAACTTGCCTTGGGAAAAATAACCCAACAGTCGTGCCACTGCGGTGAATAATATCAAAATGCCTAGCTCCATCGAGGAAAAATCCTTCACTCTTTAAGTATGTAACACCATTTCTCTCTTCACAGGACCACTCCATCGTGTCCCTAAGAAGTTCAGGATAAGCTTTGGCTATCCCCTCCATGATGTCCACTAACTTGCGACTACCAGTGAATGCCACTTCGAAGGCATAGTTGTCACGTATCTCATCATAAGTTTCACCATCGAGAAACCTAGGATTAGAATGTTTATCATGAGGGCTGACCGAGTTAAAACAGTTAAACTGATTTGTAAACGGTCGCCTTCTAGAGATTACAAACGTAGGCATTAGAATAACTTCCCGGTTGTTACCAATTGGTACAATGCTATAAGACCAATGGATCCATACATAATTACAAACAGTATTATGATGACAGCCATGGGGTTTTGAGGTTCGGACTTCATAACACGCCTTCTTGAATTAAATATATCACATAGTACGTCATGGCACCACCTATGACATAAAATAATATGTCTAGGAATGAGTTAACCGGGTTAATGTAGGAGGCATCAGCTCGTATGAACTGAATGACTTCCACTATGAATGGTATAATGACAAGCAATGCCCAGGTAGTCCACCGTGGTATTCCAAACCAGGCGCATATGAGCAGCCACACGGTGGTGCCCATTGACGCCCACGGTATGTGCTTCAACCAGCCAAAGGCTTCAGCTTCCATGTCAGGGCGGTTAACACCGTTGACGTAAAAGCTTGGACACAACTCGAAGAGTAGCCACTGGGCTAGACCCATGGTTTTAATGTTGTTCACCATGATCTTGAAAGCCAGGCCTGATTTAAGATTTGTTAACAGTAGACTCATATAGGTTATTTGTCCTCGCTAGTACCTATCGCGGCGATGGAACATCGGCGTATCCCGCATGTCCAAAGAAACTTCTGATATGCAGGTCCGCGCATTCCTCGCAAAAGGGTCCTATGATCGGGGTTTCACCCAGTAGTACATCTTCTGGGTAGGGTAATTTAGCATTCTTAGCTTCGGTCCTGTCAAAGACAAGACCGTTAAGTATATTGATATAAAATCTAGAAGATTTTATCACCTGTCCGCAGGGTTTTCGTTGACAGACCGGGAGGTCGATAATTGTGCCCACGAGATAATCTCCTTTAATTCATTCTTCAATGAATTTCTATAAGTTATCTCAAGGCCGAGATCTCCGGATGATTTGGCTTGCACTATCTTCTCTGCCGTATCAGCGAGCACCTTCAAGCGCTCGGTAGATACAGTAGGCAGCCAGTCGGGGAGGCTCTTAACAGAGATCTCCAGCGACTTAAGAGACGACATGAAAACTTTCCTATTCTCCTCGTTCTGTATCAGACGAGCGATTGGATCGTTTCCAAAAATTCTTTTCAAGAAGTCCAATATCATCTTCGAATACTCCTACCCAGCACATACAGCGGTAGAACCACTTGAAAAGTATCATCGCGAGTATGGACTGCAGGAACCAGGTTACAAATTTCATACCGGCTATGACATGGTCTAAGCCGAATGTGTCAACTAGGTGCCTAAGATTTATTTGTATCACACACGTCCTTCAAGAACTTCTCCACACCAGCACTGGTTAGTGGATCGTCAGCGAGCTGAACGAGTACCTTGAAGGGAGCGGTGAGTGCATCGGCACCGAGCATGACCGCTCCGAGAAAATGGTCTACAGACCTAATGCTGGAGGCCAGTATCTCGGAGTCTTTGTAAATCTTATGAGCTCGCACAGCACTTATGATCTGTGCGAGCGTATTCATGCTGTTGCGGCCAACATCATCCAGTCGGCCCATGAATGGGCTTATGTAGGATGCGCCTGATTTAGCGGCCAGGATGGCCTGGCCGGGATTGAAGCACAGCGTTAGATTTGTAAACACACGCTGAGATAATTCAGTGGATACTCTATATCCAGCAATGGTGCAGGGGAGCTTAATAACCAGACGGTTATGAGGATTGTTTACCATGCCAAGAACATTATGCGCTTCACGCATAAAGTCTGAGTAGGTAGGACCGAGTAGCTGGAATGACACAGGGCCGTAGGATACTGCCATGATGTCATGCAATCGGTTTATTCTTGAATGGAAATCACCAGTAAGACTGGTGGGATTAGTGGTGACACCATCGACGAAGCCAAGAGCGAATGCTCTCTCTACTTCCCTAGGGTCACCTGAATCTACAAATATCTTCATTTGATTTCTTCTATCTTGCCAGTTTTATCGAAGTTGAGGCCAGAGCTTGGCGTCTTCAACTTTTTCCTGGGGAGAACTATACCTACCCAGAACTTAAAACGATCAGGATAATGAAAATCAGCGGAGTCATCGATAGCTACATCTATATCCCAGATATCACATTCCTGATCTTTCTGGCCAGTCATGTGCAATTCGTCGTACTGAATACCGTATAACGCAAGCTCATCAACGGTACACTCATGGTGGTACACCGGATGTCTATATGTAATGATATGGATCTCATGCCCCGCAGCTTTAAGAGCAGAGATGATCGTAGCCATCACCTCAGGAGCTGGGGTTATCGTTTCATCTAGATCAAATGCAAACTTCATAGAGTTAAGCCCCTTAGAGTTATTTCGATTTACCTACCATAACACGCTTGATCTCTACGGAATCAGCGTGAGTTCTAATGGCATCGGCAATTTCCATTGCCCGGTCCTTACTGACGACACTAACCACGTTACTAGGATTATAGTCCAGTTCTATTGTAAGATCAATCTTGAATTGATCTTTTAGTATGGCACGGACAGCGTCCTTCGCCTTGACGTTATTAGCAATAACGTTCCAACGTTTACGTAAGCCTTTTCGGTTTACCATGTCTGCACCTTTTATTTACGATTACAATGCCAAACTTCTTGAATCATGTTCACATGGCGCTTGCCGTTGGCGCTACCAATATATCCTTCCTGCCTAATACACTTGATACTCCAGCCGTACATGCGACAGTCCATACGTAAATTGTTCAGAGCTGCAATGACGCTAACCGGAATTCTTAGTCCTGCTCTTTGGTAGTATATCTTCAATCTATTAGTATTCCTGTGTGTTATAGCAAGCAGGAACTGGTCAGCAGCCAAAGACTTAGAACTGAAAATAGATCTAATACAGTCATCTACAGATGGACATTGATTACCGCAAAAATCCATGTTAAACAGATTGTGCGGTCCGCACAAAGTTTCTATTTGGTCACAGATATCACCCTGTACCAAATTGATACCAGGGAGACCGAAGTTATTCTTGCGTTTTAGAGCAGCCACCATAGCATTGAAGACAGGTCTCTTTCTTTCGACTACAAAAGTTTTACCGGGTACAAATGGAACCCGCCTGTGTAGAACACGAAGACTCATAAACTCAGGAGTTTCTAAACTGATTGCAGAGATCGGCTGCTTAAGTATCATAGCACAATCCTTAGCTAGAAGCAGTCTTAACGCTCGCTTGTCATCACCATTGAAATGGTCCATAGTAGGGTCTCCTTAACCTTGGGTTTACAATAACGAATTAAATCTTTCGGTTATGCGTTCGGAAACCTCTTCGCCCATACCTATGGTATCCAACTTGACACACCCTAGACAGCCATTCTGTTCGAAGAAGCTCATGAGCTTAAGAGCATCCTCCTCGCTCATATTCCGCCATTCTTCTATGACAGGCCGATTTTGGGATTCCACAAAACTCTTACATTCCTTGAGTGCACTTAGGAATTGAGCTGCCAATCTAGCGTTGCTAGCCTGACGCAGGGACTTAATAACACCAATGATGTGACCATCTGTACGAATATCTTCGTACAACTTGAGCTTAAATATAAAGCGTCTAGTCTTTTGAGTTTCTTCGATCTCTTTCATGAGAGCGGTGGCAACCTGGGTGTCAACAACACACGCAGCCACGTCTTTACACAGAGTGAGTAGCCGTTCTAATTGACCAGGTGTTACGTATGCCACGATGATTCCTATTCTAGCGTAGGCGCTATATAATAGAACTCATCCCCTGTGGGGCTATCGTGGTGCCAGTTCTGTATCTTGATAACATATCCCTTCTCTGGATATGTAAGCACCCAGATCTTGAAAGTATTATCAGTCTTGGGAAGTACCTCGTTCAAGAAGTCTTGAGCGTCATTAGCATAGAATCGCTTAGTGCCATTTAACTTCCGCCAGCCAAAGTTCTCTACTCGAGCTGCCCATTCCCTACGCTTAGGGTTGACAGCATCGAGAAGACTTTGTATGTCTTCCAGTAAAAACTCCCAGGCAGTTTCAGCCCAGTCGTGGTCGTGCTCATTCTGAGCATCCCACTGAAGAAACGCTTCTTCTTTATCTACGATAGATGCTAGATCTAGCATATCAAAATCCTCCTACTATCAGCATTCCTATCAGGAATCCGATAATAATAATCCCAGCACGCTTAACATACTCTAACATAGTTTATCACTTCTGTACGAGTGAACGGAATCGTTTGGTTTCAGGTAGCAATCCGGCTGCACTTAATACATCTTCAGAGCTAATTAAGAACGCTTTACCCTTGGGGAGTTTAGAGACAAGCTTATCTTTGACCTGCTGATAAAGTTCAACGGCAAGCTTATCGCTCTCGGTGGCATCTGCTACTAAGGCTAGTGCCAGCTGCGCTGGCCCTGAGCCACCATAGCCCCATTCAAAACCATCCGGAGAATGATTTCTTAAATCTAATCTCCATGGTAATACGTCTTGAAGGCTATGCCTGAAATCTTTTACGGTAACGATCCGTGAAGATGGATCGCTCTCATAGACTTTATGTAGATTATAGATAGACATATATTAATTTATCCTGACTTATCCGGACAATTTAATTACCCCATTGTGTCCGGGTAGACACCTAGTCTAAATCCAGTTTGGGTTTATACTTCTGCTTGCGGGGGATAATCTTACTCTTGTCTTTATGACGCCGAGTTGCTTTCCCTAGCACAAATGCGAGCGGAAGTCGCGGCAATAGCACGCCTAATGAAGGCTTCTTTACGCGCTTTTTCTTGCTCATACTGAATGTTATCCAAGATAAGATCAATCTCTACAGCGAGATAGATCGGGTCCATAGGGCTATACTCTAATCTATCGACGACAGCAAGCTGCTCTTCCATCGAGACATTGAGTCTATCCATGCGGTTGATCAAGTCAACTATAAGTTCTGCTCTAGGAAAGTTCATTGCTCTTCTCCTTGTGTTTTCTTTTCTGTCTCTATTCGTGATACGGTATAGATAACTCTACCATGTCATCTACCATGTCAGCTAAAAGACTGAATCTAGTAGGTTCATAGAGAACACTTTGTAAACCCAACAGTTTCTCACGATCCTGTTGTTGAATACTACACCAATTTTTTACTATAGAACGTGAGCCATGAACACAGGCGGGCATATACCAATGCATCCACTTGATCCAATCCGTAAGACACTTACCGTTGATCCAGTCAGCCTGGTAGGCAGTGTCGATCAGGTCGTGAGAGAACAGGGCTGTCTGAAATCCTCCGCCAGGTATACCACATAAAAAATATAGGAGAATACCATGGCGCATCTCCTGGTTAGGCATCTCGGTTACATGTAGTAGATCGAGGAGTTTTTGATGAACTAGAATCTTAGCGCCTGGGGCCAGATCCTTTCTTGATACATATATGGCAGCAACCTGGCTCTGCAAAATGGATTTCTTGGATTCCACGTTCTCCACAGTAGAGACAGGTGTCTCGGGTTCCGTGTTTTTCATAATGCTTTTCCTCGGCTATTCTTGCCTGACCGGCAAGCATCTCTTCGTACGCATCAGCGTCAGCGAAGTTCTTATCTATCTTGGCTTCTTTTTCATAGTTCATAAGAATTCCTTTGGAATCTTATTTCCATATACTTAGAATATGGCGACCGCACCAGTGCGCGACTCTGGATCTTTCCCTATTCAGGGAACGATTGCTTTCTCTATACGGTCTTTAATATATATATTCACTAATCCACTAATGTATATAGATCACTGCGTTCATAAAATACGCACGATCCCTACCTCTTTTAGATCTTTTCTTCGTAAAGTTTCTCCTTCGAGTTACGGCAGTGGATCTTTGACTTGCGCAGCAGGTGATCTCTTATCATATAAGAATTCACCAGTGCCCCATCCTAGAGTTTGCCAACGTTTGATACGCTGTTCGCATGACTCACAACACTTAGCATCAGCACCTGGCAGACTATGAATACGTTTGTATTCTCTGCTAATTATTCGAAGTATGTCTTGGCTTGTTCTTGCTGCAGCCAAAGCAGCAGCCATATGAACATCTTGGTTAATATGTGAAGGCAATGGACCACTGGCCATCATAGCGCCTTCCAGGTCTGCTCCAGCTTCGAAGAGTACATTCTCTAGGAAGTTAATAAACTCTTCATGTTTCTTATCCATGATAAACTACCCCCTAAAGTTGAGTTGCATCTGCTTACTATTTATAGCAGTTCTGTACAGCACACCCTTATATGGTACCAGTAGAGCCTGAAGTTCTGTGGGGTTAGCATTAGGATCTAACCATCGCTTTGCATCTTCTAGATCTAGGACAACCGGCATCCTGTGATGCGCAGGTCTTACAATAGCACTAGGTTCGCATGTTATGACAGTACAGCCTTGTTGTGGCGTGATGAACTTATTAGTATCCCACAGTCCAGCCAGCCACATAGTGCCATGATCTGGTCTCTCGAATCTACATTCCATTTCACCATGACCTTCATATAAGGCATCAACTGGAACTATGCATCTCTTATGAGATACCAATTCTTTGAATGATGGCTTATCCAGTAAACTCTCAGCACGGGCGTTATAGAAACTCATGCTCTGAGCTCTTTGCTCGTTGGCCCATGACGGAGTCAAGCCCCATCGCATAGTAATTACTTGATAGTCTGTAGATGTAGACTGAATCACCGGGATCGTATTGCCAGGCACCTGATCGCCGGATTTGCTTTGTCCCAGTGTATAACCAATACTGGCTATGGCGCATCCAAAATCCTGTTGCATCTTTCTGATACTCCAGGACTTATAGAATGTAGACTTACCACACATGTTCTACTTCTCCCAGTTACACTTATTGCAAGTAAACTTGCCTTTAACCATTGATACGGTATTACCCAGCCTACAGCTAGGACAATCACCGTGTTGTAGCCAGTAATCCTTATCTGATAGATCAGGTGACTTACGCGGATCAACTAATTCTAGTGGTGAAGACTGGTATCTTAGCAGCGTGCGATCATAACGTTCGTTTGTGTTTTCCAGTAGCATGATAGTCTGAGAGTTTTCATAACCCATAGCTATCACTTCATAGATACCTGAAAGTTCAGGATCTTTGGCATATTTAACCAGCGAACCTTTCACAATAGGCTTAGCGTTACGGTCGAGAAACAATGATGCGAACTTTTCTTCTTCATCGGAAGGAAGATCTATTTCTTCAACGATCTGTGTGTCATCTTGTTCTGAGTCATTGGTATTATACTCGAGATCACACTCTAATTGATCAATTGCCTCGGCGAGTATATATGCATCATCTAGAGAGTCTGCAATGACATTAACACGAGCAGAGGAATACTCTCTGCGACAAAGATCTACTGTGTAAGTTTTCTTACCCATGATGCAATCTCCTAATACTTAAGGTTCTCTGAATCTTGATCTTTCTCTGGTGTACATTGTACCCAGAAGCTAGGAACATCTTCGCTATAGTTATCATATACGATAACCAGATCGGTATACCTACCGCTCTCGCTTCGAGACTCTTCGTTGATCTCAAAATTCTCGCCATACTCGGATTTGAGATGAGCGATTAATTGCTCATTGTTATGAGCTAGGAATACGTGATGTCCGACAAGATCATTCTCGTCCATTTCTGCCACTGTATAATTAACGGGTCTCATATCTAGCCTCCTGGACTTATAATATAGAATCTATCATCAAGTAATGGTTCGATTGCTGGCTTCACTATTTTTTGCCAATCAAGTCTACCATTTCCACAGCCAGGCCTAGGTATAACTATTTTTTGTAGTTCTGTGATCGAAGCAATCCTAGAGATTTGACGACATGAATCTAGAATAAGATCTAAGTCAGCGTCATCTCCCCAGTGGTATTTAACAGGAAAACTAAGGACAGCAGTTGTGAATGGCTTTTCGGAAGTTGGTCGTATTGTGTGGAATCCTAAGAAGTGAACTATGTTACCAGCCTTCTTGATACGCTGCCCAAGGGTTAAGTCAATACCAGGGAATAGCTTAGTCGCTTCCAGAGCACAGCCTCTACCCATGACACAAGCACCATCCTTACGGACGATACCATTAGTTGTTATACAGATAGCGTCAGCCATAGGCTGGTAAAATAGATTACCGGTTATCTCGATCATAAAAGATCTCCACTGGTTTACCGAGCTCTCGAGCAAACTCTAGGGCACTTAGAGTTCCACGACTCTTACCGTCCCAAAATGCTACGACTTTATCAGCCGCAGCAACAATATCTCTATTACGTGCTATGGGGGCATAGCGGCCAGGATATTTATTATAATCAGGTTTATAAATCTCGCATGTGATGCCAAGCGCACGGGCTTGCTCTTCACCAGCTGAGTCAACTCCACGTGCACTACCGGATACTAAGATATCACCATCACAAAAGTTATCGTGTACATAGGTATGAACACGACTAAGGTCACTGAAATCTCTAGAGCCAATAATCGCAATCTTCATAGTATTTCTCCTCACTATCCTTGCCCCTCACTGCGTTCGGAGCAGGGCGTTCGGAGTATTTCTCCAGAGAATAATTCTATAACGCTGTCAGCGTTCTTTTCTGTTAAACCTATACGAGATTCGGTTTTAACTAGACGGGATATAAGATCACCCATGTCACTGTCGTCATCTAGGATAACGAACTCAGTGACTTCAGGATGTTCATTGAGCCATACACATATCTCTGCACCCCTTGTACTTGAGTATTGCAAGTCTGGAGTGACATCGATCATGCTTGTAGCATAACTGAATCCCTCGTTCTCAAAGTGATCCTGTAACCAGCCCAGAGATTTACCTATTCTCCAAGTACTGGAGATAACAATCTTTAGGTCTGGCACATAACGAAAGATTCTATTGAGCTGAGTGACAGGTCCACGCGCAAATGTATTGATGTTGCCAGGGGTGATGTTCTAACCCGTCCAAAGGACGCCGTCTATATCTAGGAAGATGACTTTCATATTTCCCTGGTCTCACTTAGTGAGAGGTTTCTGATCAACCAGATCTAATTTGCTTAGATGCTTCTTCACAAGTGATTGATAGATAAGGGCCTTTTCATAGGTAAAACTATGATAACAGGTCCATGGCTCTAGTTTTGTTTTAGGATCACGCTTGACTGCTGAACATTCACGAATGTACTGAGCAGCGAGTATGGAATTAAGCTTCCAATCAACCGTGATTTCTTGAATGGTATATGGCCTATTTTTACCAGTAATCTGGTGACCAAAATTCAATTGGAATAAGCCGAGATCGTTATTGTTGACAGCATCAGTCTTAAAAGAACTTTCCTGATATGCTATTGCTATGAGGAGCTTAGAGTCAACACCGAATGTTTCGGATACGAAATGGATATGATTACCCATCTCCTCGGCATTCTTCATCTTGGGACTAAGAGCCAATATGTATTTCTCTTCTATGACAGCAGACGGGCTAGGCTGAGAGACAGCCTGATCTTGAACCTTGTTCGTATTCTGTTGTCCCAACAGAAAGCCTACCACTAATGTGAGCGTAGTAAGCCCCAGGACAAATAATCCTTTTGTCGTGGGTCGTATGGTATTAGGGATAGCGATATCCATAACGTATACTCCTTCTTACATGTCGTCGAACTTTCCTTCCAGATAGTCGTTCATCAGATTTTTAATCCTTAGAGCGCCACCTGGATTCATTGAGTGAACTAGGAACTTCTTGACAGGTATTTTGTTTTCTACAATCCACCATGCACAGTCATATCCTGTGCGTTCACGCACGCCATACACCTTGCCTTCGGCTTCGGTTGCTGCCTGCTGTAGGTCATCGAGATCATGATCAAATGATATGATCTCAGGTGTACCATTCTTCTTGATGAATTCGACGAATTCATCGTATGACCGCACGACATCCCATTCAAGGGATGGCGGCGGTCTCAAGTCATCTAAAAAGAGTTTATATGACATGTTATTTGTCTCCTTACGCTGCGCTTCAGTCGACGGGATCTTTTCTTTATCCTAGTCGTCTAACTCCACCGTTAAACTTCTTCTTATGCTACGCAGTTGTCAGGTCAATGTCTTGACAGGATTTGCCTTCGGCACGAGAGAGGAGCGGAGCTCATCAAGCGTATATTGGTTTGAATTGACGATTACGTCAATTGATACCAATAATTATATTAGGTAATCGGAGATTTTACAAGGCCTATCCATGATAACACAGTCCATCCGGCTGCGACTATCATGATAACCCCTCCAGCTACGAAGTAGTAGAGCAGTCCCCCGATCACAGCCATGCCTGCGATACGGGCGACGGGGAACCATTTCTTATCTTTGTATGGAACAATCTTCTGGTTAGTGTCAATGAACTTATTGACCTTACCAGAAGCATAGAAATAAGTCGTGAACCACGCACCGATGATTGCTGCTGTTAGGAATATGGCAAGCATACTATTTCTCCTTATCTACCGAACTCACTATCGTCTTGTATCAAGCCCGCTTCTTTTAGAACCAGGATGGTTGCAACGAGTTGACCATTGTCGAGTTCTTCATGCGGGGATCCATTATGAAGATCGTCCTGCATATAACCAATCTCGCTCTGCATGAGTTCCATGAGAGGCTTAAGATCGTTATCAAAGGCATTCTGGAATGTCTTACCGTGTAGCCAATGCAGCACGCGAATCATTCCCTTAATCGTAACAAGCAGGGCTTCTTTACGATTGGTGACTTCAATGACTTTACCATAATCCAAGGCATAGTCTTTTCTGTTTTCCATGATAAGTCTCCTAGTTAATAGGGCCTTTAAGTTCCACATTGCCTTCAGCATCTACATGCGCGAAGTCAATGGGATGTTCTTTAGAGGCCTCGGTTATATAATCGGACGTTGTTTGCATATTCATTTTTACCTCACCATCTATGGTTATCACCACAGTCAGTGGGTATTTGTCCTCGCTACCACCATCAGTAATGATGTGGTGCGCGGTATCAAACAATTTGTAGGTCTTACCATCCCTACCCAGATATGCGTGCATTCTCTCGTTAGCACGATCGTATAAGAATTTGCCTTCGCCCATGTTACGATCCTCCTATGATTATTAGTTGTCCCTAATGTTAAAACAGGGACCCGGTAGCATGGCGCTACCAGGCCCCCGACAGGAGGCCGTTACTTGGCTTGCGCCTTGACTCGGCGCCAAGCGTCCCAAACTCGGTCTTTATCCGAAGGTTTGAGAGACTGCGTGGCTTGATATAAATCCTTGCCATTAATTTTATTGGCACGAATCTTTTCAATCAAGCCATACGCAGGATCCTGGCTCTTGCGTAGCGAAGCGAAGCCTTTCCAGGTCGCCCAGATGATATTCTGTTCATCTTTGGTGAAGGGCGACACTGAGCCCTTAGGATTCACCTTGAGGTGAATCATTTTGCCAAGGAAGTGGATTTGTTTATCAGAGCGAATCTGATTGAGCAAATCCAAGCAGGCTTGCGAGTATACTCGCTTCTTGGCATTGGCTATTTTGTTATCTAGATACTTAGCCTGAGACGGTGGCTCACGCCAGTTGTCACGGTTGGTATCCACGTCGGGCAACCAGGCGTCAGAGCCACGCTCGTTGCTGTGGACTTCGGCAAAAGATTCTATTACGGGATGCTCCCCGGAATAGAACTCTTGGCCACAGAAGTCAACGATCTGGTCGTGGACCAGGCCACGAGCGACGTTGCGTACGGCTCTACGAGGACCGATAGTAACGTTGATTTTACGGGCTGTTTCCAAGGCCTCGGCTTCATCGAGTTTGCCTTGTGCCTGTAAGGCAGCCACGCCCTCAGGCGTGGCGTTCATGGTGAACTTGAACGTTCTCGCATCAGTTTCTTCAGCGAGTTCGTAGAACGACTCGAGTTCACCGAGCATGTCTTCCTGGCTAAGGCCAGGCTGCTCAAGCAGGCTATTAAACCAGCGGTTAGCAAGTTTAGTAGCACGCTCCATGGTCCACTGTTTAGGTTCTCTGCGGTTGACACGACTCATAGTCTTGTCAACGCTATCACAGGCTTCGTTATCAGCCTGTGCATCAGAGTCCGTATGGACGATGAAGCCATGTCCATCGGCAGCGAAGTTGCCGTATAGAAATGATTCTTCTTGATCAGCGTTTTGGTTTTGGATAGTTTCCATGATACTAGACCTCCTGTTAAAAGTTAAATGTTTCGATTTCATGTTTGCATACCCCTCACCGAAGTGTGGGGGTTGCAAACTGAAATCCTTTCTGAACCACTAAACACAGGAGGGCTTATGGAAACTACCATAATCCTACCTATCGTATTTAGTTGCCTCATTGCTTTCGGCAACGGGGTCTTAATTCTTCCTCTTTGCGAGCGAGCGGAAGCGAGCGAGCTTGTATAATAGACATTATGCACAGCTGAGTGACAAACTCGTTTTGGCACGAGGCGTGCTCACATAAATAATGCTGCCTCACTGCGCTCGGCAGCCTGTGATACGCTAGACAAAAAAAGGGCCGGTAGCGTGATGCTACCGGCCCCGACTATATACTCTCTTAGAGTGAACTACTCTTGAGAGGCAGCCAAGGATTTAGCCTTCAGCGTGAAACGCGCTTCCGGATCCTTAGCAAGGCTCTGAATCTCACGAGCCACGATCTCAGTCCGGTACCCTTTGGTACCTTCCTTCGTATCGAACTCACGAGTCTTCAGTTTGCCGATCACGCGGATGAACGCGCCCTTGGCGAGTTTCTCCGTGATCTGTTCGGCAAGGCCTTCCCAAGCGGTAATGCGGTGCCACTCGGGTTCGGTCTCAACTTCCTTGCCTTCGACTGTGAAACGCTCACGCGTACACAGGCTGAAGGTAGCAAGTTTCTTACCCGATTCAGGGAATTCCCTGACTTCGGGCGCACCGCCGATATTACCCACTAACTCAACATGATTGTTGGTGCGGGCATAGTGCGCTTGTTTGTCTGTCTGTTCACTCATTGTTTTTCTCCTTATTGTTAGAGTGGAACACTTTCGAAACTTTCATAAAAACTGAAGTTTTGAAAGTGTGAAGCCTGTTGCCCATGGTGTCGGGCGAACCAGCACACGCTTTCTCTTTCTTCATATCCTTACGAAGTCTCTTCAATTGAACCAGACTCTCTTCGAGCCTGGCAATCAAAGTATTAAGTTCTTCTGTATTCATGTATTACTCCTACACGTAGTGCGATTAGCACGCAGTGGGCCTCACTGCATTCATCGCATGAATTGCGTGATAGCCTTTTGTTCTAGAAGTGACATGAACATGGCACTGATAGAACTCTGCCAATTCTTCGGCTTTAAGCCAAGCATCGCCCATTTGTAGGTTTGATACCTCAAACATCCTCTCGACCGTTGGACTAAAAGGATCAACGGCTCGAGTGTAACTTACTGGGAGATAGCGTACGGCTTTCACCGAGAACGTATCTGTTTGTGCATCATGATCCATGATGATCTGCACATTGTTGTCTTTGGCATAAGCGCGAGCTTTATTGGTGAGGTCCAAGGACCGAACCAATCCAAAGCGAGCGCCGTACTCTCTCAAGAGTACGAAGGTCTTACGACCAAAGATCATAAGCAAGGCTATGATCGAGCCAACGGTAACGTTGAGTATAAGTAATTCTTCCATGATATTTCTCCTTCTTAGGTTTTAGGTATTAGATCTTGGGCATGATCAACTTGGCGAGTTTCACTCGACCGTTGAGAATGCCTGTTTGAATCTTGGTCTTACCAGTTGCCAGGGCTGGACGCGATACGTTGTATAGCGATACAGCCTTAGTCTTGGTGGCCTGCATAGCAGACACCAATGACGGGACAACACGATTCTTGATCTGATTGAATTTATCCATGATACTTCTCCTTTATGAGTTAAGTTAATAACTCGGGTTTTAGGCGAGCCGCCCGGAACGGGCGGCGAGCCTCTATTGTTACTAGAACAAATCTTCCTCATCTTCATCGAACTCTGCATCATCACCTGTCTCTGCAACAGGGGCAGGTGACTCGAGTTCAATAGTTGTGAAGAAATCGTCATCGTACTCACTATCTTCGTCTTCATCTTCAGGCTCCTGGTCAGGACCAGGAGGAAGTTCAGACAGATGTTGTTCGTACTCAGGAATCCGATATAACCCAGTTGTATCGGATTCAACGATCTCTCCTGCTTCGAGCATCATCTTGATGATGTCTTCGCGGGGATAGTTGGCCGACAGGCCACGTTCTTCAGCGAATGCCTTGATAAGTTCTTCAATCATAATAACCTCCTAGTAAAAGTTAAATAAGTATTATTGACTTTAAGCCACACCTGGAAGCACGAAGTGCTGAACCTAGTGTAGCAAGTATCCACCCGCAGGGTGGGGAGGCGGAGGAAACTCCTCCGCCTCTGACTTCTCTTATTGTACCCGACTTATCTGTTGACTCGTCGATTGTGTCTCTCAATCGACTTATGAACAGGAGTGAAGATCTTTAATCTGGTCTGTAGGACCATATCCGAGACCTTGTAGTCATTGGCTTTGGCTATGAAGATCACGAGGCGATCTTCTGACAAAGCCATCATATCCGAGATGTGTAGCCCGACGTTCCGGAGGAATGACTGGGCTTCTTGGATTTGGTCGGGGTGAATGATCTTATGAGCCACGACCGTGTACTGAGACTTCTTGTTTTGCATTAAATGAACCATGGTTAGGTCCTCCTTGTTTTGCTACTCACGAAATTGTGAGGAGCGTTGTGAATAGATAGATACTAGAAACACAAGCGGTCAAAAGGGATGACAAATATGTGGCAGAGCTTGCTGGCGAAGGGGTCTTCTTGTATAGCGTAGCGAAACAAGAAGACAGCCGTGATCCGGCGGAGACACAGTATCCGCCGGAGCGAAGGCGGTCCCGAGCCAATGCAAGTGAATGCCAAGCGGGGCTGCACCTCCTAGCGAAGCGTTGAGGTGCAGCCGAGAGCGCATATTTGGCATAGAGAGCGAGGAAATTCAAATGCGCAGCATTTAATTTCTGAGCGAATGACCTTTTGCTTAGCGCGTCACCTTGAGAACAACGCGACGAGCAGGTAGCAAAAGAAGTGAGGACTATCACATGGTCTAGGTAAACCAGCGACCACGTGAGTCTCAGCCATGGGACTTAAGAAATCCATGAGTCTTGCATTACAGGGATAATGCAAGACCGTAGGGCACGAGAGCCTGTAGGCGTCCCCGTAAGTCAGGCGCAGCCTAACTGAAGGCCCCGGAACAAAGTGCAGGGGTTGTGAGCGATGAGACAATCGCGAGCAAGGCGAGAGTAGCGCGTTAGCAGGGAGATCGACCGAGCCGTGTGTCAACCCCAGAGCAACGCAGTGGCGTTGGTTGGGGTCCAACGAATAGAAGGATCTATTCTTGCACACGGCGAATTGATCGACTTGCTAAAAGCGATACGATGCCCGGGTTTCTCAGTTAGAGCGAACGCAGTGAGCTTGTACCTAGTAGGTAGGGAGTGAGCGACAAATGGCGAGCGCCGCAAGGCCCGAGCCAGCCCGTTGCCGAAGGCAAAAGGGCCTTTAGTTTGTAGCCGAATGCACGGGTGGAGTGTTGACCAAGCAAGCGCACACCATGGCGTAAACGCAGTGGCACGCGCAGCGACTCAACGACGGAACCGGTGCAGAGGCAGTGCTCACGAATAGGCCGCTTAGGACAAGCGACCGCAGTGAGAGCGCAGCGTAACGCTGCGGGAGTAGGACAGTTTGGTATTAGTGTCTATAAGCGAGGCTGGAAGAGCAAGCGGAGCGGCTCGTTCCAGCCAGCGCAGACCCTGAATGTAAGCAAAGAGTCTTAGGGCTTGGGTGAGTAACAAAGCGCAGCTTTGTACGAACCTCAAGCCAGGTCGGCGAGGACTATTGTCCTCTCCTCCGTTGTAACTCTCTGGCTATAGCCAAACAGATAGCGATGTTATCAGTACACTCAGGTGAGTCACTATGGTCTTTGACCAAGGTACCAAGACCATCAACAAGGCGTCTAAAGAGCGCCTTGGTAGGGAACAGTGACGCAGCGAGTCCGAATACATCAAGTCCACCCACCACCCCAGCCGGGGCGGGCGTGGACTGGCCATCCATATCCGAATCTTCAAACACACTAGTAGATATAACAGTAGTATTCTCTTTCATAAGTATAGTAACTCCATAGTAAGAGAGGATACTCAAGTACCCTCAGGTTTTAGAACCCAATGTCACCCTATGTGACACTAGGTTTATAAAGAAAATACATTAATTTTGACTGAAATCGAGTCAGAAGAGTACGCATAGCGTACGTTCATAAGAAAAACCCAATGTAACCATGGTGTTACAAGGGTTTTTCTTTAGTAGTACTGGTGTCAACGAGACACATACACCTGGTCCGCCAACTTCTAAGCCCCCGGTTTAGACCCTACACCTACCTCAACGGACAATTCCATTGTCTCTATGTGGGTAGGGGTATAAGAGGGTCTAACAAACCACCCCACGCGGCGGGGCAGGGTAACGAGGTAGCACAGGGGGGTATGTTTCACATGGCAATCTGTAGATGACATGTGAAAGGTGAAACGAATCGTGGAGAGCGAAGCTCGAACGAGTCGTGAACCCCAGCGCAGCCGAAGGCAAGCGCAGCATACAGCACCCCCGCAGGGGGTGTATCCCCTAAGTGCGTACATAACCCAGTACGCCGCAGGGACTAGAAGGGCGAAGGCATGGTTTTGCCTGGCAAAACTAATGCCTGAGCCCAGGTAAGGTACTACGTGGAACGTAGTACATGGAGAGCATGAACGTAGTGAATGCATATAGTGAGCCCAGAGGGCGAACAAGGCGAAGGCATGACTTTTGCGTAAGCAAAAGGCATGACTGAGCCCATGTAGCACTCGTAGGGTGCGGAATGATGAGGCGAGCGCCGTAGGCGCGAGCCATAGAGATGAGCCCATAGGGCGAATCAATGTATATAGAGCTGCAACAGTACCACTAGAGCGAGGGAACGTAGTGACCGAGCGTATGCTACGCTATGTACTACATCCCCTCGCTTCAAGTACTATGCAGCGAGCCCCGAAGGGGCGAGCGGGGGTGGTGTTGTGTACTACATACACACCTACTCACCCTTGGATAGCAGTATACACATCTCTATCTTATCCTTCTCTTCAAGAAGGTCCATCATCATGCCTACATGAGATGGTGATAGAGGTGTAACAGCTGTACGTAACACATCTAATTGACTAATGATATCAGTATAGTGATCTTGCAATGTAAACATAACAATCTCCTAAGTAATGCACTACACCTACCTAGATACACCATGTACCTAGGCGGCGGAGTGCTTGTTAAATATCAAATAACTCAAATAAAAAGATGAATATACCTATCCATCTCGTAGTATAGACCCGGGGGCTTACACGGTAAAACCCTAGGTCTTACTACTCAATCTCACCCTCCAGGAGGTTGTACATGTTTTTCCCCCTCCCTAGGCTTTTTCCCGTATCACCAGTTTCTGCCCGGAACGCGGGGGGAGGTGATAGCTTTTATATTTTTTCCCCCATTTACAACTCCATATGGAACTTTTCTTCTTCTCCCTTATAGCTGAGTAACTCAGTGGGTTTTTAAGCTCATCAAGGCAGGGGGCGGGCGTACCCCTAATTCTTCCCTATTAACCTGCCAGAGAGGCGTATAGAAAGCCACAGAGGGTTTTAATGGGTGTGTAGAGGGGGCGCGTAAATATCTCTTCTAGGATTGTTAATAGGGAGGAAATATTTGTCTTGACAAGAAATACCATAGTTAACTAAAATCTCTCTTAGGAAGTTACACCGAGTTCTTAGGAACTGACAGTCTTTATATTGAGTCTTATAAGAGAATACCGGGATCTTATTCTTTAGCTAGAGTGTAGATCTAGGATAATAACCACTAGGGTTTTCATGTAAGTTTTTTATTCCCTCCGCCCTTTGCTAAATTGTTTCCTATGTATAAGTGTTCTTTTTTAGGGTGATTATCTCATATAAACTAATCTAAGTGCTCTTTTTAGAGCTTTTATGTGGAGGGACTTTCAACCCATCCCCCGGCCTTTGGTTCGGAAGACTCAGTGAAACTCTGTCTTGGGTGCAAAGACGTCCAGTGAGTTAAGGTACAATATACTGGACCTTAGCTAGCTTATTGTCCAATATATGATACCTTAAAGCTTCGGGGTTTAGTGTTTACAGTTCACAGTTAACTGTAAACTTTGGTGTAAACTTTTGCCGTTAAGTGGCTTATTGGAAAGAGTATTTTCCTTTACATGGCGACAAAGGGTCTTGTGTTTTTGTAGGGTGTGTTCTATAATGCGAAGAAAAGCTCTAGGAGGTTTATGAGCGACTATGTTCAAATTCTAGACATCCCGTATTTCCAGAAGAGGTACAAGCTTCTCATGTTTAGTGGGGAGTATGACCCCATGGTGGGGGAGGCTAGGATAGCCTGTGACTATGGGGAAGAAGGATCCGGAAACCCGGATGAGATGGTGTTCTCAATACAAGTCGTAAATGATCAGGAGCCCCCTTTGAAAGACAAAGAGAAGGAGCCCTACTTCATTATTGTTCCTAGGCAGTCCTATATGCCCCCGGCGGCGCAGAAGGAGCTTACGGATGTTACCTATGAGATTGAGGAGCTCTTTCGGGGATTGAATAATGATTCGAATACGAAAGACTGGATGAGTGGAAAGTATGGTGCACGTCTTAAGAATATCGGATGGGTACCAGTAGAGTTTAGTAGGATCTTTGAAGTCCATCATGAAGAGTTGGACTTTAAGTCCGTGGGACAGTTGGAACTTGGCAAGGGGAGATTCGGTAGTCTACTTTAGACACACGGAGTGATTATATGGCTGCGAAAGACTTTATGCCCTGGGATGCGCAAAATATGGACAAAGAGCTAGTCGAGTCCGATGGGTATTGGGACTTAATCAATCGTGCACGCGAGCAGCAACAAAGGCAACTCGAGAGAACCAGAAATAGTGTAGAAGCTATGGTAGCTGATTTCTTGAGTGACCGTTCAGATAGACAGAAGAATACAGAAAGTGCTGAGAATATTTGTGTTGGGGTCCACAAAATGCTACAGGACTTAAGAGATTCTGGAATGCTGCCCAAGGGTCGTTACCATGTAGAGTGTCATGACTTAGAGCCTGGTAGGCTGAATGTAAAAGTGGTTCTTAGTCCACCGATGGATGCTATCAATTTGGACGTTATTATAGACGAGGCTCGTGGTAAGTCTAAAAGCAGGGATATTATCCTGTGTAGCACGCCGGTTGAGCCCGAAGCGAAACCCAAGAACAGATTCAAGGAGCTGCTCTTTTAAGATATGATGGATTTACTTTTACCAATTATAACTAGCCCGTTCGCCCCTTGGGGGTTGTGTTTTATTACCATACTGTGGGTAGGGCATCGTGCGAACTACAAGATACATCGGATGATGTTTCATAGGCGTGAGCTTGAAAGACGTATAGACACACTAAGTAGCGAAGTTGCTACCTTGAACCAACAGGCGCGAATTATGGCTGATGCCGTGTCGGGTTACCACGAGATTGGTCGTGGCCTTAGTGAGCTTGAAAGGACTATTCCTTGGCAGGAGCTACAGGTTGCAGTAAGGACATATGTGCAGGCCGAGAGAGCAAGGATTGGGGCTGAAGCGGTGGAAAGGGACCGATCAGAAGGAAGCCCACCCTCCGGCAGGTTTGGAAATTTAGTTGACGGCTAGGTTTTTGTGTGTTATAGTTTTTAGATTATTACGAATCTTGTAACACATGGAGGTTTTATGTCGCAAGAAGATGTTGTCGCAGGGCACCGATTTACGATTACTGATGATGATCCGAATCCAACGATCTCAGCTCGAGAGTTTGTGGACTTTGGTTACCTGCAGGAGTTGAATCGAAATTTTTTAGCTCCGCTTGGTCTGGTTATGGAGATAGCGCCGCCGAACGATGAAGAGCGAAGTTTGGGTGAATTGAAAATTTTTGATTTTAGAAAATCTCCCGAGAGGGCGATTTTACCAGTGAGTCAGCTTGATTCACAAAAGGCCGAAAATGTGAGCTCCGCACTTGATCTTGCCGGATCGAGAAGGTTACAGCAATTAGGGTTTTTGTATCAACCGATGCCGAGCGATAAAGTTTAAGTTCCCACCCCGATTGCTCCTTGGGGTGACAACAGCGGCCCGCGTTATCAGTTATAGGTAACGCGGGCTTTATTTTCTCTGCAGGGGGTGTTACATGCTGCCTCTTGTGTTCGGGATTCGGAATTCTATAGCCTGAGGTCGCCGAATCCTAGTATACATGAACTCGGGCAATTACTTCTGTTCTCACGTCTGTTTGTGTTGTTGACCGAATCATGGAGCTCCGCGATGTAAGCGTGTATATCCTTCATGGTTTGCGAGACTGAATGGATTAGCGGCTACTTCTAGGCCAGGTATCTCGCGGTGAGACACTCGTATAGTAACGGGGAGATTCGTGATCACTTGCCTCGTTATTGTAAGTACCGTGCGACAGGTGCTTGCGGCGATTTAGGATCACATATATTATGATGATACGCGTTTTTGCAAAAACGGGTCTCGTTTTTAGAGGCCCAAAAGAATGACCTCCAGAGGGGGATCTATCCTATCCGGAAGGCCCGTCAGGGCGACAGGGTATGAATAAAATCATCCAATCCCGGATTCTCTCTCTGTCATAAGCCCCATATAGGCTTGTCTAGTAGTTTTTCCACTCCCACGTCCCTGGGTCGGGAGTGGTGTATTTTGTGGATTAGCTTATTTGACCCGAGATTTGATAGTAGGGTCTAGGTGGGTACCAATAGCCGAAATTAGCATAGTCTTCTTCTCTGCACTCTTCATATGACAACTGTCGTTGTTCTAGTGAACGATAGTACATAGATCGATCATCGAAATCGATTTCATTAAATTCAAATCCATAATAGCACAACAAGGCTAGCCATAACAATCTACCCGAACGTCCGTTGCCGTCGCGGAACGGGTGAAGTGTCTCAAACTTACAGTGAGCTTCGTAGATAGCTTTATACATGGCATCCTTGCTTGTCGCTCGTGCCTGAGCGTCATCAAGTGAATCGAGATACCTTGAAAACTTTTCTGATTCTGACATGATGTGTTGCCCAGGTGCTGGAGGCACGTGCTGGCCGACCCAGACCTGAACTGTGCGAAGTGCGCCGCAGTCGGCGGCGGATAATTGGCCCTTCATGAGTATGCGATGTATTTCCAGTACGTCCGTGAATTTTGGCTTCTTGTCTTGGAAGTTTTCAAGAACGAACATGATCGCTTTATAATGTTCTATGACTTCTTTATAGTGCTTTTCGTAGAGGGATTTTTCATAAGCATTAGTCTCGCTCTCCCACTCTTCGATCATATTCTTAATTGAGGCAAGGGGATGGCGAATATCCTCGATTCGGTTGGAATTGTAAATGAAGCTATATACCCAGTCTTTTTCGTAGTACATAATTACACCAGTTTCTTGAAGCGCGGAGTTTTTGATTCTTCTTCTTGCGGTCGCGCCCTGCCCGGCTTGTTGCGGTATGAGATTGCCCGATGTGCATATTGCCAAGGTTTCTCTTGAATGTGATTTCTATTAGGAGGAACAAAGGCAAAAGCTTCAGCTGACAACAGATCTGAGTTGTGGGCGTACACCCAATTAGTCTCATTAGCGAATACAGACAGTACTCGCCGAAGTCGGGAATTTTCCCTCTTGAGATTATCCAATAATCTGATAAGCTGAGGATCGGACATGAGTTAATGGTATCGCAATTTTGCGACATTGACAATATCTAGTTCGTTCCTTCGAGGTCTAGGAAGTCATCTGATTCGTCTGAAGCGTCCGGGGGTCTTTCAGAACAGTAATCACAATCTTTGTCCGAGCAGCACCCCTCGAGCCACACTTTACATTCATAGCAATAGTACGTATCATAACGCTCACTTAGCCTCTTAGATTCATGTTCGCACTTTTTCATTTGACGACTTTACCCCCTTGCATTGTCATTTGACATATGTTATAGTACCGTAAAGGTGTTTGCAACTATATGTTTAAAGCATATAAACTTAATGCGAGTAAGAGGGAACTGAAATTACCGTTCCCTGCTTTTGTGCCTATTGAGCCAGATTTGATTCTTACCCAAGTGTCAAAACCAAAGTCTCCCAAAGCTCGCTTTTCCTTGATGTCCTTTATCGGAAAAATGTTTGGGCGTCTGGTATGGCTGAGCCTAGGCTTTATAATGGGTCTGTATTTTGCCGTGACCGTCACTATCATACAAAACCTCGAGCCACCTACGGTTCGAGAGTTCTATAATAAAGAAAAGGAAAACTTCAATGATTCTAAGACATTTAGGCATGGTGACTCTACTTTCTACGGCCTTGGTTTTAGGGAGCTGCGCAAGCGCCCGTAAGCAAACGGCAGAACCCCCGGCAGCCGAGGAACAGTTCGAAGAGCCCTCAGAAGCTGAGCTCGAAAACTGTTACGCGACAGCGCTTGCTTATTGTACTGATGCTTGTGTAGCCGATGATAATCCAGCTCCATTTGAGCTGGCTTGTGGCAACGAAGGTCGCTTGACCTTGACCGGCGCATGTAAGTGTGAATTCTTCAAAGAAGAACAGCAGTAGAAAAGCGTAATAGAATTAGCTAGTTGGATGATATTTCACTTATAATGAAGTATTTTTGACTGGAATTGTGGAAAGTAGTATATTACTTAGGTAGATAAAGCTTTCTCAAGGGCGTGGTGTGCCTCCACTATGCCTTTTGTCTATTACGTACATTCGTACGTCCTCTCACAATTTCCGCTCATATTACATCCCTCCTAGCCTCACGGAAAGGGCGACCTGTTGGACTATTCTCAGTACTTAAAAGATCTTGACGATTTAGCGCAGACTATCAATAAGTCTATGTGTCATGGTTACGTTCATCTAGCTAGAACGTCGGAAAAAGGCGAGGACTGTCCATATGCCCAAAGGGCAAAGAACTATTTCCTCCGAGAAGAGGAAAGCGCCGTGCGTTCAAAATTGGTGGCCATCTTAAAGACCCACCTAGTAACCGCACTACAGGAGAATGATGATAAGTGCCAGCCGGATTCACAAAGCTAGCCTCCAATACAGCCGTTAGATATGCCGCTCAAGGTTTAGGGACAAGGGTGCGCCAACAGCTCTTGCGACAAAAAATGCTGGGTAATCTATGGCAAAACCTGGAAGCCAATTTCGGCACGATGGGCCAAAACATTGTTAAACACGGAACAGTGGGTAAGCCAGCGGCTGCAATTCGCGGTCGCATCATTCGATAAGAACTGGACGGTAATGTGAATGGAAATATTTGGACTCTTAAAACAAATTGCAGAATTGGGCATCCCAGGTTTAATGATGTCCTTGTTCGTTATTCTTTACCTACGGGAGCGTTCCGAGCATAACAAAACTCGAGACAAGTATGTACAAGCTGCTTTGTCTGTAAAGGACCTCTTCCACAAAGTTATGGAGACTCTGAGAATTATCGGGGATGAGAATAGCACTGATTTTGAAGAGTGCAAACATCGCCTTGATCAGATCGAAAAGACACTTGAAGGGAAGGAGCGGGATTAATTTATGGATTTTTGGAAACCTAAAAAGAATGTTAAGAAAAAGAAATCTGATGAATGTGACCGTCTGCACGCGGAACTAGAATGTAGACATCAAGAGTTCGATGAGTTAAACGAGAAGATTAAGAAAATACAATCGGCTAGGAATGGCCGTAAATATACAAATCCTCCGCGTCAGGAGGATCCGGATTCTAAGGATTCTGAATAACTAGAAACGAATAGGAGGTTCTACTATGGAACTATTACAAAACTTACTAGATTTAGCTGCTAGCGGTAACTGGGCTGCGCAGGGTGCGCTTTATGCTGGTTATGCTCTGGCTGCTTTGGGTCTTCTTCAGACTGGACTTTCCTTTGTTGCTCCGAAGACCAAGACTACGTTAGATGATAAAGTTCTTGCTTTCTCGTATAAGGCTCTTCCGTTTTTGAAATCGCTTCACGAGAAATTCAATCAAGCTGTTGCTAAGAAGAAAAAGTAAGGTGAAGATAAATGCCTTGGGGTAGTACATTAAAAGCTAACTATGGAAATGTAATGCGGGCAATGAAGACTTTTGCTCGCACAGAAACGTCCATAATGGCCGGAGCCTACCGAGCAGGTATGAGTGGAGCTAGTTCTGCTGGTATTACCGCTATGAATTCCGGTGCTGGCAGAATGGGCATTGCTCGTGCCTACGGATCAGCTGGAGCCAGGTCTTTTTATGCGGGACTTGGTGGTGGTCGTCGCGGTGCAGCGAGACTAGCTGGATGGACCGGTCTGGGTTATGGAGCGTATCGTGGTGTAACTTCTCCGTTCAGAGGAGATGAATAGTAGTGGCTTGGCAGAGTAAGCTAGCACAAACTGGACGGGGTATTTGGGCTCGCCGAGGCTGGTTAGGTCTCGGTATAGGTGCGGGAGCTTTTGTCGGCTCTGCTATGCAGAATCCGCATGGATTTCGATCTGGGCTCGAAGGTGGACTACAAGGTACTGGTGCAGGATTCATTGCCGGTGGTATTGGAGGGGCTGCCTTCGGACGAGCAATGGGTAGAACGAAAATGGGTGCTAGGATTGGCGCAGGCGTCGGTGCAGCCTACGGTATGTGGTATGGTGCCCGATCCTATGATCCGACCTCTTTCGGTCGCCCGGTCCAACCAACAAATTATGGATTCCGGTCTGATTTTCCGGGTGCTCAACCCTAGGCAAGGTGGTCATGATTGTATAAAGAACAAGCTCTGATTATTGACGAAGATCACGATACGGTAGTTTTGAATGTTAAAAAGTATTCTAAATCTTTGAATTATGATTTGGGAGATAAAATTCTCTCTATAGAGTCGGGAGAAATGATAGACTGTAAAGCTAGTTATATCAACCCGATTATTAAGAAGGTTTTATTTCAGCAGAACAAGTCTTATACTGTTCTGGGATTCAATGTCTGGGAGCATAATACTATGCTTATTTCTACCATGCTAATGGATTCTAACTATGTTTATCCGGTTTGTATGAATATCAGGTTTGTGATGCAACACTTTGACCTGGATCCTTTCTTCATTAAAGACGCTAAAGGTAATAATAGATTTCGTAGTTTAATTTGGGAATGAAACATGAGTGATCAAAAAGATAGATTTCGTCAGATTGGCCGAGACGCCGGTGGCGAAGATAAGATCGTCGAATACTACGGCGATGGAACCGCTTTGACTGAAAAAGGCGATATTACCAAACATAACTACTTAGAGTTTTTGAATATCAAGCTGCATAACTATAGAGACCTGCACTACACAAAAGAAGAACTTGAGTCTGTAAGAAAGCATCTTCGATTTTTATCTACTGGACATGCATCAGCTGTACCTTTGCTTTGTGCTGCTGAAAAATGTCCATTTGCATCTACGTGTCCATTACAATTGATTGGTCGCGCTCCTCTTGGGAAACAGTGTATCCCGGAGAATGAGTTTGTGAACCTTAAGCGCCGACAATACATGGAAGAGTACGAGATTGATCCTAGGCAGCCCAGTATGATGACATTGGTCAATGAACTTGCTGAGATTGATATTTACGAGATGAGGGCAACCTTGAATTTGGCAAAGAACGAAAATGCTGATTTGTTCATAGACGAGGTTGTGAATGTTACCGAGAGTGGTCATCAGATTACACAGAAGCGTATTCATCCTGCATTTGAAATTAAAGAGAAGCTAAAAAATAGACGGATGCGTATCCTTGAGGTTCTTGTCGGTACGCCGAAAGAAAAATACAAACGCCAAGCCGCCCTCAAGAAGGTTGAGGGTGATGACTATAGTATTACACTTACGGAGGTGCAACAGACTCTTCGGAATCTTAAACGACAGACGGAGGATATAGCATTCAAGAATGCTAAACAGCTACTTCCCGCTCCAGAGGAGCAGCCGCCTGAAGAAAAAATACAGTTTGAGGTTGTTGATAAACTAGCTGATCTCGAAGAGCCAAAAGAATAATGACTCCTGAGTATATACAGTATCCAGCGAATGATTGGAGATTTCAGCAGTTCCAGAAAATAAACAAGACTAAAGGCCCAGCTACTTTTAACAGGACAAGTCTTAGAGCTGCGGCTCAACGCGAGTTTGCACAACAGAATGCTATGATGATGGGGACGGATATACACCAGTCCCTTGGTCGTGCTCGTACCGCGTTTAAGGGCTCTAAGCTTATGCCGAAAGTAAAAGCTGTGGGCGGCGTCGCTATGAGAGGCCTAGGTCTTTATACTATAGGATCTGAGGCTCTTGAGGGTTACCAAGATAATGCTGGTTTAGGGGCTGCTGCTGGTGTTGGTAGTGGGTATTTAGGTGTTCATGGATTTAGCATTGCTCAAAGCATGTTTGGTGCTCGTGCCGGTGGCATGGCTGCTATGCGAACCGTTCTAGGTGCAGGCTTAGCAAAGCCCGGTGTTGCGATAGCCGCTGGTGCTATGGCTTTGAATTATGTTGCTAAGACTGGTAGGGACGCTCGTAGAAAAATGCAGTTCGGTGAAGAGCTGATTGACAGTCCGATGATTTCTCAAATGCGAGGCCAAGCTTTTAGTGGAATGAGGAATGCACGACATCGTATAAGCGCCTCTATGCAGCATACTGCGCACATGCGCGATCGTATCGTTGATGCTCTAGGTGATGAGGCGTCTTACCTTCATTTATAATTATTATGAATATGAAGCTTTGCAAAGCATGTAATAATCATAAGACTACTGAAAATTTTAGTTCTAGTCGTATTCTTAAAGATGGCCTATGTAGTATTTGCAGATCTTGTGATAGTGAACGTGGCAAGAGATATTCAGCTATGCATCCTGAGCGTGAAAGATTACGTAGAAAAAGATGGTATACTAAGAATCGTGCGCGACGCTTAAAGGTATCGGCTGCATGGACCGCTGATAATCAAGATCGTAGACGCAATGCCTGGTTGTTACGTGTTCACAGTATTACTTTGTTAGAATATAATAAGTTGCTTGTGAAGCAAGACTATAAATGTGCTATATGTGAGACTCCTGCTTGCTCTTTAGATCAAAGATTATTCGTTGATCATGATCATTCTTGTTGTCCGAATTCTAGACATCATTGTAACAAATGTATAAGGGGTTTATTGTGTTTTAAGTGTAATAGGGCGATAGGCTTATTAGATGACTCACATGGAAATGCGCAACGTGCTGCGAATTATTTAGCCAACAAGACTAAGGTTTGTGATTAATATGGAACAAAAATTTTGTGGAGAAACAAGCTGTAAAGATTGCCAACGTGATTGGCGAAATAAGTTTAAAGAAAAGAAGCGTTTTGATCTTTCGTGTAACTTAATTAAGGTTGAACAGGTTCCAGCTGCAATACTCTTGCAGTTACCTGAAGAACACAGAAAGATTGCCGAAACTAGCATTGATATTATTAAGTGGGCAAGTTATCACTTCAAGGATCCTTCGCCTTCGAATCTTTCGCTGCCCAAGGATATGCAAAAACCTTGGACCCCCAGGGTTGCTAGTAACATAGATCCTAAACGCTATCCGAAGTATGCAAAGCTTAGTGGTGCTCACTATCAAGAAACTATGCTTAGGTGTACCTCTAAACTGCGCGTTTCTAGAACTGGAAGACGAACTGGAAAGTGTCTAGCAGAAGGCACACTAGTTATGACACCGGGTGGTTCGATTCCCATAGAGAAGCTATCCCCCGGCGACGAAGTGTACGGATACAATTCAGATGGATCTGTTAGTGTCACTCAAGTGGTTGCTTTGTGGGACCAGGGTGTTAAAGACGTAGTTGACTTGATAAACCATGACAAGGTAATTGCCACCTCTACTCTTGACCATAGATGGTTATTTGAAAGTGAAAATTGGAATCCCCGGCGCAGCGAAGTGAGACCCCTGAAGGATGCCGGGCGTGGCTATTACATAGCCCGAGAGCTTGTTGATATTCCGGGTGGAAATGTAGAATTTCCGTATGCCTATACCTATGGAGCATTACTAGGAGATGGATGTTCCCGAGATTCCGGTATTGCTATTTCTTCAAGCGACAAAGTTGTAGTAGATGCGATTCAGGCTGAAATCGGCGGAGTTGTTAAACCACCTGTTTCTAAAAACTATACGTGGCATATCAATGGGATCAAGAAAAGTACATTGTCTCATTATCGTGACTGGATTGACAAGAAGTATGCCCATGAAAAGTATTTTGACCTAGGTGTTGTAAAAGGTTGGAACCGCTCTTCTCAATTGAGGTTTATTGCAGGTCTGTTAGATAGCGATGGCACTCTGAGTGCAGCTGACGGTTGCTTGCAGATTCGTTGGACTTTTCAATCTAAAAAACTGATAGAAAATCTCAAAGATCTTGTACTGAATCTGTGGCAATATGATGGGGTTTTATATAAGGACAAGCGAGATAAGTACAAAAATGGTCCTGTCTATACTCTTGCGATTAAGAATAATTTATTTGTTAAGCGTATTTTAAAAGATCTCAGTGAGTTTACTCAATGTGATCGTAAAAAGTGGAAGTCAGAATATCAGGATTATGTTGAGAATAACACCAATTCGAAATATGTGGGATTTAAGATTGGCGAGACTTACAAAAAACAATGCTGGGATATAACTGTAGCCAATGATACTAGTCTTTATGTGTTAGCAAATGGTCTTGTAACCCACAATACAACGTGTATGGCCATCGACATGTTGTTTCATTGCTATACTGCTCGAGCTCGATGTTTATTAGTTGCTCCCCGCAAGTCGCACGTTGAGGATATTTTTACACGCGTGCGACAGTTTATTGCCATGAGGCCAGAGCTTCAAAATTCTGTTGTTCGCGATGTTTCTTCTCCGTTCTTTGAGATAAAGTTTGCCAGCGGTGCTCGTATAAGAGGTTTTACATCAGGGGCATCTTCAGGTTCTGATGCCGTTACATCACGTGGTCAGGATGCTGACAAGATCTATTTGGATGAAGCTGATTACTTGAGTGAGGGTGATCTTGCTGCCATTATTCCGATTGTATTCACTCACAAAAATGTTACGTTGTGGGCTTCCTCGACTCCAAAGGGAAGCCGTGGAGCTTTTTGGAACTGGTGTACACAAAACCCTTCTTTCAAGGAATTCCACTTCCCCTCGATGGTTATTCCCGAGTGGGAGCAGGTAGAGCACGAGATATCTGATTTATATCGTGGTCGTAAGACAGATTTTGAACATGAAGTTCTAGCTGAGTTCGGTGAAGAGAAACAGGGTGTTTATGAAGCTGTGCTCGTTGAGGCAGCTAGGGATACATATCGTTATGATGAGTGTAAACCAGAACCAGGCTTCCGGTATGTCATGGGGATTGACTGGAACAGTTCGGATGTTGGTACGGAAATTTATGTTGTAGCTTTTTCTCCAAGTAACCTGACTAGTAAGGTTGTTGCTAATATATGCGTGTCTAAGTTGAATTGGACACAGACCGCCGCAATGGGTGTTATCAGAGACTTGAATCGTAAATGGAGACCAGATTGGATTTATTGTGATGAAGGCTACGGCACTACTCAGATCGAGTTTTTGAAGAAGCTTGGTCATGAGTCTACAGTCAGGGATTCTCACGATCCAGATGGGGCCATGAAACAAATTGATGCCCGGTTGAAGGACATTGTGAAGGGTATCAATTTTAGCAGCAACATTGAGATTCGAGATCCTTTTACGGGTGTTCCGATCGAAAAACCCATGAAACCATATCTCGTGAATAATTCGGTTCGCATAATGGAAGAACACAGAATTAGATTCTCTTTCGAAGACTCAGATCTTGAAAAACAAATGTTGGGTTATAGAATTGGCCGCTGGTCTCAGAATGGACGTCCCACTTATGAGCAGGCCGAAGAGTCGACCGGGGATCACAAATTAGATGCCTTTAATTTGGCACTGTTGGCATTAACTCAAGAATACACCGCTTTGGGTAGACCACTGACAGTTTCTAATATAGCATTTACTGGAGGATTTGGTCAGGCGGATCCAGCTAAGACTTCGATCGAACAGTTTAAGGACTTTGAAAAGAAGAGAGAACAGCAGCGTCCACAATCTAGGTGGCCATCTGCTCAAAGTCAATCCATCGTTGGTAAGCCGCATCATGTTGGTATGGATCGCTCTAAGTTGCCAATTTGGAGACACCAGGATTTTGGGAATGAAAGATCTGATGGTTATACTCCAAGACAATACGCTGGAAAAAATTACGGTGGGAGATCTCCTGGTTCTAGTATTCGTAGGTTTAATAGTCCCAAGCGAAATAAGTTCTAGAACTTTTTGTCAATAAGTTCTAGTATATAACTACGGTAGGAGTACCAAAATACGATGGGTTTAGGCATATACGAACAAATTGGTCCCGCTAGCTTTCAGAAGTTCTCTTCTGAGGGGGAGCAGCTTCATCCGGTCCAAACAACTCATAACGGACGCGAGGGTGAAATTGTTGAACGCCTATTGTTCCTTCGGAACGATGATTCAGATAAGTACTATACGAATATCACCATAGATCCCATTGATACTGATGGTGATGATGATACTAACTTGACTGACACGGGTTGGGCTGTTCGATTGAGTCCAGGTGCCCTTCAGCCCAGTGAGGCACAGTGGCAGACGGTTACACCGAGTGATCCGATTGAGATGGAAGATGTTGGTGTTGACAGTGCAGCTGATACTACGACTTACTTTCCATTTTACTATCGGATTGAGGTGCCGCGTAATACTCGAGTTCAGACTAAAACAGATATAACGCTGTCGATCCAGGCAGTAGAGAACGTGGTGATCTAATGAGCAAGACTCCAAGACATGTAGATGATTTTTCAACCGATCCGTTAACCAATCCGGCGTATCTTATACACAGTCCGTCTAAGTTGACTTATGATGGAACCAATGATTGGCTTGTTGTTGGTACCATTAGTGACTATGGAAGCACCGGAGTCGAGGTCCTTAATACGAACCAGCCCACTGGTGAAGTTATTATGCATATTGACTTCCCAGGTACTAAACGTGGAGCTTTAGGTATCATAGCTTTTGGCTATGTGTTTGTCTTAGATGACGAAAATAATCGCACTGAGGTTTGGCATGAAGAAGATCTGGATATCGTAGGATTGAATGATAATAATATTCCCATTCTAGATAGAAGCTTTGTTGAGATGCCGTATAACGCTGCCGGTTTTTCCCAAGGTGATTCGGCATGGCGTATCGTTGGAAATAATCTGAATGTGTCTTGGTATTTGGATGGAATTTTACAAGTATCCGTTCCTGCTCGAGCTGTCAATAGTAATGTCCGCTGGTGGGTTAAGGGTGCTAGTGGTTTTGCGGATATGACAAACTGTAAGCTTAAAGATATTGCAGTTTATTCTGATTCAGAGGTTCCATTGGCACCAGTCATGGTGCAGCCCGCACCTTCCGGTAATCTTCCGTCTGTAAGTGGACCGATTATTTTCCAAGTGCCACGCTCTCGTCTTTATATTGACTTGACTGATTACGCAGGAATTGTTTCAGGTGTTACGAGCGTTATTTACGAACCTGCCGGTGTCAATATATCGATGACCGAAGAAACCGGTGACGGCAGTGGGGATTTTTATTTTGAATCTCCCATGCTAGTAGGAAATGGATATCGCATAGTTATTGCAGAGGCGTTTCGTATTGCTAATTCTGTTAGTGTTGGTGACACGATTAGATTCACTGCACAAGGCGTAACTGGTGCAATTCCGGAAGACCGTTTACTTAAACAAGATAACGATCTGCATTTCCGCGTTGAAATTGATACCCACCCAGCTGTCAATCCAGACTACAGAACAAGTCTGAATTGGCGAGAGGTTATTGAATTGATCAATATTAATGCTGACGGAAATGCGGATGATTATGTTATCGGTGGTCCGGCAAATGTGTTTAGTAATATTGAAAACGAGGACGATCGTCCCAATGTGGCGATTGCGGATCCTGGTATTACATATCCAGTCCTTTTGGATATTGACTTGGGCTATAAGAGAACTATTAAAGCGATAGCTGCGTATGGTTTAGTGGGCGGCGAAAAGAATTTTAATACCATGGATATTTATAGCAGTGACACCCCGTTTTCTGGACCAGGTCTTGGCCAGGGTGTGCTAGAACAGGCTGCATTCCCTATTACTGTTAGTCCTAGTATTCCAAGCTATATTCGAGATTACAATCCGATGGACATAGAGATAACTGCACGTTATTTGCGCTTCGTATTTTTGGCAGCCTCACTGACGGGAGGCGGCAGTCCATATCGTATAGCGCGACACATTGCTTTATTCGGTAATGACTACATGCGGCTCGATACAGATGGAGCGGATGCTGCTCAGTTTCAATATAGTAACGGCGGTGCATTTGTAACATTTCCAGTGGGTGGTGTTCCCGCAAGCAATGACGCTGTTACCGGCGTTGTTCGTTTAACTCTACCTCCGGCAAAAGAACTTCAAGAGGGTTTAACTTATTTTATGAGGGTTCGAGCAAAGGCGGATTTAACAGACTAATATGCCTGACCGTATCTACAGATGGGAAGATGACTTTAGTGCAGATCCCGCTACTCATCCTGAGTATGTAAACCAGGGTGCGCACATGATATATAATGGCACGTTAGACCAGATAGATCTTAGTTTTCCTAATGCCAATTTTGATGAGCGCCTAATTCTTGGTGAGAGTTTTTCTCCGATCGGTATTGTAGAGGTTGATTATAATGTTCCAGATCCTGGAACTGCAGCTTCTATAAATTTTGGCCTAGCGGCATTTGGATGGCAAGTTACATTTGGTCGTGTTGGTGCTGCCGGTACTAATATTATGGTTTTTAAAGAGGGTAGACAGATTGCCGGGGATCCTAACTTCGCTGACTATCACGTAACAGCTAGTAACGATCTGTGGGGTGGCCCACATACTATGCGCTTAATATCCCTGCCCGATAAAGTTATTGTCCAAATTGATGACATTAACCTCTTAGAATTTCCAGTTAATAAGACTGCTTCTATAGATTGCCAATTTATCTGGTTAACCTATGGTGGTACTTATTCTGGTGCATACATAAATCGATTTAAGGTAAGCACAGATCCCTCTTTGCCGTTGGCTCCGATAATTCTTGAACCGTCGAATGGCACTACCTTACAAACAAGACTCGGCCCAATTATTACTCAAACGCAAGCAAACGGCTCGCCCTTGTATGTGGATTTAACGGAGTGGGCAGGTTTAATAACAGGCTTAACAAATGTTACCTGGGATCCTAATGGTTTGAAAACTGGTCCCGTGAATATGACTGAGACAGTGAACCAGGCCGTATCCAATGAAGATTTTTTCTTTGTTTATCGTGGTAACGGGGGAAATACGTACCGACTTGTTATTAGTGAGGACTTTGTAACTGCAAACAACGTGCAACCCGGAGATACCATTGAATTTGATGTTGTAGGTGTGAATGGTGCAACAGATCAAGAGCGACTCGTGGAAATTGACGATGACAATCATCTCATTGTTGAGATTGACGAATCTTCTTCGTTTATTCCTGATCCAGCAGTGATTTCTAATTATGCCACAGAAATAGTTATACACAATGTGAATGCTGATAATAACAATACCCACATCCTCAACGGTCCGCGTGGCAGATTATTCAATCAAAATACCGACGATGGTACGATAGATCTTCAGTTTGACTCTACCGTAAATTATCCAATCTTGTTCGATTTAGACCTGGGTGCCGTGCGGACAATAAAGGGCTTAGCTTGGGCGACACAACAGCCTAATTTAAGTGTTTATGTGGGCAGCATGGATATCTACGCAAAGGATACACCGTTTACTACTGCTTTGCTAACCGAAGGAACGCTAGTCGCGAATGGCTATTCTAATCTTGTCTTAAGTATCAGTGGAAGCTTTGCGACAGCCCTAGCAGCCATGAATGCTCGAGAGTTTCCACCTATAAGTGTTACAACTAGGTATCTTCGACTTGCTATCAACGCGGATGATATTGTAGGAACACCAGGGAATATTTTTCTTGGTAGGGAAATTTTCATCAAAGAGCAAACTTATCAGCGCTTTGATACGGCCAATAGTTATGGTATGTTTCAGCTCAGCCAAAATGGTAGTGCCTATATAGGGTTTCCGGGGACGGGCATTGCTTTAACAAACCAGTCGCTCATCAAGCTGGATCTTGTTGATGAGCTTAAAGTCGACCAGTCTTATTTTATAAGAAGCAGGCTTCAAACAGACCTGTCTGACTAAAAGGGGTGATGCCCAATAACGGGGTGATCTAGTGTGGCAAAATCATTTTTCGGTCAAATATTTCAGGTTGAAGGACAACCCCTTGGCCACAGGTTCTCGATTGAGTCAGGAGAAAATCTATTATTTCATAGATTCGGCGTTCACGGAGACTACTTAAGTCACAAATTTCTTGTACTTCCGAATAATAATGACGGTTTAATCGGAAGTGTATTTTCTGGAACCACTACAACACCGTTTGGCGCATTCAGTGGACAAGCTACCTCTACTCAAGCGCCCATAGGTGAACAGGTTCCACAGGCTACTTCTACGGATGATGAGTTCGGTCCGTATGATTGGGTAGAAACTGGCTTCCCGGAACCTCTTACTCATGCCTTTATGGTTTTTGGAACACCGTTCCGCCATCGTTTTGGAGTTCATGGTGATCCGTTCGGCCATAGATTCATTGTTCTTATTACAGATGCGAGCAGTGATTATGGGAGTATTGTTACTGGTATCGGCTTCCCGTTCGGTGACAACAAGTTTGTCAACTTTGGAATTGAGAGCCCCTTCGGAGATGCGGGTCTTGATTCTTGGACTTTTATACCCCCGCTAGGTTTACAGGCTATCTCGTCCAATAGTTTCGAACTGAGCAATCCGCAGGGTGATACCGTTACCTTTGATTTTATTGTGGGCGGTAGATTATTACATGAGTTTAATACCGACCACATTGACGTCCCCCCTGCAGTTGGAGTTCCGCATACTTTAGGCCAAGTATTTGACATACCGTATATAAATACACAGGATTTCTTCGGCCATAAGCTTTTGACGTCAATCAGTACTCAGGATATACTAGAGAGTACTTTTAACGTAAACCAGATCACTTCACCTCCGGCGATTGGCACTGGCAACGTTTTACCAAGCAGATTTAACATTGCTGCTATCAATGCCATAGATATTGTAAGCCACAAATTTTTCGGGGTATTGGGTGCGATTAGTCGTTTACACCATGGGTTTTCTGTACCTATAAGTACAGCTGATTTGTTAAGTCATCGTTTACGGGTTAAGCCATTTAGGTTACGAACAAGGTTTCTGTCTACGTCGGATCGTCAGCTTGTTAATACAAGCGGACAGAAGCAGGTTAAGTTTGCTCCTTTAAAGACAAAGACAACGAGGCCTAAATAATTATGGCGAGTGAAGATAAATTTAGAACCGAGAACATTTCGCTTGACGACCGTCAAGTTTTGGATGCGATTGCGGGTTTAAAGTTCGAGCCTCTTAAGACACCTCTGAGTAAACGGAGGGCTAGTACGCAGGCTTCTCCCGAAGAAGTTAATTCTCCGGCTAAGCGTGTTGAGACTATCATAGCCAAGTATGAAAATATAATTGAGTTGGCCGATGAGTTGCAGGTTCTGGTTGACGAGAGAAGTAAGAATATTATAGTTCCCTATCGTGGTGTGAGTGTTGGAAATCAATACGGTGGGGATCGCGAGAACTTGCCAATTACCAATGCCGTGCGACGCGTTTTTGGCAAGGATACCCCAGTTATTACTTACGAAATGTACAAGGAAGCTATCGAGTGTCAGGCCGAGATTGCTCGAGAGCAGAATGTTGCAGAAGTTGGTTTGGATGCGATTATTAATGGAAACGCCGGAAGTGTTTTAACCAGGCCTTCAGCGGATCATTCGGGCGATAGTTTAATCCAAAGCTTGGTGACTGCATTTACAGCGTTCCCAATTGCCATCTTTACGACTTGGGCTACGGAAAATACATACAATCTTTTGGTGCCCTTGATTTCAAAAGATTTCAGAGCTCTTAAAGATGAGAAGATGGCACATGAGCAGCTACAGGTTACTGGTGCTATTGGTGCTTTTAAGGTTACGGACCCTGGCAGTGATAAGATTACGATTGGTGCCGAGGCTCTTTCTGCAAAGTCCAAGGCTGCGCAGTTAATAGGTTCTGCTGCTATCAGTGCCGCAGCGGCGCTGGCCGGTGGTTTATTGGGTGGTGCGGCTCAACAGGCAGTACAAAGCGGTGCCTCTGGATCGAACCAGCAGATACCAGCTAAATCTGGCCAAGCAGAAGATGCTAAGCCCAGAGAGAAGAACCCACTGCACCAGGCTGACTGTAATGCGATATCGCAGACATACGAACGTGGCGTACATAGATTGACAGAAGAGAATGCAGTTTACCCAACGTTCACAAAAGATTTGACCCGTATAAAGATGTTTTCTACTTCTACGGTTGGAGCTCTTAAGCATTATCAGTTGCCACCGGGAACGGATTTGACGGATAAAACTAGCTTAAATTTTAATGGTTCACAGGTTAATATTACTGAGCCGAATTCCCTAGGTGACAAAATCAAGAATGGATTTGAGGATTGTATTCCCTGCGCCGATCGAATTAAGGCGCTACTTGATTTGAATCCGTTGGAAGATTTTTTGAATGTTCTTGAGCAGGACATTAACAATAAGCTTGCTAGTCTCTTGAGTATATTCGATTTGTTTAACAACACTGATATATTCAATGACATATGTGCGCTTGTTAATCTTTTGTCCTTCCAGTGTGTTCCTGACCTAGTTGCGATATTGGCAGCTCTAAAGGCCCTGCTGTGTAAATTTGCCGTGAATCTAGATGATATCGACGGTTTTATCACGGCCCTTCTGTCAATGTTTTTAGCGCCCATGTTCTCTGGTTTGATGGCTTTGATTGACCAGTATGTCCAGCTAATTATGGATCCTCTCGATTGTATTATTAACAACAGTATTTTGCAGATGTCCAAGCTGAATGTGAATGGTGTACTAGATAACGAAATTAGATCTCTGGAAAACTTACAGTTTACTACCAGGGAAATTGTTACAGGCAAGGCTCAGCTGGCTAAAGATGCCGTACGTAAGGTTAATACGGAGATTAACGAGGTCCAGTCGACTTTTCAGCAAGAGGTTGAACAAGGGGTTCGTAGCTCTCTAGGTTATCTCAATGAGTACATGATTAAGGCGCGGTCTCTTGCTAGGGCTAAGTTGAATGATTTGAATTCTGAGCTTGGTGCTTTTCTGGCTAGTGAAAGCAATGATTTAGACAACAAGGTTACCAACGCAGAACACTTTTTGCGTGTTACCCGTTTGATAGGTTTTGTAACAGCTCTTATCCAGGCAAACTCGCTGGGCGAGCTGTGTCGTAAGGGTGGTACTCCGGATTTGGCTCTTGATGAACTCGAGGTATTTATAAAGAATCGTATTAGTTCTATTACCCCGGTTCAGATTGATATATTACCAGATAATACAGTTGTGATTCGACCTACGGCGATTACTTCTGAGATACCTAATCTTTTGAATTTGAGATCTCAATCGGATAACCTTGCATCATTTAATCCGACACCGATAGAGAATCTACAGACGAATATTGTTGAAGAGATGAAGACCGTACTACCCCTGGGTAAGTGCTTGTTTACTGGTGGGGCTGATGACTTGAAGACAACTGAAGCTATAATCGCACGATTGGAGACGCTATAGAATGCCATTGGAATTTCAAGACGGTATGAGTGCTGTATCAACGGGTAGGTTGTTTAACCCGAGCAATCTGCCGGTAAAATACAACTCTGAGGATAAGTTCGTTATCAGGGCACAGGCCATTCTTGAACCTGAGCAAGTTAAGCAGGTTCGTGGTACGGGCTTACCAAAAACTCGCCCATTACATCAGATAGAGCGTATTAAATCTAACACTCTTGCTTATAAAAGTAATCATGTACGCGATAATTTTCAACAGCCTGAGTATGATTTTGTAGAAATCGGAAGAGCCGAAGATACCGATGGATATATCAGTCGGTCCTTCACAATTAAATCTGGCCTTATGTTTAAAGAAGGTTGGGAGTTATTTGGTCGTAACCCGAATACGGTAAAGTATATAAAGACTCGGATGCGACAGATCGAGGTTGCAACTAAACAGTCGTTTGATGAGTTGTTAAAACGTACTGGTACTGATTTAATAAAGTATTCAAACTCATTTTGGCTCAAGGTTCGCAATGAAGATGCTAGCGGTGGACAGACTAGAACAACTGCAGAAGGCAAGAAGCTTAAACCTATTGCCGGTTATTTTATTGCTGCGCCTGAGAGTATCGAAATCAAAACAGATGATTTTGGAAATGTTTTACGTTATAGGCAGCGTTTACCATATCAACAGCTATACAAGGAGTACCGCCCAGAAGATGTTGTACATTTTCATTACAACCGTAAGAATGGGTTTTTGGTTGGCACACCAGGTGTTATTCCGGTACTTGATGATGTTCGTGCCCTCAGGCGAATCGAAGAGAATGTGGAAATGTTGGTATATCAACATCTCTTCCCTTTATTCCATTATCAAGTGGGTACACCAGAAAGTCCTGCGCTCACCTTCCCGGACGGCTCATCTGAAATAGATATAGCTAGATCTCAAATTGCGTCTATGCCGAGCGAGGGTGGTATTGTTACTCCGGAGCGGCACAAGATCGAAATGATTGGTGCCGAGGGTCGTGCTCTGCGTGCTGAGTCTTACCTGAAACACTTTAAGCAAAGAGTCTTTGCTGGCCTGGGTGTCGGGTCGGTAGATTTTGGTGAAGGTGAGACTGCCAATCGATCTACCAGTGACAATATGTCTAGGTCTTTGGTAGATAGTGTAAAAGATTATCAGAGAACCCTAGAGAACCTTATTGAGACTGAGCTTCTTACGGAGCTTATGCTAGAGAGCACTTTTAATTTAGATCTTATACAAGATGATGAAAACAAAGTAGAATTTCGGTTTAAAGAAATAGATATTGAGTCTCAGATTAAGGTAGAAACTCATGCTACCGATATGTATGCCAAGAATGTTATTACCGAGTCCGAAGCGCGTCGTAAAATGGGCAGAGAACCATTATCCGAGGAAGAACGCAAGGATACGTTCTGGGAACATGTAGAGAAGCCTAAGGCTCTTATTCTTGCTAGTTCAGGTGGCGATCCTAGTAGCTTGGGTGCCATGGAAATAGCCGAGAACCCCGCTTTTACAGTAGAGGAACCAGAGCGAGCTAAGGCCACTGGAGAATTACAGAAACGACAGTTAGCTCTTAAGAAAGCTGGTTCAGCGGGTAAGACATCTTCTGGCAGCAAAGCGATAGCTTCAAGAAACCGTCCGAGTAACCAACATGGTCGGCGATCTAGCCCCCGTAGAGCGCCAAGTCGGAACTCTACAGAATCGAGCCAAATTTTTGATACTACTGAGGAAAGAGCTCTATTTTTACTTGACAATGAGGTCAAGTCTCAGTACAATGAGATCCGGTCTCATCTCGTAGCTCGTATCAAGACAGAGAAGCGCTTTGATTTTGATATGGCGCAAGCCTTAATACAGACCACCAAGGCTCGTATGATTTCTGTTCTTAAGGCCTATTCCAAGGCTGAATTCCTCAATGGGTTTAATAGTGTTTATGGAGACCCCTCGCGTTTACGCGTGAGCAAGGCCTCCCAGGATCTAGATTTTCGCGTAGAGCGCTTTGTCGGACGCCTAATGGAACAGATTATTAAACAGTTACGTCGGGATATTAAAGAAGATGGTTCAGATCTTCCGACTAAGCTTGCAGGTGTTTTTGATGCTTTGGAATTCCGAACGGATTTTATTCATCGTTCTGAATTAACAAAAGCAAAAAATTATGGCTTGGCTCTGGCTTATAAGTCACTTGGTCACAAGACGGCTTATATTATGGCAGTAGGTGGATGTAACGATTGTCGCAAGAAACATAATGCAGCAATCAGTCTAGCCGGTGTTACGTTGGACGATGTTCCTGCGTTGCACCCGAACTGTCAATGTACTTTAGCCATAGAACAAACTGAGCTAAACGAGGAGAGCGAAGAGCATGTCTAAATATAAGATTGTAGTTCGGGATACTATAGAACTCCAACCGGCACAGGTAGCTGACCAGAACAAGGTTATGTTGAAAGATTTCGACTTGAGTAATCAAAGTCTGGTTATCAAGGTCGCTGCAACCCATGCTGGTCGAGTGACAAAGAATAACGGTTTCTACTTGCCCGATAAGATGCAGAAGGGTGTAGAGACTTTTACCAAGGATTTCCAGAAGCCAGTTCTTACTCATCATGATGATCGCCAAGATCCGATTGGTCGAGTTGTAGCTGCGCGATATGTTGATACCTCGGACAAGGCCAAACAAATTCTGTTGAAGCAAGACACTAGGGGCGATCTCTTGAAGCGCTTCCTAGCTCTGAATGACAGCAAAGTTCCCTTTATTAAGAAGGTAGATATCTTACAGGATTATGGTAAGGTCTCAGCGCTATTAGACAATGAAGCTTACGAGGGTTTGGGTTATGCAGAAGTGACAGCTCGAATCTCGGATCCAGAGGCTATTAAAAAAGTTCGTGATGGCCGTTATCTCACAGTTTCCATTGGGGCTAGTTCTGATCGTGCCGTTTGCAGCGTTTGTTCTCAGGACTGGAGCGAAGAAGGACGCTGTTCTCATGCTCCTGGCGCTCACTATAAAAAGAATGACGAAGGCGAATGGATGGAAGACGAAAGCAAAACTCCATCTGTTGGTCGCGTTAAGTGTTTTTTGGTATACGGCGAATTATTCTATGATGAATTTTCGTTTATTAACCGTCCCGCCGATACTATTGCTAAGGTTATTGAGATCCAAAATGATGCCGGTGCTATTGATAGCATCGCGTTTGATAAAGAAGATTTTGAAAAAGTCGTTGCGGATTATTTTGTTTCGAACCTAAAATCGCAGACAATGATCAATTTGTCTGATTCCACGCAAACCAATTTGTTAGATACGATGAAAGAGGAGGAAACCATGACAGACAAAGTCAAGGAAGAAGAGCAACCTTCTGCCGAAGGTGCTCAGAACTCTGATAAATCTGAGAAAGGATTAATTGATCAGTTCGTTGATGGGTCTTTGAAAATTGATTCCGTTAAAGAACGTCAATTAGTTGTTTCATGGCACGATTCCTTGCACTATCAGTTTGACCCGTATAATGGTATGGAAAGCAAGTTAGCGAGTGAAGTTGCAAATCGGATGTCAACAGCCGACAAGGAGCTTCATGCCAAGTTACACAAGCTTGCCATCGATGATGGGTTCAGGGAAGATTTCCGTAATGGCCCACTTGATTCTACCCTGGAGCTGTTTGGTGTTAAAGATCCTGAGCAACCTGGTGAGTATTCTGAAGAGGATGCTACGAAGGAAAAGGATCCAAAGGAAGCTGACGTTAAGGATGAAACTGTAGAGGGTTCAGAGGCATCTGAATCTACCACGCCTGCGGTCGAACCCGAAGCTCAGCCAACGGGCGATACTCAGTTTGATTTTGAAACATTTGACCTCGACAAACTGAGTGACAAAGATTTCGCCGAGAAAAATAGAGACGTGCTCTATGATCTCATGATCGCTGAAATGGAAAGCGCTGTTAAAGATGGTGCCGTTTGGCATCGTCGCAATGGCGAACAGTTCAGTGTCGAGGATGCTAAGTTAAGCACAGCACAGAGGAAGAAGTTAGGTTCTAGCACTTTCTGCGGTCCCAATCGTTCTTTCCCTGTACCCGACTGTGCCCACGTGACTGCGGCTCGTAGACTGATTGGCCGGTTCAAAGCTGGCGAGTCAACTAAAGCCAAGGTTCTTTCTTGCGTAAATCGCAAGGCTAGAGCCTTGGGCTGTGACGCATCTACGTCGCGTGATGCTTATTCGGAGGAGAAGATCGAATCCCTATCCGATAAACAACTTGAGCAGCTTTATAGACAAATCGACACGGAGCTTGTGAAGCGAGATATTTGCCCGCTTGCCCCGGAGCTCGAAGAGAATACGAAGTTGCATAAACAGGTTGAAGAGTTGGAAGATCGAATCGATGCTCTTAAGAAAGAATTAGAGTTGGCCTGGCGCGATGCCGAAGAGGCTCAGTCAAGGTCAGCCGAGATTTTACAAGAACGTCATCGTTCTAAGGCTGTTCAGTTAGTCGACTTTAAATTGTTGGCTGGCGAGACAGTGGAGGACTACGAGCAGGCTGTTTCGGTTGAGACCGAAAAGTCCAGCGAAGTCCTAGACAGTTTGGTCAAAGAGTACCGTGATAAGACAGATCTGAGCAAGATTTCAGCTAAGCTGAATGATGGAACTGCGCGTATCCCCAAGGGTGTTGTGCAAGATCCTACTACTAGCACAGAGGACGTTGAGTCTGGTACCGAATCTTCTGAAAAGGCGAAGGCACAAAAAGAGGCTGACGCCCGAGAAGTGTATGTACGTTTTAAGCAACTGTCTCTTAAGAGTCTGAATGGCGCTAGGCGCTTTTATCAGACTATGGAATCTAGAGGATTTATCACTCAGGACTTGTTTAACAAGTTCGAGCAAGAAACTAATAAAATAAAGTAAGGAGGAGTTAATCAATGGCTATTGAACAATATACTGCCAAGCATCGTAAGTGGGATCACGTCGGTAACCTGACTCCGAACATTGAAGTGTCGGAATCAGTCCGAACTGGCAACGAGTATATTCCTGCACCGTGGCTTCCTGTTCAGCGTTTCGACAAGCATTTCGAAGATTATTATGTCGTTTCTGCCGGGAAAGCGGTTGGTTTTACTCGGGATTCTAATGGATTCGTAGTTCCTGCGGGCCTCGCGCTTGCGTGGGCTGCTGCTGGATCTGGCGGTACTACTGTGTTTTCCTATTCCGATCGAGATCTTGAAGAGCGTGTTATGGACATCAGAACCGGCCAAGCTTTGGCTGTCGGCTATACTGCCGCTGTAACTCGTGATCAGATTGAGACCGCGATTTTGGGAACCACGGCTGGTCCGTCTGCTACGAATAATCCGTTCTCTCCCCCCGCCGGTATTGCCCCTTACAATTACATCAAGCACCCCGGTGGTGATCGTCTGCAGAATCCTGCAGACCTCGAGTTTCATAATTACCGTCCCCAAGCGACTGTGGCGATTCTTCACGATCGTCATATCGAGCTTCCGTTGGTTCCGGCCCAGACTGCTACGGAGTCTTTAACGACTTCGGCGCAATGGACTTCAGCAGGTGGCGACGTTTATTACCGCCCGTTTACCAACCAGCCGATCGCTAAGCCTACGAGATTTTTGCCCTACGTGTTCTCTAACACGACCGTGTTCAAACTTGAACAAGATCTACAGGGTGATCTTCAGGCTAATGGTGATTATTTCGTGGATACGACCACTGGTCGTCTCTATCTATTTAATGACACCATCGATCCTACTGCGAGTGCCGCGACCTTGGGCACTGTGACCTATTACAACTACGCTTCAGCTCCGGCTTCTGTCGGAACTTTTGCAGCGTGTGTTGGTAATCTGCGTCCCGGTGACTATCTCAAGTGTGACGCGAATTCTAACCTCGCCAAGTGGATCAAGGGTACTGATGCTCCAGAAGAAATTCTGGCTCAGGTACTTGCCTTCCAATACTTCCCTCGCGGAGGTCTTGATAAGGTGCGAACCGCGTTCGATTTAGGCCGTCTCCATAACGCTTTCCCGTGGCCATCCTCGGGTCCAGGCGATTTTGATAAAGACGGTAAGCGCGATGCAATGCCCGGTTCTGCGTCAGAGGGTCTTCCCGCCAACGTCACGTACGCTGGTGCGGCCAACATCTCTGTTCGCATTAACTTGATGAAGTAATAAAGAATTACTTCCTATAATAAAAACAAAGTAAGGAGGACAGAGTAACAATGTCTAAGGAAATTAAAGAAGACACTAAAGTCCAGGACGATCAGACCAATGCTAAAGCGGATTATCGCCTTCGCCTTGCCGATATGGAATCGATTTGGCGCAATAACGGACGTGACCTCAATGGCAATCAGCACAAGATTCAAGATGCGTTGTCAACGAGTGATGCCCCGTTGCTGCTCCCCAAAGTTATTTCCAACATCGTCAAAGAAGAGCAAGAACCCCTTCTGGTTGGTACGTCGTTGCTGCAGAGAATTAATTACTCTGCTGGACGATCGATCACTTTCCCAGCCGTAGGCGGACTCGTCGCTGAAGACATCCCCGAAGGCGGAGAATACCCGGAACGTACGCTGAACATGGGCGGAGCTAGCGTGACTGCAACTATCGGTAAAACCGGTATCGCGGTCGCCGTCACTGACGAAATGCTTCGATATTCTCAGTTCGACGTCATCGGTATGCACTTGCGTGCCGCTGGCCGTGCATTAGCGCGACATAAAGAAGAGAAGATCTTCAACTATATCCGCTCGATGGGCGTTCCTGTTTTTGACAATCGTAACCCCACTCAGTCTTTACATGGTGTTACGCACGGTCGTAATGAGCAAGGTGCTGCAAACGGCTCCTTGATTATGGACGATCTTTTTGATGCATACGGTCATATTCTTACCCAAGGCTTCATTCCGAACACGCTTCTTATGCACCCTCTCACGTTCATTTCTTTCGTGAAGGATCCTACGATGCGTGCATTCATGCTCGCTTCAGGTGGTGGCACTTTCTTCGCCAGCTGGACGGGTAATGCAGCCACTCGGGCTCCCTGGGATAATTCGAACCAGAACAAGTTGGGCTATAGCTCGGGCCAGAAGCTCGTATCGCCTAATAGCCAAGGCGGCAACCCCTCGGGTTCCGTTCTCTCGGCTCTGGAAGAGTATTCTCAGACGATGACCAGTGCACCTCAGCTTCCGAGTTATTTCAATCTGCCCCTGCGCATCATTGTTTCCCCGTACGTGAAGTACAATCCCCGCACGAAGCTCACCGATGTTACGTTGTTTGATTCTTCGGAACTCGGCGCTTTGATCGTGGATGAAGACGTCACCACGGAAGAGTTTGATGATCCGACGGCGGATATTCGCAAGATCAAATTGCGTGAACGTTATGGTATTGGTATTTTCAATGAAGGTAATGCGATTGCTGTTCTGCGCAACATCAAGGTTGTGCCGAATGAGATCGTAACGCCTGCTCAGACCCAGATTCAAGTATCTGGCTCGATTGGACCTATCGATCCTGCGACTCCCGTAGTTTAATCTGATTTAGGCTACACGTTATTACACAGTTTTGGGGGATCTGTTAAAAATCCCCCAAAATTATAGGAGCTTATTATGACAAGTATTCTACAGCTCAATCCTCGTAAAGGTTTACCGTTTTGGTTTGTTGACTCAGAGATACATTTCCCTCTTGGGAAGGCTCGAGAAATCGATCTAGAGAGTTTGTCTGATGGTTATCGCTCTTTAGTAGAAGAGGCTATTAAGAATGAGACTCTCTTAGATTTGACTCCGAGGCCTGAGTTGTCTGCTGATGCAATAGCCGACATGGTTGAGGTATCTCCGATTGAAGAAGAATCGATAGGTCTCGATGGTATTCCGCCCATGGCTGTTGTTATTGCTAGGAAGATTCTTGATGGATCTATTGATTCGGTTCATAGAGAGCTCGCGGCAATTAATCCTTTGCAACGGATTCCATCCAAGATAGATATTATCAAGGCTTGTATCGCGGTTGAAGAACAATGGAAGAATCGTAAGTCACTTAAGGAGCAGCTAAGAGAAGAGCTGCGGACTTTGACGGCGGCTAGATTTTCTAAGATGTGTAGTGATATTCAGTCGCTAGTGGACACAATGCATACCGGTATCTCCGACGAAGTCGAAAAAGAAGTTACGATATCTCCTGTCAACCTAAGTGTTACTGAGGCAAGAGAAATTCAAGAAAAGGATAGTCAATCTTCCTAGATATGCGGGCTTGTACTAGATGTAATGTTATTAAAGATCTGGGGGATTTCTATAAGAATTCTAGGAATAAATCTGGCATAGATTGCTGGTGCAAATCTTGCCACTCTATTGCGAACAAGAAGTACTGCTTGGAGAATCGTGATCGTGTTAACACACGTAAAAGACTTTATGTTCTAAAAAATAAAACACGGATTTCGGCACAGAGAAAAGAATTTAGAAAAAATAATTCAGAATCTATTGCTGGTCAAAAATTACAATGGTCGTATGGTATATCGATATTAGAATATAACCATTTTCTTAGTTTACAGAATCATTGTTGCTGTATTTGCAATATGCACCAGTCTACTTTAAGTCAAAGGCTCGCCGTAGACCATGATCACAAAACGGGCAAGATTCGAGGTTTACTCTGTGGTAAGTGTAATAAGGGTATCGGATTATTCAAAGATTCGATCGAACTAATGAGAAAAGCTATTAATTATCTAGATAAAAAACAAGAGGGTGAATCTCGAAATGTCTCAGCCTAACATAGTTGAAGTTTCTCCTGGTGACAACGCAGATGGTGTTATCATCGGAGCTCCAATTATCATATTGTTTGACCGTGAAATCGATACGTTCTCACTGGAGGGTGGCGGTTTCGTTTTAACTGGACCAGATAATGATCGAATCCAGGGAGCCTTCCTAGGTCTTTGGGATGATCCGAGAACTAAACTTGATGATAATGTTCTAGCTTCACCAGGCTATGATGGTATTGTCAAGGGTACATGGAAATTTGAGCGTGTTGATGGTAACGGTAATTCCGGTGCCTATTATGACTATACCGGCGGTGGTAATGACTTCCGTCACAAAGCAACATTTACTCCTAACGAAGCTCTGTTTCCGACCACTATTTACACGGCATTCCTTGAGGGAGACGAGAATCTAGGAGATTCAATTCCGACAGGCGTACGATCTCGCACTGTCTTTGATACGATGAAGGGTGCTAATACTGGCACTGGTGAAGCCGAATATATCGGTGGTTATACTGGAGACGTTTCGGATACGTTCAACGTTCGTATCGTGCAGTCTGGCGAGGTGGGAGTTGCGGAGTTTGAATGGTATCGTGGCTCTGAGCCATTTACTATTCGTGGCCCGATCAAAACATCAACAAAACAGGTCTTTCTAGAAGACGGGGTTTATATTAAGTTTTTTGCGAATGGTCAGTATGCCGTAGACGATCTCTTCAACGTAGTAGTCAAGAAGGGCGATCCGGTTTCAGATAATTACAGATGGAAATTTACAACTGGCTCTGGATCCCTCCGAACGGTTCCGACTGTACAGTCGGGCAGTGTTTTACCGGGCGGATCATTGTTAGTGCCGGTTACAGCACCGTTACAAGTTGTCAAAATTACTCCGGATCTTAGAGCGACAAACTTAGATCCGTTTAAAGACTTTACAAATACAATTGTGGTAGAATTCAATAAGCCAATTGATCCTGCTAGTGTAACCGACGAGTTGATTAAGATATTCTCGGAACCAGTGAATGGCGATACCACAAACGAGAATATTCTTTATGCCGGTGAATTGAATAAAACGTTCACGGTAAATGGGAAACAGCTGATAATTCAGCTCTCCTAATCAATTATGGAGGTTGGTTGTGTATGGCAAGAAGTCAATTTCATCAAGTACAAACAGGCTCATCGTCCAAGGATGCTTCATATCTTGATGGGTTAACAGTAGCCCTAGATACAACTGCTGAAACCGCGAATGGTGTGACTCTGATTCCAGCTGAATCTGTAGCGTTCGCAGCGGCTGGTAACGTCGTTACATTCGGAACTTCTAATCCGCTAGCCCTGGGGGTAATTCCAGGTGACTTTGTTCGTATTGCTGGATCTACATCAGACGATAATGACTGGTTAATTTCAGCGGTTACTGCGACCACAGTAACGGTCGTAGGTTCTTTTGCTGCTGCAGATGGCGGTTCTGCCACTGGTCAAGTTATTACCGGTCGAGATTTATTGTCAGATTTGAATTTATTACGTAGCCAGGTTCGTAGAATTACTGGTGAACCGAATTGGTACGATGCTCCTACTATTGCAAACAATCCATTTTTTAATACTAAGAAGCTTTTATATGCTACCGAAAATAAGACAAACATATCAGTTCCAGCTGCTGGTTTTGCGGATATTTCTACTTTGGGTCTTACGCCATATGCAGACTCATCCGATCCAACGGACGAGGGTGTTTTAGCGAGTACTACCGCGCCGACCGCTGGTGGTGGATATAAATCTGAAGGTACCCATTGGGTTAGAATTACTGACGCCAGTTCAGGGGAACCAATTACCGTTAACGGTTTTGAGGTTTACGGTTATATAATTGTAGACGATTTTGACACTCCGACTACTGAAGAAGTTCACTTTGTTTATTTTGACGAGGTCGCGGATGCGGAAGTTCTGGTTACCAACCTGAGTACCCAACAAGCCGGTTCGTCTACTAATTTCGAAATTACCTATGTTTCAAGAACAAGCTTAGCAAATATTCCTGAGGATTTTGGTCTTTTTCCAACTCATCTCGAGATGCCCATCGACGTATCGGTTTCTTTACAGAGTGCATACATTGGTGGCAATACGATACAGTTATCGGATACCGAGGGCGATCTGATCGTGGAAACGGATGATACTGGTTCTGTAGCCAATATTATTTTCCGTAAAGATGGTGCCGTAGATAATTTCTTTGCTACCGATACTACTGCTAACCAGGTTGAGCTTGGTGCAGCAACGATCAGTGTCCAGTTACTTGGCAATACCGTTGTAACTACAGGCAACACTTTCAGTGTAATCAATGGTCAGTCCACCTTCGGTGGTAACGTTGATGCCAACTCCGGTCTAGATGTAAGTGGTATTACCAATCTGGGCGATGGGGGCGTAACCAACTACGCACGCTTTACTGCAGCCGGAGATCTTTCTTTTGTTGGTACGGCTGATTCGATCACGAAATCTGACGGTACCTTAGCCCTTGCAGTATCTGGTGGTACAAATGATTTAGATATTGACTCTGGACGAAACGTACTGATCGATGCAGTTTCGGCTTTTAGTATCGATGGTGCAGCTGCTTCTAATGTCAGCGTCACTGGTGCTAACTTGACTTTGTCTACTATAACATCGGGCAACGTTGCTCTTTCGGCAGCTGGCCTGTTAACCTTTAATGACTCATTCTGGGCTGGTGGTGGCGGTACTCCAGATCCATTACCTTTCGCGGATGCTGGTAATACGAACTTTATTGCTGATTTTACCACGGATCCTGTTTCGCTCATTGATGCCATTAACCAGGCTCGCTCAGCTGTATCTAACCATTTTAATCAAGCTGATTCGATACCGGGTGGTACAATAGCTAATGCGAACGTAACGATTCCTGGCGGGTTCTCATATATAGATGCTACGGATTTTGTGGAAAATTTTGTGTTTTTTGTTAATGGCCAGAAGATGCGCAATGGTGCTAATGCTGCGGCCAACTTTGATTGTTACCCAGGAACAACTTTGACAACTGTACGTTTCGAATTTAGAATTCAACCTAATGACACACTGAGTGTATTTAAGTTTACACCATAATTTTTATAGGAGTTAACCATGTTTGACAAAGATGCTGGTTCGGATGCTTATAAGGATTTAGAACAAAAAGGTCTTCGAGAATTGCTACATTCTACGCTCGACCCCATTGCCGATAAAGCTATGGATGCCAAAGAAAAGGCTAGTGGTCGAATGGAAGGCCTAATGCAGGCCATTGAGGTAATTAAGAATGCGGCTTTTCTTGCAGGGCGTGCGACAGGTCAGGCAGAAGTTCTCGAACAGATGACTAAAGATATTCGAAACCGACTTGCCGCCATTGACGATAAATACAAGAAGGCGGAACAAGGAGAAAAGTCAGATGGGGCTTTGGAACAAGTTAAAGAATCTGATCAAAAAACCAGTCGAAGTCGTCCAGGTCGCAGAAAGACCGGTTCTCCCTAGGCCGAATTTCCCTGTCTTAAAAGACAAGGATTCTATGACTGCTTCGCAGATACGTGTTTGGACACGGAAGCAATACTTAAAGGATAAGCGCCGTGGCTAGAACTCAATATAACGAAGGTCAGATACGCGACGCAGCGGTTGTTGAGGAGATCGAATTACTGTCAGATGGTACTGACAGTATGACGGGTCCTTTCAGTATTACGGCTGTGAACGGAACTTCTGAACAGATTACTGTGAGCTCGGGTTTTTTTGTTATTGATCGTGTTGCGCCTGGTGATAAAGTTATTATAGCGGGTGGTACAGTTAACGATGGTACATATACTGTTGCTACCGTGGTTGATGATGACAATATTACGACTGTAGAGAACCTAGCCAATGCCGGGGCCGGTGGTACTTGTGAAATATTTTTTCCCCCTGGTTCTGAAAAGGTTGGGGTAGAAGATCCGGGCGTGGGGTATACCCACTCTGGGACTTATCAGACCCTACAGGATCATATTTCCGATGCAGTAGCACATGCTGGTGGAGGGGCACTAACACCCTCGTCACATAGAACGCTCGACCAATTAGTTCATGATATTGCCGAAGATGCATTTACGGAAATTGCATACACAGGGAATAAAGTTATTAGAGAGACCATATGGACTGATAATACTATGGTGCTCAAAATTAGAGAGACACTTATCACCTATACGGGCAACAAGGTCGATGACGAGACTATAACTCAGTATGACGGTGTGGGTTCTCCGGTAGAGGTTTTGACAAAGAGTTATAATTATTCGGGGAATAAGATTGTAAGTATTGACGAGGTGTTAACGTAATGCCAATAGCTATACCCCCTATAGTTCCTACCATAGAAAATGAAGATAATTCTATTGCCGCTGGTGCTACGGAAGTACACACTCAAATTTCCCTTCCGTATATTTTTAATGGAACTTTGTGGGTTAGGCAACAAGGAACGGCAGATGGGAAAACAAAGGTTGCCAGTTTTTCAGAAGCTTTAACTAGGTATAGCATAGGTATTCCTATTTATCATTCGGGCGCAGTGGCAGTTAATTCGACAATTTTTGCTATGCGCAATCCGCTTGCGGCTACAAAATCGGTTTACATAGAGGAAATCTTTTTGACATTTGGATTCGACGCAGCTACGCCTTTGATTAGAACATCCGTGGGTTATTATCTTGTGAGATTCTCGGCGGCTACCCCTACCGGTGGACTTGCTTTAACGCCCGAGAAGCTTGATTCGTCGGATGCTGCTACGTCGATAACTGATGCAAGAGTCCTATCAACTGGTACTGGCCTTACAACTGCTGGGGTTACCTTTAGTACCGCCGTAATTAGTTACCTAGGTTTACCAGCTGTTAGTGGTGCTGTCGAAAGTTTTAAATTTGCCGGAGCTGCGATCAAGCTTGCACCCGGAGAGGGTTTTGCTATCCGCTTAGCGGCAGCCTCTATTGCTGGCCAATCATTGAGTGGCAATATGTATTGGAGCGAAAGATAATGAATAGCAATACTAGAGGCGTAAGTTGGTCATATTTTAAGAGTCTTATCGACGCCGGAGCCATGCAATGGCAGTGGTCAGAGGGAACCCTACCGGATAATTCCTTCGGACTTTATATTTTATATGGAAATTATGGTTCCATAGCCCTTGAAGCTCAGATAGTAAAAAATAGTAGTGCCGAACACTTAGATTTTGAAAATAATTATAAAAATTCTTATTTTCTAAGAGTTAATCCAGTTCCAGATGTTGGCGGCAGTGCTGTTTTAGATGCTCTTAACGAAGAAATAGTGCTTGCTGTTAACGGCCAATCTAGCGTGTCTTTCGAGATAGTGGGCACGTTGACTGGTACCTTGTCTTTAACTGCCTCTGTAGATCAGGGTTTAACATGGATTGCCGTACCTGCATTCCAATTGAATCCGGGGGCTACAGTAAATTCTATAGCGGGTCCGTTTCCAAATATATTAGTTTTAGGTGCCGGTGGCTTTAGTCATGTTCGATTAAGAATGACTGCTTTTACTTCTGGTTCCGTAGCTGTTTCCTGGCGCTACAGTATTGGTACCAATATGTATCATGTATTTAGTGGGGCTGCGCAAGCCTTTAAAGCTTGGGCAGAATTACATGACGGCTCCGGGAATGCTATTACTTCTACGGTCAATGGAGCTAAGCGACAACTAGATGTAACTCCGGCAATGCTAATAGATCGTTCTGGTAGTGGTACTATTACAACCCTGAATGGAACGGTTACAGCTAATACCCAGGGCTGTGCTTCTATTATATTCAATGTGCTAGGAACCTGGGTTGCAACCATCGGTGTCGAGGGAACTGTAGATGGTACTAACTGGTTTTCAGTAATTGGACTAGATCAATCTCAAGCGGTATTTGCTTCTTTTTCGGGTACTAATACGCGTGTTTATGTGAACTGTGCGGGGTTTTCACAGATCAGATTAAATGCAACTGCTTTTACTTCTGGCACAGTGAACGTTGCTTGGAATGCAAACGGATCTGCTCCTGCGGTATTCCAGGTTTGGAATACAAATGCAGCAAGCTTAAAAGTTCAAGCAAGGCTACAAGACAGTTTAGCCAATAATATTACCACGCAAGCAAATGGTTCTCAGCGAGCTATGGATGTGGGAGTCAATGTTGCTGGTGTGCAGGTTGATCCGAGATCGATTAGAGCCCTAACTGCTTCAGACGTGGTTACAGTTTCCCAACCGACCGCCTCTGCACTGAACGCCCAAGTAGTAGGAGAAATTGCTAGTGATGCTGCGGATTCTGGGAACCCAATAAAAATTGGATATAAGGCAGAAAGTGGATTTCCAGCAGCGGTAGCTGATAGTGATCGAGTAGATGGAAATGCAGACTTATTTGGACGAGCTAGGGTTGTTGTCCATCCAGATGATAAGCAACGATTAGGTGTTTATTATTATTCGACGGGAACTCTACTTGTTCAAGCAGCAGCTGATGGTGCTCTTGTCGGTAGATGTTGGTTAATTAATCCTGTAGGATCTGCTGTGACTGTACGTATTAGAAAGATTATTTTCACTTGCCAGGTTGGTTCAACAATGGTAACAGCCACAAGTCCCCGTATTATTGTTCAAAGAGTTACATTTACAGGTACCGCATCCGGGGCAACTGTAGCCCCAGCATTACGTAGATCAACAGATGCGGCCAATGTGGGTTCTTTAAGGACAGCCAGCACGGGTATGACTTTGACAGCGGGAGCTACAGTGCATGAATTCTTACCAGTAGCATCGCAAACGGCAATTGGATGTACGGCAGCTGGTAGACAAGAAATGGATGCATTTTTGGAAGACTATATTGAACTAGCTGCAGGTCAAGGGTTGGTTATTAGACAGCCTGACGCCGGAACTACCGCAGATACTCGGCGTTTTGTCATTAGTATTATTGCTGAGGAATTTTAATTATGCAAATCAATAAAACCTGGGCTGAATTTAAATCTACGATTTCTACAAAAAAGATTCAATGGATTTATGAAGAATCTGATGATGCTTATTTTTTATATGGAGTTCTAGGACCATTTAATTATTACGCCAGTGTTCCCAAGGATGCTGGTGAGGATTGTATGGATTTTGAAACAAACTATAAGAATAAAACACGTACTGCAATTCAACCTATTTCTAAGGATGGTTTTTCGATTCTTACTGAGCGTAAAAGTTTTAAAGATTCGAGCCGATCTTTTGTTACACCAGATTTCTCGGACAAGTCGACTTGGTACTATGATGCCGCACGCATAACTGATGAGGTCGGTTTTACTTCTGATAATACAGCGTATATTTTTGGTGCAGACAAAGTAGTAATTGATTTATCTAGGATTTCAGATCGTAACGATTGGCAAAGCCGTAAAATAATTGTTAAGAAAAATGATATCGTTATAACTGCTGGTTTTACAATCAGCCTAAATGAGTCTTCTCCGCAGCAATCTAGTATTATTTTTGATAACACCAATGATTCGGAAGATGTAATAAAGGTTACATATAGCTATGCTCAAACTAGCAAATTTGAGTTGACTCCAGCGGCAGGCAAAAAGATTTCCTTTGCTTACGTGGAGACTCAGTTTACCGTTGGTACAATTCTTACAGATATTCTAAGATTTGAACTTGTTTTGAATAATCCTAATACGGGGAACGCCGATTACGTGGCAGGGTTTTACGAGTATTGCAGTGCTAAAGACTACATGAATAAGGGTAATCACGGGGCGGTTGTGAGTCCGTTCGGTGAGTTGACGAAAGATGTTATAGTTCTTCCTTGGGATTATCAATCTGGATATACTTTAAAACCAGTTGGAGATGCTACGACTAATCCTGCAAGTGGTGAGTTCAATAAGATCAGAATTTATCTTAAGCAGGATCTTCCTTATACTGAATGTGAACTTGCAACTGGAACCTTTTACTGTTTTATAGAGGATCTAAATGTCTAAAGAAATCGATTTAGTTCTTTCTGGTTGCGGGGTAAGATTGGGGGCGCACATAGGTGCTATTAAAGCTCTTGAAGAGTTGGATTACAAAATTGTACGTATTTGCGGTACTTCTGGTGGTTCGATTGCTGGTGGAATGTATGCCACGGGTATGCCCATCGAAGATCTATGTAGGGAAATCAAAAAGATCGATTTCAAAAAGCTAAGAAAGTTTTCTGTGCTAGGCCTAGTCAGTAACTATGGTTTATATTCTACTGATAAAATCAAAGAGTACATAGATCGTATAACTGGCGGGATGCTTATGCAGGAATTACAAAAAGACTTTTATGCTTGTGTAACAGAAGAGTCCCGTGGTCTAGTTGTGTTGAATAAAGAGAATTCGGGCCTTCATACTCTGGGTGAAGTTGTTGCCGCCTCTAGTGCTGTTCCGTTCTATTTTCAGCGCATACAATGGGAAGGTGCCGGATTCTTGATTGACGGCGGTTTGCTAAAGAATTATCCCATCGATGTTTTAGATCAGCAGAGAGACGTAGTTGGATTACACATACACCGCTCAAGACCTAAGACTTATGTTGCTAGTAAGAACATCGTGGAGTTTGTAAAGCATCTTGCTACTACGGTCGTTGAATCAATCGAGCGTGAACACGTTGAAGATGCCCATTGGGCAAAAACAATTCCTATACTTGTGGATGGGTTTTCTCCACTAGACTTTGATATGACTAAATCACAGAAGTCGCGTCTTGTAGATATAGGATATGAAAGTGTGATGAACTGGCATGAGCGTCAGCGTTAGAGAACCCATTCTAACCGGTATCAATGGAGTTAATAAGAACTTCAATACCAGTAAACCGTATAAGGTCGGGACTCTGAATATTGCTCAAAATGGTCAGGAGCTTTTAGTGGGTTTTGATTTCCAGGAGACGGGTGGAACTGGTTTTAAAACCTTGAATCCTCCATTTTCTTCGGATTTTTTATTAGCTGAATATGAGATAGATGTTGTTTCCGGATTTGTAACTCAAGAAACAACTTGGAAGATTAATACTCCGTTCTATTTCAAGCATATGGCCGATGTTGGTTTGGCTGTAAGTATTCGTGTTTTTGATTCTTCTACCGGATCAGAAATCTTGGGTTTTAATCCGATGATAGAAGAGCAGCCAGGGGTATACAAATTTACCTATACTCCAACTGCACTGGGAGAGTTTTATGCGGTTATGCAAGATGCGGCAAATTTAACTACGACCGTACACGAACTACATGTCCAAGAGTTAGACTTGAACGACATAAAAGATCAATTGGATCAGATCCAAGCTGGCAATATCGGTAAGCCACGAATTGAACGGGTCGACTAAGGGGAGGGATAATATTGAGTGATGCAGTACTAAGAGGGCAGCCTGTAACAATCAAAGTTGTCTTTTTTGATGCTGGGAATAATCCCATTGATCCCACGGTGGGTCCGTTCGTCGATGTTTTTCCTGCGGGCAAGAATCCAAATAATCCGAGCACGGTTGATGCAGATGCTAAGATTTTAGATGCCTCTATGACTTCGCTGGGAAGTTCAGGTCAATCAGGTAATACATTTATCATACGTACCGGTGTTGGTAGATACGAATATACGTATACAGTTCCTACAGATCCGGACGATGCCCCGCTCGGAAGCTGGTACACTAGATGGAATGGTACCGTTGACTCTCAGCCACTGGGTGATGTTTTTGCCTTCGTAGTCATAGGCGGCGGTAGTATTGGCGCCTCCCAATTGTATCTTAATAACCGAGTAAATGTTTGCATCTTGGCGGGCGTTAAGGCTCTAGATGGTAGTACAATGCTCGAAGAAGATTTCTGTTCTTATTATACCACTACATACAACCCGCTTTACTGTAGTGCTCGCAAGATGAGAATTGACTATGGAACCTTTATCCGAGAGATTCCAGATGATACTCTAAATCTCTTGATCTTCGAAGCTAGTATTGAAGCAGATGCTTTCACGTTCCGAGCTCCTAATCCTGGACGCATGGCTTTTTTCCGCCACGCTCGTAGACAGTTTGCTTGTTGCTTGGCGGCAGTTAATTTGTTATCTAATCAACTCGATAGTACGGGTGGCCGCAAACAGCTAGGTGATCTATCTATCGAAGCAGGCGGTGTTGCTACCGGTCCAAACAATTCAATTACGGTTTTGCAAAAAGCCATAGACTGTATGACGCGATGGCGTCTCATACTGCAAAACGGTGGAGAAGGTTTTAATCTTAAAGCACAGGGTGTCGTTAAAGGTGAAAGTGATCCTGATCGTCCGCTGATTGGTAGGCTGTGGGGTACCGGTGGTTCTCATGCTGCAGACCAGGTGCCAGCTGCTAATGCTAAAGCTATCCATTCTGGTAGCCGACGAGGTCTTAGAACATACTCTCCAAGACATTCTATGTTCGATCCCAATTCGGATAATATCTTTATAGGCTCAGGTCGCTTAGTTAAGAAGAGGTTTTTCTAATGGGAAACGATCTTGATTTCTATCCAGATCCACCCGTTGGACAGGACGAAAACGGCTTATTCCCTACGGCTTCTATTCGAAAAGAAATTGATTTAAGGCAAGAGCTTAAGGATATTCTATACGGTTCTGCGAGTCTTTTACCTCATGGGCAACTAGGACTTTTGAGGCGCATGAGAAAGGACGATGCTGGCAAGCTCATACCTTGTCCCTGCGTTGACCCTTTGACCGGAGAAGGTGACCGTGACTATCTTTGTCCGGTCTGTCTTGGCGAGTCATATCTGTGGGACGAAGAGTACATAACGTTCTATAAGACTGAGGTCGCTGGCCGTGAAGTTGCTTTTGCGGGCAAGGAGATTAAGCATCAGGGTGGTATCCTGAATGTTAAAACAATTTTGTTCTACATGGAGTGGTTTGTTAATCCTACGGAACATGATCGTATTATCGAGCTTGAATTGGGGCTCGATGGCGCACCGCTAAATCCTATTAAGCGCAAGCAGGTCAATGTTATTACTACTGCTCAGGATTATAGGTCAGATTTTGGTAGAGTTGAATATTTTAGATGCGCTACATACGAAGACGAGGTAAAGAGTGGCTGGCAGCTCAAATCTTAGACCGGACCTTAAGATACCGGAAGAGCTTTTAAACGAAGATCCTATCCTCGTTCAGAAGCTTAATTGGGCCGGTGGTTTGTGTTCAGGCGGCATTGCACCGTCTATCCACGGAGTGAATCCTCGAGCTACAACTCCTGGTGATGCCAAGGACATTGTCCAGTTCTTTGAGTTAGTTCAGCAAGTTGTGAACGATAAGATGGATCGTGAACAGATTGATCCTGAACAGCGTGTTTTATTCGTCGAAGAGTTCCCGCCTCAGGATATGAGAACTGAGGTTATTACGTTCGGTTTGGTGAGTCGTCAGCCAGGCCAAACAAGTGCTGGCCCCATAGATCTTGATGCTAACCGGCGCGAGATGCGCCCGACATTTAGACAAATGGTAGAATCTGATGATCCGGGTTATAAAAACATTATTGCCGGGCAGTGGTTTGACAATATAGTTTCGTTCACTTGCTGGGCTAAGACTAATAAGGTCGCAAATTGTAGAGCGCTTTGGTTTGAAGATTTAATGATTCAGTATAATTGGTTCTTCCAGTACTCGGGGTTGCCGCGTGGTGCGATATTCCTGAATCGCTTGGAAGATACTAAGGATGAACAGTCAAGTAACAAATTGGTAAAGCGTGAATTAAGATATCATGTTAGAACAGAAAGATTGTATACGATCAGTCAGAAAACTTTGACTGAACTGGTTATCAAGCTTCATTCGGGTGAAGTGGGCTCGCTTAAGCAGAAGTAACCTCTTACAAACTTCCTAATCAATAGAAAAAGGAGGAATTTGGAAAATGGCATTCGAAAACTTACCTGGGATTATCTCCAACAAGTTGGATGGTAATTTGGGCCTTGCTAATCTTAGCAATGCCCCTAAAGTCTTAGTCCTTGGTACTTCGAGTAAGGGCCGTTCTGATAACGTATTTCCCGTACGACGCAGTCAAGATGCATCCGCCGAATTTGGTTCTGCGGGTACTCTCTTGCGTGGTATGTTTGAAACCAGAACTGCCGGAGCCGAGAACATCCTATTGTTCCGTCTTGGTGCTACCGCTGCTTCACTGGCGCACGTGGGCGACAGTACTGGCTTAGCTGGTATTCTCATCGAGACTCTGGAAAAGGATGACGAGGCCGGAGCCCATTTTAGTGTTATATGGGACGACTCGGATGGACGCCTTCAGGTCTTTAACGAAGCTGGAGCTCTAGTGTTCGACAATAACCCTGCTGATCCGAATAGTCGAATAGACATCGGAGAAGTGGTTGTGTCGGGCGTGCGGGCATCTGGCGGAGGTCCTGACATTGGTGGCCCATCTGCTCCTGTTGCACTAGAAGACGTTACTGCCACTGGTACGGTCTATACGGCTGGTACCGATGGTTTGAATCCGTCTCTTATGGAACAGTACGAATCGTTGTATCAGGCTTATGACTTATTGGAAAATCAAGACGCTGATATTATTATTCCAATGAACGTTTATCTCGATAGTCCTAATGTCATTGATCAAGGGAATGGTGCGACTACCATTACACTTCCTGGCGTTAATCAATATCCCCTTCCTGGCAGTCCTAGTGATGCCCTCGGTAAACTCTTCGTTGAAGAGTTCCAAGGTCAATCCTGGTTCTTTTGGGATACGGATAATGATGGCGATGCTGAAATTTGGCCCACACAGGGTTCCGCTAGTGCGACTACAAAGATTAACGGTGATCCCCTGACGGCGGCTGATTTTCATGAAGTAAACTTTGCGTATCAACTGGCTAATTTTTGTTTTGATACGTCTGAGAATAGCGTCGAGATGACAGGAGTTATTGGTGTTTTACCGCCCAAGAGCTTTGCATTAAAGGACATTTCTACCTGGATTGGTACTCAACCCACCCTCCAGCAAGCTGACAATGGCTCGACTAGCATTGCCGGTCCTGCGGATAACGGCACTGGCCTACTTGGTAACAAGTTTATGGCTGGTCGTTTCGGTTATCGTGCTAGCGCTGGTTTCGGTGGATTTATTAAAACAGACTCTGGCTTTATTGATGGAGCCGAGCTTAAAGATGAGAACGAGCATTTTGTTGACATGGGCAAGCATATTAGCGTTGTTGCTCAGTGGGCAACTGCCTTCACTCCGTTTGACCCAACTGGCTTTGGTCAGACTGTGAGCATGGCGAGTTATTATGGTGGTCTTTACTCGACACTGCCCCCTGCAAGCGCCCCGACTAACAAGTCGGTTGCCAGCGCTACATTGCCTTTTAGGGTATCGAATACGAACTTGGACAGATTGTCTAAGTTTCGTTATGTAACATTTCGTCGAAGCCCTACAGCTAACATTGTTGTAACAGATGCTCCGACCGCTGCTCGTCCTGATTCAGACTACCAGAGACTTAGTACTATGCGCATTGTGAAAGAAGTTATCGATGCGATTCGTAGATTCGGTCAGCCCTTCATTGGTGAACCCAATAATGCGGCTCAGCGAGCTGCGCTTCGCACAGTGCTTGAAAATGCACTTAACAGTCTTCTCAAGGCTGGTGACCTGCAGAGATACGCTCTTGAGATTATCTCTAATCCTGCAGATCAAGTGCTCGGTAAAGCATTCATTCAGCTGGACTTGGTGCCAGCGTTTGAATTGAGACAGTTAACAGTTATACTTTCGTTGGCTGCTCAATAAGTTAAAAATAAGACAAGGAGGAAGGAATAATGGTTAATAGAGCCCCTACAACTAGCGCGTTCTCGCGCAGTTATAATTCGTTCTCGGGACTAGACATGAGGGCGACGTTCGGGCACGCTATCATTGGCGAGCTTCAGGGTATCTCCTACTCTATCACACGTGAGAAGGCTCCTATCTATACGATGGGTAGTGCTGATCCGCGAGCTTTTTCTCGTGGTAAACGTGGTATTGCAGGAAGCCTTATCTTTATCATGTTTGATCGCCATGCGTTGCTAGAACAGATGCGAGTGGCAGGAGTTACGTTCCAGTCGGACAAGGATGACATTCGTCCCAATTTCCGCCGAGACGACTCCGACCCCTTGAATCTGAGTCTTACGTCAGCTTCAGCTAGACGAGCCGAGACACCGATCGGTGGCGCAGGCGTTGGCTTGAGTGCTGCTCAACGTGCTCAGCAGGAGAGTGCTTCACCAGCTGGTGACGCGGGTGCAGATCAGGAACAAGCTCTTCCGTGGTACTCTGACCAGATTCCTCCGTTCGATATCACTCTTTCAGCAGCTAACGAGTATGGTGCTTTAGCTGTAATGCGAATCTTTGGAGTTGAAATTCTGAACGAAGGATACGGAGTTTCCATTGACGACTTGGTCTCTGAGCAACAGATGACTTACGTTGCTCGTACGATCTTGCCGTGGCAGTATATCAACAACGAACAAGCTACTCAGACCGGATTGGCTCCAAGCGGAGCTTAATTATGGATATTCTACAGCCGTCCTAGGCAGGCTGTAGTTTCTATAAGAGAAGTGGGTGGCCCTTCGGGGCCACCCATATTCTCACTCGATTCAAGGAGTTTTAGTTTTATCTGTCGGGAAGCGCTGTTTCTATACCCATAAAACTATCCGTAACAAGCTGACTTTGTGAACGGAAACGGCATATGTAATGGGAGGAACAGAGTCCCGGCAAAAACAAAAGATCTAACGGTTTGCATAATGGGATCTTCCGGAGGAGGCGTAAATGGCTAATTCTCAGGTTATAAGTACACCTACTGTAACTTTCGATCGGGACCGTGAACAAAAAAATGGAAACATTTTCACGGGCAAGAACTCCTATAGCGGAGCCGACATGCAGGCCATTGTTACGATCCCTGGCAGTCGTAGCAGTATACCCGATTCTGAAGTTAGTAACCTTCGTGATACTATTTCAGTTGAAGAAGAGAAACTTGATCGGCTTAATAAGAGTCTTAGTAGCCTGTTCAATTTACAAGAGCAAGCCCTAGCCGGTAATAATACAGCAGAGTTTAAGCGCTTAGGTCGTCGTCTTCTAACAACTTCCGCGTTGCGAGACCGTCAAGAAGACCAGGTTCGTATACTCAGTGAGCGTCTCAATCAGATTACTCGAGAGCGCATCAAGGAGAAGCAGGTCAAGGTTCTTGGCGAGCTGACTACTGTTTCTTATTCTATTCACAGGGAAAAGTTTCCTGTTAGATCCCTGGGTGCAGTTTATCCCAAAACATTTACTCGTGGTCCTCGTACTATAGCAGGCAGCCTCATGTTTGTAGTGTTTGATAAAGCCGTTCTACACGAGCTTCTCAATCCAGATAAGAGCGAGATTGAGTACTATAATCGTAGTACGACTCTCGCAGACCAGATCCCACCCTTTGACATTATTGTCAACTTCGCCAACGAGCTAGGCAGCTTGTCCCAATTGATCATCTACGGTGTTGAAATCCAAGATGAGGGCCAGGTCATGTCCATAGATAACATGGCTCTTGAGAACACGATGCGTTTTGTTGCTAGGGATATCGATCCTATGCGTCTTACTGGTGCTAGACAATTAACTACCATGTCCGGTGGGGACGTTAAAATAGGCGCCTTCAAAAGCACTGATTTACTTAATAGCGATTTTTACAAACGGATTGATTCAAGGTATAATCCTTTTGCCTAAGGAGTCATAATGGGTGTCGATAAACAAAATCAGAACTTTCAACAGGTATATGACTTCGATCACTTTGCCGGATCGCAGGTAGGCATTTTCATTGGTGATGTTTTTATAGATGATATCTCCTCGATTGGTTGGTCCCTCACGCAAGGCAAGAAGCCAATTTACGGCTATGCCAGTTCAAATTATGATCGTGTAGCACCCGGACAGGTTTTAGTTCAGGGTTCCTTCACTCTGAATTTTAAAGAACGTGGCTATCTGTTTGTCATCCTGGAGCGGTATAATCGCCTATTGAATAGTGCTAATAACCCAGATGGCAATAGTCCACGAGTGGGTGACCTGGGCGAATTGGATCTTCGGAAAAATATCGAGCGCATGGTCGCCAGTTCGGAAGTCCATCCTAATTTTGCCTATGACACAAACGATCTGAGGTTTCTCGCTAATCTAAACGAATTACCCGACAAGGACTTTGAGACCATCGCTGGTATGTTTGAAGATGTAGCATGGGGCGAGGATCCTACAGACCTGGCTAATCGCAAAGCTGGCAAGAATATTAAACCTGGGGAAGCTCTTCCCGTTGATAGCAAAGGTACAGTTATGGTTCGTCCGGATCAGTTTCCGCCGTTTGATATTGTGATAGGCTACGGGGATGTCTTCCGTGAGAATCCGAGTGGTGGCAAAAAACAGCTACAAAATAGTACTTCTAAGCGTATCTATAATGTTGATTTAATTGGAGAATCTCAGATTATTGAGGTTACAGGTGCTCCCATCCAAGAGCGTTATGACTTCATTGCTCGTACAATTCTATAGTATTGACTTCTGTTGCTTTCCGAGTTAGAATATCGATAAGTTCTTTAACGGAGGAAAAACATGAATACACCTAAGAAATCTACGGATTTCAAAAAGCTGGGCATCAATCCGCTACCCGCAGGTAGTCTAGGTGATCCATTGAAAACTTGGAACCCTGCAGATCCTAATAGTAAACCTCCTGGTTTTGATCCTCTTGAGGATAATTCGTTCCTGTCTCAGTTAGAGGAAGAAGCAAATCCTATTACCAAGCTTCCCAATGCACCCAAAGTCAGACCTAGTGTGGGCACTCCTGTATATCCTACACAAGAACCAGTTCAGCCAGAACCTGAATCGGAACAGCAAGGTGCAACTCAGAATGCTCCAAATATGATCGAGTTTATTTCGAGCATGAAAGATGGACCGAGTCGTTCTCAAATTGATGCCTGGAAGAGTGAATTTCCTGAAGTGAGTAGTGCGTTTTTTGCTGAAGATGAAGTTTATGTTATTCGACCGTTGTTACGCCAAGAGTGGAGGCAACTTAATTCGGACGAAAAGGTTGCCCAGAACTTTGAGCGTCTCAAGGAACAGGTCGTTTTCAAGTGCGTGTTATGGCCTCGTAAAGCTCCAGAACAGCTTGCAGGTCAGAAAGCTGGAACCCTAGATACTTTATATGAACAAATTATGGCGCTTTCGAATTTCATTCCCCCAGATGTCGCCATCCAGCTTGTAGCACGTCTCTAACCTTCAGGTGAAAATTAAGTGTTGCAGATCGTCACAGACAAGCTCAAGCACGAGCACATGTACACTATTACCCTTGGTCAATGGGAACCAAGTGTTAGTGTAAGGTTTACCTTATTAAACTGGCGAGAATATAAGGCCCTATCGGAACTCTTGTCTTTTGGTTTTCCAGGTATCTCAATCGAAGAGATTATCTGGGATCGTTGTGTTTTGGATCCAGCATTAAAAGATCCCCAGACTTGGGAGAAGATGAATGCTGGTATTATAGCTACGGTATCTAGTGTTATTTTGTATCTTTCAGGATCGTCCACTCTTGACGATCTGAATGTGAAACTTACTAGGCACCGTGATAATATTCTTGTGGATCCAATACAGCAGATCACTATGTTTATTTGCCGTGCCATGCCCGCTTACAAGCCTGAAGATTTTGAGGACATGCCGTGGCCCAAGGTTTTAACGCGACTAGCTCAAGCGGAAAAAATCCTTTTGGACCGTGGAGAGATTCAGTCGCCATTCAAGTGGTTGCCGCCCGAAGAAGCGGAAGCCATGAAGCAATCTAATTTTACCGATGATAACAAGGGCATTGCTGAGATTTAATCCTATCTTATATTCCCGCCTAATCCCTAATAACTGATGCCCTTCTCAAGTATACAACAGAGGAATAGCTGGCTACAGCAATACGTCCAGCCAGAAGTTCAGCGCCTAAATCGTCAGGCGCCTGATCCGTATTGGTACGCCCCGGGTACCCAAGATTACATCCAACAAGACTCTAGCGGAATGCGCAACTTTCTTCTCGGTGCTGGTGCCGTAGTAGGTGCTGGTTTTATTCCTATCCGTGGTGGCCAAAGGGTTTGGGATGTATATCACAGGTTAGCCTTCCAACTAGAAGAACGAAGTCCTCGTGGTGTCTTACGAACCTTCGGTGGATCACAGCTGTTACAGTCCATGGCTCGGCATCCTGCCAAGGATATGTTGATCGATCTTTTACCCACACAGAACGCCAAGGCTATAACTCGCGCCGCAATGGCACAACAGGCTCAGTATTATAGTAAGCTGACTGGTCGTGACATGGGTGAATTCGGCCAGCTGATCTTTAAGCAAGGCAAGCTCTTTGGTAAAAAACTAGGACAGGAAGCTGAAGAATTGCTTCTTGGTAATGCTACCCTGTTGCGTAAACAGCGAGGCACCCTAGCCGCGTCGTACGTAAATAGCCTGGGCCTTCCAGCTGCATTTACAACCGAGCGCAACATCGTCATAGGTGCCGGATCTAGGGCTTCTTATTGGAGCCGCTTAGCGTCTGCCTATGCAACAGATACTCTACAAAAAGTAAACAATCTGGCTCGAGACCCGTTCCTGGGTATGTTGCCTGATCTTGAGGTTAAGGGCCTTGGACATGTCGATCAGATCTGGCAATCAATTCGTGGCTGGAAGCCATTAAAATCTTTAGGCTCACATTTCAGACCTTTTGATTTTGCAGTTGCACCTGGTCCTGCGCACAAGATGATGGGTGCCTTCGGTGCCAAGCTGGCTTCGAGGGTTGCCCTGGGAGCTGCTGCTTACACTGGTGCTTCTTTCGTTACCAAGACTTTGTTTGACGAGACTCCATTACAGCTGGTCGCAGACATGTACGTCGGGGCTCGTAAAGTTCGGGCTATGGTCGGTGATGCCATTGGTGCTACAGAGGCCAATAAAACTCGCGAACAAGCAGCACCTGGATCTACGAGTATAGCTGCTGTTGCGGCTATTCCTACTTCGTTCTTCTTGACTGGTTCGGCAGTAGCTTGGGCTCGTAGAGCCGTGGCTAAGGATGCAACCATTGCGACATGGGCCGCACAAACTACCCATAGCATCTTGCCTGCTTTTGCGCACAAATATGCACAATATCTCCCGGGTTCTGTTTCAAAGATATTAACTAAGGGTCGGACTATGGCTTCTGCTTATGGCTTACGTGGTGCTGCACTCGGTACATTATTGGTTGCTCCGTTTATACCCCGCGCAGTTTCTGGACTCTTATTCGGCAAAGAGAGCTTTGATGAACTATCTGATATTTACGCTGGCCGTAAAGATGTTGCAATACGTAAGGGTCGTTGGTGGGAATTTGGCCGCACTCCGTTCAGAGGAGATCGAGTGGATTATTACCGGCCTCACTGGTATGCGCTCAATAAGACCGGTGCGCGAGAGAAGTCTATTTGGGGCGATGACGATCTTAATTGGTTCCAGAAATTCTATCTTAAGAACTTCACCTACGAGCTTGAGAAGCGGCATTACTACGATCGCCCATATCCTGTAAGCTCTCCTGCTTTTGCAGATTTCCCAGTTCCATTCATTAGGGCGCCACTCATGGCTCTTGGTCGGATGATCAAGCCGTCTGTGTATATGCACACCGAGGAGTGGGCAAAGGGTGAACCTGGGGCAGCTGGAACGCAGTATCTTGGTATACCTACCAGTGCCGGAGAAGACCCTGGTGCTGGGGGCTTGGGACCACTGGCTCCGCAGTCACCACATAGCTGGCGGCAGATAGTTGCAGAGGAACAATATAAATTAACCGAAGTCATCGGTTTGCGTGGCTTTGTGTCTGAGAGTATCAGAGCTGGTGTAACTGGGAGTAAGAATCTTTTTGCTGGTCCTGTTATGGAAGATGCCGGTAGGATAGGTTCTGCACGTAGGGCTTTTTGGGATACCGATATCGGTGGCGGTATGGGTACTACAGAATTTGTTCGTCGTCTCCTCCCTGCTGAACGCATAAAACCATGGGAAAGGTATAATCCAATCCGCAATCAAATGCCGGACTGGTTACCTGGTCCTGAGTATTATATGGATTTTTTACATGGTGATCCTTACGCCAAAATAAAAATGGGAGAAGTCCGACTCCCAGGAAAAGGTTACGAAGTCCTACACCCCGAAGTTCTGGACGAAGGGTATAGTGACTTCTGGAGATTTAAGATTCTCGCCGATGTAGCGCCCTATTCTGCGCAGTATAAAGAGTATGCTCGCAAAATTAGGGCACAAGCGGAAGCACATGTTTTAAATGAAGAGCAAGAGCGCGAAGCTCGAGAGATACTACATAGAGCCAATGAGATCAAGGCTCGACGTGAGTTTGATGAAGGGCCGGAAGAGGGTTTATCTGTGCTCGATAATTATTGGCGCTCTTTAACTCGCAGGTTGGCAGACAATCCAATCGAGTATTTGATTCCATTCGCACCTATTCATAAATTTATTGGTAGGGAGAATGCACTCGAGCAATATGAGCGCGAGGTCATTGGTGGCGCTAGCAAGATAGCGTTATGGACAAGACCGATAGAACACTTTGTTAAACCCGCCGCATATTCATTGGTTCGTAATCTAGGCTTCGATTTTGTACCCAGCGAGTTGCAGCATCGTCGCGATATAGACGAATACTTTGATAGGCTTGAATATGTTAAATATAAGAAGCTTGAAAAGCTATCTATACAGGAGGGTGACTACGCTACAGCGAAGTTGTTTACAAAGAAGGCTGGAGAAACCATGTTCGGTCTTGATAAGTATAGTCGCAACATGCAAACGATTTACCGTGCAATGTCTCCTCAAGAGCGAGATTTCTACGAACAGTTTGTAAACGAAACTGACGCCGCAGAGCGGACCAAGATACTAGGTATGGTTCCTGAGGATATGGCGGATTTGTATCGTGCTCAATGGGAACTAAAGGATGCAGAACGTGAAAAGCGTGGTGTTAAATACGAGGAATTCCAGGATAGAGAAAAAGAGATATCTGAATTTTTTAGTAAACATGCCCTTCCAAATAAAGACTGGACTGGCTGGGATCCATCGGTTGATTTACAGGATGTTAAGCTTAAGTATGTTACAAATCTTGGTGAGGATATGCACGATTATAATCTGTGGGAGTCTCGACAGGTTCAATTATCTCGTAAGCCGCAGGTGCAAGTTGCCGCCCAGGAACTCGAAGATGCTGAAGGGGGACTATCTTACGGAGAAGCTCGGGAGCGCATACAGGCTATTCTTAAAACCAAGGGTAGGCTTGCACTTCCAGCTGCATACTCTGATGATAGTGATGCAAGTAACTTGACCTTCGATATTCGGAATGATCAAAGTAAAAAATTCCAACACATGTTAAGACGGGGAGAATTAAGTGGCTAACGATAATAGAAGCAGCATAAAAGATCGTAATCGTATCGTTGTAGGTGCCGGTCTAGTGGGGGCCGGTGCAGGCTTTGGCAATGCTGCATGGAGAATAACTCGTGGCACTGATGAGCGTGGTACTTTCAAGCAAGTGCGCGACTTGTATTTAGATGCCTGGAATCGTACGTTTCGTAAGAGCGACCTTGTCGGCCAGGGGGCTCGTGAGGTTTCAGCGGCCATGGTTGGCTATCGTTCTACGGGACTGAGCCAGTCTCGAGAAACAGAGCGTGCTGCGAAAGAGTTATTTTTGAGCCCCGTTGATATGGGTAACAACCTTATTAACAAGGCTGCTTTTTCTGAGGCTGTTCGTACTACTCCGGGACTGTCTAGTAGAGCTGCGGATCTAATGCAAGAGTTTCAGGCTGGATACGAAAAGGCTTCTACGGCTCTTGAAAAGTCTTCCTTTGTAGGACAGTTAGCGCAGAAACATGGTCTTACTGGACAAGTAGAGAAAAATATTAAGAAGCTTAGAAGTGTTGAGGGTAGTTTGGCTGAGCATCAGATTTGGCCAGAAGCAGTTATGGGTCATACTCTACAAAAGTATTCTGATGCTGAACTGGAGCTACAAGGTAAGAGGTACGCCCTGTTCCAGGGTCAGTTCATAGACTACGCCGCTAGTCCGATGCTTGGTTCTCAAAAGAAGATGCGTGGTATTCGCGCTAAAGTAGCTCAGGAAACTTATAATCGTTCCATTCTACAGAAGATACAACAAGTGGAAAAAACTTCTGGTCAGAGAGTTATGATCGAACCTATGCTTGTTGGTGGTTCTAAAATTCCCATGTATCAAATTAGATTTGCCGTGGGCAAGAAAGATCTTTCCAAATTTGGAGATCAGGCTGCTAAGGCACTTAAAGGCTTCCGTCTTAATATACCAGGTACATTTGATGCACCTAGAGTGGAAGGCACAATGAAGAATGTTTTGTATTCGTCTCCCCTGATACAGCCTCAGCGAGGGGGCAAGATGATTACTGGTGGCGAGTTTGCACTGGGGAGTCTTGCAGAGCAAGCCAAGCAGATTTTTGCTAAACCTCGATCGGTTGGTAGTCGTCTTACAGATTTCTTGAAAGATATTAATGCGGTTACTGATAAGGGTAAGCATTATTTGGGCGGAGTGGACACTCTCAGTTCTAGTGCTACTGGACGTTTACGCTTACAAGCTCAAAGTGTTTATATGCCGTGGATTAAAGGTTTGCCTCGAACGACTGATATCTTTGGAGCATTTGGTTCACTGATGGGATCCGGTAAGTTTTCTCCTGCTCTTTCTCCGGGAGAAGCTGCCGAGGGTATTCTCATGAAGCAGGGTTTATATGCGCATAGTGCTTTTGGTTCTCTTGGTAACGTTGCCCGTAATCGCCCAGGTCAGTTGATTCGAGACGTTATTGAGATGCATCCTGATGCGTTAACTGCCATGGGATCTTCTTATGTATTTGGTCCTGGGGGGATTTTTAAACGACAGGGATCTCTGTATGCTACTAAGGCGGGTCGCGCATTTGAGGCTCAGACGGGCCATGGCACTAGAGTGAACCTCAATGTGCTTTATGCACCCGAGGCCGCATTTAAAGAATGGGGTACAGTTGCCGAAGATCTTATTATGAAACGTGGTGGCGATGTGAACAAACTTCTAACCACACAAACCTTTCCACAGCGTGAGTATCGTATTGGTTTAGATACACCGCTAAGCAAGAAGGTCCAAGAAGCTATGGCTGCCGGAGAGGGCACTGCCTTGTCTTTGCAGTCAGGAGAATTTTTGGGTCTATCAGAAACTGGAAAGATGATTCGTGCTGCCAATCAGCCTGGAGTCTCACAGGAGCTATTGGGTGTAACTAAATATCCTGGCACCTCGAAGACCGCTGGATTCTTGCAGTTGCATATTAGACAACGCAATGAATTTCTTGAAGGTACAAAATTGTTTGGTATTAAAGGTTTGTCACAGTTTAGAAAAACCGAATGGTTTAATAAGCAAGCTGACGAGTTGCTTTACCTAGATGGTAATAAGAGTTTGCGTAAGATGGCTAGGAATCAATTTCTGCCCGAACATGTGCGACAGGAAGCAGCAGCTCTTCTGAAGTCTAGAGAGTTAGAGCGTAACGCCGTAGAAGCAATTAGTTCCATGTCGTTATTGAAAAAAGATCCTGTTCAATTAATGAACACCTTGTGGGGCGGAATGGAAACACAGGCTGGACTTTTGAAACAGAATCCAGCTATGGCAAGAATCGGTTCTCAGTTTTTTGCGGGCAAGAAACGTGTATTATCGGAGATCTCTCGCTTGGGTAGCGTAGAAGAACAGGTTGCCCGATCTATTAAATACGCCGAGAATATTGGAATGCAGCCTAAACATATCGCGGCCTTTGGTAGTGTGTTGACGGGCATGGAACTTACTGAGTTTTCTTCTCGTGGATATCTCGGGGCGCAGAAGGCGTTCTGGGAGAAATGGGCAGGACCACTTGGTCAGGCTGGGGTGAGCTCAGAGACTCTTGATGTCCTAGGTAGGGGCTATATGTTTAATACCGGAGTCCTGGCGCCAGCTGGCATTGCAGTTGCTGACTACACTCACGGCAGTAGACTTGCTAGTTTTGAGCCTCGAATATTGTCTGGTATTATGTCTCGCAACTTCGGCGCTCTTGAGGGCGAGGCGGGCAGTGATATATTGATTAGAGATATAATGAGCAACATGAATACGTTTCAACGTGAACGAGCAGCTCTTGGATTATCTGTGGGCTCTGTCGAGGGTAGCCTGAGTGCTGATATTCTTAGTCATGCCGAGAAGAATGCCGTCAAGGTTGGTGGCAAGGATTTCCCCATAGAATCTTTCATGGAAGGTTTTGATAAGGGTGGACAGTGGATGCGTACACCAGATGGGCAATTAAGGTATATACCAGGCGTAGAAGAATGGCAAGGCATGGGGAAGTATCAATCTGATGCACAGCGATTACTTTCTAAAGACATGCGGAGAACAGTTGAAGCCTATGCTAAAAGACCGACTACTAAAAGCCTAGAAGGTTTAGATGAAGTTTTGAAGTCAGCGTATGGACAAAGTATCTTCGGTGTTTCGACTGCAAATCAAATCGAAGGCAGCGTCTCTAAGCTTGAGGGTGCTTTACGAGGTAAGCATCATGCTAGTGCTTACGTGAGAGCATTTAATGCTACAAGGGATTTACCCGAAAATAGAGTTGCTCTATCTGCTATGGCCGCAGAAGATATGTTTGGTAGCGCCCTGGATTTTGCTCGACGTCAAAGTGATGAAGCTAAGATTGCAGCTATTAACGATCAGCGCCGTAGATTTTTAGCCGGAGAAGAGATAGCTATGATGGTTGGACGTCATCCCGGTGGGAGTCCAGAAGCCTTGCAGCCTATGTTTGTGAGTTTATCGACTAGGACTGGTACACATTCTCAAGGCTTTGTTGAAACATCACAGGCCAAAAAACTGTTCCGTGCTTCCGATGCAGCTGGTCAAATAGAGGACATGTGGCTACGATCTGATCGAATGCTAGGCACAGCGTTTGATACAGACGGAGATCGACTCAATATTATTATGGCCACGGATCCGAAAGCAGAGAAGATTCTGCATCGTCAGCTAGTAGACACTCAAGCTGTAGAGACGGCAGCCAACCGTTCCATCAAACAGAGCTACCTGGACGAATTAGCTTCGAGAGCCCAAAAGGCTAAGGGAGCTATATCGCATAAAGATTTGGCCTTACAGCAAACGGTACTCTTCCGATCTCAAGCTGACGTTGGTTTAGCGTCTAGTATATCGGATCAGATCTATCAGGGTGCTTCTAGGTATGGTACGGCTACTAATCGAGAGGCTGTAAATCTCATTGCTGCAGCAGTTGAGCAATCTACCATTTCTTTGAAGAAGGCTGGAGCTTCGGAGATTATGAATCCGTTCCATGCTAAAATGGTTAATGCTTTCGCTGATTTGCAATCTGCTCCTAGTGGTTCTATTGCGTCAAGCATAGAGAGCTATTTCGCTGACTACCTGGGCGTAGGAAGTCTAGCCAGTGTTAAGGGTACTACCCTTGCTGCTGTTGACCCGGTCACGGGAGTTGCGGGTGCGCCCGTCGGTATGCCTGATTTCTCTGCTGCTGCACAGGAGATAGAGGAGTCTGTTAGAAGGTTCCGTCGCGAAGGTGGTGGCTCCCAGGTTTCGAGGTTTGCTTCTGGTAAGTATAAAGGTGCTATTTCAGAACTCGCTGGCGATATGAGTAAAAATAGGGTATTATCTATGCTAGGTGAGCCTCAGCGTTTTGCGGCCATGGCTGGCGAGGCCCCAATAAGTACGGTCGGTAAAGCCAAGATGGCTTTTACCGAGGCTACTCAAAAGAGTATAGATCTTTTAAGAAGGGTGCCCTATAAGCGATCTGTCTTAATGGGTGCCGCCGCCGCTGCTCTAGCCACTCTTGCCATAAGTGCTCGTTCGGGTCAGAGTCGTCCACCTGATACTTCGGTTTTGCAGCCTGGCGACATGGATCGCCCGATGGAACCTGTGCCAGTTTCTTCCACCCCACAACGCACCCAAATAGTACATGAGGGAGCAAAGGGTGGTTTGGCAGGTCGTATCAGAATGCGTGCGAACATAGAGTCGGGCATGGATGCACACAGTTTTGCTAGGAGTACAAATAGGTCTATGGGAAGAAGTTCAACTCAGTATGTCTTGAAAGACGATAGATCTAAGATGAGTCCACATGCTCTAAGTCGAAAGATTGAGGAAACTTAATAATGGTTCTAGGTCAGAATAGTACACAGGTAGCTGGCGGTAAGAAACTAGAGACGCGTGAAGACGTTCGGCGCCGAGTTGTTTCTCGGCAATTCGAGAGTGCCATAGACGCTGGTGCGTTGGCTATTAACGACATCCTGTTTAATGTTAATTTGGATGCTGACGCTCAAGACGTGCGCACTGCTACAGTGACAGAGATCGAAGTCGCCAAGCAAGCTCTCAATAATAACATGGACGTTCTTAGAATGCAGAACGTCATCAGAACCAAGTCGGGCCGCAGTAATCTGGCAGCTCGTATAAGAATCTTGTTTGTGGGCGAAGAGGAAGTAAATCATACTCTCCGTCGGCTCATAGCCGAGATTCGTAACGTGCCATATGTCGTGGTACATAATGATTTATTGGCTAAGGTTATTTTACCTGGTCTCCAGGTTGTTGATAACACTATGGCATTTACAGTGAGCAATGCTAGGCTTAGTACGCTCGAGGGTTTGCCGAGTACTTGGGCTCTAGATTTGCAATGTGTATGGTTTAACTATTTACCATATACCAATGATTTACGTTTCCGCGAAAAGTGGGAACCACTTCAGGAGATTCTTGATACGGGGAGTCCTGTGCAATTAGGTAACTTCGGTTTGCGACCTACTGTGCCAGTCAAGTTTCTTGGCTTCTCTGAGCCGTATATTAAGTATGTAGATCAAATACTGACATCGGAAAAGTCTAACGGTACGCTTCGCAAAGATGGATTTATTTCTAATCGTACCGAATTTACCTGGCGTGAATATATCTATGTTCAGCCTCCATCTAAAAGGAGGGCTGATTTACAAGACGTGCCTAGACCCGGCACTTTGTCGCAGCCTTCTTTTGCCGATGTGAAACTGATTGGGTCAATAGACTTCCGTATTAACAGCAAGGCTCAAGAGGATTTTGAAGAGCTTGCTACGCTATTTAAGAAGCGATTTGGCAAGCCTCTACCGTTGACCTCGATGTTTCGGTCTAAAGATAAACAGAAACTGCTTTACGAGAATGACAAAGAGATTGCTAATAGACCAGGCACCAGTACGCACGAATCTGGCCAGGGTATAGATATTCTTTTGTCTGACTACCAGGACATAAAACGTAAGGTTAATAATCTCACACAAAGTCGTGACCATGGTATTAGCAACACAGAATGGTTGTGGCTTGTTGGCAAAGCTCCCAACCAGACACAGGTTGAAAAAGATGTTGTGCGCCGCTGGAAGGTGTCGAAAGAAGAATTCGGTGCTAATGAATCCTGGCACTTTACACATCAGAGATCTGGTACCCAGCAGCAGGCATATGAGTTTGTTTACAAATCAAGTGACGAGCAGGTTGTTGCTGCATTGACTGATGCTAACAGGATTGATAATAGGGATGTGGCAGTTACTCTAAGCGGCGGAGATCTTTTACTAGACGCGAAAGAGAAGCTGCGTGGCACTGCCAATGAGCGCAATGATAAAGAGATGGAAGAAGAGTTGAAGGCTTTTATTGACCTCTACGAAGTCGATGGATACAAGTACTACCGGGGTACCGACGCTTTTGTAACTAATGATATATCCGGTGTATTTTTCCGGGAGCGTTCATTGATTATAGCAGGAGATCCAAATGAGAAGTCTCAGGTGGATCTGGTGCCTAATCAGATTACATGCTTCTTCGAGAATTTTGTTTCTTCGATTCCCATTCAAGGGCAGAGCTATCCGACTCACCAATTTCTCGGATCTTCTGATACTAATACCAGTATTCTTTTATCTGCACTTTCCGATGGGGCCTTAGCGGATATAGCCAACATGGTTAACATGCTAGAGCGCCAGGCTATTGAATTCAGACGCATACCTCATTCTAGTGTAGTGAGAGTTAATAATGATGTGCTTAGGATCATGGGTATCAAGGACGTGCTTATTTCTAGCTATGAGGTTAGAACACAGCCTGATTCGCCAACTCTACGCATGGCAACATTAGGACTCGAGCAATACAGCTTTACACGCGAAGAGATCAAATCTCAAAATGTTCGATCTAATCGAGATATTCAGCAGGTTGCTGTTCGTGTATTATTGAATCAACTAGAGCCAGACATTATAGATGGTCCCGTTGCTATAAGTGGCGAACGTTCCTTCAAAGTAAAAGATGATCTTCGCAATGATCCCCGTAAGGCATTTTTGTCCGATAAGGTTTTACAACTTCTGCGAGTTCTACAGTCACGACAAAGAAGTCTTATTGATGGTTTTGCCCAGCAAAGACAGGGTTGGTTGGAGTTGCTAGGGGCACAGGAATTTTTAGTACCGGTAATCAAAGAGGATCCATTTAAAACCCTAGAGGCTGCATTTCTAGCTGGAGCTGCAGAACAGGATACGATCCTTGGTAGGACTCGTGTTACTAGTTTCTTGTCGAATCTGGGCACCTTTGTAAGTGCAGGTTTCCGCAATCTGTTATTCGATCCTACTGTATTGGTTGATCAGGGTAGGCTAACCGGTTTGCCGGTAGCAGCGGCAAACGCCGCAGGAGCTGCCGGTGGTACTCTTATTGGTAATTTGCGAGAGAATCAAACTATTAACGGCGACTCTCTTAGAGAGTCTGCCAAGGCTTTTATAGAAGAATTTGGTGAAGAGTTTACAGATGCGGTTACAGCATCACAAGATGTTCTCTTAGAGAGAACCAAACAAGATATTCTAGGCGTGGTGAACGATCTTATTTTCGAACTGTCCAATACGGATGGTGTTGATTTGGATTTTACTAGGCAGTTTCCAGAGTTGACTCCGTTGATTAACGAGATGGTCAAGCTTGAAGATCTCAATAGCAGAGAAGCCTATCCAGATTTGGCCTTGCCCGCACATCCATTCACCGGTCGTATCATTGATACAGAGCCCGATTTTTTTGTGTTTAATGATTCAGAAGAGGGTGGCCTCGGCGACATTCCCCCAGGGGTTAGCTCTGTAGCTCGCAATTCTATTAGTCGCAGCGTAGAATCCTTTCAGGATTTTATGGCACCTAACGGTTTGTTTGCTACTGATCCCAAGTATAAAGTGGGTGGTAAGAGTGCGCAGCCTGCCGCCTACGAAGCAGGTCCCGACTCACCTCCTATCTCCAATGTTGTTACGATTCCTCCAGCTAAACGGGGAGACCATCGTGGTATTTTTAAGTATAGTCATGATGGTCTATATAAACAAAACGTCAATGCTTATCCCGAGGGGACAGCTGTTAAAATGGGCCGCGACCTACAGGATGCGAGTGATCCGGTTCTTAATCCGCCCAATGCACAGCACGTTTTTGATCAGAGTAACCTTATGGATATCATTAAGGACTTTACGTCTAGATCAGATGAGACCTTGACTATGCGTAGAGCATTTCCTGCCTTTAAGTTATTCTTCATCGAAAACGATAGCGATCTGATTGTGAAAGCTTTTGATGACTGGTATAGTTACAATGCAATCCGCGAGATTCAATTAGTTAAAACACGCAAAAATCCAGTGGATTATTTAGTAGTCGAATTTTCTAATATCTCGGGCCTGCTGGATAACAGGGTTTTTAATGATAGCAGGAAGTCGAATGAGCCTTCCGAAGAAGAAATTGATAGGGGCGATACAAAAGAATTCTTTGATCCCGAGAAGGTTAATACCGAGCAAGAGAATCCCTTTGAGCGCTTAGTACTGAAGCCGGGTTTAAAGGTTGAGTTGCGACTAGGATATACTAATGATCCTAAAAAAATGCCATTGGAGTTTATTGGTCAGATTACTGAAATCGAACCAATGGACAATGGCGACTGTATTAGAGTGCTTTGTCAAAGTTATGCAACCGAGCTGATCTATAAAATTAAGGGAGATGACCCTCGTGCCGAATATGGATGGTTCCATTCGGACACGGCAGAATTACTCGGTGGCTTAATTTGTGAACCAGAAGTAGTACACTTTGGGAGGTGGAGATTCCGTGATAGGATTCGAAGACGCAATGAACGTGCAGCAACCGAAGGACGAAACTCTATTTTCGATAGATGGTTCTTTCTGGACCAGCCGCAAGACGACAATATTTTTGCTCCTAGAAGGGACTCTTATTTCAGAATTTTCCCACAACTTTTTGGATCTGACGATATCTCCAGTGTCGTTCAAGACGGAATCTTGGACTACAACGTTTATCAGACCACAATATGGGAAGTTTTCAAAGAGATGGAATTACGGCACCCGGGTTTTATAGCTTCTCCAGTACCATTTGAGAGCGGTGGCAATCAGCCAAATCGTATGACAATGTTCTTCGGAGTGCCATCTCAGCGCTATTGGGCACGCGGAGCTACACGCAATGAACAACAGTTACGGAGTCAAGTCAGGGATATAGAGAAGAAGGCGTCGCAATTACGGTCTGGTATCCTGGAGCCCCGCACCATTCTAGAGAATATATTTAACCGTATTCCATTTGTCGGGGATTCTAGAGATACGAGACGGCAGTTGGCAGCCACCCAGAAGGGCGCGATAGATAAGCTTGAACGAGATGGACAGAAGGCCCTGGAGAAAATAGACGCATTGATACATAAGCGTTACCGTAGCTTTCGAAATTACCACATGGTTACTTCTAGTCATCACATCGTGGCCAATAATATCAAGGCTTCTGCCAAGGGTGTTTTCAATTCAGTCATAGTCCAGTATGTTAGAGACACATCTCATCAAACTGGTTTTTTCATTGGTGCTCAAACTGTATCTGAAAATGGTACTGTTAACTATTACGCTGATGATATTGTTAAGATGAGAGCTGACGATGACATTCCGGATGAGTCAATCATTGAAGCCAAGTTTTCCTATCCAAATTGTGAAGGTCCCCGTATGGCTCGTCGTTACGCATTGGGACTCATGCTGCGGCATTTGCGCGATGTATACAAAGGTAGCTTGGTAATTACGGGTAGACCTGGCATTAAGCCGTATGACATTTGTTATGTTTTTGACACTTATAGTGGCATGTACGGGCCGGTCGAGGTCGAAGAAGTCACCCATGTAATTTCTCGAGATACTGGTTGGGTTACGGAAATCGTTCCCGACATGTGCGTATATGCTAATGAATTTTCTAGTTGGCCCTTACTTGAGGCTGGGGCTGTAGTTACCGGTCATTTATTTGAGGCTGTTTCAGATGGAGGATCGGCGGCTCTTAAGACGTTAGGTTTTGAGCAGGGATTTAAGGATCCTGGCGTTAAGAGTTTCACTCAGGGCGTAGGTGTAACGGCAGGTGGACTAGCTGTTGGTGGCACCATTGCTGCAGCGGCATCCGCCCCCCTATTAACACTTGGTGGCCTGGGAGCTGGTGCATTCTTCATGGCTTGGGGAGCCACGAAGTTTATAAGGTATACTCAACATCGCCAACCGCTTAAGATCTGGCCCCTCATGTATCACAAGAAGCCGTATATAGCGGCGTTGAACGGTTACAAGACCAACAAGATCTTTACGAGCTATTACGGTAAGCTTTCAACTTGGTGGAACAATACCCGCCAAGATCTTCGTCAAGGACTGAATATTTTAGATGCTAACCTTAAAGGTATACTGGATCAGTAGGAGGCACTATGGGCGGATATACTAAGACAGGACCAGATAGTACTACACAGACCGGACAGCGAGTCTCTCAAGAGGAGAGGTCATCTCAAGCTGATAAAAACCGTGCTGTTAAAATTGAATATGGCAGGATCAAACAGGTATTCTTTGACAAAGAGGGTACTCTTAATGAAGTGGTCATTGGTCCGGATAATCCTAACGTTGCCAGAGACTCAGTATTTGGTCGTAAGCAGACCCAGCGTATGCAACTGAACCATACCGCCGAGGAGATTGCCCAGCAGTTTGGTAGCGAGCTTGTAGGCCGCAGGGTCAGAATCGAATATAGCGGTGTACATATTCACAAGGGTACGGCTACTATTGTAGAAGAATTGAATCGTAAGACGCCAGATGCCATGGATCTGCCACAGGCCCCATCTGCTTTTGCGGGACCTGGCGGGAAGCCTGGCTTGGGCGATTTCTTCTAAGTGTTAGTGATTGACTAACAGAAAGGAACATGGTACTCTATGGTGAGCAAAAAAGTTTGGAAAACTAATGCCCAAGATAAAGCAGGCATGGAGGTTACTCCAGAGTCTGCTACTATAGTTGGTAACGAGAAATCCTGGCTTCGAGCTGACACTACGGGCTGGACAGCTTATGGCAAGGCTAGTTTGGTGGCGGCTGCTGATGAGATCAGGGTAGCTGGCCTCTGGACATTCCAAAATACCTACAAGGGAATGGTTCCTTCTACTCTTGCTAGTCCGGTTCCCCAATATGAAATTAGCCCTCCGGTATCTGGTATTGCCGATATTGTTAAATCAGTGTCTTTCATTAAGTCTTTGTTGGTGTAATAATTATGTCTGAGAAAATTTGTACAAAGTGTAATAAAATCAAATCGTTAAGCGAGTTCAGCAGGCGTTCTGATCGCGGAGATTTGCTGAAAAGTCATTGTAAGTTATGCATTAAAACCTATAACAAGAACTACGCTTTGTCCAATCCAGACAGAATTAAATATTTAAGAAAACAAACCCGAGTCCGTCATAGCGAAAAACGCAAGATTTATGACAAGCAACACAGGGCAGAGAACGCGGACTGGTATAAGAATTATCAGCTAGTATATAGATACGGCCTTACTCTTCAGGAGTGGCAGGACTTATTAAATAAGCAAGAGGGCCGTTGTTTAATCTGTAATATCCATTACTTAGAAACACCGGATCAGCAACTGCACGTAGACCATTGCCATGTGACTGGCAGTGTTCGAGGCCTGCTGTGCCGTAAACATAATAGTGGCCTTGGTTATTTTGGTGAAGATCCTAATCTGTTGAGGGCTGCTATAAAATACCTTGAAAGTGCAGGGGTGACCTCCTAATGGCTTCAAATCAAGATAGACTAGACCTGGCCTGGACCTATGATGGTGACATCGTTATAGGGGCTTCTGGTGATCTACAAGACACTTCGGACGATGTTCTAAGGTCTTTTATCCAAGAAGTTCAAACCCGGGTACGTTCAGCCCTGGAAGACTGGGAGCCCTGGCCAGAGATTGGCTCAAACCTAGATGAGCTGAGGGGCGAAATTAACAATCGACAGACTGCCCAGGAGGGCCAGCAGCGTATTATAACTGCCCTCACCTTCCGTGGTTTTATGAAGTCGGGCGATATCAAGGTGCGCTTTGTGCCTGTTACAAAATCAAAGCTAATGTACTTCTTGAATTTGACAGTAGAAGGAACGTCAGCGAATAATTTTGTCGAAGACGTACGGTTGAATCTTGTCTATGACAGTGCCGAAGACGGTATCATCTTTACAGACGTTATACCAAACTAAGGAAGTGTAGAGCATGGCATTCTTTGAAAGAACTATAGCAGAACTAGACAGGTTGGCCTTAGAGGACCTGGTAGAAAAAACAAATATCACTCAGTTAACTCCAGGTGCAAAAGCTCGAGCGTTGCTCAGTGCCGTTAACCGTAGGCTTAATGAAGCCTATAAAACTTTCGATAGTAATCTTGCCCAAGCTTTATTGGCTGGTGCCAGCGGTCCTTTCTTGGATCTTATTGGCGAGCTCTTCAACACGCCACGTCTGCAGCCACAGGCCGCTCTTACTACCGCCGGGGAATTAAACCTAAACTTTTTCGTGCTCACTGGTACGTTCGGCGATATTAACAACAGCAACAACATTGTTATACCAGCTGGTACTATTATTTCTAATCAAACAATCTCACCCGAGAATCCTCCGACGGCTGTACGCTATACCGTACTACAAGACGCGGTTTTGTCAGCTACAAGTAATCAAGCCTTCGTAGATGCCGAAGCTGTCGATTCTGGTTCTAGGTTTAATACTGCGATCGATACGCTTCAGTTCCATAACTTTCTTAACTATATCGATGTTGCCAATGACACTCTAAAGGTAACTAATTCTGCTGCCATTGTTACAGGCAAAGATTCGGAGTCAGATACCAACTATCGGTTCCGTCTTAGTCAACGAACCCTGTCTACTGAGCAAGCTAACCTAACGGCTGTGCGATTAGCAGCTTTGTCTGTGCCGGGTGTTGCTGATATTTTAATAGACAGGTATGCACGTGGCATTGGAACTTTTGATGTTGTTATCCGCTCCATTGCTCCTTCCGTATCCAGTTCCTTGTTGACATCTGTCCAGGCAGCTATCGAAGCTGTTGAAGCCGTTGGCGATCGTGGTATTGCACGAGCTCCAGAAGAAGTGGGACTTGAAATCCGGTATACGTTGACTTACAGGGAGAGTATTCCCGCAGATGAAAAAGCCCTGATTGAAATTTCTACTACTAACGCCGTTGAAGATTATGTTAATAATCTATCCATTGGTGAAGACTTTATCGTGAATGAGGTTGTGCAACGAGTTCTACAAGTCGATGACAGAATTAAAAACATTGGTCAAGCCAATCAGCCGCTCGATGACATCTTCGAATATAGATTCTCAGAGACTGAGGGTAATAGGGTCCGTCGCCGCTTACTAGGCGATAGACTGGCTTTGTCGAATCAGAGAATCATTATAGAGGAAAGTATTCCCAATCCGATAGTAGTGAGGTCGAGTAATTAGTGCTCAAGTCGCATCGTAGTAATTTCACCCAGCATATTGCAAACAACTATCCCGGCTGGAGCCAGGTGCGCCAGCGATGGGATAGTAACGGCCAGATATTTTTGAATCCTGCCGGAATAGCCATTGAGGACCTAAACAAACAGCTGACCACTCAGCTGGGGAATTACTTTATTGGCACAAATAATCTAGATGAATTTGTTATCTCTTATAGGTTTGCTCTTCCAAAGAATTATACGTTCGATTTTGATGTTTCAAATCCTGAACGTATAACACCCCTGGCTCCGAAGGTTACTGGGTTCCTGTCCAATGGTGCGCAGGTGGAAGTTCAAGCTACTTCTTCGAATACAATAGAAGATGTTTGGTATCTATCATTACCTCATCGTATCTCTATTGCTACTAATGTAGGTAGGGGTACAGTCTTATCTGCCACGCCGCTTAATGCGCTGAGTACAGCTGTGCTTAGTCTACCGACTAACCCCGGGCGTTTGTTGTTATCCGTTACGGGTGGCTCTGAGTTTATTCAGGCTCAGTTTGGTCAACAGGCTACGATTGAGTTACAGGGTATAACACGGAAAGGCACAGAAGAAACGGAACGGGTGTTTTTTGTAGGTAACCAATCTCTTAGTACTGCCAAGGAGTGGAAAGAGATTAAGAAGGTTATTGTTCGCAATCTAATCCCGGATACTGCTACTTTATCTATTGAGACGTTTGAATTCAATCGCTTATTTCGTGTGGATAGTTTTACAAAGTATTTTGATTCCTTTAATAAGGAACAAAAAAATATTCAATACCACCTTGAAGCCATTCCTGCGGGATCTGTTCTAGAAGAACATATTCCTGTGAGTATTGATCCTGGTTTAATCGCACAGGGCATATCCGACACTAACATTATCAAACAGCATTTGCTCTATGATGTTTCCGGATTGCCCATATTAGACATTGTAGATTTTTGCATACAACCTTTTACTCAAAAGGTTTATGCAATAAGTCCAAGTAAACTATATGTATTTGACTTGCACCAGGAGTATCCGAATGTTAAAGCTCTTCGTGGTCGTGGTGCCGGTCCCCAAACCATGATTGAAACTAATACTGACGAGGTAGTGGTGGGAGATATTTTAGGTCTTACAGCTGTAAGATTGATACCATTACGTCGTGTAGTGAAACATGAATGGTTTGTTACCAAGCCAGATGGAACCAAGTTTCGTATTGCCTCGGATGGTAGTGAGGTTCCCTTGTCGGCGAATGTGGCTATTTCGAATCCTGAATTTACTAGTTTCACTTTTGCTTTTAATAAAGTGAATTATGAGATTGATCAGAGTGGCACATATGTGTTTGAGCTCAAGGTGACGTATCATGATAATACCTTTGACTTGACTAAGAGGGCTATCACATCTAATTACCGTAGAGCCCTAAGAGAGTTCGATCTTGGTGCACTGTTCTCGAGTGCGATTGGTATTGCTTTTGATAGTGACCAGAGACTTTGGATTCTAGACATGTATGCTGACGAAGCGCTGCAGGTTCAGCTTCATAAAGATTTAATGCTGATTGATTTCCAAAGGAAGGTTATTCATTTTTACGAACAATATGAAAAAGTAGAAGTGGAGATTCCAAATGGTTAGTCGGATTGTATACAACTCGTCTTATATAGATGGTAACGGGTTTGCTGTTACGCAGTACGACAACGTATTGAATGCATTCTTTTATGATGCTACCAAGGATCCTTGGCATACTCCCACCCTTAATAGTTTCACTGGTTTTGGTCGAGACGGATTTAAGTATACCAATGGCGTACAGGATGCTGGTCCTGTTTCTGCTAGCTGGCGAACAGAAGCGTCTTCGGCGACTCGGGGTAGTGGTGTTGGAGCGACTTTTGCTAAGCCGGACTTTCCAGAGCACGCTGTTATTGTCGTGTCTTCCTCTAATGCTACTGGACAGACTGTAGGTGGAGCTTTTTCACCGACGACTTGGGACATTATCGATGCCGACACAAATAGACACTGGATGAGGTTTGTACTATTCAGTGAAGCAATAGCTTCAACTACTAAGATGATGGCAGGTGGAGTTGGCGCAAGTCACGGTGCATATGGTTTTACGGCCTTTAGTTCTACTAACGGAAGACCGTCTCCTGTTAAGATGTTCAATGGATCTTTATTTATGGGTCTAGGTCATGGTAACGGATGGGGTTGGGTTATGTGCTCCTTTGTAAAGGAGCGTGCTATTTATAGTCAAACTGCACTTCGGTATGATTGGACGGGTAACATAGCAAGTCGCAATGGTGGTGGAGGCTGGACTTTATTCGACAGCGTGACTCGTACTGCTATGGGTCAAGTTGTAGATGTTGACATGCAAAAACTTGTGGGCGATGGCAAAGAGTATTTGGCTATGGCTACCTATACAACCTCTTGGATTCTTCGTAATACATTCGAGTGCCAGTGGGCTGCCATCGAGGGTTTTAATCGATACTACGGAACTATTACGCAAACCGATTGGTTTGTCCAATTAACTCCATCTGGTAAACTCTATGTGTGGGATGCCTCTTTCGTTAGGGTTGAGGTGTATTATCAAGTTCACGAAGATGCGAATAATTCTACTAATATTTTGTTCAGTGCTTTTTATGATAACAGTAACCCAGCTGCGGCGGGGAGAATAGCAGCTAGTACTGATCAGGCTAATGCTATGTTTGTTACAGATCAAACATCTGCAATTGAGCCTAGTTCGAGCACTATATTTGTCGCCCAGGGTGGACACTTGATAACTGTCATTAGTACTTATGAAATCATTGGACAAGAAAATAATGCCAAAGTTTCTTTAATAGGGCCAAATGTTATTTATCCACCGGTACATTACGGGGATAAGGATGGTGGTGCTGGTGGCCATATAACATTTGGGCGGGGAAGTCCAACTAACGTATTTCCAGAAACTACGCAGTTCACTTGGATAAACCATCCTATGCGCAATGTTGGTAACACCGGTGCGTCAGAATTTGAGTTTTCTCAAAACGTAGGTGCATTTCCAGGTATGTTCTGGGAAATTGATAGCGGCGCTTCAACAACTGTTCCATTATCGGGCCTTATGGTCAGTAGAAAAATTTATAATAATGCCTCAGGGAATCAGACCCTTCATGATGCAGTTGGTAATACAAATGAGGTAAACATAGATGGTATTAATCGTAATACTAATCCTGTAATGTTTTTACGTATTGCCCGTGGAACTGATGGAGGAGAACGGTGGTTTACCATAGCCTTTTGTGCAGGCTGTGCTTCTGGCGGAGTGCAGAATTTCTTTCAAGGTCGCTTTTCTGGCTACATGTGGGTCGACGGCCCTGGTGGTGGAACAACTCCATCAATGTCAAGACTATATAGGTTTGACGGTGGTAGCTCTGTGGATACTGCTACGCCCGTTAGGATAGATGCCGAGAGTTCAGTAGCAACCCTTCCGTCTAGTTTTAGTTCTCCTGATTTTTATCAATACTACATTGCCCTGACGCCTACGACAATTAAAGTCTATAATGTTAGTGGTCAACCGATCGGACCCGGTGCATCTAATAACTTCACTAATGATCTTCCATTTTTGACTGCTACGGATGGTACCTATAATGGTGGTTTTATTTCTTTTGGACCTTCATTTAATAGTAATAGCAGTGGTACTTATTATTTGGTAAACGAGCTCTCGGTTGAACCACCTCAGCCTGCGTATTCTTTGCGCGGCGGTTCCTATAAAGTAATAAGTATTTCCGGGGACTCATTTGCGGGTCGCGATGTGGGCAGACTAGTTGTAGCTAGCACTCTTGAATCCTATAATTCTCCAACTATAGCGTCAGAGGCGCACTATCAGGTTGTCGACATGAGTGTCAAATATAATAACACGGGGGTAGATCCTGTTAATGGTCCTCAACTTTTTCATGTCTCATCTGAGAACAATCAGGTGCCTGATATTACCAGTGAGTGGATCTATCCGGGTTTGCCAGGCCCGACGGGATAAAAGAATGAATGAGCCAGTTCGACGAATACTCAGTCAGTACGGAGGATGGGGTTCTTGGACATCGATTTCATGCGGAAATCGGTGGCGGTAATCTACAGCAACAATTTGATGTAGATCACATCGATGTTCCTCCGGCAACAGGAACTGGTAATGAGCTAGGTTCAAAATTTGACGTAGGTACTGGTGCAAGGTTTAGACATCGGTTTAGTGTAGAAGTCGGAAACGGTAGTTTTGGCCATCGCTTCTTCATGATCACGCCAAGATCTACTATTCATTTTATAGCTGCCTCGCTAACTGGAACCTCTGAACTCGTTGCACGAACTAAGGGATTACTGAAGCTTAACGAGCAGAGTTCTAACGAAGATGTAGCTAGCCATAAGTTTCACGTTACTATTATTTCACATATTGCTCACACCAAGCATTACGTTGGTGCTTCTAATACTGAAACTGGTGGGGAAAAAGTTGCACGCACGAAGGGTTTAGATATATTTGTTTTAACAAATCAGAACGAGGATTGTGCGACACACAAGTTCCATGTTATTATACCGGAGTTTTTGCCTGCTGATTATCATTTTATAGGTGCTTCTAATACAGAGTCGGGTGGAGAAAAGGTTACTAGAATTAAGGGTGTAAATAAGTTTACTACGATCTCACCTAACGAATCCGTAGCTGCACACAAGTTCCATGTTGTTTCTCAAACACATCGCGGCCTGCTTTACCATTTTGTTGGGGCGAGTAGGACTGGTGGTACTGGCACAACTCGTATCTACGGTCTTAATAAGTTTGAAACATCACCGGATGTTTTCGGACATGAGTTTAATATTGCTGGCATAGAAGTTGATGGCACTAAGCCTCAAGATCTAGGACAGACTTTATTTCACAAGTTTATTGTACGCGGTAATTATCAAGGTTCTGAATTCGGAGTATATGCTTGGGCTATGCCACCAGAATTTGGGGTATTTACACAAGAATCCGATTGGCCCACGGGTCAATTCGATGAAACAGAGGAAGACTGTTAATGGCAATTGCTAAACAAGGACATAGGTTTGGCGTCAAACAGGACTCCCTGGGGCATAAATTTTGCTTACCCGGGGAGCTGCTCGGCTATGTCGACAATGATCTCTTCGACGCAGCGGCTGGCTGGAATGACTCCGCAAGCAATGGCACTGTAACTACCGATACTCCTACTTACACAAAGACTATTACGCGTGTCTCGGATAACGGAACTTTCAATGGGTTTACGCGGTCTACTGGCACGAGATTAAAGCGTGGCACACGTATTGCAATTGATTTTAGGTTTCAACAAAATCATAATGCGATTGCTTCTGGCGTAGCTGCGCAGTTTAGACTAGGGTTGGCGCCAAATAGTACTGGGTCTTATTCTAACACTTCAGGTTTGGCTGCTGGTATTCCCCAGATGAACAATGGTTTTATCGGCAGTGCTCCTAATGATGATGGCCCGCTGAATGATCGCTCAAACACCGGGTTGAGCTATGTTATTAAAGGTGCGGTGAGTTCGCCTGGTACTATTCAACGAAGTATTCAACCAAATACTGATTACTATTTAATCTTTGAGCTCAATGAAGATGATACCGTTTCGCTTTACATAGAGGGCGGAGACTACACTGAGCCAGCTTTGATAGCTACCTCTCATTTAGATTTATTTGGTGCCGCTAATGGCTCAGACTTAAGGCTAGCATATAATGTAGCGCATTCGGGGGTTTAACTATGAGTCAATTTGATGACTATATAGTATACAGCCCAGATGACGGCGTACTGTTTAACAAGTTCCACGCGGAAATTGGCGGCGGTAACCTTAGCCAGAAGTTCAAGGTTATGCTTCGTCTTATTACCGAAGTGGTCCTTAGTGATATTGATCACTGTTTAACTTTGACGTGCTGTGGCCTACAAGTTGGAGAAGCCTACTATACATCCCCAGTGCACGATCTTGGTGGTGGGCAGGGCATGATCGTGGTACAATGGGTGTCCGACGAAACTGCCGGTAGCAAGGTTGACAACGATACTGCGGGTGTTGTGTCGGCAAAGGTTATTGAGGTTCGGGGAAGTGGCACTCCTCCGACTTTAGATCATCTGGGTAACCCCTGGGTGAATGATAAGTTACCAGATCCAGCCGATACAGTATGGGGCACATCCGGTACACTAGAGTACATTTTCGTTCAGAATGGTGGCACATCTGGTTTTGACAAGGTTACTGGTTCACCTGTGCCTTTGCCACAGGGGCGTTATGTTCAATATAGGGTGAGGCTTGTTGGTCCAAGCTCTTACTTAAAGCACAAGTTCACGGTGATATAGGAGATACAAATGGCAGACGGACAAGAAAATTTTAGCCACCAATTCAAAGTCAAGCTTGTAAAAGTTGTTGGCGTTCCAGAAGTCCACAATGTTCTAGGCCCTCTAGATCAGCATCAGGGTTTGTTGGTAACACTTAATCGCCTCAAGGGCGAATCTAATGCTTCTTATAAGCAGCGTATATTGGACGTTTATGTCAATCAGGGTGCGGCTACATACGGAGGTTTAATCAATGGTATTACTAGAGAATTAGGTTTGACCCAGCTCGAAGCTCTTAAAATTGATGCCGTGCGTAACTTGGACGGTTCTTTTGTCAGCGAAGCGCCTCGTATAACCATTGACAGCACCGAGGTGGTTCTGTATAATAAGTGGCGAAGTAGTGAGGATTATTCGATAGATAGAGTGATTCCTATCTATAATACCACCGATACCGGTTTCACCCTAGACAATCTCGTAGCTGCTATTAACGAGAGTCCGTACTTCTTGGCAGAGATTCTGCCCGGAGTAGACGGTACGCGGCGCTCAGTGCAGTTGCTATTACAAGATAGCACGCAGACTGTGAGTTCCGAAGTTGTACCTCCTGCTTCTTCTTTCAAGGTTAAATTTCCAGACCTCTTGCAGGGATCCGTTTTCTTTTCAGAAATAGATACGTTTATCACAGAGGTCGCTCTTGATAATCAGGTTTTGGCTAGCCCCGGTAATTATTTTGTGGATTATAAAACTGGCCGGGTCCATGTTCGTGGTTTGCCTGCTGGCGGCGGTACCGTGCGTTATGCCCATATGCAGTTTCCTTTTCGTGCCAAGGCCTCAGATGTTATCCTACAAAAGCTTTTTGATGAGAAGCTGAAGAAGGAATTGTTTGAGCAGGTGCAGTTGAACACGGGAGAATTTGTAAACGGCTTACCCAAGTCGGATACAGTTGATCTCATCAATGAGCTTATTTCTGTTAAAGGGGTGTACTGGGGTAAGTAATCATGGCTGAAATTGTCAAGATAAATGTAGATACTCGCCAAGAAGTCTACGAAAAAGATCTAAAGCCACCCATCGCTGGGTTTAATACTCCAGAGGAGTTCTTGGATCAACCCCTGCCTGGCTGGCGTTTTGACGAGCGCCGTTGGCCTGCGTTTGAAGAAGAGCAGCTTATTGAGGCTTTGCCAAACATATGGGATCCTCAAACGCTTGGTTTACAAGAAGAAGAGTTCCAGTCTGGCATAGGTGACAACCGGGATCTCGAGGTTCTTCGAATTGCAAATCTTCAATCTCAAGGACAAAACCTCTGGGTTCCAGAAGTTAATCATGGTTTTTATTATATCCATGAAGAGCCACGCTATTTGTATAGTGATCAATCAACTGTGGAGTTTGTCACTGATGCAAACATTGTCGACGGTCACATGGAGGTACAGCTTAGATTTAATCCCAAGCCTGGGATACCGATATCTATTTTCCAGTTAAACAAGGATAGCGTTTCAAATATTATTCCTGAGAGCGGTCTCAGGAAGAGAGTTAATTTTACCGGCAAGATTGTGAACGGTGTCGAGCTTTCAACGCGGAACTCCAACAACACAATTAATTTTGCCAACGTAGATACTACGAAAGATGAATTCGTTATTGATTACGGAACGGTTCCTCCCACCTTGATCTTGAACAAGGTTTATACAGATTCTGTTGGAGAGGTGCCTGTTTTTTATTCGGATTTAATCAGCACAGAGAAGCTTGGCACCAGTAATGGTCATCCGAATCAAAGCTTCCAGGCTTCGAAAGTACCATTTGTAGTCGGATCTGCTAGGGTGTTTGTCGGGGATTCGTCTAACAGCACGTTTGTCGAATGGACCGAAGTTGAGAACTTTAACACATCGGGGCCGCTAGACAATCATTTCATCGTCGATCCAGACATTGGTCGTATTGCATTTGGGGACGGTACAAACGGCAAGCTTCTGTCGTTACTACTGGATGTATATGTTATTTATGATCAGGGTATTTGGATAGAGTACGAACCAGAGAATACGATTGACTCAGTACTTCCTGCTGAAGCGGACCTTAATCCTGTGCATCGAAGCTTGGAGCGAGGATTTATTTATCTTTCTGAGCGCCGCATTGACGTAGCTAATATTACCCTGGAGACTGACAAGCCTATTATTCTTGGGACCATTGATATATACGGTCCGGTCTTTGTTGGTAATGACTTCGCACGACTTGAAGCGACTGTCCGTACAAGCACGGGCGAGCCTGTTGAAAATGTCGAGGTTATTTTTGATATGAATAACCTGCCATTTACAGGTACCATCTCTGGTTCATCGGAACAAATTAGTCGATTCACAAATAGTCAGGGAGTCGCTAGGGCGTTTTTTAATCCTCCGAGAGCGACATCTGATCTTGGTTTCTTTACTACCCAAATAGAATCACAAGTATTACCAAACGATACACTGGTGTTAGCTGGGGCTGGTTCCTCGATTGACGCTAACACGTCAGATATCTATGTGTTTACCGTTCGTAATGACGATCCTTGGCTAGGCAAGGTGCACGCTAACAGTGATACCGAAAACGATCCGCTCGAAACTACTCGTCGCATTGTAAACCAGTTACCGTTTGAAACTGAGTTTAGACTAGAGACAGGCAAGAAGGTCGTTCTTTATCATTATGATCCTCTTGCTACCAATCCGAATACCGGAGATCCTGGTGCTTTTATACCGACTCAACCGGTCGAGATTGTTGGTAACAAGTTGCGGTTCAATCTTTCGCTACCTGATATCTCCAATCCCATTGCCGGGTACTGGGTAGTAGCTCCAAGAAAAGTAAGTATTTTTGCGCAAGTGACAAATAAGGATTTGAATCAAACCTTTGTTTCTAATTTGATCACATTCCAAGTTTCAGTTCCGCCGTTCCAACTGGGTGTTTTTGTTGCCAATCCTCCAGGAGTTAATATCAATAATGACGAGGATGGAACATTCCCGTTCGACAATCTTGTTAAGTATGGTTGGAGATTAAGATCTGATGGTTTAAACGATACGCGTAATCTGCCCAACCCAGGCTCGGCCTTAAACGGAATCACATTCCTGAATATCAATCCTGTGGCAGACGGACCTTTCGGGGGCCTCTATCACTTCTTTAACGTTCAAAATAATACTCAAAATACTGGCCAGTGTGGTCATGTATTCAAGGTAATCTAGGGGTGCTAAACTATGACTGATAAATTTAAGGATACATTTCCTATAGAGGTTCAGTTCACCGAGGGTGAACAGCCTGCTGCACAAAAACTGACGGGTTGGGCAAACCAAACCAATCGTGGACTTCTCTTGCTCGAGAAGGCCGTAGGTGATTTGTGGAATCAATCCCAGTCACCTGGTACACCACTTTATGGTATACCCAATCAGATTGTCAATTTGGCTAGAGCCATAGGTCAAATGCAAGCGCTTAACCCCCGGGTGCTTGGTGATCTTTCCGTGGCTGGCTTTACTGAAGCTGTGCCTGCTGATTCCCAACAGTTTACCTTGTTGCATACTCCTAGCAGTGGTTTGCTCTTTTCTCCGTCGGGTGGTGCTTTTACTACTCTGAAACTAACTAAGGCTCAGCTCTTAGTCGATGGGGATTATTTTGTAGACGCAGCCCAGAGAACGGTCTGGACAAGATCCAAGACTGGTTCTGGTATCAGCGTTACCTATACGTACGAAGATGCTAACTCGTCTTATACCAATGCCACTTTCAACGTCATACCGCACTTTAACCAGGTTATTAAATGTAATATAACTCTCAACGCTGGCGGTGCAGGCGTTCATGAGGTCGCCCTGCCTCTTATTACACACGATCAGGACGGCATTCTAACAACTGGCATTGATCCTAATTATAACCAACAGGCGACACTGCCTTTTGTTTTGTCCACATTGGCGCCTAATGACATCATAGCAAGTGGATTCTTGTCTTTGTGGGATCATCAGTCTAATCGGATCTTGGAGGGTGCAACTTATTTCTATCAAGATCAGCAACGCGTATATGTAACCGGCGTTGAACTAGACGCTGGCAATGCACGCTATTCTATTATAACTGTGGGTAATAGTCTTACCGGAGCTGTTGACTATTTGCTCGATAAGATGCTCAATCATGCCCACCGCAATGACGGTTCAAGTGCCATACAGCACGGCAATCTCCGAGGTCTTATTACCGGAGGCCTGACAGACAAAGGTGGAACCAATTCCCTATCTTTTTCCAATTCTAAAATTGCTAACAATGACCATGCTCAATATCTGCATAGGGCTGGTTATAAATACAACAAGACCCCAGACACTACAGACGAAGGCACTTATAACAATGCCATGGTCGGCGATATTCTCATGGGGTCTACTCAGAAAGCTGGCGGCACGGTTGAATATGTGAATCTGTCAGCTAACAGTTTCGAACTTATCTTCGGTAATGACACTGGAGATGCTCCCAGGTTCGGTTATGTCCAAGCAGATGACAAGTTACAAATGAAGGGCACCAAGCCCATGCGCATTAACTCTGGTTCGTTATTTCTTGGACAGGATTCTCCAGCTGGATTACGTCGCATTGTTGCCGAGATCGGATCTTCGGTTGAACCCGAAATCTTCTATGATCCTGGTTATCAAAGCTGGCGTATTGGCCGCGAGGGTGGTACTGATATTCAGAATCTGATCGGTGTTCCGATCGGTGCGGTAATTGACTGGTGGAGACATACAGGTCTAGTTCCTGTTCCATTTGGTTTCGTTGTAGCAGATGGCGCTCCAGTCTCTGATCCTCTCTCCCCCATGTTCGGTATAGTAACCCCGGATTGTCGCAATAAGTTTGTACGGGGCCATGCTACGATGCCGACCACTGGTTTTACTTCTGGCGGAGCTGACACGTTTGGTCTACCTGCTCACAATCACACTCTTTCATTGGCTGCCAATATAAAGATTAACGATCTTATTCCGTTTTTTAACGTTGATATTGAGGATCCAGACTTAGCTTTTGACGCTTTCCCACCCAGCGGTGGTGCGACTCGTACATATAACCTAAACGTTACGACCAATAGTATTTCTAACAATGGTGGAGCTACCGTTAACACGGTGCCTGCCTATGTTGGCTTGAACAAGATTATACGTATTAAGTAATACCGGGGAGAAGAAATGCCTGTACCGACTAGAGACATACAGGGACACCGAGTAGTAGTAACCGGTATTCCTATCAGTATCAATGTTGACACTAGACAGAATGTCAAGAAGCGTCACCAGTTTATTCGCTTTGGTACATCTCTGGCACCCAACGAAGTTAACCTAGCTTTTGCGGCAACTCCAGGTATTTCTTTGAGCAAGAATCTTCTTATATCAGATCGTAGTCAGTCTATATCTCAGAATTCAAATGTGTTCTTGGCTAGTTCTTCAGACGAGGAATTCTTCGGACCAACGTTCAACTCCATTTACAAAGACTTTTTGGTTACCGATCAGTTCTCAGCTAATACACCAACTCAACGGCCTACGCCGTTTTATTATAAGCATTCCTTTGAGACCCCAGCTGATGACGTGATAGTCACTAGCCTCACTGTTACGGATAAAGATTTTAGGCCAGTGAGTACGACACAATATAAGATCGATTTAGATCGGCGTAACAGCGAAGACGGTCGTATCGGTGACTTCGTCTATCATAATTTGTTGAACACGTTCGACGAGGAGACCGGCGAATCTACGGTTTATTATGTTCGCTACACTCTGTCGAATGGGGAGTTTTTTACTAAGATTCTTAAGGCAGAAAAGATCTTCCAGCCTGCTACGTTCGAAGACGTGGACACGAATGGTAACATCTTTGAGGAAGCTCAGGTGTTTTTACTAGAGCAGCAAGGTAACACTTTCCTGCTTACGTTACCCACGCAGAACAAATATGCTATTAGGTTTCTGGCAAATAATTCTCGTATCCAAGTTTTACCCCCAGCTGTTGGGACCAATGAAGTTCCGTGGTTTGTGCGTATCTCTAATGGTAGGTTTTTTGTAACAGATGGTTCGGCAACTTATCGTTATGAGGTAGCCGAATTTTCGCAACAGATTTTTAATCCCATAGAGCCATACAAAATTGCAGTAGAAGAACCCGCACTGTTTGTGTCGGGTCGTATTTTGAGTCTTGGTCGGCAGAATATATTTCATAATCCAAGCAGTGGATTTTCTGTTGACATTGTTCATCGTGATCGCGAGGGCGAGATAGATCTGGGTCTTACCACAGATCCGGCCAAGTTCGATAGGGCAATCTCGGCTCTTAGCACAGCTAGGTATAGAGAGGACGGCGGTATTCTAGGTATTGATCCATTGAGCGGAATGGTTCAAACTAGTATTGATATACCGCAGGATGGAGAGTTGACAGCGAGCTTTTTCTTTAAGGAAGAGCAGTACGAATTGACGCTTGTTAACTTTAATCCGATTCAGAATCGATCTGTATTGAATGGCCGCAAGGTTATCTATGTGGTCCCTGAGGCGGGACCAAATGGAAACTTGGGTCAAACGACTTCTGTACACATTCTGGATGTTGACAATCAGGGTATTATCCAGTCTACCACTCAAAATGGTAGTGGAGGGAATGAGAACCTAGCTAAGATAACGGGATTTGATTCTTTTGGAGACCCAATTGATAATCCCAATTCGATCGTAGTTAACAGTCTAGTTACAAGACCAATGTATTATGATGCTATACCAGCCGTAAAACGTAATGTTGGCGTAGATTCTAATGTGGTCGGGCATCGTTTTACTACTACGATCCTAGATAACGATGGCAATGTGATCGACAGTATTCTGTTCACGGATCGTTTCACGGTTGAAACTAAATTTGCAAACGAGAAACGGTATTTGATCCTAGCAGATATATTTGTTGCCGATCCTGACTCACCAGATTCAGTTACTCTACTTGATACCAGAATACGCGGTGGTGGTATTCGCGAGGATAGAGAAGCTGAACTCATTAAGAGGTTTCCAGAAATTGCTTGGTTTTGGGATATCGGTTCATTGGATGGACCGCCCTTCCCGGCGGCGGCGACGTTTATTGTTAAGCTGCCCTTCAAGATCCTTGAGGAGTTTGGTGGTATATTTACCAAAGAACAAGTGCGAGATATTGTATCTAGACACGTAGCCGCAGGAGAATATCCAGTCATTCGATATTACGGAGCTATTCCGGAGATCGTTAGTCTTACGGCATCTGAGGAGACCCTTAGAGTTTGTTGGACTGGACTTGGTCCTGGTTTTAGTTATAATGTTTACTACCGTACCACGCGAACTAGCCCATTAGTCTTGGCTAACTCTTCTCCAATTACAGACGCTGGATATGGCGAGCTTTGTTTAACGCTAGATGACTTAATGGATTTTGTTCCGTACTATGTAAGTGTGACGGCGATAGATTCTGATGGTATAGAGGGTCCGCACTCTGTGGCCTGGATCGGAATGCCTCGCCTAGTGGATCACAAAATAAAAGTTACTATAGGACACGTATTCACGGTCCTTTAAGATACACAAGAAAGAAGGTGATATAGATGGTTGTATCAATTACTTGGTCTTCGACAGAGGGTGGAACCGCGATCCCGGAACCACTCGATCATGGCAATATCGCCAACGGTACACAGGGAACTACTAAGGATCTTTTTGTACGCCACAACGGCACGAACCCGATTACTAGCGTAGGTTACTACATGCAGGCTTTTTCTGGTGACTATGCTGGCAACGGTGGTAATGCTTCGGCGGCTGCTGATTTCACAGAATTGATCGGATGGGGTGACAACTCCGTTTCGACAGATCTGGGAGGCTTCTTCATTAACCAGAACCGCGTTGGTTCGTATCCGGCTACGGACTTCAAAGTCCATAAGACGGGCACGGGTAACTCGGCTTCTAATGCCTTCACATTGGCATCTACCAGCTTTACTCCGTCTTCGACGGGAACCACGAACGGACAATTAGATGCGGGTGACGACTCACACATTCAGGTGTATGTCGCAGTGCCCAGCACTGAGAACACCGCTGGTGTTCGCTTGTTCGATCAGGTCCTTAAGTTTACGTTTACCTCTTAGTACCGGTCAAGCTCCCTCAGTTGGCTTGCAAGACAAGATATTGTCACGCACAAGTGGGAGCGCAAATATTGCCTTCTAGCTAGGTTTATGCTAGACTGGTTTTTATTATTGGAGGATTCATGCAAGGTTATACCAAACATTTTACAGATGGTTCAACGGAAGTTATCAGTGATGAACTAGTAAAAGCCTCACGGGCCTCCTGGTCTCGTGGCAAACTCTCAGACATGAGTGCTGCCGATTTGCACATGGGATCTATCATGTTAACCATATCGGGTCCCGGTGATTACTGGGTTGCCGATGATATGATTAACATTGCAAAAGTACCCACTGCGAAACGACCTAGTATTACAGTTCCATCTCAGTTTGTTGCTAGGAGGGTGCAACGCCTTATTATACCTTCGGATGTTGGACGCTTTGTCGTGTTGCAAGTTAGAGATAATAAAACTTTCCACATGTACCTATCGGCCAAGGAAGGCCCAGATGTTCAGTATCAATTGAAAGAAGATCACGTGGGCAAGTGGCTCACTTTAGAATATGATTTAAAGGCTGACGAGGTAGTTTACAAACTTCAAGACGCAAGAGGTTAAAGTGTATTATAAGCTCTTATGGCAGCGACAGCCGTTAGATTTTACCGGTCACTATCTGGGTGTAGACTTTAAAGATGGGATCGGTGAAACCAAGTGTCATCTCTATTATAACGCGCTGAGATTTAGATATTGCAAAGATATCTCTCCGCCAGAAATGGTTGAGGCGAGATCTAAAAGAGATCTCAAAAAGATTTTAGTAGTACGTACGGGAGCCTATGGTGACCTTATGATGGTCACCCCGGCAATACGGGGTCTTCGAGAGAAGTATCCCGATGCTGAGATTGATTTCGTTGGTCGATATCCCAACATTGAGATTCTTTATCAGAACCCAGATTTGAACAGGGTTCTTAACGATGTAAGAGTTACGGACATTGGTTTACTGTGCCCTAACTATGATGAAGTGTTTGATCTTTCTCATAGCATAGAGCTCAATCCGGAATCCGACTGGGTCAATGCGCAAGAGTTAAGTTGTAAGTGGCTTCAGGTTGAGCCCAAGAGCTATGAGCCTGTGATCGGAGTTACGGAGCAGGAAATGGCTTTGGCTCGAGACATGTTGCATCGCAATGGTGTTGATTTGGCTAAGTATCGCGGTTCTATCATAATGATGCACATCGAGAGCACGGCTCCATTGCGCAGGATGCCAGATGTAGTTGCTCTGACTACCGCCCAGCATTATGCGGAGCTTGGCTACAAGGTTATATTTAACGGAGTAAACACAGAGCTGTCACGCGTTAAGCTTGCTAAGTTACCATGTTGTGGTAGGACTAACACGGTGATCATGGATTCGAATTTTCAAAACATTCAGTATCCATGTAAGTTTTGCAACAAGACAGTAGTGCCGCAAATTACCAAGCTCCATTCTAATATTCATTTTCTGCAACATGAGGGTCATGAAACTCTCGTTAGACCTAAGTTTTTTACAGTGGCCTATGCCGACGTCTTTGTTGGTGTTGACAGTTCCTTTTCTCATATTGCTGCAGCCTTTGGTCGTCCAAGTGTTTTATTGTATGGACCATTTGATGCATCTCTGAGAGCTAAGCATTGGCCCCATGCTTTGTGTATTCAGCCACAGCCAGCATGTGGACCTTGTCATCAATTAGCACCGTGGTGTGTGAGATACCAGAACGGGATTCCTCCCTGTACAAACGAGATCACGCCCCAGCAGCTTGTTGATGCTATAGACGCACACCTCGGTTTGAATGGTAAGAAATTTACAGGTAATAATAGTATGCAGTTTGCTTTACCTGAAGGCGAGCTAGATGTTACCAGGGATTGCCCGGCGTGTGGCCACACACATTCCGAACCTGTTGTTCGCAAAAAGAATGTGATCTATCGCAAGTGTGACCAGTGCCGTTCGCTGTTTACCAACAGAGAAGTTCTTAGTCCTTCGACTGGTTCTGTTTATCAAGCAGACTTTTTATCTTTGAGTGCTAGCTTTGTTCACGGGGTTTGGGCTTCCAAGGTTCTTGATATGTTAAAGAAAAATAACATTGATCAGCCACGGGTGGCAGAATATCGCCCACTTAACTCTGCTTTCAAAGATGAATTTGGCAAGCTTAATACCGGGGAATATGTTTCACTTGAAGATGTTGCACCGGACTCTTTAGATATTGTAGTAGGAATACGTTCACTAGAGAGAGCACCGAATCCCCGAGAGGCCTTGGCCGACATAAAAAATAAATTGAAGCCAGGCGGATTCTTGATGCTTTACGGACCGGCAGCCGATGCTTGGAATCGCAATAATGCCTGGGCGCACTTGAATACGCCAGTTGCCGGAGACAACAAGACTATTTTTAGTTCAGAAGGAATTCAAAAAATAACGAAGGAGGCGGGCTTTCAGGGTATAGAGTACAAACCGTTTACTAATGTTGAGGAACAAATGGTACTCGTACGCAAGCCAAGCAATGAGCCGATATCTTGATAAATTCGTAAGCGTTATTCCTGCCGTACAGGGCAAGCAGATTACTGAAATTCTTAGTAACAATAAAAACCTGGGCAGTATACGCACAGTCGAAGAGTATTCTCAGAAAGCTGACGAGCTATTCCAGGTTCTCGCACAAACAGATCCTAAGCCTACCCTTAAGCTGTTCTTGGGAGAAGTAGATAAAACTCTTTCTTCTGAGACCTTCAACTTCATGATGGAACGGATCATAGATGATCTAACGTCTGTTTTCAAGGAAGCTAAAAATATTGCTGATGTTGCGATCCTGCATCGCAAGCTCATTGTGGAAACAATATTGCGCAGCCTAAGGTTTGCTATCAATAACCTCAACGACAATATCAGCGTGCACGAGTTCTTATCCAAGAACAAAGATGGTTTTACTGCTGCTCAGTTCAATTCATTCAAGCAAGATAACGTGCTTAAGACTGCCCGCACCGACGCCTTGGCAACAGCCTTGTACGTTGATCCTAGTACCGGTCTCCTTGTCCCCGCTACCGAAGACGCCGTTGTAGACCCTGTCGGTGAACAGTTGCTTCTATCCGCTTCTCTGACAAAAGAGATTCTGATGAAGAATGTACGTTTAATCCTAGATGCTGATACTCGTGCCACAGAGGTTGACGTCACCTTCCCCGGGTCAGACATTAAACACATCATCGATGGACAAGAAGATACTTATTGGATTAACGATGTCCTACTGAGCTCACCAGAGCCAGAGGGTGTTATTATGAAACTGGAATTACAATTGGCCGGTATGCAAGAAGTAAACTTTATTGAACTAGAGCCTGCCACCCTGTTTCAGTTTTCTTTATTCGAGATGGACTATATAGACGCTTCGGGAAGTCTACGACACATACCGCTAGATGAGGTTGTTTTAGATCGTCCCCGTCGCTTAAATTTTTCTAAGATAACTACGAATACGATCATCTTGTCATTTCGACAGAGGACTTATATTCGTGCTAGATATTCCTTTAATGCAGATACTCAATCATACGAACGTATCGTAGCCCAGGATCCCATTACACTAGAGGATGTTGATTTCACTTCGGTTGAACAAGAGCTTAGTGATCTCATAGATTCAGCTAATTTGAAAGCAGCTATCGGTGTAACCCAGGCGGGCTTCCAGTTCGATGACGTCGATATGTTTGAGTACATCGCAGGCTTTGATAATATACGGGTGGGCTTGAATCAATACAATGAGCGTGGAATATATGTTGGATCTAAATTAGAATCCCCGCGTCCCGGCGTTCTCGGACTTCAGGTGAATGCTCAGCGTAATCTACACGAAGTACTTGGCTACCCCATAGACAGCTTAGAATTTACAGTCTACAAACAAAACTTTGATTCCAGTGGCAACTTTGTTGACACTGAAGTGTTTAATGTTCCACCGGTTAGTGAAACCTCTATGAGTCATGAGAGAATGCTTCTTAGCGATCGGACGGCCCTACCTAATGATACTGGAGTGCTACGCTTTTATCCGGATGTTACTAAGCCATTTAAGATATTCAGAGATGGCACAGAGCTTACCATCGGTTCAGATTATCAGGTATCTGGAGACAGCGGAGTTAGTTATCAGTCAGTGCTTAATCCGATTCTTCATAATCCCGGTGGCCAGTTTCATGACTTCAAGGTTCAGATCATAGGTCCCGCTAGTACTTCCATCTATACTGCTTCCTATACACCATTGTATAACGTATATGTGAACAGTGGTCGGACGGCCACACTGGTTAATGGCAATCTTATTAACTTCGTACTCGAGCGTACGACCAACAGTGTTGATAGATCCGAGATGTATTTGATTATCACTTTGCGCCGCAACTTTACAGATGTAACTCGCACACCGGAGCTGCGGGATTATAGTTTTCTGGTTGGCTCTGTAGACAAAGAAAAGTTCACGGGAGACGAATTGACCTAACATGGTAAACAAACACGTAAGACCAATTCAATCTACGGTGGTGCGGAATAAGCTTGACGCTCTATTGAAAAACCTCAATCAGAGTTTTCAGAATAAGTCCGTCAATACCCAGGAAGATTTAATTGCTGAACTTATTCAGGTGGTCAATTCATTGTACCTTACTTTGCGTGACCCGTTGTTTGTACCCCGCAAGTTTCTTCCAGGTGAGCTTCCAGATAGAACAGAATACAATGATATTTTTTCTATTCTGGCAGATGATATAGATGTATTGTTCAAAGAGCTCGCCCAGGTCGAAGGCATTGTTCTTGGTAACTTTAATTACATTGTGACTGAGCGAGATCGTTTGAATAAAAAGATTAAGAGTGTTGCCTCGAGTCTTGGCGACCTGACTCTCTTCTCTCAGGATCCGCTTAACCGTCTTTTGTTTTTCAAGGATAGTTTTAACGATGTTTCTAAGATCGATGTGAACAGTAGGCTCTTGAATAACCCGCAGGCCCAAATTAATCAGGACGAAGGTGTTATTACACTATCTGTAGATCGTAGTGGTTCACCGCAAACAGCTAAGCGTAACTTGAGTGCTACCATTAACAGCGGCTCTAACGGCCAGTCTGGTAATAACTTTCAGGTTGGTGCTCAGCGTCGTGCTGAGATTCGAGACATTCTAGACGGCAATGCTGATACGTGGTTCGAATATGAGAGAGTACAGAGAACTCGAGAAGAGAATACTAATCCCCTTCTTTTAGATCTAACTCTTACCTTCAACGTAGAAACGATTATCAACTTTATTCTAATCAATCCTAACAATTTTGGTACACAAAATTTTGTTAAGATTAAAACTATAGACACGTCGCTCGATGGCAATGTTTTTATCTCTATTAAAGATGACATTCCGATAGCAGGGTTTTTGACTGAAGACGAAGAGAACGTATTCACGTTGGCGCCCTCTGTCTCTAAGTTTGCTGGACAGGGCCTATATACTTTTACGCCGCGCAAGGTTAAGCATATACATCTAGTGTTTGAACAGAACACGCCGCTGCTTATTAGTACGCCAACTGGTGAACAATTTCGTTATGCTATTGGTATCCGAGACATCGAGGCTCATGCTATACCATTTGAAACTGTGGCCGAAGTCATCTCGACTCCGTTCGATGTTGGCACTGAGATTGCTAAGGTTTCACTGTTGGCCGCTGAGAATCCTTCTGAGGTTTCTGAGCTGGCCGATATAACACATCAGATTTCCCCCGATGATGGAGCTTCTTGGTATGATATCCAGCCGCTTGATAGGGACGGTATTGAGATACCAGAAGTGTTGAATTTCAATACGGGTGACGAGGATTCAGTTGTTACCGCGCACCCAGTTACAGCTATACGGCACAAGGCTATTTTAACCCGCAGACCAGAAGCCTTCGAAGATGGGTCTTCTACCTTGAGACAGACTATAAGTAAGACTCAAGAGATAGTGAATTTGGGAACGGTTGCACCATTTGAAGTAGCGGTTACTAAGCCACCGGTAGCTGGAACAATCACTTTACTTAATCCGTTGTTCGGCAGTAAGGGTAAGGATATTCCGAAGCGCTTCTTGGCCTTTAGTGCGTTTGAGTCTAGCCAGCGATATATTATACCGTTTGATGGTATTACGCTAGGGTCAGAGAGAATATTTGTCGAGAACGTACAGTGGACTCGAGTGGGTAGTTTCGCTAACTCGCAGGCCGAAGATAAGCATTATACCCTGAATGTTGACACTAAATTTTTAGCCTTCGGTGATGGTATCAACGGTAAGATCCCTGATCAGGGCGCTAGAATAGAAATGGGTTTTGATGCTGAAAGGGTATCGCCTAATCCCGCTGTGCCACACAGATTCGATCTTCAGTTTCACAGTGATGGCGATGAGAAGAGCACAGAGATACGATTATTGCAACCTGCGCAAGCAGTACTGAATGAAGTATTGCCGCGTGGAGCACAGGTGATTCGTCTAAAAAACAAAAGAATTGTTGACAATGCTTCCTTGAAGTTCTTTGAGAAGGATGCGAGCGGTGTTGCTATTTCGCAGGCATTTGTTACCCAGGTAGATTTCATAGACGGACAAGAAGAATTCAGTGGTACTCCAGCTGGCCGCTGGTCGATTAATCTCGACCAGGGCATTGTTTATACAGAGGCCCCGACCCACAAAAGTGGTACTGCCACTATAACTTACGATTATATTCCTGTGAGGATCTTAAAGCCTAGCACCGATTGGAAGTATTCTAACATTGACAATGCAGAGTATAGATCAATAGAGCTTACCCCTGGCACCTTTGCTTCTGCCCAGGGTACTGCGGATCTAGCGGGCGATGTTGGGAACAAAGTTGCTAGCCTGGATCAAATAGCACTCGTAGATAAAACTGTAGTCTTTACGGAACCGGATAGTTCTGGGATCCTAGATCCTTTGGCGTTCCAACAAGAGGTTAAGTTTATAGATGGTATCACTGAACTAAGTAATGTCGTGCAAGTATTGAGCGAGATCGTTCCGGCCAATTCTGGCGGCAATGGTGTAACACCAGCTCTAGCATTTACTCTTGCCCATATTCCTAACCTTAACTTCGAACCTGCATTTACGAATACCTCTGTGTTTCTTACTCGCAAAACATTTATCAATGGTACGACAGAGAATACAACGTCAGGTGACTATTCGATTAACCCATCTACTGGGGCGGTGTGGACTAGGAATAGCACCGGTTCGGTGCCTGGCACAGTCTCTTATTATTTCAATGATAACACAGTGGACCTTACTGGTTACTACTCTATCGATTATTATAACGGTATCGTATATACAGTGGTAGCCATACGTACCGGCACTACTGCTGCTTTCAACTTTTCGAATTATGAGGTCTCTTATAATATTGCGCGGATCGTACCTACTGATCGCTATACCGTTGATACTCAAAAGAAATTAATTAGCCTCGCTTCCACTGAGATCCAAGAGTTGTTTGGGCGTGTCGTAGATCAGCGTACCGGACCTGAGTTGCTTAAGGTCATCTATCAGTTCGTAGATGAAACTCGCGATAGCATTAAAGATCTTGAGCCATTCTTTACTCCTATCCTGAAGGACTATGTTATCAAGGTTCTCACGAAGGCGAATGTATAATGGCAAATACTGACTGGTCCAAGCTGGAAGAAGAAGCTCGAAGTAGAGATACTTATCGAGCAGCAATCGAGGGTATTATTAGATGTCTTACAGCTATTGAGATGGATAAAGCTGATAAGATCCTAGAACACAGCTCTAGTGTTTACAGGGATACCGTCAAGAGACTCGAACGACCGAACCTAGACATGAGAGAGGAACATGAGAGATTAAAGAAAGCTTATGAGGATTTTTATGAGCGCTATCGGGCCTATGAAAGAGCCAAGAACGAAAGGTTCAAAAAGTTAGTTTAATATGGTAAAGCCAATTGATGAAATAGTCAGAGAACAGATCACCGAAGATATACTTCGGGACGAGTTCTTTGAGCATAACCAGATTCCTACGGCTAATGAATTGGAAGCTAGGGTGGATGCTTTTCTTGAAGAGCATCCTGATCTTACGATCCCACTTACCTCGAAGGAAGATATCAGGGTGGAAGAGCTAGAAGAGTCTTCGGCTTCCAAGTTTAGCAATACGCTCGTCTCTCTGCACAAAGACTTGCGTTCCGCCTATACTGCCCTTTTTAGTCTTACGCAATCTTCGATGGAGGACTTTGATCGGTACTCTGCCGAAATCAAGTTGCTCAATAATAGACTTACAGATCTGGAATCCAGAGTGAACGGTTTACTTCTGGTGGCGCGTGATACTGAAGGGTTTATTGCGTTTGTGGAAGACAACTTCGTAGACTTTGAAAAGGTTGACCAGGGTAATACTACGGCAGAAATTGATGCAGATAATCATATTGTAAAACTTCCGGATTCTGCTTCGACGTCTTTTCTTACTAAGATTAATTTGAACACCGTTAGAGAGCAGGACGTAAGGTTCTCCGTTTTGACAAAGAAGTTCCTTAGCTCGACTCTATTAGCCCCCGGCACACAGCTTCGCTATGCCTTCTGGGATCAGCAATCTTTCTGGCAACATAGACTGACACTGACTTCTCAGGCAGAACCGGTTACAACTGAGCTCGTAGTCAAACTGGGCGATGTTGCTATTGAGGTTTCTAAGATTAACTTTTCCCTGTTCGCCTCTGGTGCGTCTTCTCCTGTTTTGTTTAATGTCCAGTATTCACTGGATGATTATAATTATTATCCTTTACCAATAGAATCTTTTATACAGAGTGCAGACGAGGTTGCCTTCTGGTCGTTCCCGTCTACCGAAATGAAGTTCGTAAAATTCATTATGACCAAGTCTGGTCCCGATGACGACGTAGATGGCTTGTTCGTCTACGAGTTTGGTGCCAAAAATATTTCGTTCTTTAAGCAAACCTATGATCCTGCCATGGAAGCTATATTCCAATCGAGACCATTGGTAGCGACTGATAGCGCTGGAGACGTCGTATTCTTTAATAAAGTAGCTCTTGAAACATGTGAAAAAGTTCCCGAGAATACCAGTCTAGATTTCCAGATTTCTATTGACGGTGGTACTGGATTTTTCGACATTGCTCCCATCAATCGAGAACAGCCCTTGGCGGCTACCTCAATCGATTTGGGGGGTATCACGGAGTCCAATAATAGCGGAGTGTTTTTAGATATCGGCAATACTGTTGTGCCCCAGTTATCGTTCGTCAATGCTGAAGATCGTGCCATCAGAACCAAGAGTGACGGTGTAACCCCCATTATTGCGGCTGGCGATCCAGTGGTTGAATCTACCCTCCAGGTTTACCGCAACATTGGTAACAATGCACAGGATGTACAGGTTCGGGAAATTGCCAGTGGATGGCGCTTCGAGGATCCTTACTATATTACAACCATCGTGGTTATGAACCCAGATGGCATTACAGTAGACCTAGGTGACTTCGAAGCCGAGGTTGACGGAGCTTTGACCAAGGGTAATACCTTAATAGGAGAGGGCGTACATCACTTTGTGACGCACAAGAGTAACTGGCAACCGATTGATTTAACAGCTGTATCGAGTATGCTCAATGTGGACGATCTGAAAGCTCTGGATTCGCTATATCCATTTAACCACAAGCTGATAGTCGAAGGTGTTAATTATCCTGCCAACTATTCGGGCGACAGGATTTATACAGGTATGGATATCTATGCGGAATTTCTCATGGACAGGGTAAGTCCATTTGACTTAAGGAACAATGTAGGCGATAATGACTATTCTAAATTCGCCATAGACTCTGACAGTACAGGTGACAAGTTCTTGCTTATGAAAATTAATAACGAAATTGGGGATAGTACTAACGAGAGATTTCTGGTAAACTATAACATCAGCGATGCTGAGTTCGCTGAGATCATTTTGCGGGCTAGACTGAGAACGACGAACCCGGGATTAACCCCCATGTTCAGCAAGTATAGATTAAGACTAAGTATCTAGGAGGTTCGGTAATATGCCGATAGACAGACTGCGCGTATCGCTGGTTTCCCGAAACGAACCTTTCCGGGGGCCATCGTCATCTGCGCGTTTAAATGATGAGATGCAAGAGATCCTAAGGGATCTCGCTGCTTTAACAGCTGAGTGGAATGGTAATCTATTTCCTTTGCTTGATGCCTTGCCCAAGGGAGATGGTACTCCAGATCCCCGCTATCCTAATGCGACGGGTATGCCAAATCCATGGACTAATGGATTTGATGGTTCAAATTTCTTTATAGACAATAATGCCGAACCGAACTCTGACAGTGGTCGCTTCTGGAATGAACTTCAGAACCGTCCTGTTACTCCGAAAGAATTGCATCTCAAAATTGTAGACGAACTTCGCATTCTCGAAGAGAGTCTCCTAGAACAAATAAATCAATTTTCTGATGTTCTCACTGACGAACAAAAGGCTCGCATCGGTGAGAATATTTTTGATCCTACTAAGATTTCAAATTCAACATCGCTTGACGGTGTTTCAAAATTAAACAGCTTTAACATTGCCCAGCTAGCCCGAGATCTCTACGGGCCTAGTCCGCTCCTAGATGGAGATGGCCAAGGTAACTTAAAGCAAGCTGTTACTAATGCTACCCTGTCGGTGCGCCAGATTGTTAATGCAGTCCTAGCTCTACACAATGGATCGTGGACCAGTGATAACAATATTGACAATACCGTTTCTCATAATCTATTCAATGCTGACATTGATCCCAACGCGGCTATCGCTCAAACTAAGATAGCCCAATCGAATACTATCAACGATACCTTTGTCGGTTCTCCTGTCAACCTGTTGGAGGATCTGAATAAGCTTAGAACAGTTATTCGTAATCATACCGGTAGTACAGCGTGGGACGCTCTAGTAGCTGTCCCGTACTCTGGTGGTCCACAAACTTTACGCGGACACATGATTGATTTCGGTACGGGTACACCAGATGCAACCAATCCTCATGGTCTTGATCTTCGAGATCTGGACGATGGAGATGGGCTGCTCTTGGCCTCAAACGAGGCCAGTGAAATTTCTTATGTACCCAACGGTACCCAGGTTATTCAGCCCACTGATACGAACGTACAACTAGCTCTGGATACATTGGATGTAGAGTTGTTTAATCATCTGGGGGATTTTACTAATCCACATAACGTTACTGCAGTTCAGATTGGTGGAACCAATATTATTACTGAACTTAACCAGGGTTCTACGGTCGGTGTGATACAAGGAACTCATCTCGGCGTAGATACCAATGCTACCTTCTTGGTAGAGCACAATTCGGATGGCACACATTCCGGCAAGATCGGCCTTGCCGATTCCGACATCCCGCCCACGATTACCCGTGACACGGAAGTGCCCGGATTAGCTGAGCCCCTCATTGACCAAAAGATTACAGATGCATTGGGTGAAGGTCGCAGGCTAGAGATCCCATTCTTCAATAACACCAATCCAGCTACGCCCATTGTTGTTACACATAACAAGAACTTTTATCCGATTGTTCAGGTCCTAGATACGGCTATAGACATTAGTTATCCCTACGAGGATGCTGGTCTAGTCGATGAAGGCACTGGTCAAGTCGGTGCTTACGGCGGAGAGTCCGTCGAATTTGTTTCAGTACAGCATATCAACAGAAACGTATTCCACGTATATACCTCAGTTGTTCGAGGTTACATTGTGGCACTTTTCTAAAACGGAGGAAGAAAGAAAATGGCTCTTCAAACATTACCCAAGATTGTCGGCAAACAAATCGATGGCAAGTTGCGCTATCAGACATGGACGATCTCTGTAACGGTGTCAAATGACTATTTGATTCCGTTGAAGGAATCTCTTTGGAACTTTTCCAGTAAAGGATATCTTCGAACAACCGCGAATTTGTTAATTCGGTTGAACGTAGATCCTGCTAGTCCAACTACCTCACCCATGGATGAGATTGCTATTCTTGCGAATGATACCTTTGTTTGGGAAGACGGTATATCAATTGATAATATCTATATCCCAGCAGGACAATCAGCAACCGTTAATATCTACGCAGAGTAGTAACACGGAGTAAAATAATATGCCCCGAGTGGTTTCCGGAAATAAAACGATAGTCAGAGAAACTATCGTTAAGGAAGTAACCCAGGGGTTCCAGCAAAAAGAAATTGAGAAACTAGCGGAGATTTTAGCTAAGAGTATGGCTCAAGAAATGTTGCAAGAACTTCTGACCAAGCTTCCTCAGGGTATGTATGCCCCTGGCGTAGCTCCATCAGTTAAGCCGGGCGTGGCCCTGGACGAATCCGTGGCAGATGTTACCAAGGAAAGCAACTTCACTAAGTCAGCTGAGCTCGGTGCGACAAGCACTTCCACTGAGCAAGCTATAGGTAAAAGCGATAAACTCAAGGAACTTCTTAGGAAGAAATAGGAGGATTTATGGCAGTAGGTTTAGACATTGGCACTTCGTTTATTGTAGCCTCTCGTTTTGACGAGGGTGGCAAGGTGCAATACCGTGAGATTAGAGATGCCTTCCTTGCAATGAAACCCAAGACGGCTATCAATCGTAAGATGATTGAGGGCGGTTTACAACGTCGCAAGGCGGTCTATCTTGAACAAGATGGAACTTTGTTTGTTGTTGGCCAGGATGCTATCGAGATGGCGAACGAGCGCAATGAGGTGGCTCGGCGTCCGATGAGTCGTGGTGTTGTTAATCCCAATGAGCAAGAAGCTCTGCCTATTCTCAAGTTTATTCTTAAAGAAATTGTCGGTTCGCCCACCGGTGAAACCGAGAACCTTTGTTACTGTGTCCCTGCAAATCCGGTAGATGCAAATTTCGATATGGGCTATCATCAGGATGTTTTGAATAACTATCTGAATAGTCTAGGCTATAAGGTTTCGGTAATCAACGAAGCCGAAGCCATTGGCTATTCACAGTTACTTGACGACGGTTTAACTGGTATCACTTTGAGCTTTGGAGCGGGCATGGTTAATACAGCCGTTCTTTCAGCAGGTGATCCTGTAGTGAAGTTTAGTACTGCCCGATCGGGAGACTGGATCGACGAAATGGCCGGACAGGCTTCGGGTAATACTCCCACAATAGTTCAATCCGAGAAAGAGGGCGATGGCGGAGTGGATCTCCTGAATCCGAAAAATCCCATTCAGGAAGCTATTACCATCTACTATAAACGCCTCATTGCATATGTTCTTGAGAACATCGCTTTGAGTTTGCGAGACTCGGATAAGCTGCCCTCTTTTAAGGAACCTATCCCCATCGTTATCGCTGGTGGCACCAGTCAGGCTAAAAACTTCCTGAAAGTGTTCGAAGAGGAGTTGTCTAAGATTGACTTCCCTGTTAAAGTGAAAGAAGTTCGGCACGCCAAGGATCCTTTACATGCCGTATCTGAGGGTTGTCTTCTAGCGGCCCAGGCAGCTGAATAAGAAAATGAACTATGACCAAGGTGGTTTTGGATAACGGAGTTATGAAGCAGTGGATTCCTTCGCACAATGCTGCGGCGAAGGTGGTTAGTACCACTACCACAAAAACACAATCCGTTCTTAATAACCTACATAAGCTCGAGCGGATTAAGACTACCAGTAGCTACAAGATCTGTATTATGCGCAAGCTCGGAGGTTTTGGTGACATTCTAATGATCACCCCTTCCCTGCGCGGTATCAAAGCTCGGTACCCTGACTGTCATCTGACGTTCGCGCTTCCAATTGACCTAGATGGTCAGTACCTCGATTCAGTTAAATACAATCCATACATTGATGCTATTGTCCCTTGGCCTAGCGTACAGCAGCAGGACTATGATGTTTTTATTGATGTTACGATGTCCTGCCTTAAATACGAGAAGCCGCTAACACGCCCCCCGTCTCGCATCGATTTGTTTGCCGAGGCGATAGGGGTCGAGCTACAAGATTATATTCCCATTTATATTATTACAGAAGAAGAGCGGCGTTGGGCTTCGTCTCTCAAAGAGAGATGGAATCTTCCCATAGGAACTGGCCCCCTTCCGAATACTACCTATGTCGGTGTTCAATACAAGTCTCAGGGAGATAAGAGAAACTGGGAAGCAAAAAAGGTGAAGGCATTGATCGGCCTTCTTACTTATCATATTCCCAACTGTGTTGTAGTTTTATTCATGGGTCATGATCCTCTTCCCAATTGGAAAATCCGTAACTGCATTGAACTAAGGGGATTTCGCTGGCGCGAGGTGGCAGCAATTGCAGACGGCATGGATGTCATGGTAACACATGACTCTGGCATGTTACACCTGGCTGCTGCACTTAATAAGAAAACGGTAGCTATATTTGGCTCCACCCCATCCGCTTCTAGATCTGACAGATATCCCACAGTGGTTCCCGTGGAAGATAATACACTGGTTTGTAGGCCTTGCTGGTATGGCAAGTGTGACTTTAATACCATGTGTCTAAAAAATATTTCTGAGCAGCAGGTATATAATACAGTACGGGATTTGCTCAATCCCAGCATAATTAGCAAACCAAAAGTTACAGCGGTTGATGTTGACGCATGTCTCTTTCAGCGTGACGTTGGTGGCTATGGTGACATGATTACTCTCACTCCGGTCATTAGAGAATTCAAAAGACTTAACCCTAAACGTAAACTCTTCTTGGCCGTACCTGAGCAATACAAATGTATATTCGAGAACAATCCAAGCATTGATGCTTTGTATTCTGTTAAGGATAAATTGCCCAGGGTGGGTGCCCAATATAATTTTTCTACCCCCTGTGCATCCTATGAGACACAGAGAATTCATCGTAAACTTCCGGTGGATAAGAGTCGCATAGAAATTTTTGCTGACCATTGTGGTTTACCCAGGAGTATTAATCATAAACCCGAAATGTTTTTAACGCCCGAAGAGCAAGAGTGGGCTTACAGCCAAGTGGATCCTGACCGTATCAAGATAGGTATCGCTTTGCGGACGTCTGATGGATATCGGGATTGGCCTAGGGAATATTTTGAGAAACTTTTCAATGAACTTAGTGGTCTAAAGAAGTCCGTACAGCTAGTTCTCTTCGATCAAGAGAGATCATGGGATTGCGATAGATCCTATATGTTAGATGCCATGGGGTATCCTTTCCGCAAGATGGCGGCTTTGGCGCAACAATGCCAGTTGTTGGTGACTGCAGACACCGCTCTGCTGCATTTAGCTGGTTGGCTCGGCACTCCTACTATTGCCCTGTTTGGTCCTATATATTCAGACTGTAGAACGAAGCACTATCCAAACGTAGAAGTGCTATATGATAAAACATTAGACTGTCTTCCTTGCTGGAGAAATGCTAATATAGCTTGTAGGATTGCTCCCCCAGGGAGCCCGCTGCCCTTTTCGCAGTGCATGTATAATATTAAGCCCACTGAGGTTTTTATAAAGATACAGGAGAAGCTCAATGTCGCGCCCACCCTGTAAGACTCTAGAAGAAGTCAAAGAATATGTGGGTCGTCAATACTGGGAGGACGGCCTTAATAGTGGCTGTTCTGGATATCAAAATGAAACAATTAACTGGTGGTGGTTCCTGCGGTGGCACCAATGTTTTAACCAGGTAGTTCCTCTGAGAGACAGGTCTTTTTTGGATCTTGGCTGCGCACTTGGTTCCATGGTGTCGGTTGCCCTAGCTGCGGGCGGCTGTGATGCCCATGGAGTTGACCTATCAGAATACGCAATAGAGAAGGGTCACAAGCTGTTTGAGCAGATAACCAATAGAACCCATGCTGGATCTATTCATGATCTTTCCCGCTTTCCAGATAAGAGATTCGATGTGATTTACAGTATGCAAGTCTTCGAGCATCTGCCGGAAGAATTGACTAGTGCAATGGTTAATGAGATTACTAGGGTAGCGCGAGATGGTGCACTTCTCTGGGCTGGCCTTGTTCTGGGCATGGGCCGATCAGAAGACGACAAGGACCTATCTCATATTAACATTCACCCTAAGGAATGGTGGGATGCTAAGTTTCTTGCACACGGATGGATTGTGGATGATGAGACTGATCGACAGCTTAGACAGTCTACCTGTGGTCCCGATAACCCTGGCTTTTCTTATTTCAAAGAATACGGCTGGCATACTATATGTTACAGAAAAAACACCTAGTCTATTCCAAGGAGAATTATGAAACATTCTAAAATGAATCTGATAGTTAATACACGAGACGATGATCGCTGGTCGAAGGATCTCGTGGTTGTACGAGACGTCCTAGAGAGGGATGCGTATAAGTTAAATAAACTATCCTCCCTGATAACCCCACGAGTGATATTAGACATTGGTGGACACATAGGTTCTTTTAGTCTTAAGGCCAAAACTGTATGGCCGAATGCCCAGATTTTTGCTTTTGAGCCCAATGTAAAAAATGCACATCTCTATCAAAGAAATGTTCTTGATAATAAGTTTACTGGCGTAAAGGTTTTCAACGAAGCTATCTCGTATGAAAAAGACAAGGTCGTTCTTACGGACCATCTTGATGCTACCGGGGGCGGATTTTTGTGTGCCCAAGATAAAGTCGATAAGCTGGGTAGCTACTTTGTTAGTCGTACGGATGTAGCCCTCTCTACCCTAGAGGAGATTATGGTCCGAGAAAATATTGAGTATATTGATTTGTTGAAGCTTGATTGCGAAGGTAGTGAACGTGAAATTATTCGCCAGATGTTAGATGAGACAGTAAACAAAATAGGCATGATTGTTGGAGAATACCACATAGAGGGCGGCTATCCAAAATTTAGTGAGTTGTTCTATTCTAGATTTAAGCACCTAGAGCTTATCAGAACAGATCCGTCCAATACTCGAAATATAGGAGAGTTTTTAGCGGTTCCAAAGGTTTTACGGAACAAGTTCTAATTAGAAGGAAGTTTAATTTTGTTACCTAAAACCATCCCCATAATTACAACCTCCGTGCGTTGTGATCACAATCCCGGTGATACGTTTATTTGTGTAGGTCTACAATGGCTTTGGGAGCACACACTCCAGAGAGTATTGCCCTGGTTATTAATAAATAAATTCAATCAAGACATTATTAAAAGTCGCATACCATCCATCCAGGAGGCCGGGTTCTTAGTATTCGGTGGCACTCCCCAGTATAACAACTATAAAGACTGGAAGTTTTGGTACGACGATGGGTTGTGGACTGAAGTTATCATACCCAACAAGATACCGGTGGCTGTTCTTGCAGGAGGTTCTGGATTTCCCGATGCCAACATGACACCGGAACAGTTTGCGGACTATTGCACATCGGACCCAGAGACAGTAGAGATTATTAAGCGGCGTGCGATCCATGCACTTTGTTTTACAACTCGAGATTTGCATTCGCATTATTTACTTAACAAGATCGGGATAGAAAATAAATACCTACCATGTACTGCTACGTTTGCAGCACGATATCTTCCCGTACCAACAGAGCGGCCCTTCATTGCACTAGTACCGCCTTCGCCGAATTCTTTACCGGACCCCTATGTAACACCCGGTATGACAAAAGAGGAAACCGTTAAGACTGGTTGGCTGGAATTATTTCGTGCTCTTCAAGAGCAAGGCAAAAATCCAGTAATGGTGTGCCATTGGTACCGAGAGTATGAACTATTTAAGACCGAGCTAAACGACTCGGAGTTGTTTTATTCTAATGACTACGCAGCTTTCTTACGCTTCTATACACAGTGTAATACGGTTATAAGTGCTAGGCTCCATGGCGTTCTACCTGCGTACGGCATACTCGGCACGCGTGCGATAGGAGTATCTATAGATACGAGAGGCCATGCTGTAAATATCTTCCCTAAGATTCCAGAAATTACCTACGATAAATTCAAGAAGGAATCGATTTTGGAGCTTTTACCTAACCTGCAGCCTTCATCTGAAGATGACTTTACTGCTCATATACAATCTTATGGAGAAGTTATTCGCGGGATTTTGTCCAAGGTAGATGATTTGAACTTGCCTAAACAGGAAGAACCTGTTACAGTAGAAGAAACTAAAGTCGAATCCTAAGAGGTTTTAATGATTAACAAAGAAGATTTTTATGCCACAGATCCCATCCTGATAGACTCTGTGGGTAATACGCGCACTCAGGACGAGCTTAGAAATGATAGGTTCTGGTCTTCTGACACCATGGGTGGCAATCATTTAGTTCGACGTCGTCTGGCCTTCCATCACGTTCTCCCGTATTGCAAGGGAAACGGTATTGATATCGGATGCATGGCTAATCGCCTACAGTATCGATCTATTGGCATAGAAAAAGATAATTGTGCAAATTATAATTCCAATGCTCACGGTCCCCAGCTTATAGGGGATGGTGGTAATCTATATTGGTTCAAGGATAAGGTTCTTGATTATGTCTTTGCTTCGCATTCGCTAGAAGATTTTGAGGACACCGTTGGTATTCTCCGTGAATGGTGGAGAGTTATTAAGCCAGGTGGCCATCTTATTGTCATTATGCCTCACGCTAAGTACTATCCAAGACATGGAACTCCTGGGGCTAATCCAGATCATAAGCACGATTTTCTCCCCGAGATGCTACTTAAACAGATAGACGAAACCTTCCCGGGAGAGTATAATCTACTGCAATCCGAAAGCTTCGATAACAACTTCGAGTTCGATATAGTCATACAGAAAAAAGAGGAGAGATAACAATGCCTTTAACCGAGCAACAGATTGATGCCTTGTATCAAAGGCTCAACGTAATTGAGGCGGCGATTGATGATCTCAAAGTGGCTGTAACTAATCTTGCTTCAGTGAAGCAATTGAAACAGCTAAACATTATTAAACAGAACGAGGTCATTGATCTTAAGGAGCGGGTAACCGCTCTAGAGTCACAGGTGCAAATTCTTCAGGGGCAAGTAGCTCCGTAATATTTGAAAGGTATTTCCATGGCTAATTCTAAGTATTTCGACCTGGTAGATGCCGTCAATAAACATCTTACCCGAGACCGCTTAATCAAGGGCCACCGTAGCTCTAACTTCTATCCCACAGAAGCTAGTGCCGAGTATCGAGATATTTCTCAAGAGAGCGAGCGCACTGTCATCGTTGGCAAATGTATTCGCGCTGCCTACTACCGATGCAGTGGCATGTTCGAAGATGCCAAGACTGAAACAACCCCACGGCGAGAAATCATATTCTCGATGGGCAAGCTTCTAGAAATGGGCATTGTGGAATACTTCAAACAGATGGGTCTTTGGGTTGATAACAACATTAAGATCTTCGATACCGCCCGGAAGATTAGCGGAGAAATCGATGTATTCATTCGTGATCCTAGAACCAATGGTCTTATCGGTGTGGAAATCAAAACATACTATGGCTACAGTGCCGAAAAACAAATAGAAGGTAACACATACGTTAAGGGTGCTCCGAAGATTGAGCACGTACTACAAGCAGCCCTGTACCTAGATCATGTTCAGAATAATCTGAAGCTGCCCATCAGGCAGTTCAAGATCCTTTATATTAACCGTGGTACAGGTCATATGTCAGAGTTCAATTTAACTCTCGAGGTGCGCGATGGTCAGGTGTATGTCGCGATCAACGACGAGATCATGGGCGACTTCCCCATGGCTTCTGTGTATCAGAGATACAGCTTATTGGAGCAGTATCTTAATTCTAAGGAAGTTCCGCCCCCGGACTATATGTTGCATTATCCGCCGAACATTGTAGAAGAGAAGCGGATGCAGGGCGATATCTCTGACTCTGCCTATAAAAACTATAAACGTAATCCCAACAAGTATCCAATTGGAGATTGGCAATGTAGCTATTGTGATTTCAAAAAGGTTTGCTGGGGAGTTATTTAACTCGGGAGGCTACTCATGTTTAATGATAGAGTATTAAATTCGGATGAGGTTATTGCAAAACTGTTCCCGTATCTTCCTCAGTATCTCGAGGAACATGGCATTGATCCCAGTAAGCCGTTCAAGTGTATAAGCGCAAAACACGATGATAAGACTCCCAGCTGCTCCATAGTACCGGAGAGCAAAGTTTCTGGTGTCTGGGTATATAAGTGTTTTGGTGGTGGCTGTGGGCACACTGGCAACATCTTCACTGCCGCTTCGGATCTCGAGAACAAGCCCCGTTCAGGCCCTAACTGGGTAGAAGAAACCCTAATTTATCTCGCCGATAAGTACAAGGTGCCTGTTGAATTTCGAGAGCTCACCGAGTCCGAGAAGTTTGAATACAACACCTACCGTTGTTACAGAGATGCTGCTGAGCTGATCGCTGATCGCAAGCTCGGTGACTATAAGCATTTTGATATCGAAGCTAGACGTCGCAACTGGGATAGGGATATCTTGGAGAAGCTCGGCGTTGGCACCATCGATTACTCTACGTTCCGCGAGTCGCTGAAGAACATGGGCTGGAACACAAAATTCTTGCAAGAGATTGACTTGGACAGGAAGGATCTTTTCAGCGAGTTTTCCATGATCTTTACTGTCAAGGATGAGCACGGTCGCCCCGTAGGTTTTGCTGCTCGCAACTTAAATTTTGAGAAGATGAAGACTGCCGAGAAGCGAGCCCCCAAATATATCAACACCGCCTGTAATAGTATGCGCTTCAATATTTACGACAAGGAAGCCAGACTGTACAATATTCATTTAGCTAAGGGTAGCACACCACCACTATACCTCTTCGAGGGATACGGAGATGTTATATCTGCATACCATAACGGTATCCAGAACGCGGTAGCGATCTGTAGTTCGACCCTTACAGATTCTCAGTTAGCCCTTATCAAGAGTATCGGTTGCAACGAGATCATCCTCGGATTGGACGGGGATGCCCCGGGGCAAGCTGCAGTGGAAAAATTACTAGACGAGAAATTATCAGGTAGGCGTGACCTGAATATAAAAATCATGCACCTTCCCGGTGGCCAGGATCCTGACGAATTCCTGCGCAATAACACCGTAGAAGAGTTTAGAGCCCTTAGCCGCATGAGTGCTTTCGAGTGGCGCCTGCGCCGCTTTGAAGAGGGCACACCCTCAGATGAAATTTGCAAGCGCATGATCCCGCTGATTGTTAACGAAGAGTCATACATTAACCAAGAGACTATGTGTGAGCAGTTGTCCAGAGAGACCAACCGTTCACTTAAGTTCATTGTAGCTGAGTTAGAACGCTTGCAGAATCTCAAGTCTAAAGAGCTCTATGAACATCGGGAAGCGATTGTAGAGAAGACTTTCTACGACATTAAGCGCAATCCTGATGATGTTCGCTCCATTCTGCTTCAGGCTGCCGACCAGGTTTCCGAGATAGAGAATCGATTTGACGAGAACAGTCTTTCGATCAATACGACCCTTTCTGTTCTGGAAGCTCAAAAGGCGGACGAGGAAAAGAAGTCCGACGAGTTCGCGGGCTATTATCTTGGTGATGCCCTAAGAGGATTACAGGATAAGCTGAACGGCGACTGGCGCAAAGACTGCGTTGTCTTCTTGGGTGGCAAAGAGAACTGTGGAAAGACAAGTTTAATGTGTCAGATTGCCTATGAGATTGCTAGAGATCCACGTAATAATGCTACAGTCATTTACCACAGCACGGATGATACCATTGCTCAAATCTGGCCAAGATTTATTTGTACTTCCCAGGATACTCTCTTGGATTTGGGTCAGGTTACCCATCCTAGATACTGGCGAAAGAAGGTAGGTCCGAGCGTAGAGGGGCGACGGAAAAACGGTTATCAAGAAATTACCGACCTCGTTCGTGAGGGTCGATTAGTATTGCGCGATGTAACTTATGGCGATACTGTGTCGTACGGCGAATCTCTCGTGAAGTATTACAAGTCCAACTTCCCGGATCGTAATATAGTTTACATCATGGATAACTTCCATAAGTTTAGTGACTTTCCAAATCTAGATACTAGGGAGAGGTTTACAAATCTTTCTAATAAAGTGAAGCGTCTTGCTACCGTGCACCATGTCACTGTTCTTGCTACGGCAGAATATACGAAGCTTGGGCCAGGCATGAAGCCAAGCAATAACAACATCGCCGAGGCTAGAGCTATGCAGTATGACGGGAACGTTCTCTTGCACTTGTATAACGATCTGCATGATATGGGGTCACAGAGTACGGTTTATCATTTGGACGAAGATGGCGAAACGCATCTGCCGATTATCGAGATCATCTTTGGTAAGAATAAAGTCAGTAGCTTCAAGTCGAACATGATGCTTAAGTTTTTTCCCAAAAGTGCCCGCTTCCATTTCATTGAAAAGGAAGAGGTACATAACAAAGTTCTACAAAGTAAAGCACAGCACATCCTAGAGAAAGAGCAAGCTAAAGAGCGAGTGCAACACATGCTGGAGGCTGTAAGACCCAATGGCCAAACAAGAACCGCCGGATCTTAACGATCATCGGATCGATAAGGTTCGACAATACATTCTTAGAGTTGTTAAAGAGGAGTATGATCGACTCCTAGAGGTGGCACCAAGTGATAGCGCCACCCAGGAAATGTTTCAGTTGATGGCGCAGCGGCTCGAGCGCGAAGTTAATCGCGTCATCAAGACCTACAATGAAACCAACAATGACAATCTTTATATACGAGATTACAAGCTAGACATAATGCCGGTGGTTGCTTCGCCCGGACTGAAGCAAGTTACAAGCGGCCAGTACATTGACATCGAACTGTTTTGGTATGAAACAGAGTTTGATCTCAAGGGTATGGTCAAGATGAAATATGTATGTTCTGTTAATCGGTGTCGTGCCGATATGAGAAAGATTGATCCATTGACCGTTGTTATCGACGGGGTGGAATACGACTTCTGTCCTGATTGTTTTAGGCACTTCAAGGCTTTTACAACTCAGCGTCTTAAGCCTGGCCGTAAAACTAAACTAGCTGCCCAAGAGTGGGCCAAGTTCAAAAAGAACCATGATGCTCGTATTAGGAGAGGCCCCTCGATGCTTATCAATTTAGCTACCGAGGCTGTTCGAGCCATTGATGCACTTGAACAACCGACCCAGGATGAGATTGAAGATTTCTTTAGAACGCCCAGCGAGGCAGATATGGAGGAAGAAGAGTAGTGGCCTACGTTAAAATATGCGACATGAGGTCCTGCAGGAAAGAACTAGGCGATGATCTCTTCCAGCAACCAGTTGTTATAATGGGTAAAGGATATGATCTATGCCAAGATTGTGTTCGGCATCTCGAAAAGTTTGTTCAGTCCAAGTTAGCTGGTGGTTATCCTGTCATGGAACAGATACCTATCATACCGGATCCAGCTCCGGACCTTTCTCCACTATACCCCTTTCCTCCGATTACCAGTCCCTCGTTCCCATTGCCCAATATGCCGCCCATACCGGAGATATCGCCTTTACAAGACGATATATCTAGTGGTAGAGTTATATGGACAGATAATCGAACTGTAACAGAAATGCCCCCACTTTCTAGACCGCGAGGAAGCCGTGGTTCATAAAGTTATATGTGACATGAAGAGCTGCGGTGCCGATATAACCAAGGCACCAGATGCACGGTTTCGTCTCCTAGATAAGGAATATAATTTCTGCGGTACCTGCGCTAGTCACTTGAAATCTTTCATTAAGAATTCCTTACACGATGGTAACGCTCCGTCAAGAATGCGCAGACTCCTTGAAGAAGGTCCACCTCCTTTGTATATGACTTCTGGATCTTCAACGCCTATTGAAGCTGAAATACAAGCGTTACGTGGTGTCTTGTCTCACGATCTTGGACATGAGGCGCATCAAATGATGAGAGAAGCTCGCCAGGCCATTGAGCAAGATATGCAAGCCATGGAGAGCGATCTTCGTGCCCTAGAGAGAGAGACAACCGAGCCATAGAGACTGATTATAGACGCATGGATGACTTCCTCTTCGGTAACAATAAAAAGGAAAAATAATTATGAAATTTAGCTTTACGGAAGTTATGGGGTTTATCCGAAAGATTCCCAACTGGCCCAAATATGTTGTAATCGTATTTTTAATCTTCGCCCTGGTCGGTATCTTTAACGAATGGTACCAGAACAGAGAGAGACTTTTGTCCCTCAAGAGAGACTACCAGCAACTATCCAGTAACCTAGCTGCCAGTGAATCAAAGTTTTCCACCTTGTCTGATGTCAAGAAATCCCTAGAGGAGAACATCCAAGAAAAAGACAAGGTAATCTCTTTGCTTAAGCAACAGAATTTAGACCTACGTTCCGTAGGAACTACCAAGGGTAATATACCCGGTAGCTCTAAGGACACTGGGGTTGAACCAGGCAAAGAAGTTTATACGGACCTGCTGGCATTTGGTAACGGTCTGCCGGTAGCTCGGGCAGAGTTTAATACGAAAGAACCCGCCTGGCACAACAAGGTTTTTGGTATAGATTTTGAAGTCAATACGGTTATTGCCACAGACAAGAATGGTCTAGACCAGGTTATAACCCAGGTCAATGCCTACAATAACGAGCTCGAGGAAACAAAGGGTAAGCCCTTCCCGGTAGCTGTTACGAGTTCAAGCTTTAAGCAGGTTTTGCCCGATACAAAAACTTGGCACTTTATTAACCCCAAGCTAGACTTAGCGGCCAGCGGTGGGGTGTCCTGGAAGGATCTCTCTGTAGCGCCCTCTATTACCCCTGAATTGGGTTTTTCTATGATGGGATATGGGCTGACGTCAGAGGAAGAGACCTGGCGCTTCCTGCGCGTTTCAGCGGGGTATGATGCGTACAACCGAACTGCCCGGGGTGGCGTAGGCCTAGCTGGCTACAACCTTGGGACCGTTTTGCCACTGGTAGATGACTTATGGCTATGGCCAGTCTACACAGTAGATCACGAAGGTCGATCAGGATTCAGCCTTTCAATAGGCACGAACCTATAGGAGTGTGACTTGAATGTCTTCTACAGTACAAATGATTCATAGCCAGCACTTTCCTGGCTTGGTTAAGCTTAAAGAAGAGTACGATCAATACTGTGTATTGCCTTATGAAAAAGAAATCATTTTTAACCCCCTAGTAGACAAGGCTACGCATGATGCAAAATACAAAGAGTCCCGTGCGCGTATTGCGAAATTATCTAAGGAAGAGTATGCTATCTTAGTAAGTAAACTCAAGGATCTTGATGCGCGTATTTCGGCGTTCTTAGCTAGTGCAGCAGCAGGAACCATTAAACACTAGGAGGATTTATGTTTCTTTTAGGAATGCTCTTCGGTATAGCGTTAGTGTTCCTTCTGGCCCTGACGGCATCCGCCGGTCTTACCCAGGACCAGTTGAATGACATTCGTCGTATCATGATCCAGGGACCCAAGAAGCCCTGGAAGGTGCAGTATCCCGACGAACCCAAGGAAGATACCAAAGAGGAGAAATAGTCATGCCTCAATACGAATATCATTGCGAAGCTAACGGTCGCAACGTTGAAGTTATGCAGAGTATCAAGGACCAATCCTTTAAGACTTGGGGAGAGTTATGTGCGGGCGCAAAGATTGATCCGGGTGATACACCGGTTGATTCTCCCGTCACAAAGGTTCTTCATGCCCATCACAAACACGGATCCTGGTCTCAGTGGAGAGCCCTGTGAAGTTTGTAAAGAACAAATCTGGTAAAACTATTCTCAAGGTAGAGCCTCTTATAGAGGTTACATCTCCGGGTCTATCTATTATTCATTCTGATAATATTAAAACTAAAAAAGATCTTAAGAAGGTTTTTGAGACTGGCAAAAAAATCTGGGAAGCTCGAGCTAAATCTCGCGGAGACTTGGCTGATCCTCCACCTGAAAAGGCCAATCGTTTACCTGGTCTTTTGTGCACAAATTGCGAAGCATTTATTTATAGTAGCTACCGGCATGACTTTAAGGTTTGTAAGTGTTTTGAACTAACCCAGGGCACACAGATGATTGCCATTGACGGTGGCTTTGATTACTGTAAGATTACTGGCAACGGCAATGACATGGTGCACGCCGAGCTAGATGTCAATACTTGGAAGGTCTATGCTGAACCCTACAAGAAGGGGGTAATCAAAGTTAAGGCACGGTTCAAAAATCTTATTCCGGAGGTTTAAGTATGGGTTTTGACCAGATCCAAGTCGAGGTACAAGATGCGTGGGGCGACGATCGCGTTGCTGCCTTTGATGCGTGGGGATCCACCACTCTCGAAGAGAAGTTAAGTAAGAAGACACCGGAAGAGATCGAGGATCTTATTACTAATAAGCTAGTACCACCTTGGCACGGTACCCCATTCGAGGGTATTTGGTTTCGTATCTATATTAAGCTTCCCATTTTTATCGAACGCCAGTACGACAAGTATCGTATGTCTATTCAGGATCAAGACGTTGAAGTAGAATGGATGCGCGGGAATCTCGGGCGAGACTTCATAAGTCAAAACGAATTGTCTGGACGCTACCGCTCTATTCCTACCGAATTCTATGATTTACCCAAGGACGTAGTAGACATTGCCGAGAAAGCATCTCCTAAAAGTGTACTTGACTGGCATGGCTACAGCGAATTTTATAGTGGCCTTATGAGTGACCAGGCTTATTTCTATGATAAATACTTGGAGCTTTTCAAAGAGGCCCGCGACGCAGGTCGTATTACTGCGGAGGAATATAAACGTTGGCGTGAAGTTCACCGGGGCGTTTTAGGTACAGGTTTCTTTACCTATATGCGTTTGCGAGCAAACCTAGTAGCCCTTTTACACATGTGGAACCAGCGTCTTAAACCAGACGCTCAACCCGAGGCACAAGAGATTGCCAAAAGAACTTTACAGGGAGTATACCGATACGGCAATATCCCTATTACTATGAAGGCCATTGTTAAGAAGTTCGGATGGGAGAGATTCCTAGAACAAGATGAACTTTAATGTACAGGATCTTCAAAAATTTCTTCAATGCCCCAGAAGAGTTGCTTTAGACGCCATTGCTGCGTCCCCACCCCCCGAAGTGACCAATCTGTTTCCTTACCTCAAGCAGTGTATCCTCCGTATGTATTCGGAGGAGCTGGCCAATAAAACCAAGCTTCATTTCCGTAGGGTTATAACGCATTGGGACAAAGTGTTTTGGGCACAGAGAGAAAACTCTAAGGAAACTAGCGCTTTATCTCTTAAGGGGCTCGAGTTCCTTAAGCATTTCTACGACCGTATATACCTCCAGGATGCCAACAACGTAGCTATGGTTGACATGGGGGTCATATTTTGTATGCACAAACCACCCTGTAATGGGGTTGATTTACATGTGAATTATGATATAATCTCGGTAGATAAACAGGAAAGAATCCATCTTTCTTGCTTAACAGATAGTACCCAGGGTGATAAACATCCGGCACACGATCTAGCTACCCGGGTTCTTTGCTACACTCTCTCTGCCAATCTGGGACGTCCGGTGTATGCTGTGCACAAATATAAAATTGATTGCCTCGCTCCCAACGAGCACGTTCGGAGCGTGTACTTTAATACCGAAGATCTTGCTAGTATTCCAGATATTTTGAAACATGTAAGTTCTGGATTAGCTAACAAGATTACAGTCCCCGTGTACAGTGACCAGTGTAGTACATGTCCGCATTTTCTGTGTGACTATTAGAAAGGTGACTTATGGCTCGTATAAAAATACTAGACAAAGACGGCAAGGTTAAGTTCATCCAAGACGATGATGACTCTCAGCCGGTTGAAGTTGAAGATGAGAAAAAGCTTGAAACAGAAGAAGATCTTCCGGAGGAAGAGAAGGAGTAATTTATGGCAGACGAAGAAGTACCTGGCCGCTACCTCGATAAACGTCCGGATGCGGGACGGAAAAAACTTGATGGTGTTCCCCTTATGACCTGTGAGAAGTGTGATAGTACCTTCTTTGAGGCTGTAACCCTGCATCAGTATCGTGAAGATAACATGGTAGCACCGGACAGACAGGCCATTGTTCTTAGTACAGTTGTTCGATATAAATGTGGCAAGTGCGGTACGGCACAGGACCACCCACAGCTTAACATTTCCGAGGATAGATTGCGCAAGGCCTATGATGCCTTCCAGCGTGAACTCGCGGGCGAATCGTCCGAAGATGCACCGTTTATTGACAAGTTCAAATCTGGACAGCGCAACTTCCAAACCCAAGAAGAAATTGTTAAGGCGCGAATGGAGCAAGAAAAGAACTCTAGGGATTACTAATCGCCATGAGGTTAGTTAACCAAGAGCGCTATCCCTTCCCGTCTAATCCTTTCTTTGTGCACATAGCTACAATTAAGGATGGCCTTTCAGACTTGTATGTTTACTTCCAGGACACTAGGACAAGTCAAACCTATATCGAGCGAGTCGTAGGTGCGATCAGTCCGACCGGAGAAGTCGAGGGATTCCTCGAGCAGATAGGTGACGATGTTTTATGGGCACATCTTGCACAGTTCATTCAGAAGCTCGGCCTGGACAAAATGCTTGATAAGAACTCTAGACCATTTTAGAATAACTCTATGACCCAAGAGCTTTCTTTGACTGAAGATCAAAAAGAAATACTTACCAATCTGGCTAAGTCTTCCAGGTTTACATATGCAGACCTCTCCTGTTTTTTCGATGTACCAATAAGCAAGATTAAAAACTATTGTCGATATCACAAACTTAACGGGTACATCAAAAAGGAAACCTCCAGCGGAGAACGTATTCTATTAGAATACTTGCGTGATATCTATAAGAGTAATCGGTTTAAGACTCAACATCATGTAGGTGAAGGTCTTCGTCTGGACATCTTCGATCCCAAATTAAACATTGGGTGGGAGTATCATGGCATTCAGCACTCCCAGTTAACAGAGTTCTTCCACTCTGAGGAAGAATACAATAAGGCTCTCGGTCGAGATCGCAGGAAGCAAGAGCTGTGTAGACATCGTGGAATTAGGCTGGTTGTTATATATCCTTCGGATCTTACACTAGCCAATTTGCGTGATATGATTCACAAGCTAGAGCCTGGAACGGGTGAAATTAGTGAAAAAGCTGTTAGAACTTATAATGAACTTTCTAAAGAGCGCAACGCCGAGCGCCGAGAAGCCCATAGCAAATCCGAGTACCGGCGCCTCCTCATCCAGCGAGGCCGCGACTACCGGAAGCAACAGTACCAGCGTGCCAAGCAGTGGAAGCGAAAACTTCAAAGTGACAAACGTGACGAGCAAGCTAGTACGTCACCCGACCAAGAAGTACCAAACAAGAAATCTCAATCAGATTAAGAGAACAATCCTTCACTGCTCTGATCATGCCAAGGCGGATGCCTACGAGATAGCTCGCTGGGACATCACACCGACATATACCAAGAATGGCAAAGTTTATGCCAATCCTCTTTCTGACACGGGCGCCCCGGGCATGACTTATCATGCTTTCGTAGATTCTGAGGGTGATCTATTCCAGACGCAAGACTTTAAGACAGTAAGTTGGCACGCCTCTGGGCACAACACAGACTCTGTTGGCGTGTGCATTCAGTATAGGGCTACCGGCAATGACCAGCCACCCCCCGAGGATCAGCTTGAAGCCGCGATAGATTATATCGCACATGTCAATGTTCACTTCGGGATCCCTTCGGATCAGACCTTCGGCCACAGGGAGCTATTAGGCACCGGTTACAATCTGGTTGATGGTAAGAGGGTGCTGAGAAAAGAATGTCCCGGCATGAAAGTTGATATGGACAAGTTCCGTAAAGACCTTGATACTAAAATGAAGACGCTATTAAAAGAAAAAGGTTTTGATGACCTCGCAGCCTATTCCAAACAGGCTCAACTCAAGTCCCCATTACCTTTCTAGAGGAGTTATGTCTGACCAAAATGTTATCCAGCTCTTTCCTAAGCTAAGGGCGGTCCAGCCACCTAAAAGCAATGTGACATCTGACACTGCTGCGGTTAATAAAAGCATACTGGAAGCAGAACAGTGTCGTTATCAAGAAGCTATGAAGAAAGCTTCAGTTAAGCTCATAGCCGAAGACACGCAAGATGAAGAAAATCTTGAAGTTGTCCACGCTCAGAGGTCCGTCCATAATCTCATCATACAAAGTATCGATCTTTGGTTCCCCCGGTTATTTAACCTAGATGACAACGCGCAGGATGCACGGCGTGTGCGGAACCTTCTTCAATACATTTACCCGTCTGCCAAAGAAACCACCAAGGTGGCTGCATCCTTACACTGGCTAGATAATCTAGGTAAAGTTCTTAGGACCTGGCAGAAGCTGGCCTACAATATAGACCAGGCTGCCAAGGTAGCTGAGTCATTTACCAAGGCGGGGTATGAGAACCTGTTTGATACCCACGTGCGAATCTATGCTGCCCTACTGACCTTCCCCTCCGAGAATGAACTAAATAGGTTTCTCCTGGTAAACCACGAGTGCTATGGGAAGCTTGGTCCTACGGTCCTACTAGACCCCTCTAAACAGCTCAAGGAGAGGTTTAATAACCAGGGTGGCCCCCTCGGTATTGCCCAGGACGCTACAGACCTTCTCAACGAAACCTCAGAGATCTATGCTCATTTACTAGCTCAATACCTGTCTTCTCTAGTGGATGGTTACCGGATGTCGGGACTTAAAAGCCAATATATTGAGGCCTTTGAGTCTGGGAGACTTTGGAGTCTTGACAAATAGATAAATATATGTCATTTTAAGTATGAGATCCCATACCATATGGGATACCATATAAGGTCAAATATGGTTTTTCATATTTAACTTTAGAGCTGGAAAGTGAAATTAACCCCACATGCCTCGACACGTCTTTCACATCGAGTTTGATTATACTCAGTACATAGCTTTCACCGTACAAGGTAATGCAGTTACCAAGAGCAACGCCCATGGAATGACCGGCAAGTCAGGGCGCATGGTAATGTTTGTACCCAAAAAATATAAGGACTACGAAAAAGCTATCAAAGCTGAGGCTGCACAAGCGATGCAAAATGCAAATATGAAACCTTTTACAGGTGACTGCATCATGCTTTTGCGGTACTATTATGACACAAGGAGATTACGAGACGTGCAAAATCTACCCAAGTCCACCTGTGATGCACTCAATGAAATCGTCTACGAAGACGACAACCAGGTAAAGAGAATGATTGATATGGGTAAGTTCTTCGACAAAGAGAACCCCCGGGTAGAGATTGAAGTTTTCGAAACTAAACGACGATGGTACGAGTCAACCCAAGGCGAACCTTAAAACAGATAGACGGCACTGCAGCTGCCTATATTAAGGCATATTCGTCCCAAAATTACGATGAAGCTGCTCGAATCATGGAAGAGCTCATAGAAGATTTCACTCCATATATCAACAAGTATGTGGCTTTATCCAAATCTAAAAATAATCAAGACATCAATAACAAAGACACCCAGCAATTCTTGGCCCTATTCCTGTCTCCCGATAAGAGACGACAGGTCGATATGGTTAGCGCCAAGAACTTTTTCCAGGCAGTCCTAGAAGGGTTAGAGTCGGAAGAGATCTTCAACGAGCTGGTCATTGTCTTCATAGATCTGGCCAACCAATACGATCCCAGTAACCGAGTCGGGTTTACGCGGTACATTACTCAGTATATGAAGTGGGAAATCTCGCGCTGGGTTAAGCGCTTCAAGACAGAGCCACTTGTTGGCATGAGGCCGGTGTTCGAGTTCACAGAAGAGATAGGACCTGATGACGAGTTTGCTTTGATGCCGGATCTAGATATGCCGGAGATCACATTGGGTTGGGTTTTTGATTGCAATCGTGGCCCATTCGCTGTACTATCTCACTATGAAAGATGTCTGCTTTATCTCAAGTTCAAAGAGGGTAAAACCACAGATCAAATAGCCGAGAAAACTCAGAGGAGTCACGGCACAATAGTTAAAGATATCAACGAAGCAATCAGTAAGGTTGCTATTGTCTTCAAGAAAGGAGAATAGATATGAGAACAGAATCGTCCCAAGAAGACCGCGTCTTCAACAAGAATCTCGAGTACGATGAAGTCCCACCGGAGTCAGTGACGGAAACTCTCTCCATCCCCGGCCTCAAGGAGCTTCATAAGTTAGATCGAGATAGCATGGCCGAGACACTCAAGACTGTATTCTTGAATACTCTCAAGTCTCGTCCGGATCTTATTGCTTTCACCTATACGGTGGGCAAAGATGTCAAAGTTACGTACCGTCCTAAAGCTTAAGTTCTAAATCTAGATTCAGAAACGACAAAACCCGCGTAAGCGGGTTTTTTCGTTTGGGGTATATTGTCCTAAACTACAGGAGCTTCTTGAATCTATTTCTTCCTGAGAGTTCCTTCTGTTGTTCTTTCTCTTCTATCCTATTCAATTCTTTAATCACTCCCACTTCCATACCGAGGTGTCCTCCGCAGTGTGGACAAGCTATATTCTCGATACGTGTACGAGCTGCTTCTTCTTTCGCGACGGTACCGACCAGAGCCTCTAGCTGCTTGTCCGTTAATACGCCACGCTGTATGAACTGGGTGAATAAGCTCCGAATGAACCTATTATAGGGAGCAACTTGATGTGCATGTATCAAGTTGTTGATAGTGGTACGCTTTCGTTCATCCTCTCCGCCGCCCGGGAACAGTTCTAATTGTAAGGGGGTCTCATTGCGAAGGAATTCATCGATCGATGATTTTGCCATGAGGCCTAGATTAGTAAGCTCACGCTCTCGATCGTAGTCATATTGATCTTTGGCGAGCTGGAGTTTTTCAGGGGTCGGAGCTTTAGCTCTGTGGACCCTCTTCTTCGGAGCGGCTCGGGTTACGGGTCTGATTATCGACGCGAATGCCATCTCGATTCTCCTCAAATCTTAAGTTTAAGTTCTGAAATCTTGATTGTACCTCTTCGGTAGACGAGGGTGGTTCTACTATTGACTTTAACTTAAAATACCACCGTTGTCTAAGGTAATTTGGAAGCTCATCGAATTCAGGAGTGAGGTCTCGAGGGTTGACGGAGATGATTAGGTTGGGCCTACCGAGCCAGCTGTACCGGATAAACTTATAGCTGCGGCTTTCATACTCGTCAGTGCGCATAGAGTAGTGCCCATTGAGGATGTCGTAGTTAAATCCTACGAACATAATGGCTCCAATGACACTGGCAATGCCTAAGCCTGTCACAAGGATCCAGGTTGCACCCCAGATTAGGTAACAAATGATAGTGGGGAAGCCAAGAATGCCCATTGGTATGGCCATCATAAAGAAAAAGGCTCCTACGTATTCTAAAATACGCTCTAGGAACCTTAGTGGGGATATAGCAATCTCAAAACGCTCTCTTAGAGAGGTACGGAGGTCATGTAAGAGATTTTTTAGATAGGACCACAATGCAATCTCTATCCTTGTTCAGGTGGCTTATCGTCAAAAGTGCCATCCACGCCGAAACTGGCGTCGTTAAATGGATCTCCTGACTTCTCTAGCTGATCAATCTGCTTCTGGATACTCTGAAAAGGCTTAATAACCTTCTCTTCAAAGACCTCTTGGTACTTGACGGGATCGAGTTTGTTCTCGGGACCTAGGCCAACATCCTTGAGGTAGTGCATCAGGGTCGTAAGAGAGGCAAATGAATGGGCACTCTTATTAAAGAGCTCTGTCAAGCCACCGGCGAGGGCTTCAATCTCGTATTCAATACGATCTGAATGAGCTGCATTGACTAGTTCGATACGAATCATGTCTTTGATTGCCCCGATCACCTGCTCGGCGTTGGGTTTATCAAACCCAAGAAAGCTCTCTAGGCGCTTGCGGGCTGATTCATATTCTTCTCTGCTTTTAATCTCTTCAGCTTTGGTGCTCATATTTGTTCCTTCCCTTTTTCAAATTCATGTTTGAAGTCTGAACGGTAGTAGTACTTGCCAGCCACTACCCCGAAGTCGCCAGGGATGTGGAACAACTCTTGGGTTACCTTCTTGCTGTAGGTATCAATATGTGCAAGACCGAAAGCGTTAATGTACTTGGTAACGCCCTCTTCGTATTCTACGCGAGGCTTAGAGCAGCAGCCCGTGATCATCCACGATGTGTCGATGAAGTCGGTATCAATGAGTGACTTACTGAATGAGATGCCGGGCTTATGGGAATGTCCGTGTGTACCTGACAACCGAGAGAACTTATTATCGTATTCGTGACAGGCTACATAGGCACCGTGATAGACTTCGAAGTTCTCTTTGACAGCAGCTTCTGGATTATCGTTCGAGAAGGCGTGGAGATCAAGCTTAGAGATCAGATTGATCTCGTACTTGTCTAGCCCCATGATGTCTTTGAGGGACAGGTTTAACCAGGGGAGATCTCCTAATAGAGTGCGAAGCTGAGGAGCGTCCGCTAGGAGCTTAATCAGGCGTGCTTCGTGATTGCCTACAATGAAGTCGATCTGTGCATCAGGACAAGCTTTACGAAGACCCCCGAAAATAGTTTCTCGTACGAAAGTGCAACGTTCGACCGGTTGATAGAGGCGAGGATCGTGCTTGTATTTCATAGACAGTTCGTAGTAATCAAAGGCATCCCCGTTCACGATGATAATGTCCGGTTGAATAATCTTAGCTACATCAAAGATGATAGCTAAAACAAACCGATCAATCTCTAGGTCATGCAGATCAGAGATAACCAGGGCGGTTTTAATACGACCCAGACGATCTGCTTTCTTGTACTTGCCATGTTGAGGAATAACTTGATCGATGTAGTATTTCTTATAGATCTCTACTTCACCGATTCTTGCAATGAGACGATTGAGCTTCTCTTCTCCGGGAGAAGACTGCAGCACTCCAGATCGGCGAATGAATTCTTTCCAGCTACCGAAGTGTCGTGCCCAGGTGGTATCATGAAACTTACCATGGGCTCGGTAGAAATCACGAACAATGACTTCGTTGGGGGATAACTGCTGCACTCTCTGCAGGTCAGCTATGACCTCTTCTGCAGTTACCGTAAGCTCATACTTCTCTTTTTGATTCTCGGCCAGTATGGCAAGTTGAGCTTGTGATAACCGGCCCCTCTTCCGCTTGAGTGAATTCTCTTTCGCAATTTGGATCTGTTTTTTTGTTACCATAGTTTAATTAAATCCTTCCAGTAAAGTCGTTAGAAACTGAGAATTTAGTTGGTATGCTCCAGCCATTAAAATCGACTGTTAGTCGATGATCGCCGGGAGTCTCTTGTGCTATTCTAGCAACTTTAGAAACTTCTTGCAAGCTAGAAACTTTCAGTCTAACGCCCGTGAGTTTAGCAACCAGGTCTTTTAGAGCCTCAGCTGAGTTGACAAAGAACTCAGACTTTGTTTCAGAATTTTTAACTGAGCCGTGTAACACCACGCACTCGCCTTCCATGAGAAGATGCTGGATGTTTTCATAATTACCGGGAAACACTGTTGCTGTCATGTTACCAGTTAGATCTTCCACTGTCAACTTCGCCATCATCTTACCAGAGTATTTACTGTCTTTTTTCTTAACGGGCCACACTTCTTTTGCGGTGATGACGCCCACTATCTTGGCATGTTTTGCATCGCTGATCGCCAAAACCTGGGAGATGGTTGAATAATGCTTCTGTACTTGCTCTAGGCGCCCCTTGTATTGCTCTAATGGATGGGCACTAACGTATATACCCATAGTGAGCTTCTCAAAAGCAGCCATCGTAGCCTTGGACCATTCGTCTAGCGGTATGAGTTCGGGCTTGTCTGGTAATGATAACAGTTTCTTTTTGGTTTTACCACCCTGTTTTGTGATCTGAATCAATTCCTGTTTACGGTCATCACACACTTCCTTGCGATCTAACCAATCAACGATCTTGCCGTAGAAATCCAGTAGAGCTCGGCGTGAGTAACCGAATTCATCAAACGCTCCGCAGTAAATAAGGTGTGTCACCGATGTCTTATTGACCTTCGAACGGTTCACCTTAGACAAGAAGTGTTCAAAATCCTTAAAGCTCCCGACCTGTTTCCTAACAGACAGAATGTTTTTGTATACAGTATGCCCTATGTTCTTAATACCATTCAATCCGAACCTTACTCCCCCTTCTTCAGCGGTGAATTTGTCCCCGCTAATATTGATTGAGGGAGGAAGTATTTTGAGGTTTACTTCCTTCATAGCGTTAATAAAAGCTGCCGTCTTCTCTAGGGGATCAGACTCCGTCTGCACAGAGTTTAGACACGCACAGTAGAAATCCGAGGGATAGTAGTGTTTGAGGTAGGCAGTGTAATAAGAGAGGAAAGAGTAGGCTAGTGCGTGACTCTTATTAAACGCATATGAGACAAACTCAGATATGTTGTCGAAGAGCTCGGTGATCTTCTCTAGATCATGTCCGTTCTTAATGCCACCTTGAACGAACTTTTCTCGCTCTTTGTCCATGACCTCTTGGATCTTTTTACCCATAGCCTTACGGAGATCATCGGCTTCCGCCAATGTATAACCACAGAGGTCCTGTGCAATCCGCATAACCTGCTCCTGGTACACGATGGTACCATGCGTGGGAGACAGGATGGGCCGAAGAGCTTCTATCTCATAAGAAACTACTTCTTCACCATTGCGTCTTTTGACGTAGGCTTCCGTATAGCCAGCTTCAAGAGGACCAGGTCGGAAAAGTGCAGTAGCAGCGGCCAGGTCTTCCATGCTTCGCGGCTGCAACTTAAGAACAAGTTCCCGGAAACCAGAAGAACCCTGAAACTGGAACACACCCGCAGTATCGCCAGAGCAAAGATCATTGTATACCTTTTCATCTTCGAGGTCGATCGTATCGAGATCGATCTTTTTGGGTAGTCTAGGATTGATGTTTTGCAATATTTCCTTGACAACCGTGAGGGTGCGAAGGCCCAAAAAGTCGAACTTCACTAGCCCGACCGCCTCGCAGCTGTCCATATCATACTGAGTTAAGATCTTATCTTTTTCTTTGCCGTAGCAAAGAGGGACTATGTCGATGAGTGGGGTGTTAGAGATGATTAAACCAGCTGGGTGGATAGAGATATTCTGAGAGACGCCCTCCAGGCGCTCAAGGGAGCGGAGGATCTCAGAACCTATTTGTCCTTGGAAGATCTGAGGAGCTTCTTGCTTTGTTCTCTCCAGATCGGGCTGCTTACCATGGATAGCAGCAGGAACTTGGCCGACTAGGTTGCCACATTCTGCAACAGAATAACCTAGAACTCGTCCAATATCACGAAGCCCGCCTTTGATACCCAGTGTATCAAACGTACAGATCTGGGCTACGTTCTCTTGGCCGTATCTCTCTCTAATATATTCAATGACCCGAGGTCTAGACTCCTGGCATATGTCCGTATCAATGTCAGGTAGACCTTTACGGCCAGGATTAAGGAACCGTTCAAATAGAAGTCCGTACTTAATGGAGTCTATCTTACTAATACCCAGAGCCCATGCAGCTAATGAACCAGCAACACTCCCGCGTCCAGGTCCGATGGGGATATCCTGACTGGTACACCAATCAATGACGTCTGCAACTATTAGGAAGTAACCCGCATAACCCATGTTCTTGATTACTTCGATCTCATAGTTGAGACGATCAAGATATTGTTGTGGAGGTGTTTCGCCCTGGAACTTCTTAGCCAACCCCGCTCGAGCTTTTTCTTCGAACACAACGTTCTCATCGCCCTCGACCGGGGCCTTGGGCATGAAGAACTTCTTTGATAAGGGATTCCAGTCTACTTTATCGACGATCTCCTGAGTTCTATCACAATCTGCTTCGTCATGTTCCTTGAGCATTTCGTCACGAGACTTAAGATACAGATTGTCATAGATCTCGTCTTTGTAGTTGTTGAACTTCTCGTCTGTCACCTTCAGATGATACTGAATTGCTAGGAGAATACTCTGATGAATGTCATCTGAGGGTAAAAGAAAGTGACAGTCGTTCGTAGCTACAAGCGGTAGATTCCACTGAGCTGCTAATTGTTTGAGGTGGGGTCTTATATGTTCCCGTTCTAAATCAGTACCAACTTGGGTCTCAAGATAGTAACGGCCCGGGAAGGTCTCAGAGTAGAATGTTAGGATCCTACTAATCTCTTCATGGTCTTTAGCTAGATTAGCACGGGAAAGTTCTGAGGAGAGGCAACCGGATAAGATCACAATACCTTCGCTGTGCTCTCTTAGCACTTCCCAGTCCACACGGGGGACATAGTAGAACCCTTCTTTGTAGGCTCTAGAGGAAAGCTTGCACAGATTATGATATCCAGTTTGGTTTATGGCGAGAGCTGTCAGATGGTAATTAAATTTCTTCGGGGTCTTCGATATACCGCAGCCAGGTATGATTATCGAATCTTCTTTTTCAAGCTTAGGATACTTGAAGGCATCGTCTTTATCTGTCTTGTCCTTGCGTCCCATAAAACGATTGCCGAAGGCCACATATAATTCACAGCCCAGGACGGGCTTAACGCCTTCTTTAGTACAAGACTTATAGAACTCTACGGCACCAAATATATTACCATGGTCGGTAATAGCGATAGAGTTCTGGCCGATTTCTCTGACTCGGCGAGCAAGGTCTTTGATGCGAGTGGCACCATCTAATAGAGAGTACTGGCTATGATTATGGAGGTGGGTAAATAGTTTTTCAGCCATGCATTATACTAGCATACCGAATCTGCCACGGTCAATCTTTTCTTTAGGAGGAGGTTCGTGGTTAACACGGAAGTAATGATGTTTTCTCCATATATCCCCCTTAGGGTTAGGCATGAACGGGAGTAGATCTGATAGGGTCACCGCTAATACGTGAGGCATTTCCTCGGTGCTCGAATGACCGCGTTGATGCATTGATGGATCAAAGGAATAGCCGTCGTCGTCCTCCTGGTTTGGATCTTTACCAGCTTCCATCCAGAACCAGTGTTTCTTTGATTTGTCATATCCAGTTAATACACAGGTGTTATGGGTAGATGACCTAAAGACATAAACGATTTGCTCTGGTCCGGCAAGTACACGGTACAGGTGGTGTCCCCATTTGGTTTTAGGTTTTTTAGGTACAGTCATAGCAAATCAATCTTCCTTGTTCTATGTTGCAAGTGTCACATCCACAAAGCACATGATTTTCTTTGTCTTCTTCCGTCCATTCGTCCCAGAATGGATTTGTTACAGTAATGAACTTATCTTTTTTGCGTGCATTATTCTCGGCCTCTTCATAAAACAGAGCTGCAATAATCATGGGACCCTCGAAGTCAGGCCAGCAGCATTCCCCTCCATCATACCCTAGCGCAAAATAAACCTCTTGTCCTATTGCGAAGGGCTCCTTGCAGTACTCGCAATGCCAAGAAGATTTACGATGACCACGTGGATAGCGTCCGTTCGAAATATTATACCCTAATTCTCGAGCATTACATTCTTTTATGGCATGTTGCTCTAATATATTAATCTCTTCGTGGGTATTGGCACGAGCAAAAATGGTCCAGGGAGCCTTGGAATAAATTCTAAGTGCCCGATAAAATGGTGTATCTTTGTGTTTTTCTAGAGCTTGATACAGATGTGCCGCTAAGCGAACAGGAAAGTTCTCGGTAGCACCAATATAAAACTTTCCGTTAGGGAAATCTACCCGGTATAAGAGGAACGTTCCCAGGCGTGGATCGGTTTTATCCGTTACCGGAGGCCTGGGGAATGTTTCTATCCATCTACCTATTTCATTTCTTAACTTCATTACCTGAAACAGATACCACACTTCTTACAGTTCATTTCCTTCCCTGCTTTGATACCATTCTCTACAGGGCACACCACTACACCCTCCATACGTGGCATCCTAGCTTCACGTACGGCCCTAAAAACGAGGTCTACAGGGTAGGGAGGGGTGTCGGTATCCGTCAATGCTAACCAGGCCCGCTTAAAGCCTACTGGAGGCTCTCCGGTGCCTCTATCACATGATGCCCAGACGGTTACGTTAGGTAAACTGCTGAGTTCTATTAGCTCAGGAAGGATGATAGGGATCCGCCAGCTCCTGGTGTATGTCCAGAAGTGAGTGTCCGGTCTTAGAATTGCTACTTTCGTCCACGCTTCCACGTACTCGGGGCTAAAGAAGTCCCCTCCTACATGAATACGGAACATGGGGCCTCGTATGATTGGCACGAGGTCCAATATCTTGGCAGGATTCTCTCTTACCAGAGAAGAATTATGAGCCCAATAGGGGCCACCGAAGTATAAACTGGTTCCTTTTGCAGCGTAACAGATCGCCGCACACTCGGCAGTCTCACCTGGACAGTCCATGTGAGGAGTTATAGAGAAACTCTGTACATGACCGAGCTTACCGTTCTCTTGAGAGAGATGAAGTTGTCCTGGAATTGTTTTTATCGGCATCTAAATATTCATTATAGTGAAAATTATATGGAGCCTTAGCAACAAATCTACAAACCTTCCACGTATTATTCATCATAATGAATATTTTATGGAATCTTTGCACCGCTTAGAGTAACGAACCAAACCTGCTAGTATCTGAAGGTACCACTTCTTGAGGAGTTGTAGTCTGCGTAGGTGTCAGACGGCCAATCTCTTTCTTGAGCTTTTGACATATCAAATGTAAAGCTGGCACCTGAAAGGTGATAGGCTGTCTTGGTACTACAGACTCATATACCCAGTCAGTATGCCTATTCTTAATGCGCAAAGTCTGTTTATCTTCGTCATAATGGACATCATAGTTCATGTCAATGGAAGAAGCAGAGGAAAGCTGAAGACGATCAACTGCCGCTAGAATAAGGGGAGTTGTGTCATCAATCCTGGCTATCCAGTTATGAAGTCTAGCCAGTTCCATTAGCTCACTAAGGTGTGTCGTCATAAAGAATTAATACCTCCGCTTGTTCGTTGGTTGATTTTAATTTAATTGTCACCGCTCCTAAGAAGCGGTCAGCTGAGATGTTAGCTAGAATCAACGCAGCGTCGAGTGCGGCTTGTGGATCCACACTCTCAATCGTTATAATCTTAGCTACTACTTTGTTTGCCACTATTATTCACCTGTCCTTATTGCGTCCATCGCTATCTTTTCGAATCGAGCTTTCTGAGCATACTCAGGTCCATAGATCAAACTGCTGAGACCTTTAATAAAGTTCTCGAGTTCTAGAACTTTATTAGCTAGGGCTTCTACTTTATTGTTTGCCTGTTCGGCTTTTTCCTTAGTCATCCGAAAGGTCCAATTCTCATCCATGTGCCAGCCGTTAAACTGATTTGTGAGCACCTTATTGTGGTACTCGGTCAGTATGCAATAGACGATATCTGATATCCATTCTATCCACCGGTCTTGGTCAGGCATGGGAACATTAGAACCTATACCAGAGATCTTATTCTTTACCTCATAGGCAATGCGCTGTTCCAGGTCGTCTGGTCGATAAAAAGTTTCGATCATAATAGCTCCCCAAATCTTGATTTTGATTTATCATCCGCTAACACATCTTGAACATTGCCCTGTTCTATACGATCCAGTCTTTTTAGGATCTCTTCTTGCTTGCGAAGATACCAGTGCGCCAACCTAACCCAGTCGGCAATAAATTCATTGTGAGCACGAGCTTCTAGGCTATCAATTAGTCTTTGAGAATGCTCATCTTCGAGTGGCACAAAATTCTCCCGTCTTATGGCTGATCGAGCCCATGCGTCTACATCAGTGGGTCCGGTAATACGTCCTAATAAGTCTACGGGTATACTAGAAGGTTCATATATAGGTACCGTACGTGGAGCTACCAGTGGTTGTTCCGGAAGATTAGCTTGGTACCGCCACCTCTTCATCAACCAGACCTCGAATGGATCACCCGGCGTGTCGATGGAATACATCTCAGAAAAACCACGGAACTGAACTACGTTCCTCCATGAAGAGTAATAAGCACTTGCAGTGTAGGCTGTATGGGCACCACCGGGTATATCATATGATATAATCCCAAAGCCCCTATATGTCGTCATCCACCAAAGCAATCTTAGCGATAGCATTCGGACCTGTATACCGGACAGTGACACGAGAATTCCGCGAAAGATTCTGGTCAGCAGTGAGATTTGCATCCGAGACTTTTTGCTCGATTGTATTTTTGTTTGCTCTGATGACTGTACCGCCAAGGTCCGCTCCCAAGAGGTCTAGTAACTTGTCCCCTCTTACTTGAATGATAGTTCCACTTATAGCATTCCCTGAAACTTCCTTCAATAATAAGATTTCTCCCACTTTATTGGGAGCCTCTAACTGCAATTGTAATAGAGCTGGTAACCGTAGAATGAACTTGACTGTTATTGTGTCAGAGATTCTACAAATGCGTGGAGTGGCAAAGTATGGAGCTACAACTAGAGCGACGGATTCAAGGCCATCCGGGTCGAATGCACCTGGTGCATAAAATAAAGGAGATCCGTTAGACAGTTTGCCATCTCTGCCTGCACCGGGACGCAATTGGATCTCAACAATAGCCTCCGCCAGTTCTCCACCTAAGAGAGGGCCACCGAGATTGAAGGTACTCTCGAGCATGGCCGGATCGAACGGCGGGAAGATGGGGCCATTGATAATGTTCTGACCAATAACTATGTTGTTAATCTTTAGAGTGATGGTCAGTTTATCGATGGGCCACACTTGACTGATAGCTTGACCGGGGAGATCTGAGTCTTCGAAGATGTTAAAGCCGGTCGCCTGGACTTTGATCTGGGTGTCATTCAATATCGTATCGCTACCATCCGGATTAGATATGGTGATGTCAGTAAGATTACACTGGGGGTCCTCATTAAACCGATAGAGGTTCACGTCATAGTTATCGAACGGTATGGGGAAGATACCTTGGCCTCGCACCAACGCCGATGGCAGCGCTCCAAACAGACCGGTGCGTGTGAAGGTATGATCGGGCGTATTAAGATCCAAGCCTTCACCAGAAGCCTTTGTACTCGTAGGTGTAGCTGGTACAAAGACTGGGATCTTAATTAAACCTAGATAAGGCCTACCCCCTAGATCGATATCAAACTCCAGAGGACTTGGGTATTCCTCACTACCGATAGGTCTGTGATCGAATGGAGTGTGATCATCGGGGGTACCTTGGCCATGTTCCACCAGGAGACCAGGGAACGGGTCATTGGTATTTGCAACACGAGGATCTGGGTGGGCAAGGATTGGGAGAAGAGGCTTTGTGAGCCGCCAGACATCTACGTCGAAAGCAGCGCTACCATCTACATCATTAAAGGTAAACGGGTAGACGTCATTCTCAATCGGATGGCGTTTGAATCCATCGCCACCGTCAAAGACAGTGGTTCCAAATGTCTGGTTCTTATTGATCTCGTATGCAACTGCGGGTACGCCACCAACTCCCAGCGTTCCCGTCTCCGGTGGTTTGTTCCCTAGAATTGAGTGCTCGAAAATGCCACGGATAAACCGGTCTATTCCGATACCGTCATCTAGGGGTACAGGGAGATCAGAGGTGTGTCTGATCATTGAGTTCGGATCGTGGTGAATATTGTGGGGAACTCCACTATCCAAAATATCTGTATTATGAACGTCGCTACCGACATGGGTCTTAGCGTCCAGGTCGATATCTGAGTAACCAAATCTTATTGCGACAACATTAAAATTGTCTCCGTCTAGGTCAATGATACCCGTCGGCATAACCTGGAACCTGTGCCCTTGGAAGCCGGGCAGCTTCGGTATATTAACCTCGAACTTGTGTTGTAGAGAGTCTCGGCGGGATCCTACGCCGTTGGCAGAGAAGATGTGACCTAAGGCATCTGATCCTATATTGAAGGGCTGGAAGAACTTATGGCCCAAACTCTCGATAGTAGAGACCTGGGTAATAGCAAGGCGGTGGAAGAGGAAGTCAAAGGCTCTGAGAGCACCTTGGAACTTATGACCGAATTGATCTTCTGCATCCTGCTCGACCGCGAAACGATGGTTGAGGACCTGACCGATGGCACTGAAGTGATGTCCTAGAGCATCTATGGTGCCAACCTCAACGGCAAGTCTATGGCCGAGGGGTTCGTTCGCATTGATGCCAGCGATGTTAAACTCATGGCCTAGCTCATCTGTATCATCCTGAGTAACACCGAAGCGACAACCTAGGGCATCCGTAGCATTTTGGGCAACGGCAAACTTATGACCGAATGGATCTCCGAAGACACCGAAGCGATGCTCCATTTCATCTTGTGTGCTTATAGATACGGAGAACTTGTGGCCGAAGTTATCTGTTACGAATGGTAATGCAAACTTATGACCTAGCGCATCCGTAGCATCTATGTGATCAATGTTGAACTTGTGTGAGAAGTTATCTTTAGCTTGGACAGTACCGGTGAATTTGTGACCAAGGGCATCTGCCTGGTCTACAAATCCTACAGTAAACTTGTGGCCAAGTTCGTCTGTATCCCGAATCTCATTACAATTAAACCGATGACCAATGTGATTCTGAATTTCAGCACGGAACTTATGGCCTAGGGAGTCTGAAGCATTAATCTCATTGACATTAAACCTATGCCCAAACCTTTGACCTTCGTCAAAGGGATAGGGGGGAACGTCAATGCCGGGAATGGTAAATTTATGACCGAGTTGGTCGGCTGGAGTGGCGTTGAACTTATGACCTAGTTCATCTTGATCGTCGATATGATCGACGTTGAACCGGTGTCCTAGAGCATCAGTAGCACTGATGGGACTTGCGTTGAACTTATGACCGAGTGCGTCAGTAGCTTGAACAGCTACGGTAAACTTGTGCCCTAGTTCATCGGTCGCAGTAAATACCGCTGTGAACTTATGTCCGAGTGCATCAGTCGCATCAATATGATCGACGTTAACCCTATGCCCTAGGGCATCGGTTCCGAATTCGCCGAACTGAATAACGACGGCACATAAAAGAGGTATGTTAATGGGGGTACAGGACAATTAGGTACACGCTTCCCAGTAGATGGGCCTAGCTAAAATCGAGGACGTGAGCAGCGCACGGGGGAATTTAAAACTGCGAAGCAGAAAGCAGTGGTTTTGAATTCCCAAGGAGCAGGTCGACGCCCGGAGATTTTAGAAAGAGCCGTGGGGAAGATGCGTAAGGGGGTGGGGAAAGGGAACTATTCTTGTAAAAAGGTTATGTTACCGTATCCAGCAAAGCCGCCGTTGGGTTTGAATAATCGATAGACGTCGGCGCCGTCGGTAAGAGTATCACGGGATACCCAAAATCCATCTGTTGCCAGAGCAAAGATGTCTAGTAATCTACCGCGATAATGCCTATTGAGAGCTCCGTGACTCGTCGGAGAGACCAGAAAGAAGCTATACAGATACCATCTGTTATCCCAAACACTGGGATTAGCTAGGTTATGGTCAATGACAGAGATACTTGCCAAGAACGGATCGTTCTCAGCAAATGGATCTGGTGCACTTGCAACTGCACCTGTACCTGCCGTATTGAAGGTCTGCAGGCTACCGCCGCTTCCAGTTGTACCGTTACCGTTTACTGCCACTACCGGTACTGGATCTTGCGCTGGGGTATGAAGACGTGCGTATGTCCCAAAGTAGAACAACGAAATGATCCCTGTATGAGAGATGTCTCCCTCTAGGGCAATAATGATCCTGTCTTTAGAGACAGAGATCCAGAAGGCAACCAGATCGTTTTCTGATACGAAGTTACCATCTGTAAATACTTCCTGATTGAATTGCTCGGTCACCACCGTCATGCCAGCATTCAAACCGCCACGCCATCTCTGGTTTCGCTGAGGAGTTCCCTCTCCTAGCCACTGCCAGTACATGTCGATTTGGTTAATGTTCGTAGGAATGCCGCCACTAGTTGGACAACGAGCGATTCTTAATGACACATTGGTTCTTTCCCATGCGTCTCCTGGAGCTGCCGTCACGCTGTTCCCGTTAGCTGCGACAAATCCAGTAACAAGATCATAGATCTGTTGATCTACGTCTTGCCATGTGAGTGTTCCTGTTAAAAAGGATGTCACCCTATACCACCTCTTGCTTCTCTTCTCCCTTGACTTGAGCCTGCTGCTCTAAGATTGCAGCCTGCTTAGCCTTAAACTCTTCTATGTCTTTTTCGATGAGCTCGCGTCGCTTAAGGGCGACACATACTCGTCTGGTCTTGGGGTTGAAATACTGGTACGGTTCTAACGGACACGCAGGTCCGCATTTGTAAGGACGGATCTCTTTCTTGAGAGCATGTTCCGCAGTCCAGCCCTGCTTGAACGTAAGCTTAAGAGCGTCGTACGCTTCCCGGGTAGCAACAGTTTCAGATAAACCACACTTCTTGCAACTGTAAGTATAGCTCTTAGGCATTGCGCTTAACCCTTTCAAGTACAAGGTTACGTAGCTTAGTAAACAAAGCTCCGTTGGTACGGAGTAATTCTTTGACGGAATCGGCACCCTGACCTAAGCGCTCGCCTTCAAATGAATACCAGGATCCTGCCTTTTCTATGATGTTGAGATCAGTGGCGAGTGATAAAACCTCCCCGGCTTTATCCACACCCTGGCCAAATATAAGATCGAACTCGCACTGCTTAAAGGGTGGAGCTACTTTATTTTTGACAACCTTAACCTTGGTAGAGTTACCAACGGTATTAGGATCATCGCCTTCAACCTGAGATTTTTCTTTCACTGCTCCGGTCCTACGAACATCTAGTCGAATCGTAGCATAGAACTTGAGAGCGTTACCGCCGGTCGTCGTTTCAGGACTGCCAAACACAACACCGATCTTAGATCGAAGCTGGTTAATAAAGATGATTACCGGGCCGGTTTCATGATCTCCGAGAAAGCCTACCATCTTCCTCATAGCTTGGCTCATGAGGCGGGCCTGAAGGCCCATGTGACTGTCGCCTATCTCGCCTTCGATTTCGGCTTGAGGAACTAGGGCCGCGACAGAATCTATAAGAATAACATCGACAGCCTTAGACTCGATAAGCTCTTGAACGATCTGAAGAGCTTGCTCGCCGGAATCTGGCTGGGACAGTAAAAGTTCATCAGCATCTACACCCAAATTAACGGCATAGTTCATATCCAGGGCGTGCTCTGCGTCTACGATAGCAGCTATGCCCCCAGACTTCTGTGCGTTAGCTACCACCTGAAGACCGAGAGTTGTTTTGCCTGTACTCTCAGGCCCAAAGATCTCAGTAATAGCACCACGGGGCAAACCACCTACGCCCAGGGCTATATCTAAACCCAAGGAACCAGTGGAGATGGATCGTGGACTTGTTACGGCATCAAGACCGTATTTGGCAATAGCACCTTTACCAAAATTCTTGGTGATTGTAGCGAGAGCTACTTGTAGGCGCTTCTCTTTATCGGGATCGGAAACCTTAATAGTTTCAGGGACTTCGTCATCTTTTTTCTTAGACATTGTAAATCCTCGTTAAAGTTACAGTTCAGTATACAGTATGAACTATGAACTGTCAACTATCTCTTGGGCTTCTTCTCGTGCTGGTCGTACCAAAGAATCATTAGAAGGTTCCAGGCAGCATGGCCCAGATGGGCAAGACCACTTTCAGGATCATTAGTTTCACCCTGTTGCCAGGCAGCAATGTGGCGGCGGGCACTCGAGAGACGGTCTTGTACTACCTTAGAATGGTCTGTGGTATTAAGAGACTTCTTCCAGTTGTGCGGTGCATATTTCTTAGCTCCGAAGGTGAAGATCTCAGCTAGCACAGATTCCCATTGCCAGGGAATCAAGTCATACATCGTTTTGTTCTGGTTATATCGAAGCGTATGTTCCGAGGTCTGCTGTTTACGAATCTCAGCTTCAGGCGCAGAAGCCTCAGATTCTGAGGCTGTCTTAACATCAGCCAGTCGCTCAGCTTCTTCTGGAGACACGATCGTAGCTTTGATTTCTTTACTATTGGCCTGGTAGCCACCGAATGACGTATAATGTCCCATTCTAAGTCCTCCTCTTTTCTATTTCTATTTTAATTTGCTCGAGTAAGTATAGCCAATTGTGGTTAGGCAGTCTATGAATATTCTCATAATTCTTTTCACAATCACCATAGACAGTTTGATTATATGAATGCGGGGGAACAAAGACTTTGATCCCTGCAGCTGCACATTTATGCGCCACCGTTGGGTGGTCGTCAACTAGGATTGGTATGTGGTTTGCTAGACAGATGTCTTGCTTCTCATTAGTGAACGCAATCCAGTCGTAATGTATCTTGTACTGCGACAGCCACCAATGAGTGTCTTGGACGATCTCAGGATACTGCCAGCGGTGGGTGATGATAGCAATTTCACAACCCCAAGTCTCGTGAAGCTCTTTAATGACTGACGGAATATTAGGATCAATAATGGGAGCATTTCTAAATACAAATGGAGTGAAGGCTATCTTCTCCATCCTCTTATCTGAGACACCTGGTATCCGGGCACGAGTGCCTTGCATCTGGTTTGGATCAAAAGTCTTACCTAGCTTGAGACTACATACCTCAGAGAAAAATTGATTAAACGCAACGATGGTATTATCGAGGTCAAAGGCTATTTTCATAGCTAACCTCCAAGTATTGAACTGCTAATCTAATGCGTTCCGGGCTATCATTGAAGCACCCGATTCCTTGGTTACACTTCTCGCACAACAGGCCCCTGATTCGGCCAGTTGTATGACAATGGTCTACGGCAAACGCCTTACTGAACTCATCTCTATGCTGGGAACACACTGCACAAAGGAAGTTTTGTTGACCTAAAATACGATCATATTCTGATGCAGTAATACCAAACTTGTTCTTCAAGCGAGCGTTTCGCCTCTGTTCATATGTTAACTCGATGCGAGCTCGTTGTGATATCTTTTCAAAGTTCTTTTCGTACCAGGCCTTATTGCGAGCGTTAGAGTATTCTTTATTTCTTAGATACCAGCTAGCTGCGAACGCTTTCACACAAACCTTGCAACACCAGGCAAGCCCGCCCTTCCTCTTCCTTGACTTATGGAACTCTGATTCTTGCTTGTTGTATTTGCAACGGGGGCATTTCTTCATGGATGTTCGATTGTCCCTTTAGGATAAACCTTTAATGACTCGAACTCGTCACAGCTTTCACTTGTCCAGGAATCGCTAGGATCATCTAACTTGGCAAGCATCTTCTCAATGATCACGCGCCACATCTCGCTCGTGTATCCACGTGGCTCCATGGACCGATTGGCAACGTTTAACTCGAAGTTAGGTTTCCAATACGTGAACTTAACTTTATAGTATCTGGGGATCTGTTGAAGGACTAGAGCCCTGTCATACATAGAGAGGTTGACGTCGTCCACGATAATATTATCACCGTGAAGACAAGCCGTGCGGATAAGACTCAAGAACATCTTGTCATAGAGAATCGCCATGTCCTCACGGAAGTCATATGAACCTCCATGGCACATATAGATCAGCTGGTCTTTATTGATTACGGTATATCCGTCAAGCATCCGCCTGCGGGTGTACGTGGACTTGCCGGATCCCGGCAAGCCTATTAAGATATCTGCTGTAGGCATGATTAAACCTCGGTATCAAGATTCCGTTTCATTAAGTTACGGAGCTTCTTAGTCATGTGTCGCGGTCGTTTGTAAATAGGTGAAGTCTGATTATTAATTTCAAACAAGGCTGCCCACTTCATATGATAAATGAAGCCTTCGAGTGTTGTGAAGACATGAGTTGCCTTAGAGATAACAGATAGGGATACTTTCTCGAGCGGGATATCCTTACCAATGATTAGGAATACGGGGATCCCACGTGCATTGGCCCAGCCTACTTCCATCGCGCTACCGCCACCACCGAATATCGATTCGTCCCAATAGATAGCTAGGGAGTCATTGCGCGTATCAATGACCTTCTTGTCTGCATCGAGAAGACTAGAGACAATGGCCGCAGCCCTGGGGAGAGTCGACCACTTCTTGAGAGCTTTAAGCTCATTGGCATTGATGCCAAAAGCCTCTAGGACACCACGCTCTTCTGCTGGAGGATTGAAGAATTTATACCAGGGATCTAGTTCTAGAACAATACGATCGCGCCAGCCCAGACCGTAGTCTTTGGCATATTCCATGCCACCAGAAAGATAGATGTCTTCTACCGCTTCTGGTAAGCGCTTACTACCGCGTTTTGGTAACACTAGACAGGAATACTTGTTCAGCTTTGATTGATCAATTTTGTCATCGGGAGATAGCCACACGGGCAATTGATACTGCTTTGCCTTGTTCATAGTGTTTTACCTTCCTATGTTTGGTTGAACATAGTGATAGGATATCGACAAAGACTATGCGTGTCAAGGCTCAATTCTTATGAACATGTCCATGCTATTAGGATCACCCAAAATAGCACTACAAGAAACCAAGGTCTTACTGTCATAAAGTTGGCTTTCTTTCTTCTATCTCTTGGACGCTGCGGGTACTTATGTCACCGCCACCGGTGGGGTACCAATCTATTTTTCCACGCTCATCCAATTGATGAGCGAGATTATCAGCCTCAGCTGAGTTGGCAGCCTCCACTTCAATTTCCGCACGCATAAAATCCGTACGTCCAAGCTTAACAATAAATCTAGGCATACTTAGCTTGCTCCAACAAATCTTGTTCGAACTCTCGTTCGTATTCTTCAACGAGATCCTTGTGATAAAGTCCACGCAAAACGTAATCGGGTGAGGGATGGTCTACTTCCGCCATGAATCTCTGATAGTTGTTACCACGAACCCCGTCACTCTCGATACAAGTACGATGAATCCTTATAGCATCATCTCTAAGGCTATTGTTACCTTGGGCAAAATGGTAGATGATCTTCTTTTGTAAGTCATTCATTAATAACTATTCTCCTCTACCCAGGCGTCATAGCAATAGGGGCAAAGCATTCGCCCCTCATCATTCTCGATGCACTCACCTTCGGCTTCGCCGCATTCTTCGCATTCATCTTCGATCATAACAGTTTCTTAAACCTAGTCTCTTGATTGATTTCTTTAAGTACCGGATACTCTGCCTCTAGATCTATACCAGACCGTTCGTTCGGTGGAACCTTAATCTGGTCGAGTAGAACATTCATCATCTCTATATACTGATCTACGACCTTGGGGGCATCCTCTCCAGCCAGCATGTTCTTTATACGCTTCACCATGATCTTTAATGAGGCAAGCTCCTGATGGGTAATAACATAACCCACCTCCCGAATTCTAGCCTGGGTGGCAGGCAAGACATGTTGTCTACCGAGGCTCATCTGATTTTTTAATCTCCGGAATTAGTTCCATGAAACGTTGGGTATCAATTTTAGGAATGATATCTTGAATCCTAGGCTTGTGAACACGACCTGAAACAGTTTCCAGAGCTTGTCTAATTTGTTCGTTGTAGCGATAAACTTGTACGAGTATTTCATTGCAATCACCACGAGAAAGTTGTGTACTATCTTGTAGTAGTTCGAGCGTACTACGAATACCTTCAGCACATCCATAAATCTTATCAAAGGCGTAGTCGGTTATCTCATACACAGAATATGTATCGGTGTTACTCACAGTATCTCACAGCTTCCGCCCATGCAAGCGTACTCTTGGTCACCGGTTGTCTCGTCTTCCTTCTCGAAATCAACCAGTTGCTCGTAATTTATCTTAGGGAATGCAGCCTTGCGTTCCTTATATTCGTCCTCGCTAATCGCTTCTTCCGGTAAAAGACTGTACCTACCTCCATCTTCGGGTAGGAAGGACACGGCAACTAACTCATGTCGGGCCTCCCAGACCTCCGCCTGCATCTTAGACCACTGTCCATCAGGTATGGTGATAGTACAATTGTGGGTTAAAATATTATCCTCGATTGTAAACAAATGATTCTGTGGTTCATCCACGCAATAAACTGGCTCTATTAAACCAGTCGGTTCTATGCTTTCAACCCTCCAGGACTTAGGCGATTGTTCATTCTGAATCTTGGCCAATCTAGACCGATGTTTTTCTCTAATGAAAAAGGTTCTATGCACATGTCCCTTAATAAGGGACAGCTTGAAGCACGGATTATCACTTGCAAATGTTGCCTTAGAATTATCAACAGCACCAATATGATTGGAGACAGGAATGCCTATAGAGGGACCTATTTTTTGTATCCACTCCAAATTATCATGGTGGATGGAAGAGATTAGACTGTTACGACCATCTGCACTTATGTGACCATCGGCTGCAAACCAGCCAGCTATAAACCAATAGAGATAATCCGGTGACATGTCTAGTCCGGGAAGCTCCTTCCAGTTTACCGGAAGAGAATATATACGAGTCTGATTAATGTCATCACGCTCTGTGATCTTGTAGCCTCCACGCTGGAATAGCCACTTTAATTCCCTAGACTCATGACAGAGATAGATGTGAGTATTTTTCCCAGAGCTCACAACGGTACCATCCCCAAAAACAATACCATGCATAACGGCTTCTAAATTAAAAGGCATTTCCTTGCTCGCGTCCCCGAAGTTACTCACAAGCTGCATGGTGTGATTCAACTCAGTAGTTTTTCTGAGGATATCACCGGAATTGAAGCGCTGATAATGGGTATAAGAAGGCCAAAGATGATTAGCGGTTGTTCTTATGGTCTTTGTTCTCGGGCCTTTTTTAAGTCTTAGATTGAAAATTTCCTGTTGTCCCAGATAGCGAACTATCGCAGGAACGAACTGTCCATCTATACCTAGTACGTTCACGGTGGATCCTGGAATAATTGAATCAAATCTAACCACCCCGGCGTCTGTTATAAACTTAGTGTCCCCAGAAAAACAGGACTGATTGTGCTCGCACCAGTTCTTCTGAACTTTCCTATACCATTCAAGCTGAGCTTGAGCCGAGAAGTCCTTCTTGAAGATGGCGTTCTTGGGTCTCTTCACCGGAAACTCTACGACCCAAGTGCGAACGTCATCGATACTAAACTCGCCAGCGTTCAGTTTAGCCTGATCGTCATTGTCAGGCACCATGGTGGCACCTTGAGCTCTCATGAGTTTACAGAGAGGATCGATTGCATTCACACGAACGCGGCGCACCATATATTCGCCCTCGTCCGGCTTCATGCCCGCATTACATCCTACTAACAAGGATCCGGTACCCTCGGGCTTACCACAAGTAACGGCGGCGGACATGTTAATGTCAAAGGCTTTACAGGCTTTGTCGGTTTCACGTAACACATAGTTCTTTAAGATCTCGAGCTTCTCATCACTCATGATCCTAGGATTACCCAATTGCCCGTTGAGGGATACACCTAATAGACGTTCCTCCTCACAGTTCTTAGCCCATTCCTTGCGGATATAGGGGAACTTTGTGAGGGTGGCTTGCACAGCACCGAGCCAGGTGGCTACCTTGGCCTTACCAATAATATCTTGGAAGGAATCCGAAGGCCTTACAATGATACTCGAGAGATTACAAAATTCGAAGGGCCGCAGGATGATCTCACCACACGGGTTTGTGCGGAACTCTGGAGTAAACTCTCGACGCTCCAGGTATTGCTCTATGTTGTGGACAAATAGAAGACCGGGTTCACCGGAGCCCCCTTCTTTGAGTGCCGTCCAGAGCTTCATAAACTGCAGCTCCGTTGGCTCAGAGGTAAGCGCAACACTATTGTTAGCTCGAGCTCTGTAGGGATTTATGCCATTAACTGGATCATATTGGTCCGGATATCTCTTACAATGAAGCATCGCTTCATCATCGAAGTCAAAGAAAGCAATCATGGCAGCTCGTCTAACACCACCGACCTGAACGATGTCAGCAATGTTGCAGCAGATGTCATGAGCTTCGATGGAAGAGAGCTTGCGACCTTGAGCCTTTAGAAAGACTTGCCTTACAAAGGCAAGTAGCTCCCTCAATGGATCAGGACCACTCGCACGGCCACCACCAGTCTTAAGGCGTGCACCCTTCGGTCTTATTAAAGAATAGTCGAAGTTGATATCTTTACCACGCGACCAGGTTTCTAGTCCCATACGTAGTGCTTCCGCCCAGCCCTCTTTGCTGTCGGCAACACGATGGGAAATTGGGTCAGTTTTAAGCTGCTGTTGGATCACGGGGAGCTGAGAGACATATTGCCTCTCAACACTATAACCTACCCCGGTAGCACACATCAGGATATAGAAGAGCTCAGAGAAACAGAAGAGATCCTTGATGGGAAGGTAGGAGCAGTTATAGGACTGGATTGCATTGACCTTAACCGGTTCACCGGCAGACCAAAGCAATCTCATAGAAGGAAGGTTGGCAAGGCTAAAGAGATTAGCCTCGATATGATTTCGGGTTTTTGTTGGGAGTCGTCCACGGCAATGGCCATCGAGCCACTCGAGATAACGAAGGATTGCTTCGGTTGCAGACTCTCGGCGGCTTTCGAGATTTAACCAACGTGCGTAGGTTCTGTAGTGAATGAACTTTGACAGCTCATCGGGATGAGAGAAGGAAAATTGAGGGGAACTCACGATCTTCTTATCTCCTTGGTTTAGCTGATACGGGCTTTACTGGGGGCTTCTGGGTTAGCTTTTTAACGTAGTCCCCAGTGTGCCATTCTGGTACTGAATTTTCAAGAACTTTATCAGCCAATCCAAGCTTGACAACCTCATTTGCATAAAAATATTTGTCAATAATGAGAAGATCTTCGACGTACTTTGCGTCACGTTGCATTGCTCGAGCAAAAACATCTACCATCATTTTTCTTTCACGCTTGATCTGTTCGGCTGCGGCTTCTGCGTTACGATTGTGACCGTGATCCATACCCCAGCTACCTTCGTGTAGCATTAGATAAGCATGTTGAGAGATGTAACGCTTGTCACATGCTTGAAGTATCACGGAACCTGCGGAACTGGCTTCGCCCCACACTCGCCCGATAACAGAACACTTAGACTGGCAAATGCGATCGAAGATCGCCCACATGTCTACTACGTATCCACCTGGTGTACAGATATCTAAGTAGATATCTTCGCCCTTCTTACCACCAGGGCCTTCATCGAGAAGGTTCATTGCGCTAATGAATTTTTGGGCTGTGCCGTGGGTGTAACCCTCACCATCGGTCACTTCGCCAAATAGGGTGATGAGTCGCTTCTGGATGTGACATCCAAACTCGTGATACCTGTCTGCGTCGTCACGAAAAGTTTGACTCATGGGACACCTTAAGTTAAAGGATTACTTCTTCTTGGGCTTCTTTTTGGTAGCTACAGCATCTGCCTCTTGTTTACTTTGTATCAGGCTGTTGATGAAGTTTTGTAACGTCTGCTGCTGAGTCTGTAAAGCCAGAGTTGTCTCAGCTAGTCTTGTTGCCGTTACCTTATTGTATTGTTCCTGAACCTTAACAAGATACTCGATGCCTTCGGCAAAAAGCCCGATGTCCATCTTTTGGTGAACTGCGATATCAGATTCTACTTTCATCTTTAACCACGCCAGTAAACCCAGCAGGTCGTTAACCGTACTATTCTTTTTGATCTGATAAATGTAATTATTTTCCTTGGTGATTCCTGCTACGATCCAGTGGGTCATATCATCCAGTTGTAATTCTTTGGTCTTCGGAGCTTCAACGGGTTTCTCACCAGCAGGATTTACAGCCTTCTTGATTGCATCGTCCCCGATCGGAGTGACAGTACCCATGTGTATTTTCCCTTCCGTTTCTCCGGTCTTAAGCGGAGTGCGTTTGTCTTCTTGTACGACCTTAGGAATTATTTTCTGAACGTCCATTGTAAGACCCTCTGTTAGGAGTTGTTGGTACGGTATCAGGACCTCCATCAAACCTACGTTCAACACTAAGACTTATGGAGATCTGCTCAACAAGCCTCCTCTGGTTGTTGAGCCCCTCGACAATTTCCTTCCAAAAATTCTTTGTAATCCCGGCCTGAGATTCTGCATCTTTAATGTCACCGATATCATACTCAGCTTCACGCTTCAAAGTGTCTGCGGCGGGGAGCTTAGCTCCGGCATTCTTGTAGGCAGAATAATGTTTATGATGAGCTTCTCGGAAGAGCTTCTCTCCACCTGTTTGAATGGCGGAGAGCTGGGCTTGTGCCTCGGCGTAAAAGAACGAAGCCTCTTGGTACACGTTGTACAACTTAGTGGCTACTTGTCTAAGCTCAGCTAGGTTGCAACTTTGTGGGATCTGGATCTTGAAGTGCTGGCGCCAGGCGCTGAGCGTCTTGCCATTAAGCAAGAACTCATTTTCAAAATGACGAGTGAAGACGGTATAGACGTCTTTACCGTCCTGGAGTTGAGCTAGAATGCTCTGTGCCAGTTCGCTGTTCTGACTCATTAGAATCCTCGGGTTTCTTCTCTTCGTTACCAAAGAGCAGCTTATTAAATCTACCTTCCTTCTTGGGAGCCTTATAAAAGGGATCCATCTCCAAGAAAGGATTGTCCGGGTCTAGTGGTTTTTCAAGTGCCATACCTAAATTTACCACCTTTTTATAGAATCGTCAATCTATACTAAATGAAAAAATCTGTTACCGACTTTTCTTTCCTCGAGCTGAGCAGCTAGGGCCTCCGCATCTTTCGCATTGTCCACACCAAACTTGGCAGCAACAATCTTATATCCCTTGCCAACCTTTTTGCTAAAGATTATCTCAGCCTCTTTCCAAAGGGCTGAGAGCAGAGGTATACTTTGAGTGTACGTTTTGGACTGAGGTTTCTTGCCTCCTATCGGTCCCCACTGTGTTGTGAGTACATAGTCTGGCTGACGTCCGGTGTTACCAACGGACTTACTGATTATAATTTCATAGAATTTATTGGATCCGCTTCCCTTGAACTCAAGCCGCACGTAACATAAATCAGGCTTGACAGTCAGGAACGGATTCGCTTGTCTTGCCGCCATACGAGTCTCCGAAGTTAGAGCAACTTGATAGCTGCCGGTACTTTA